ACTGTCCGGCAGCATCACGTATTCCGGAAACACGGCGAACATGACGTACAACGTGGATTCTGGAGTGACCGCGGTGCAAGTGCGAAAGGCATCCGATAACTCGGTTATGTCGGGTGTAACCAGTTCCGTTGATTCATTGACCGCGACCATCACGATTATATTAACGGATGCGGTAAATATTGTGGTGGTTGCCGTGGCCAATTCGGTCGGCCGGGAAAGTGCAGCATCCGTTACACAAACCTTGCTGAAACAATTTGCCGCGCCCACACTGTCGGGCAGCATCACGTATTCAGGAAACACGGCGAGCATGACGTACAACGTGGATTCTGGAGTGACTGCAGTGCAAGTGCGGAAAGCATCCGATAACTCGGTTATGTCGGGTGTAACCAGTTCCATTAATTCATTGACCGCGACAATCACGGTGCCGTTCACGGATGCGGTAAATATTGTGGTGGTTGCCCTGGCCAATTCATCCGGCCGGGAAAGTGCAGCATCCGTTACACAAACCTTGCTTGTGCCCGACCCTTTAGTATTGAACGCGAATGGCCAGACAATCCAATACGTTGGAAGTGAAACAGATGTTCCAACTTCCACCCCCCTTTTCATTCAAGCAAACCTAAGAGGATCCCTGGAATGGTTTGCGGTTGTGAAACAAGGCATGAAAAGTTCGATTTCGGGCTATAGCAGTTTAAGTGTGCCGTTCACACCACCTGGGCAGTCGGGTCCCGTTGCATTGAACAATATTGTCACAACGTTGATGACAGACATGAGTAGTTTGTTTTATAATAAAAGTGGTTTGTTTTCTATTAAACCATCCGTCAGCATTCGTTCATGGGATACATCAAGAGTTACAAATATGGCTAGTATGTTTTTGGATAATAACTCGGTCAATGTCGTCATGAGTTCATGGAATACGTCAAACGTTACCAATATGAGTCAGATGTTTAAGAATGCTGTAAAATTCAGTTCAACCATTGGGGCATGGAATACGTCAAACGTTACAAACATGCAGAGTATGTTTCATGGTGCATCTATATTCAATCAACCAATTGGTACGTGGAACACGGCGGCTGTGACCAATATGGCAAATATGTTCAATGGGGCAGCTGCATTCAATCAACCAATTGATACGTGGAACACGGCGGCTGTGACCAATATGGCATACATGTTCAATGGGGCAGCTGCATTCAACCAACCCATTGGTACGTGGAACACGGCGGCTGTCAACGACATGAACAGCATGTTCAATTATGCAGCTGCATTCAACCAACCCATTGGTGCGTGGAACACGGCGGCTGTCAATAACATGAGCGACATGTTTTGGGCATCTGCATTCAACCAAAATGTAAGTGGATGGGTTATTAACAGTACCAATGACTCTAACACCACTAGGTTCTATGGAAGTAGTTTTACTACAACTGATTATATACCCTTCGCGTTTCGTTTTGGATGAGATTGCATTGATATTGTATTGATTTACAAACGCAACCATAAACGCAAACTTTAAATATATACAAAATGTTTTTGTATATTTTTGTATAACTCAATGTTATAAGACCGCACAACCAAAAATTATGTCCGCGATTACTGACGCGAATTTCACTTACTCGGTGGTTTCGGTCGCCGGCCGAACGCTGGCAATCACCGGCATCAACCCGTTAAACGCGCTGTATTCAGCGAGTAACGCGTCGTGGGGCGCGTTCCCGGCCATTCCATCCGTGTACGCGGGATCCAACACCGCTTACAATGGAGCCGGTGTGTCGGCCAACGCGTTCAAGGTCGTGGAAATCGGCGCAAACGCATTTGACTCGCTCACCGCATTTACCGCGACGACTCTGACCTTGCCGGCGAATTTGAGGCGCATTGGAGACCGCGCATTTGCCGGGGTTAAGCTGCAGGGCTCGCTCACCATTCCCGAAACGCTGGATTCGGTGGGGTTCCAAGCGTTTTACAACACGCTGATCACCAATATTGTGATCGGCAGCGCCACGAATTCCGACATCGTGACGCACTTGGCCAACTTGACGACGGTCATCCAGCAAGAAATCAACGACCGCGCTGCGGCCGACACGTCGTTAAACGCATTGAAAGCGCCCATTGACGCCGCGACATTCACCGGGTCCGCCACCATTCCGAATGCCGTAATCGGCGTCGCCACCGTGAACAGCGCCTCCATCGCCGCCGCCAACGTCGGCGTCGCGAGCATCACGAGCGCCCAGTTAAGCGCGTTGACCGTGGTCGGGAACGCCGCATTTGCGGGCAGCGTGTCTGCAACCGGGGCATGGGGTTTCACGGTTAAGCCCAAAATCAACGGCGAAGTGGTGGCGACGGAGTCGTACGTGAATGACCGGTTCGCAAGCATTGCCGGGCCGAGCCTGGTGACCGCACTGGACACGCTCGGCGAACTGGCCAGCGCAATTGGCGGCGACTCCAGTTTCGCAACCAACATCATACAGTCACACACGTCCATTTCAGCCATGCTGTCCACCGAAACGACCGCGCGAAGCGGTGCCGTGCTGGCGTTGTCCAGCGCATTAAGCGCGTCCGCGTCGTCGCTCGCCGTCGTGGATTCCGCCCTCAGCACCGCCCTCTCCGGCGAAGTGAGTGCCCGCACCGCGTCCGTTTCGGCGCTGTCCTCCACCCTCAGCACCAACGCCTCCGCGCTGCAGGCCAACAACACCGCGTTCGGCACGGCGCTTTCCACCGAAGTGTCGGCCCGATCCGGGGCGCTTTTGGCCGCGAGTTCCACGCACAGCGCGTCCGCGTCGTCGCTCGCCGTCGTGGATTCCGTCCTGAGTTCTGCGCTTTCCGCCGAGCTGGTGGCCCGCGGGTCTGCGGTGGCATCGTTTGCGCCGGTGATCACTTCGTCGGCCGCGTCCCTGTCCACGGTCGACGCGACCACAGTCGCGGTGCGTTCCACCGAAACCAGCACGCGCGCGTCCGCGGTTGCGTCCCTGACCCAGCTGCAATCGTCCGCATTTTCCTCCCTCTCGGTCGCCACCTCCTCGCTGTCCGTCGCCCTGTCCGCCGAAGTCGGCGCGCGATCGTCCGCGGTTGTGTCGCTTTCGGCGTCGGCGTCCGCGGCGGCCGTGTCGCTCCAGCAACCCAACACGCAGTTTTCCATTGCGCTGGCGGGCGAAGTCGGCGCGCGCGTGTCGGCGGTTGCGTCGCTTTCCACGTCCATCAGCGGGAGCTTGTCGTCCCTCGTTTCGGCGAACTCCAGCGCGGCGAGCGCGCTTAGCACGGAGACGTCGGTGCGCACCGTCGCGGTGTCGTCGGCGTCGGTGTCCGTGGCCAACGCGGTTGCGTCCAACAGCTCATCCATTGTTGTGCACGGCAGCGCGTTGAGCGCCGAAACCAGCGCGCGAACCAACCAATTGCAGTCCATTTCAACCGTGGCATCCGCGGCGGTTTCATCGCTGTCGCAATCCATTTCCGGCATTTCGTCCGCGCTCACTGCGGAAATCAGCACCCGAATTGTGGCCGTGTCGACGACCATTGAGTCCATTTTGAGCGGAGCACCGTCGCGGTTCAACACCCTGGAGAAAATCGCGTCCGAAATGAGCACAAACCAGAGTTTGACCCTCAATGCGAGCACGATATCCCGCGTGTCGGCGCTGAAAACGGCGGTGTCCGGCGAAACCAGCGCGCGCATCAGTGCGGTTGCATCGCTCAGCAACACTGCCGTTCCGTCGCTTTTGGCGGTGGATACGGGGCTGATCAGCGCCCTTTCCGCGGAGACGAGCGATCGCGGCAGTGCGGTTGCGTCCCTGTCCGGCGCATTGAGCGCCGCGTCCGTGTCACTTGCCGCAGTGAACGTCGTATTGAGCACCGCGCTCTCGTCGGAAACCGTGGTTCGCACCAGCGCCGTTGGGTCGGTGAGCTCGGCGGTTGTGTCGGTGGTTGCAAGCCTGAACGCGGCCGACGCGTCCCTGAGCACCGCGCTGTCGACGGAAACGGCGACGCGTGTAAGCGCCATTGCGTCACTCGTGGCCGCGGGGTCGCTCTCGTTCGCGTCGCTGAATGTGGTGAAAACCGCCACCAGCGGGGACATCGCAGCCGAAACTTCCACGCGCGCCGCATCCATTGCGGGGGTGTCGGACGCAATTGCCGCCTCATTTACTTCGCTGCAGACATCCAACGATGCAGTCAGGAGCAACGTGTCCGCGCTGTCCACTGCGCTGGCACCGAAAGCCACCGCATCGTATTTGGACGGCAAAATCGCGACGCTGCTGAGCGGGGCTCCTGCCCAATTGAACACGATTGCGGAGATGGCCGCGGCTTTGGGAAACAACCCCAGTTTTGCGAGCTCCATTACCGCCGCGCTGTCTGCAAAAGGGACTGCGGCCGATGCCAACACGGTGTCGCTGGCAATCGCGACAAAGGGGGACCTGGCGCAACTCACCTCTCTGGCGACGGTGGTGAGCACCAAGGCCAACGACACCGCGCTCACCACGACCACGAGCGGCATTGTTTCGCTGAACAACGCCGTGAACGCGCTGTCCACGTCCGTGAGCACGCTGCGCACCAGTGGAGGCAGCGTGAACGGCACGACGATTGCCGTGTCGGGGGTCGGCATCCTGAGCTTGGCCAGCCGAATTCAAGAATTGTATTACAAATTGGGAACCGACAACCCGAGCTGGGGAATCATCAACGCCGACGGCACCGTCAACTACAAGGTGAACCGCCTGGCGAACCCGTCCCTTGTGAGCAGCACCCTCGCGTTTGAATACGACGTCAACGGCGTGGTGACAAAGGTCAAGCACATGGTCACCGTGCAGTTTGACAAGGACCAAACGAGGGCGACCGTCACGGGCACCCCCACCCCCATTACCATGGTGCTGGATGCCAATAACCGGTACGTGTTCACGGTTGCATACACGGGCGGCCTCAGCTTTTATGAGGCGAACAAAACGGAGGCCAGCATTGTCGCGCTGGATTCGGCATACAAGTTGGCGCCCTTGGTGCCGACGGTGGTGGCATCGGCACCGCTGTTGCCGTTTCTGCAATTGAGCGCCAATAACGAAACCCTTACATACACTGGCACTGCGGCGAATGTTGGTTCGTCGGAACCCCTGTTCTTCCAAGCCGCCCCCGGAGGAACCCGAACAATCGGCGGCGCAGAATGGTTCGCGGTTGTAAATCAAAGCATGAAGGGTGTGATTTCCAGCTATGCCGGCGGCACCAGCTCGCCGTTTAAACCACCCGGACAGTCGGAACCCGTGCCGTGGACTAACATCATAACAACCTTAATGACCGACATGAGTAACCTGTTCATGAACAAAACCACATTTAATGCAGCAATTAATACATGGGACACAGGTGCAGTCACCAATATGACTGCCATGTTTTCCGGTGCCAGCGCATTCAACCAGCCCATTGGTAGTTGGAACACGGCTACAGTCGCCAATATGGCTTCCATGTTTTCCGGTGCCAGCGCATTCAACCAGCCCATTGGTAGTTGGAACACAGGTGCAGTCACCCAAATGACTGCCATGTTTTCTGGTGCCACCGCATTCAACCGGCCCATTGGTAGTTGGAACACGGTTGCCGTGACCAATATGGATTCCATGTTTTCCGGGGCCAGTGCATTCAATCAGCCCATTGATACTTGGAACATGACGAATGTGACGCCCCCAACCAATTTCAATACTGGATCGGGTCTCACGGCGGCGAACCCGACGCTGGTGAGCGGTACCCTCGCATTTGAATACGGCGCCATCGACGTGGTGACAAAGGTCAAGCACATGGTCACCGTGCAGTTTGACAGCGCGCAAACGAGCGCAAGGGTGACGGGCGGAGCGGGGAATCCCGCTCCCACTACAACCGTGAACAACATGGTGCTGAATGCCAGCAACCACTACACATTTGCCATTGAATACGTTGGCGACGCGGCGTACTACAGCACGAACAAAACGGAGGCCATCATTGTCGCGTTGGATTCGGTATACAAGTTGGCACCCTTGGTGCCGACGGTGGTGGCACCGGCGCTGGATGCAGCAACTTTCGGGCAAGCGCAGCCCACCATCGTTGCAAATTCCATGACGCTGACCCAATCGGGCGGCACGTACACGTACACCGCGACCTTCACCAATGCGGACAATGCGGTCATGGAGGTTTTGAATGCGGACAACACGGTCGCGGCGGTTCAGCCCACGATCAACACGCCGTACGCGTACACGTACGACTCCAGCAAGGTAGGGTCCCCCATTTTCAAGATCCGGGTCAAGAAGACGGCGACCAAAATGCCGAGCGCGTTTCTGATAATAAATGGCGTAGACGTTCCGCCGGTCCTGAGCAATTTCACGCTTGGCGCGAGGGCCATTGGCAACAGTGCCATCGTTTTGCCCCCGCCCACGTCCACGGCGACCGTCACATACACCGCCGACACGTACAACCAAGTGGGGGGAAGATTCTTGTTTACTAACGCCCAACATAGTGCGCTCCGCATTTCGCCGGATGGCACGAAGGTTGCGATTGGAGGAATGTCTGGAAACACTGCCGGGATTGTCCGAGTGTATTCATTGAACAGCAGCACAAACACGTGGAGTCAACTGGGGGGTGACATTCTCGGACATGCTGCGGGTCAACAGGCTGGAATGGCGCACGCCTATTTCACTGGTTTCAATGTTCTTTCCATGTCGGCTGATGCAACCATGGTGGCAACGGTTGAAAGCGGATTAGGCAATACATCTGCAACCAAACGAGTGAACATTTTCAAATATGACCCATTAAAAACTGTGGCACAACCCAATTCCGGAGCCGCAAATTTCGGACCGGTGAACTGGTCGCGAGTGTCAACCTTTGCATTGGCATTAAACCAAACTCAACCAAGCATCGCTCTTTCTGCGGATGGAACAACACTGGCGATAGTGGGTGAGACGCTGCTGGCCCGAGTGTCCCCGCCTTACACTGAGAATGTCCCGACACTCAGGATATATCGTTCCACAGATGGCGGCATCACATGGGCCCAGCGGGGATTGACGTTGAGCGATTCTCCAAATGGGTATGATGGTAAAGCTATGTCTATTTCTGCAAATGGGCTTCAAGTTGTGGTCACGACACCGTGGGTTCAAGATACTGACAACACAATCGGCCAAACTCCGGCGAAAGCAATTGTGTACGAATGGAATGGCAGCGCATGGGTTTCCACAATACTTCGTGAATTTAGTGGCAGTGCCCCATATAGTAGGGATGATTTTAAGCCAGCAACCATATCGTATGACGGAAAAGTGGTGGTAACAACCAAACATGCAAATGATGTCTCAAGTGTTACACGATCCCATAAAAATGAAAATGGAACATGGACAAATAACGCTTACACATTTAATCTCGGGGATCATGTATGGCGGGCCAAACTGTCGGCAGATGGTTCAATTTTGTTAATAACTCGCCAACGCAACTTAGCCTTCAACACGAATGGCAATGAGATTGGTCTAGTTGAAATTTACCGATGGGATGGAACCGCATATGTTGCCGTGATTGGAAATAACAGCATCAAAAATAGAAGCAATTATTGGGCAGACACTGATTTTGATGCAATGCTTTCCGCCGATGGAACTAGATTGATCGTGGGTCATAATGCGGAAAACGCGGACGTCTATGAGCTTGCCGTAACCAATAAATTCAGTTTCGCCACTTCCAATTCCGCCGTTGTGGAAGTGCACGGCAACCTCGCGCTGCTCAAATCGGCCGGAAGCAGCACAATCACCGCAACTCAAACCGCCGCCTCCGGAAATGCCACAATTGCCTCGGAATTGACGGTTGTGAGCACGGGCATTGTTTCAAGCGGCACACTGTCACAAACCTCCAGCTTTGGGGGGTATGGAAATGACAATACCGGGTTTTATCTGCCAACGGGGGTTGCAATTGACGCATCCGGAAACATGGTGATTGTGGACATGTTGAATGCTCGCGTGAAGGTGCATTCCACCACAAATAACCAATTTTTATCAAAGTTTGGAACAAACGGGAGTGGCGACGGACAATTCCTAGTGACTGGCGGACAGGGGCCAAGAGGGGTTGACACATGCATGAATGGAAACATTATTGTGGCTGACACGGCGAACAATCGCGTGCAAGTTTTCAGCAACACTGGCGCGTTCATTCGCAAATTTGGCTCGGCGGGCAGCGGCGACAGTCAGTTTAGTGCCCCCCGCGGAATTGCCGTGGATCATCGGAACAACAACATCATTGTCGCGGACATGAACAATCATCGCATGCAAGTTTTTAGCGAAACGGGAACATTCATTCGCACGTTTGGCTCATTCGGCACGGGCAACGGCGAGTTCCGAAACCCGAACGACGTTGCAACGGACATGAATGGAACCATTTACGTTGCAGACTCAACCAACAATCGCATACAAGTTTTTAGCGAAACGGGAACATTCATTCGCACGTTTGGTTCACTCGGCGCGGGCAACGGACAATTCAGTCGTCCCTACTCAATCGCAATTGACGCAGTCGGCAAAATCATCGTGGTTGATTTCTACAACAATCGCGTTCAGGTTTTTAAAAATGATGGAACATATGTGACCGGATTTAGTAGTGGAGTGAACCAACCAGAGTATGTTGCAGTGAATGCGATTGGAAACATCGTTCTCGTCAATCCCAATTCAATATTCCGCATTGGATAAATTTCGTGCATTTTAGTGTGGCAAATGTTGAACGTGTGTTTTTTTATAGTTAAAAATAATTATAAAAATTAAATATATGCGTTCAATAAACCCAATCCAATCCAATTCAACCTTAACCAAATAAACAAATAAAAAAACAAACAAACATGGCACTTTCCGCAAAATACAGGAACAACGCGTTTGTGCAGCGGGACCCGAACCAAACACTGACAATAAAGCGCAAGGCGTTTGCCAACAACATTGGAATCACCGTGAACGGCGTGGTGGAACTGTCGCGCTACATTGCCAGCGTAAGCGCGTACATTGCGTCGGATCGCCTCATCCTGGAAGAACTCAGTTTGAGTTCCATGAACAAGAACGCCACCATCTATTTGTTGGAAGAAAACGGCTGGAACCATCGTTGCAGCCAGCAAAAGGACTTCAATACGGCCAATTTTTTCACGGAAGGCAAGGGCATTCCATCCACGAAAACCGTTTCCATAACGCAAAGTTTAGGCAGTTCCAGCATTGCTTCGCCGAAAACCATTGCTCAACTCATCACGCAGCGCAGCGCTCTCACCAACGCGAGCAATGCGCTGTCGGTCCGCGACTACACCGGGCACATTGCCCTCTCGGATGCGGCCAAAACAACCAACGCAGTCACCGGCAAAAAGGCGATGGGGGCGAACGCCTTCACCAATTGCCCGCGGTTGAAATCGGTCCGCATGTCCAGCGACAACGCGTGGGGCGAGTTTTTTTCAACCGGCTGCTTCAAGTCCTGTGCAGCGCTCACCACGATCAACACCGTCACCAATTCCAATTCCAGCCGGTCCGCGAATGTGGCAGTTACGCCGCCGGCGGGAACCATTTCCGTGGCACACGGAGCCACCGCCGTGACGGGCAGCAACGGCACGCTGTTTACAACCCTGGTGGCCGGACAAATGCTGTACACGGGGTCCAGCACGAGGGAAGGGGGCACATACATCGGAACCGTGCAATCCATTCAAAGCAACACGCAACTCACGTTGACCCTGCCGTCCGCTTTAGGCACTTTCTATTCCGGCACATTTCGCATGACCACGGAGGCCATGATTCCGGCGCACGCGACAACCGTTGGCCAGGAAGCCCTGCGAGGAACCAATGTGCGCGTCGTGACGTTTGAATCGCATTTGAATCCGACGTTGGCGGCATCCAACAGCCGCTTGGTTTCCATTGGGTCCAACGCCTTCACGGATTGCCCCAATCTGATCACGCTGAATTTTTCGGTGAAGCAAAGCAGCGCATTGAACCGGCTCGGGCTCATGTCCGACATCGTGATTCCCCTTGCCACCAAGTTGAATGTCATTTCAAACGACGGGTGGGCAAACTCCACAACGCAGGCCCAGCTGTCCACACTGCTGAACGTGACGTCGGGGCGATTTTTGGTGACCCCCAATTTTACGTACATTGCCCGGCTGGATCCGTCCGTGCTGGATGCCAACAACCAGCCAATGCGCATTGCAACCATTACTGGCCTCACGTCTCAGGACGCTCCAGTCAATTTTTCAAATTTGGTTGTGCCAGAGTACATCATGCACAGTGACGGCAATATGTATCAAGTGTACGACATCAATTATCCGTTCATTGATCAAGTTGAAACCATTGTGGGGCAGCCCAACCGCGTGTACGGGGCATTCAGCAAAAACCATCCCGCTTTCAACATTGGTGGACAAGTCGGTGGCTTGTCCGGCACGCTGACCCTTCCGAAAACATTAAGGTCCGTGGGTTCAAATTCATTTGAAGCACAGTCCTTGTTGCGTGGCAATTTGACGGTGGCGGGAGTGAACCTGGTGAACATTGGAGTGAAATGTTTTTACAACGCGTTTGCAGGCGGCAGAACCATGTTGATCATGGGCAAAATTGCACCAAGCATCGGCAGCGATGCTTATAGTGGCACCAGTTTCAATCCCATCTACATCCGCCCCATGGATGATCTGGAGTTGATTCAGTACGCATATTAAATTTAAATCCCCCTCCCGCCATTGGCGGCTGGGTGTTGGAATTTTCAAATTAAGGAAAATGTGAAAATTTTTTTCATTGAAGCGCGGGTTGTTTAGGTTGTTGTAAATATTTTCATAAAATATAATATTCTGAGATTGTATAACCACCCCCACTTTTACAATGGCAAGCTCCTTTAATAATGTGGTTGTGAATCAAACCACCACCATCATTCAATCGCGTGCATTTGCCGATCTGTTTTCCCAAGCTCTGAACGCATTGCCTGCGAATTCAAAGATTGACATTGAGATCAACATTGGTGCAGGTGTTGTCACGATTGAGTCGGAAGCATTTCGCCAGATGGCCAGTTTGCCAAATGGCATCACCATCAACAGTGCCGCCATGACGTTCAATTCTCAATCCGTGCCAACCCTGGGTTCCAACGTCATGACCGGGTTGCCGGTTCGCGCTCTGACTTTGCCCGCGCAAACCACGCTGCAGGCCAATGCATTGCAAGGGTTGAATGCCTTGCAGGTTCTTAATGCGAGCCTCCTCGTGAATCCGTTGGTAACCGACGCGCTGAATTTGACGAGAAGCGCGGTGACTCCTCTCATCATGTTGATGCCTTCAAGCCCCAGCGCGACATTTTCAACCAACTCCGTCGTCATTCCCCAATCCGCCTCTGGATCCACCACGACGTTGGTGTTCGACGGGCACGTGCCCTCGGCCGATGAATTGACCCAAATGTTTGCATACCAACCAAGCGCGGCACCGGCGCCGGTTCAGGTTAGTGTAAACTTTGCAAACACTTCCAACGTCACAAACAGCACGTTCCAGTCTCTTCAGACTGGATTGACCATTACGACTGCGACTGGGGCCATTGCACCAGTGGCGGTGCAATTCAACCAAGTTCAAGCGGCGGTGCAGCAGGGCGGCGCCCAAATTTTGCAAAACGTGGGCGCGCTCACGAATGTGAGTCAATTTGCCGGAGACTATTTTGACTACGTCATCATTGCTCCCAAAATCCAAAATGCAAAAGCACTCAATCAATGCGTGGTCACGTCTCTCAGTGCCAACGCCAAGGCCAGCAACGTGTCAAACGTCCCAATCCCTTCGGCGATTACCCCTGCCACCCCTCCCAATACCCCCGCCGTTGATATAAAGACGTACAATGTCACCGCCTTGGTTCCGAACATGACAATTAATGACACCGTGTTTCACATCGTGGACAACTACATTGATCCATCGGATATTGCACTCCCATCCGTTTCTACTATCGCAATTTTTTCAAAGGCCAACGCTACCGCGGTAGCGGGAAACTTTTTTCCAGCACTTGTGGTCAACGGAACCATGACGGTTGTTAACGGCTCCGTGAGCATTACTGGACCACGCGATGCTGGCTTAAATCGGATTTGCCAAGGATATAACGCGCGCCCTGCTGCTCAAGGCACCGCCAACACGGCGGATTCTTTATTGAATGGGGTTGTGGGCTCCACTGTTTCACTTTACGACAGGAGCCAGTCCCCCAATATCAACCCCATTGCAACCATCACGTACCCTGATGCAACCACATTTTCGGTGCAGTTTAACGCAGAAGTTGTGGGATGCATGCAGGATTATCGGCCGCCTTCCATGGTGGCTGATTTCACAAACCTGGCCAATGCTGGGAATGCAGCATGGACCACGTTTTCAAACCGGGTTGCCAGCTTGATTGCAAACAACAACGCCTTGGAAAATATATTGAATCAAATTCAGGCCCAGGGTCTTCCCGCGGGCGTGACTGTGACCCCCGCCAAACCCACTCCGAAATCCATTTCGGCCGAACTGACTGCGTTGAGCAAGTCGGACTTCAACACCGCATTTTCGTCTTGGGGCGCATTGGATCTGAAATACACCACTGATTACGACTCGCATTTGACCGCGATGAAAACTTACGTTGACGACGCAGTTACTGCGACCAATAATAATAACACTTTTATCATTGAAAATAATGCCTTCAAGCAGTTTCAAACTGTTCTGAATTCGCCTACTTCACCTTGGGCATTGGTTAGAGCCGATTTCGTGTTTACCGATGCTGTCCTCAAGGTGTATAAGGTGTACACGGAAGCAGTTTCGGGTTACATCAATGCCCGGTTCGGTCTTGGTTCGCAAACCTTCAAGAGCTGCACCACGATGGTTAGAGTCCCCAATTTTGAATTTTTGCGCAACCTTAGCAAAATCAACGACCAAACGTTCTATTTTTGCGCTGCATTCAAAGGACCGATCATCATTCCGTCCAACGTGGTTTCAATCGGGACAAGCGCGTTCAACAATTGCATTGATGTGGCCGGCATTGACATTCAAGACGCGATTGCATTGCGCACCATTGGTGATTCGGCGTTTGAATCGTGCCTCAAAGCCACCGGCAATTTGGCATTTTCGTCCGCAATCTACAGCGCCCAACCCAGCGTGGAACGCATTGGAAACCGCGCATTTTTTGGATGCGCTTTTTTGACCGGTCACATTTATTTCCCTCCTGGATTGAAGTCTCTCGGGGTTTCTGCGTTTAATGGCTGTAACCGCCTGAACGGCACAATCGTGTTCCCATCCAACCCCGACTTCACCACCATTCCGGAAAGCGCGTTTGCCAACTGCACTGCCCTGACCGGCATTTCCACTAATGCAGGAAATGGAACGAGTTTGTTGTTGAATGGCGTCCGGATTCCAAACGGCCTCCTCCTTCCAGCCAACATCACTCAGATCGGCGCCAACGCGTTTTTGGGCTGCTCCAACTTTGCCGGCGCGCTCAACCTGAAACAATCCCCCGCATCCGCAATCGTGTCCATCGGAAACGCCGCATTCAGCGGTTGCGCCGCGTTCACTTCGCTGGTTTTGCCAAGCACCCCAGCATACTCCACCATTTCCGCGGAGTGTTTCAAGGGTTGCTCCGGCATCACCAACCTCGTGCTGTCCGGCAACGTCACGCAGATTTTGGCGAGCGCGTTTCAAGGCTGCACTAAAATCGCCAATCTGCCCAAATTGGACAATGTGAACACCATCGGCAACAGTGCGTTCAATGCGTGCAACGGGATGGTGGGTGCATTGGTGCTCGGGGGCAATTTGAACGTATTGGGCGACCGCGCATTTTATGACTGCTTGTTTTTGACCTCGGCCACGTTTCTGGGACCGCCTCCCTCCTCGTTGAAGGCATCCTCGTTGATTTTTGGAGTAACCGCTGCCGCAAACACGCCGTTTTATGTAAACGTTTTCACCGAAAATGGATGGAATAGCACAGACTCCGCATCAGTGACTGCCATTCTTAACATCCACACTGCATTCCGTAATAAGAACGCCGCAAATTCAAGGGTTCAGATGGCGTTCATTGACTTCAACACGCTTGTCTCCCCTTCCACGCCCAGAGAGCTCACGATCAACAATTATCAGTCATTCAACGTGTACGAGAATGATGCTGCTGCTGCTGGAGGCAACGTGCCGAGTCCGGACACCGATAAACTGTGGAATGATGTTTACATTCCGAGCACGTTGGCGGGAGAGAGCTTGTCTGCAGCCCAACTCAATGTCAACCAGGCACCGTTGTTGCAAAGCCAATTGACAACCCGGATCACTCCCAAGGTGGATACGGTGAAAACCACCGCGATTGACATGAGCCTCAGCATCAATGCGGTTTTGAATGCCTTTGATGGCAGCAGTGTGGTTGTGCGTCAAACCAACGCCGCGGAAGCGATCACCTTGCGTAAAATGGCAAGTGCGACTGACCAGAGCACCACCGCTGATTGGTATGGCGTGTTTACCGACAACAATGTGGATTATTTGTATTATGCTGCCGCCACTGCTAGCGTGCCGGTTCGGGTCACTAGTTCTGTTGTTTCCATCGGCGCGCGTTCCTTTTTTGTCAATGCTGACGTCGCTGCTGCGGCTGATTTCAAGGCCAAATACAATCACAAGGTCATCCGCGTGGGCAACGACGGCGCGGCATCCGTTTCAAGCAACGTCACGGCAATTGGATACGGAGTTGCGGATCAACCGACCGCAGTTCAGTACACCTCCGTTCAACCAACCACGTCTCGTACCGGAAAGGGTTATTCCATCGTGAAGTCCGCAGTGGCGGGCGTGCCTGACAAGTTGTATTTTGACACATTGATTGCTGCTGCCGGCACTTATTTTGTTTCAAAGATGTCAGTCGCTGGAACCCTGGTTGTGGGAGATGCCGCCACATACAATGGAGTGACCATTGAAGTGGGAGAAGACGGTTCAGTGCGCCGCATTGTTGATTCGCGCAATAATCGGTTTGTCATTGTGGATGTCGCCAACGCTGCCGCAAATGCTGCGGCGATCACTGCCGTGGGTCAATACGGCATCATCGCCGGCCAACAGTCGGGCGCAAACACCGCGTATCAATTGTTTCGCAAAACATCTGCCACCGATGCTGCCGCGATTGCACCTGCTTCTCACTACTACATCAAATCATCGGACTTGCCACAGCTGAGTAATGCCATCGTGCTTGTTCATCCCAACGGCGGAATCACCGTTGAATCGGTTGGAGCTTCCGGCGCGGTTTCTCGTGTGGAAGATCGCATTAATCTTCTCGTGGCGGAGCAAATTCCAATTTTTGCAACCACCAACGAGAGTTTTCAAAACGCCAGCCACATCAACAACGTGTTTGCACGGGCTCACTCTGTTTTCAGTTCGTCCAATCAACAGTTGAATGCCTCAATCATGAATCACGTGGTGAATGGTCACACCCAATTGAATAACGCAATGAGCAGCGACATTAAAAACGCGATTGCGGGACAAGTGGGAGCCGTTGGCACGAGTTTCAACACGGAATTTTCCAATTTGGGTCTGATCAATGCCCAGTTCAATGACCTCCTCATCAATGCGCAAACCAATGACCTCCGGACCAAACTGTCCGACTATGACGCTGCGATAACCACTTTCAACGAGATATTTGTTGGAACAAGCGTCGGCATTCCTGTGAACGGGTTACAATTAATTCAGAAGAACACGCTCACCAATCCGCTCGGCATGCATGCATTCCGACGCAATTCCACATTTAATCCAACCGCGTTTGATTCGGCGGTCAGTGCAGATGCAGATAATGGTCTTTCCAATAACTTGCCGTACATCACCACTCAAATGGATTCGTTTTTGACTCAAATCTTGAAAATGCAATACAATAACAAAAATGCGACACTCAGTGCATTATTCGAATCGGTTAGGAGCAATGTGTCGTTTCAGGAGTCTCCCACCACGAATGCAAACCCACGCGCGCTGACATACAACAATCTTAGCCGACAGCAGCGCATCCTCTTTGATCATGTTGCAAATTCTATTTCCCTCTGGTTCAACAGCGATACCCCCATCTCGCTTGGATTGGCGGGTGGCCAGAACAGTTGGGGCAATTCCCCCACGCTGCAAAACGCCGGAACCAAACTGTATTCCACTTCGGGATCGGAATCGGACCTTTTGGTGTGGGGAAAAGCCAACATCATGGCTTACTTCACACGAAACGGCGTGGACGCCTACACTCAATTTTTTAACAACGTGCAGAACATTTCATCGTTTGCCAACATTAGGGTGTCAATCAGTGCGTACGAAGCCGCACGAGCGAATAATGCTAACCTAGACGCTGCAGCAAATGAGATTGCCAAGACGGCATACGTTGCCGCCAGCAAGGTCAATGTGCTGGCACTGGATGCAACCAACGCAATCACGTTTGATGCCGGCACAAGTGCGACTGACCCATTGGCCAATGGAAAACTGCGGTTCAACCAAGCGGTTCAAACCTCGGCCACGCAATTGTATGTTTCGCTCAAGGACGGACAAGCCACCCCCGTGGACATCAATTTCCGCGGATATGCGGACACGATCATATTGAACGGTGGCATTGCATTCGCCATTACTGCGATCACCCAAACCGCAAACTGCTACATCCTTAATGTTGCGCACGTTGCGGGAACTGGCGCTGCAAATTCCATCACTGGTCCGGTGGCATTCGTCACATATCAAACCGCATCCATCCACACACTTGGAGTCCCCCTCGCCCCCGAAAATGCAACCATTGCCACAATGAACACGTACGTGTACGAACAGTATCATAACTCGGTCTACAATCATCCGGACGGTTCTCCCACCAACGGCATCAAGGCTGCTCTCACGAAGGCGAAGAATGACTTGAAGAGCACGCAACTTGCCTTGGTTCAACATTGCAACGCAATGAACGGCAAGGTCAGCGAAATTGTTCAGGGATCAAGAGCCCTCAATGCCGCCGAAGACACGTTGATGGCCCATCTACATGCTGTGCCTTCCACCGGAACCACCCTCGTATCAAACGGCGCGCTGAGCCTGCATCGTGAATTGCAACTCACGCAATTCGCTTTGCAAAATTCGGTCAACGGCAACGGCAACGCAACTCCACTGGTGGATTCGCTTCCTTCCCACGAACAAGCATGGATGCAAAGCCGCGTTGCTGCATTTTGGGCGGACGGTTCGACAAACACCACCCCTGCACTCAGATTGGTCGCGTACACTGCAGCCGACACCGCGTTCGTTGCAGCACGATTCGCCCGGCAAACCGCTGCAATTGCAAGTTATGTTGCAAACGCTTTTCCGACTCAAAGCATCCAGAGTCCAGTGACCACGCAGTTTATAAGCGAACAAGCCCAAAAGTTTTCACAAACAATGCCCATCTTTTTGGGAACCTCCACTAAAGAAGACGTGGCAAGACTCATTTCTGCAAATGCGGCAAGTTATGTGCTGGGTCGCAAACTGGCCACATCGCAGTTGCAAGGCACCGCACTGGCGACCGCGCTTGCGCAATATCAGGACACTCAGCAAAAGGAGGCTGCGGAAAAAATGACTGCCGCAAATGTGGCGTATGGATCAGCGCTGTATCAAAGATACATTGCTTTGATTGACTTGGCAATTTCAAGAGGATATTCTGACGAAGTGAATGCAACAAATGCGTTCCAAACGCTCATGCAGCAATGGAACGTGGCCAGCAGCACCCGCAAACTGGATGTGTTTGCGCAAATCAAGCCGTTGCTCTACAACATGGTCTACACAACTGATGTAACATACGTCAATAGCTTTCCACTAAAGGATGGCAGCAATGCAATCATTTCATGGTTCGGCAATGCCCAAAATGGGTTTTTGAACAGGATGATAACGGACGGATTGACTTTTGCAAATCAAACATTAAACGGTATTTCTTATGTCACGTATGAGTTGCCCATTGGCTTCCTCGTGAGAATCAACGGTGCAGATTACAATTTGTCAAGCGCCAACAAGGTCACCATAAATTTGGTGGAACAAACCCTCATCTCAGCCTCACCCCAATCAATGACCACTCCCCCCACTTTGCCGTCCAACACATTTGGCGGAATCATACTGTTTGCTGCAACCGTCGCAATAAATCCTCTCAACTTGGCGGCTGCTCAAACCGCGGCACAGTCGGTCGCGTCGCTGACCTACGATGTCACCAGCATTGGTTATTCATCGCTGCCATCTTCTGCAAATTTGACCGCACTCGGATTCACGCAGCCTGCCAACTTGCAATTTAGCTTGACGCTGGTACAAAACCGTTTGCGTTACCAATTTTTTGCCGACAATAAGTGGCATCATGGTTACCAGCAATCGTCCGATTTGGCAAATTCTTGGAAAAAACTGTCTTCCGCGCAGGACGTGGTTGTCTTTTATCCTGGGAACACCAATCCTGCAGACATTCCCACCAATTTGGATAGCACCAGTCAATTAATTACCTCACTGTGCGACGACGCCACGTTTGTCATGATCATTGAACCCGTTACCGGTTCAACCAGCGTGCAATCCGTTTCCATTTACAGATACGATGTGTGGGGTGTAACTTCTGGGGCTCTCATTGCGGTTGGAACCCTCACCGCGGTCACCAATGCCGCCCCGAATGTGGCGATGTACGAGGTCAGCGGAGCCTTGCAAAAGAATGTCAACAATCCCGTCGGAAGCGCTGGAGTCAACCTGGTCGGCGATTTGATCATTACAAGCAAGGTGAAAACCATCGGCATTCGCGCATTTTCAGGGTTGAATCGCATCAAGTCATTGACATTCTCAGATGGCGGTGCAATCAGCATCGGTTCAAACGCGTTTGAGTCGTGCACTGCGTTGTCCGCGATCCACTTGGGTGCATCAGTCCAGTCGGTTGGGCCAAGCGCATTTTTGAAGTGCACGGGCGCCACTTCCCTTGCATTGCCTCCCGCATCCGTGTCATCTTCTTTTGCAACGGTGAACCATTGGGCATTCCTTGGTTGCAACGGCATTGCAAACGATGTGCAGTTGCCCAGCAACCTCGTGCAAATCAACGTGCAAGCGTTTGCGGGATGCACCCAATTGAAGTGCTCTCGGTTGAACGAAACTTTGCCAGTGTCGGTGCAGAAAATCGGATTGGGCGCATTCTTCAATTGCAAGAGTTTGACCGGTTCGCTCAAGTTCAATAATGTGAACCAGAACGGCAAATTGATTAGCAGCATTCGTGTCCTGGGGTCTGCCGCATTCATGGGATGCACGGGTCTCAGCGGTGACGTGATTTTGCCCGACAATTCGGATTATGTCAGCGTGTTGCCCTACACCTTTGCCTCCATGGATGCGCCGGTCTTTTCCATTGCGGCGAATCAACTCGCGCCACCCGTCGCTGACCTCACCCCCATGGCACTGACCGGCAACGTGGATTTCGCTTTGAACAAGGTGTCCACGATTGAGCAAAGCGCTTTCCACCGGTGCAACAAGTTGTCCACCGTCAACTTTACCAATGTGATTTCCGCCGTGGGCATCCAATCCTTTTTGGGTTGCACTGGTCTGAAACAAATTCTGTTGGTTCCCGCATCCGTGAAGAGCCTTGGCGTCGAAGCCTTCAAGGGCTGCTCTGGGTTGACCGGATTGAACATCGCGTCCACCATGGTGTCTCAAATTGCAACCGAGGCATGGTTGTCCCTGGGAAAGAGCTGCTTTCAGGATTGCACGTCACTCGCAACCAGCGGCAGTTCAAACGGCATCATGATTCCGAACAGCGTGAACACCGTTGGCGACAGCTCGTTCCAAGGCTGCACGAGCATTGAGAACGTCAGCATTGGATCCGGATTGACCAAGGCCGACTCGTTCGGAAGCTTGGTGTTCAGCGGGTGCACCAAGCTCGCGCGCGTGACACTTGCATTTTCATATTTGTCCCGTAATATTGCCGGACAGTCGGTGGTCAAGGGCGCTCAGCTGCCAATTTACAATGCCAGCTTCACCGGGTGCACCGCTTTGGGAGTTCCGTCCGACACCCCCATTGGAACCATCCAAATTCAAAGCGGTGCCACCGGCTGGACCCCCGGGCGCGCAGCCTTCTTCAACAATTTGACCGTTGTCATCAACAACAAGAACATCACGTTCTACTTGAAGGAATTCAACGACTTGGCCAAAATCAACGTGGTGGATCCCAGCACGGAACCGCTGCAGCAAGAAGCCATCCCTCCCACCGATGCCCAGGCCACGGTCCACATCAAGGCGTCCGACATGCGAAAGGTGTTCCTCACCAGCACGGATTCGTTTGTGGCCCAAACCACGGCCGGCGATTCGGTGGATCAGGGCCAAATGTTTTTCGTTCGTCCGGATTATTTCCCGCAGTACCTCAACGTGGCCAATGCCCAAGTGGTGCAGGGCGGCATTGAAAGCTACAACGCCGCGATCTACGAGCAGCTGGTGAAGGACGACGTCATGCGGTACTATGCCATGACGCTCTTCAACTCGGCGGATTGGGTCACCCTGTTTGCCAACGACACCGAAATGTTGGAGAACATGGTGGCGTCTTCGGGTTTGATGCCCATTGTGCCCGACGGCAATTACGACGAAGCCAACAGCAAAAATCTTTACAACACCGGCGTGCTTTACAACATCATGAACGAATTGAACAAGGTGGGGCACATCAAGACATCCACCGCCGTCGACCCCACTGACAAGCGGGTTCAATCCACCAACTATCCCACCACCGGAACCCAATGGTGGGGCCTTCCCGACACCGTTTTGCCGGAGCAGGGCAACATTGGAAAGAAACTGTTCGGAATGATCAATCGCAACGACCCCAACCGTATCAGTTCCATGGTGCTCAACGGCTCCACGCCGAGCGAGCTGCCGTTTTTGCCCGGTGACCAGTTCGTCTTCGTGTTCACCCTCAATGAGAACTCCGTGTCATTGACGCCCGGCCTCCCCCCCGTGGTTGTGAGGAAACGCACCTACTTGGTCCGAATGATTCTGACCGACGACTTCGTTTCGGGCGATGCGTCATTCTCGGGACACTTCAATGCCCTTTACGCCCCCTCTCCCCGCAACCTCAACATTTTGCCGGTTAGCGGGGCATACGCAGCGGACCACATGTATTCCAACTACAACTTGCAGTTGGCCATCAAGCCGTCGGTGCTCAACCAAACCGCCAGCTCGGTTTACAGTCGGGTCACGCAAAACGCTTATGAGCCGATTCCAATGCCCGTGAGTTTGTTGCCTTTTACCGGTTGGTATTATTCGTACCCCTACAACTCGCAAACCATTCGCCTGAACTTCACTCCCCCCAATTTGTCAGACACTAACAAATACCTGTTCAATGATTTACGGTACTTGTCGGCGTACGTGTACTTTCCGGAAAATTGGAGCTCGGTGAGTGTGTTGCCCACCCCCAACAACTTTCCACAATGGGTGCTGACCTTTTCTAATGGTGCTACTACCATAACACTCAAATACAAGGCGAGCTACTTGCCCACTGCTGGAGCAGAAACTGTCAATTTTCTGGGACAGACGGCTCCCTTTGATTTCACCAACACGCACGTTCAACTGGTTTGCCCATTTGACACCATTAGCCAAGACACAGTCTTACTCGGCATTCTGGCTGGAAAAGATGCAGCCGGACAAGCGGGCAGCGTGAACAAGGTTAACTCAAGCCACATCTATCGTCAAAGGAATACGGCATTGGAGCTTGTGAGCGGTTTGCGCAAAACATCAAGCAAGGTCGGACCATTCACGTACCCACCGATTGCACGCGGTTATCAGGGCATTAACGTGACTGAACCCGCTGATCAAGCCGCCAACATCCTTCTGCTGAAAGCCGTCAACACCACTTATAGTTTGACATCCGTTCATCTGGAAATCAACATGGCCAACAATGACGGGTTCGTGCCCAGCGTCGTTGTGAAGTCGGTCGAAGTGGTCGCAAAGGATTATGAAGCGTACTACTTGGCCCCCTTGGATCCCAACTAAATACGTGATCCGCAACTAATATTGCAATAATTATTTAATGATTTAATTCGGGTTCCAGCCCAATTAAATCATTTCATTACGAATGAATGATGTGCGTCACTCCTCGTCTACATTTGCCTCGTTTGCCTCGTTTGCCTCGTTTGCCTCGTTTGCCTCGTTTGTCTCGTTTGCCTCGTTTGCCTCGTTTGCCTGTGCCAACGACGACAATCCCCGATCCGATCGCTCGGGATGCAGCACCACGTTCTCCGCGCTGAACAGCTGCTTTCGCACGTCGTCCAACGTGACGCCTTCCGCGGATTCGTCCGCGTCCACCGCGAAATCGGTGCCTTGGGTTTGCGCCACACCCACCAGCTCGCCCTGCTCGTTCAGCGTCTGCGTCAGCTTGTTCCCGCTCTGCTCCGCCAAGCGCTTGTTCTCTTCAATCGCCTTCTGCTTGGCGTCCTTCACGCGCTTGTCAAACTCCGTCTTGGCCTGCTCCTCGTTCTTCTTCTTCTCGCTCATGAGCTGGTTCAGCGTGTCTTCCATGTACTCCACGCGCCCCGTCTTGTACGCCTCGGGATGAAAGGGGACCCAGAGCCCCACCGGGCCCACAAACACGTCGTGATGGGGGTCCACCTCGCGCAGCATCTTGCATCGCAGCTCGGCCTCCTTCTGCGAGGGAAACACGCCGCGCACCTTCAAGCCGCGCACCGACGTCTGAAACTCGTGCTTCGCGCCGAACTCCTCGTCCAGCCGCTCCTCGTTCACGTCCAGGAACGACTTGTAGTCGTCCAAAATGTCGGTCTTGGCAATCACCTCCTTCTCGGACTCCTTGAACTGCTGGAAGTCCTCCGTCAGCTTGTCAAACTTGAGGCCGTACTTGTACGACACGAAGCTGAGAAACTGCAGGAACTTCTCGCTGGATTTGTGAATGTCCCAGTGCTGCACGAACGCCTGGAAGAAGAAGTGCTCGCGCTGTTTGATAATGTGTTCGGGGGAAATGAAGGAGAGGCACGCGAACTTCTGGCCCGCAATGGGCTTGTCCTCGTCCAGCAAGTCCACGTATTTAGGGTTCACGGTGCCGTCGGGCAGCTTCTGCAGGGTGACGCCTTTAGTCATGTCGGTCATTGATTTGTTTTACTTATGTGCAACGTGTTTAATATTTCGGTTTTGATTTTAAGCCCATTTTCAAATAATTGTATTATTTTTTTCTTATCGCATTATATAATCAACCCACACACAACTTAATATCTCAAAATGATCGGCGGTGTTCTAGATTTAGGCGAGTTGGTCAAACGCGCCATCAAGTATTTGGTAGAAGGTGCGCTGGTCGCCCTTGCCGCTTACGCCATCCCCCAACGCAAGCTCAATTTGGACGAGATCGGCCTCATTGCCCTCGTCGCTGCGGCCACATTTAGCATTCTGGATACCTACGTGCCCACCCTCGCCGTTTCCGCGCGCAGCGGCGCCGGATTCGGCATCGGTGCCAACCTCGTCGGCTTCCCCGGCAACGTGCTCAAGGTTTAAAGCCTGCCTGCACAAAATTCATTGTTTGAACGAATAAAACGAGAGAAATTCTCTCAAAATGCGCACCCCAAAACGCACGAATCTGGTGATTCACGTGTTTTCTTGTTATATTTTCATATGCACACTTCATTTCTTTTATCATGGTTTTATCATGGTTTTATCAGGGTTTTATCATGTTTGTTTTACCTAAAAATTGAATTTAAATATATGCACGTCATGTAACAATAACAAGGCATACAACCAATCCTAATCGCAATGTCTGCCGCCGCCGCTTCTGCTGCCATTTTGTCTGGCAATGCCAGTGGAACCATCACCTCCATTTACAAGTCCCGCACCAACTTGCTCGCCTTGTTGAAAGCCCAGGGATACGACGTGAGCCAATACGACAACTTTGGAATGAACGAGGTGCACGCCATGAACACGAACAAGCAGCTGGACATCATGGTCGTGAACGAGGCGGGCCAGAAGGCGTACGTAAAGTACCATTTAGGAAAACCGCTGCGCCGGGACAACATCACCGAATACGTGGAGGACTTGTATGACCTGGAGAAAACACTCAGCAAGCAGGACTCGCTCATCATCGTCATGAAGTCCGAAATGAACGACACCAACATTGCGGTGCTGAACCAAATATGGGAACAGGACGGCATTCACATTGTGATTTTCAGCATTGATCGGCTGCAGTTCAACATCCTGGAACACACCTACGTACCGAATCACACCATTCTCACCGAGGAAGAAACCCAGGCAATGATGTCAAAATATAACATTGCGCACCCGGACATGTTGCCCAACATTTCGCGCTATGATCCGGTTGCCATGGCCATCGGCATGCGTCCCGGGCAAGTGTGCCGCATTGATCGGTTTAGCAAGACGGCAGTCAGCACGCCGTACTATCGCGTTTGCTCCCCCAAATAAGCACTGCGTCTTGAATGCAAAATCAAAATCAAAAAATATTGCATACATATAATACATATAATACACATAAGGTCTCGTTTTTTTTCAAGGAGGATGACGGACATCGCGACATCAACCGAATTGGACGACATCCGAACCCATTTCTACGCAATCATGGAGAATTATCCCACCATATACGCGAATTTTAAGGCGAACCCGGACCTTCCAAGTGCGCGAGATGCGCACGCCAAAACTGACGCCGCGCTAACGGCGCTGCATCATCGCATGTTCACGTTCAAATCCGCGCTTGAAAAGGCGCTAGATGAAAACGAAAGCGCGGTGGGGCAGTTGACGGTGGAAGGCGCCCGGTTGCATGCAACGGTTGCGAGAAGAACCGCCGTTTTAAACAACAAGGACGCAATGATGGTGCCTTCCCACGTGGAATCGTTTGTCACGCGACAACTGCCGGGTTGCAACATGACGAAGGATGCTTCTGGGAATCCGGTCCCCGCCAACTGCCCGTGTGTTGAGGCCGGAGCCAGCACGTGTTCTGCAAGTTGTCCGTCATGTCCCGCATCTTCAACCCAGCTGTCGCTGGTCGCGGAAGCTCGCGACATTGAAAAGCGGCAATACATGTACGCCATTTTTCGCATCATTTATTTGGTGGTGGGCATTGTCACGGTGTCTTATTTCGTTTACCAGACGGTGGGCAGTCCGGACTCCACCCTACTGGCGGACGCGAAGCTCAAAGCAGAGCAATTGAAGACGAACATTTCGGGAGCTGGTGAGCGAGGAGCCCAGACCGAACGAATGGAGGCAACCTAAAAATAAAATAATATTGGATTAATGCAAATAACTCCTCTTCTTTCTCTCCCTCCTTATCCCACATTTTGGTTTTTGGATGAACACCGGGTCAATTATCAGCAATTTCGATGACGCGGCTGCCACGCTGGACGGTCAAATCACCCACATGACGCAAGTGCGGCGGTCGTACATGTATGAATTCATCATGCTGTTCATCATTTCGGCCATCGTGCTCGGCATCACGGTGCGCAACATGACGTCCAGCACGGTGACCACTGTCGGGTACATCATTTGCTGCATCATTCTCGTGCTGTTTATAATTGCGGTGATCGTGTACGTTGTCCATTTTCTGGGATTGAACAAGGACGCGTGGGCTTCCATGCTGTCTCCTCGTGATGACCCCATTGCGAATAGCATTCCTAATAGCGGAGGGGGTCCCGTCATTCGCATTCAGTTTGTTTGAGAATTGTTTGAGAATTGTTTGAAGCAAAAGGGCAAAGAGCGTAATATAATAATATATTCATTATATTAGCACGCCACGCCACACACGAACCCATGGCTCAACAGGATTTAGTAAATGTTCGCCGGAAAATGGCAACCCTGGACCAACTCATTACCAGCTACAATCAGTTGTACCGAACGTACTTGCAGCACGTGGAAGCCGAAACAAACAAACGCCAGCAGCGGAAGTACCCCTACTCCATAAAAAATCCGAACGAGGCGGGGAATGCGCTCACTCCGGCCGTGCCCTTCCCGTCCAACGGCACGGAAGACGCGTGCTTCAAATCGTGCGTCGACAACGGCGACTGCGTCTACGCCCTGTACTCCAACACGGGGTGCGGCATTGACTGCAACCCCAACAAGTGCTTGTTGTACGGCCAAAACGCGGACGGCGTCGTCCCCGTCAAGGAGTTGTCGTCGGCGTTCCCCAAATGCCCCGTGCCCGGTGACGCCGACGGCACGGACGCGTGGTGCAAGGTGTTCAACAACGCGGTCACCAACGCCGTGATACCCGCGCTGGTGATACGAATCGGCGGCACGAACTGGCGCAGTTTGGCGGTTCAAATGCCGTCGAGCACCGCCAATGCGGCCGACGCGCCGTTGTCCGTGGATTTGACCACGGACGTGCAGGCGTGGGGACCCGACGCCCAGTTTTCCGACGTCAATTACGCGCCGGCAAACGAAATCAGCCTGCAGTTCCGCTACTTTGCGGAGTACTGGTTGAACGCGTACGGGCTGCAGTCCGGGAGCACCCCGGTCGTTGCGGGACAAGGCCCCATCGGCACGTTTGCATTTTCAAAGCTGTCCACCGGCACGCCCGATCCAAGTTCTTACATCGGCACATTTGCCGGCCAAACCATGTCTTGGTCCAGCGACGCTCCCGCGTCGGGCGGTGCCGCGGCCGGGCAACAAACCGCAGCCGTCATCGCGTCCAATTCCGAATCCGCAAAGTTCAACTACAATTACTCGGCGTTTGAGAAGCCCGTCTGGAAGGTGGCGTCCAACATGAACGCCATGATGGGGCAAATCCCCCCGCAGGTGGCCAAAATGTCGGTTCCCAGTTGGCAGTTTTTGGGGCTGCAAGACTCCGCCGCCGCGTGCCAGACCGCGTCAATGAATGATGCCGACCACGTCTACACCACGGCCACGTACTTTAATGCATCCTACGACAACCCCAAAAATGGGAACACCGCATTCGCCCGCACGTGCTACGGGCATGTGGCGGGCGCGCCTCCCTCCACGGTTGCGTCCGTCGCCGACGACAACGTGCAAACCATGACGCCGCCGTACGGATACACCAAACTGGGCGGAAAACCCGGGATTGCCATCCTCAAGAAGCTGTTTCAACTCAACAAGCAAATTATGGCGCTGACCAATGAACTGAAGATTGCGTCGCCCACACCCACGCCCTTGCCCACACCCACGCCGACCAAGGAAGGCTTCGCGCAAAAGTCGGACACGGACACGGACAAGGACAAAATTGACCGCATATCAAAACAAATCCGATTGGACAGCATCAAATTGAACAAAACCATTGCGCGGGACGAGCAGCTGAACACCGACGAAATGAAATCCCAGCAAGCCCTGCTGTATTCGCGCGTCAAGTTCGGAGTGGCCGTTGTGCTGGGACTCTTCCTGGGCTATCTTGCCTACCGATTTTTAACAGCCGACAGCGAGCTTCCGGAAGTGATTCGGGAGGAAATTGGAGCCGGCGATTCCGCACCTGAACCAGGGGCGGACTCAAGCATGGACTCAAGCATGGACTCAAGCATGGACTCAACCTCAACCAGTTGAAAGTGAAACCCGGCCAAATTTAAATATTTTCATTTTATATCTTACATCCAACCAAGTGTGTGTGATATGAAAGTTAAAAGACCATCCGAACCGGATGCGGTGCATCCGGATGCCGACGATGACGACATGCGCGCGTTGGATCAATCCGAAAAGGAGTACAGCCGAATGATAAGCCAGCACGCAACGTATCACAAAATGCTGATGGACGATTTGATAACGTTGTCATCGGGATCGGGGTCAGGGTCGGGGTCGGGGTCGGGCATGATGCTGGAATCGGGACCGGCCCAACAGATGTTGCAGCAACAGATGGATCAATCCAAACAAACCAACCTTATTAACGGAATTGGAACCACCATTGGCAGAATGAACTCAAACAGAGACCATCTCATGCAATCGGCCTCCAAATTTGCCGGCAAATCCCCGATAAATTCACAAACGGTTGCCCGTTTGAACGACTCCATTCGCGCAAATGGTTCCGACGTCTTGAAAACCATTCATGCAACAAAGGCAACAGAGGCACCAAAGGCAACAGAGGCACCAAAGGCAACAGAAGGGTTTGCGCCGAACCCGACACTGGACGGCGCATTGGAAGTGAGCACGATCACGAGAGAAAGCCACAAGTACGCGCTAGTCATTTTTGGCATTTTTGCGTCGTTTTTGGTATACAAAACAATCAAGCATTTATGAACGCGATAATGCAACCTGCAAATAATAATCACAAATATAAATATACTGATTTATTTATATTTGATGACGACCAACCCGAATGCATCGTCGGACACATTAAGCGAATCGCAGACCCGGCTGTTGAAAAGCGTTCAACAGTTGCAGGACGAACAAAAAACCACCATAAGCGCATTCGCGACCACGTCGGATCCAGCCGAGAAGAAACGGATAATGGACAAGATGAAACAGAATGAAACGCTGCAGACCACGCTGCTGTCTTCATTGGGACGAGTGGCGATGGTTCAAACGCAGGAAGTGGAAAACCGGCGCAACGCGAAAATGGAATTGACCTCCCTCGTGGAGCTGGCCGAGCAAGAACTGGAGGACGTGCGCGCGCAGGTCAACTCCGTTGCAGACAGCCGGTCCGCAAAACAACGCATGATTGAGCTCAATTCGTATTACGGCAAACGCTTCATGGCCCAAGCCGGCGTACTGAAAATTTTCATATACATGTGCATTCCCGTGCTCGTTCTTGCGGTTTTAGCAAAAATGGGACTCCTGCCCCAATACATTGCCGGCTTCATCATCATTGCCGTCATCGTCACGGGCATCATTTACATGTACAACGCCGTGCACGACATCAACCGTCGCGACAAGGTGAACTTTGATGAATACACGTGGGAGTTTGACCCGTCGCGCGTGGGGGACGTCATCAACCCCGCCAACAATGCACGCCACCACGGTCGCCGCCGGCGCGGACACGACCAAGGCAGTGGCGGCACCAACTGTGTCGGCAGCACTTGCTGCGACGATAAAACGACCCAATGGAACGAAAAGTCCGGCACGTGCGTGATTCAGGACGCGCAAGGCGGCGGCTCGGCGGTCAAGGGCGAAACCACGCAATCATCCGCATCTGCGGCCGCCACCGCTAGCGGCTCAGGAGGACTGTTGGGCGACTTGTCTGCGACATTCACTGCTATGGCTACGCCCACTGCTACGCCCACTGCTACGCCCACGGCTACGCCCACTGCTACGCCCACTGCTACGCCCACTGCTACGCCCACGGCTGGGCCCACTGCTGGGCCCACGGCTGCGCCGTTGTGCTGGACCGACGCGAACCGCGCATTGAAGGGGCAGTGCATGGGAGGATGGACGTATGATTCCGCCGCAGACACCTGCACCGCGCCTGCCGGCTCGGCGGCTGCGTCCATTAAAGTGTGCAGTCCGTACAATGTGTCCGCCATGAATTCGTCACCCCCGAGCGGATGGGACTCATTTATGAAGGTGTGCAAAGTGGGCGGCGCGTATGAGTCGCCCACCTGCACCTAGGAGTTGGACTTAGAACGGCAAATACTGCATGACCGCGTTGTCGTACGCCGTCACTTTGAACGCGTCGTTGTATCCCTCCACGTACACGGTGTCACCGTTGTACACGTTGTCGCACCCGTACTCGTTCGTGCAGCTGCGCCCCTTCACCGAAATCGGCAGCTTAATGAAGTTGCTCTTTTCGCTGATGGTGTAGAACTGCCACTTGTCGCGGTTTCGGAAGAGCGGACGCCCCATGAGGGGCAAAATCGTTTCGGGACCGCTGATGCGCGTCAAAATGCCCACCTGGCGATACGCGGCATTCCCGGTTCCCTGCGTGCTCACGTTAATTGGCATCACGGCCGGCCCCCGAATGTCCAGCGACGCGCGGTCGTCCCGCATCGGAGGCGCGTACGGATTCAATAACACGTCCTCGCGCGCATTGGACACGCCGTAATTGGCGCGTGACTGAAACATTGACGGATGACCTTGGTCATACGCTTGCGCATGTGCTTGCGCTTGCGCTTGTGCTTGGCCATACGCTTGGCCATACGATTGGCCGTACGCTTGTGTCGGCGCTTGCGCTCGTAACAAGTACGCGATCACGGCCACTGCCGCAACGGCGATGACCGCGGCAAACGACAGGTTTTCAATGCAAAACACGCCCGGTGGGCATCGCTTGACGGCCATAAGTATTTAAATTATAATGTGGAATATCGGGGTATTATAATTTAGACATATTTTAAACCGGATCAGAATTTCTCTCGGATTACAACTGTCACAATGTAACAAATCCAAAATGTTATGAAGACGGGGGCGGCGTAGCACCGCCACCCATGCCGATCTTGCCGAGCAGCCCGTCAATGCCCTTCATGTTGAACTTGTCCAAAAACCGTTCCGCGGTTTCAAGGAACGGTTGCATGACCTTGATGTTGTCCATCAACATCTTTTGCTGTTTCAGGACTTCTTCGGTTTGCACTTGCATTGTCCCGTTCCCCATGCTTTGCAGCGCGTCGTGCGCCTTTTCCATTTGTGCGTTCTTTTGAGCGCTGGTGCCGTTGAGAAAGGGGGCGGAGGACGCATCGCCGTCATCGTCACTGTCGTCGTTGAATTTGGCGGGGGCAAGCTTGCCGTTCATGCCCTCCTTCTTCTCTGCACTCGTTTTTTTTGAATCGCTTTTGGTGGGTTTAGGGGTCGGTTTGCCGGTTGGTTTGCCGGTGGGTGTAGGGGTGGGTTTACCAGTTGGTTTAGGGTCTGCGTCCTCGCTTCCGCTTCCGCTTCCGCTTCCGCTTCCGCTTCCGCTTCCGCTTCCGCTTCCGCTTTTGTTCTGCATGCCCTCCACGCCGGTCATCCTGCTAAAATAGTTGACTTTGGACACCATGAGAAAATTGGTCGCCAGAATGGACACCAAAAACACAATCACCATGTTCTTCGTAAAAAATGTGCTTAAATAGGCAACGATTGCAAAGAATACGACCGCCTCAAAGTTGCCCATCATCAAGTAACCGACCACGTTCACTACCGCAATGACGAGCATGATGTACAACACGTTCTTGTCGGTGGCCAGAGTGGACGCCCGGGATTCCACCGACTTGAACCCGCTGGACAGCGAACGAGAGATGCTCTTCAAATTTGAATTCATAAGCGCGTTTGTCTGTATTATGTTGTATGGGTATATTATTATTTATTATTATTTATTGTTTTGACAAAAAAATGTGATGCAATTTTATATCGCAATTTCATTATATAAAAGTAAACAAACATACAATGGACTTAGTTCAACGCATGCAACAATTCATAGATGATTACGATGATAACCCGGACGATTATGATGTTGAAATAATTAATTTATACAAAGCTTACGTGGATTTTGCAAAGGCTTATTCCGCATTTAATAATGATAAAAACATTCATAATTGGAAAATAGCCAAGGATGCAAGTGTTCGGGTTATTGAATTGGGCAAAATTCCGGATCAGGGAATAGCACAAATCATGCGCAGGATAAGGACCCAGCCTGATTTCAATGACGTTGTGCAAGATAAATGGATTAGTATGCAATTAACATATGAGAAATACTTAAATAAAATTCGCGCTGACCCAACTAATAACGAGGTTGATGAGCATCTTACACAAGACGAATTTGATAAACTGACGCATTCGGAAAAATTATCCCTAGCCATTCCGCGCCCAGACTGGGATTACACCCGGAACACCTGGAATGACATAACTCACGACAATTCTGACGATGACTACGATGACAAACCGCGACCAGCGTTCGTGTCGTCTAATCCATTCGTAAAAGGAAAAATAGATGGGCGCGGTGGAAGTGGAAATAGAAGAAGAACGAGAAATGTTAAATCATCCACAAAACGACGCACACGAAAAATGCGGCGAACCCGCCGCCGTATTATTCGTAAATAATCGGATTTAAGCGGAGCGCGAAGAAGCGAAGCGCTGGATTAAGGGAAAGGTTCGGAAAACCGTAGGTTTTCTGATTCAGATGGTAGGCACAAACTCCCAGTTCAGCTCCTCGCAAATCTTCTTCCAGATTTCGTCCTGTTCAATGCGCTTCTCCCGGTCCTTCAGCATGGGAAAGTACGGCAGGAACTCGCGCTGGTCCAGCAGCTCGCACAGCTTATAAACCGTGTAGTAGTAATTAAGGAAGTTGACGCGGTCTTCCGGACAGAACTTGGCGTACGGCCCCTGGATCTCCATGAACAAGTTGCACAGCGTTTCTTCCAACTCGGGCGACATGACCGGCGGCTTGATGCCCAGCTTCTCTTTGATGAACGGGATGTGCTCGTAGTACTTGTTGTACCCCAGCTTCTTCAAAATCTCCTTCGCCTTTTTGTCCGTCAGCTGCGTGTGCAGGTCAATCCTCTCCTTTTTAATCTGGTGCTTGATGTTTTCCAGCACGTCGGGCGGGATCTGCGTGGTTTCCTTGGCCTGGAACTGCGCCAAAATTTCCTTGAAGTGATTGATCCGCTTGTAAGCGTAAAAACACGCCTCGTTGGGCGGCTCCTTGTACGACGGCTTCTCGTTCTCCACCAAGTAGCTGACGTGAATGGAGCAGCTGTTGCACACCATGATGCCCTCGTTTTCCACCGGAATCATTTCACCCGCATGGCAGTACCGGCACACGTCGGTCGGAAACACGTACTTGCTCACGTCAATGTAGGACGGGTCCAGGTTGGTCAAGTACCGCTGCACGTTGTTCTGATTCATGCGCTTCAGCTGGTCTTCCTTGGACCCCCCGCCCTCCACCCGGAAAAAATCATTGAGTATTTTGGTTTTGTTGTTTCCGTTGCAAATTTGTTGCTTGTTTTCAAAGTAATCAAAAATGATTTCGTTGTTGTCCAAGTAGTAGTTTTTGCACTTGTGTTGGTGCTCGCAAATGCTGGTTCGCAGCTCTTGAATCCGTTCCCTGAGATCGTGGCGGGCAGGGGTCAGCAGCAGCTGCTGCTGCAATAACCGCTTCTCCTTCACCAATTTAGGAATCGTGTCGGTCTTCAACTTGGCAATCATGGCCTGATTCTCTCGGTGCTTGCTGTCCAGCGTGACAATGCTTTTTTCATCCAACACAATGGTTTTGTTGGTTTTTTGCTTGAACGAATTGTTGGGGGGGGGCATGACAAAGGAACGACTGAGAAGGAACGACTGAGAAGGAACGACTGAGAAGGAACGACTGAGAAGGAACAAACGAAGCGCAGACAACAATACAATGCACGCGACTTATATATTTAATATATTATTTAGCGTATTGTTAATCATATATTATTTATCATTTTCATTTAAGCATCAACCGGTTTGCTCATGCTACCCGACGCCGCATTGGTTCAAATGTCATTTTTGTTGCAACATTTAGAAGAGAGATGGAGCCTAAAAAAACGCAACCACGTTTACATGATGAAACAACTGAACGGGACCGGGTTCAAAAAGAGTTACACGTCTTCTTATTTAGACGCGCATTTGACCGCGTATGCAGCGGCGCCCCCGTCCTCTCTTAAGCAAATTCAGCTGCTCACGTTTTTGCACAACGCGCTGGAGGACGGATGGAACATTAAGAAGCATTCGCACACCCCCAACAAATTCACGTTCATGAAACGCCACAACGGGGAATGCACCGTGTATGAAGACGACGAATACTTGACGCAGTTCATAAAAACCAACCTTCGCATGGAATCATGAATTGTTTGTGCATGGTGTGCCATTTATTTCATTTAGCCCAACTTTTTATTTGTAAGTTTAATTCATTCATTTTCCCGATTTTTTTTTCTTTAGGCATAGTATAACCACAACAACAACAAAATGGGAGGAGGATTGATGCAACTTGTCGCCTATGGCGCCCAAGACGTTTACTTGACCGGCAACCCCCAGATCACTTTCTGGAAGGTTTCCTACAAGCGCCACACCAACTTTGCCATGGAGTCCATTGAGCAGACTTTCAACGGCCAGGCTGACTTTGGTCGCCGTGTCACTTGCACCATTTCCCGCAACGGTGATTTGGCTTACCGCACTTACCTGCAGGTCACTCTCCCCGAGATCAACCAGCAGATGAAGTCCTCCGCTCAGGACGGTGTTTATGCCCGTTGGCTTGACTTCCCCGGCGAGCAGCTCGTCTCCCAGGTTGAGGTTGAGATCGGTGGCCAGCGCATTGATCGCCAGTACGGCGACTGGATGCACATCTGGAACCAGCTCACCCTCACCGTGGACCAGCGCCCCGGCTACTTTGCCATGATCGGCAACACCACCCAGCTGACCTACATCACCGACCCCTCTTTTAACGATGTTGACGGTCCTTGCCAGGCCACCGCCCCCCGCCAGGTGTGCGCCCCCCGCAACGCCCTCCCCGAGACCACCCTCTACGTCCCCTTCCAGTTCTGGTACTGCCGCAACCCCGGCCTTGCCCTCCCCCTCATCGCCCTTCAGTACCACGAAGTCAAGATCAACCTCGACATTCGCCCCATTGACGAGTGCTTGTGGGCCGTCGGCTCCCTGAACTGCGGCGCCGGCGTCCGCACCGCCAACGGTGGCAAGGTCGTCACCGCCTACAACCAGTCCCTCGTTGCCGCCTCCCTCTACGTTGACTACGTCTTCCTGGACACCGACGAGCGCAGACGCATGGCCCAGAACCCCCACGAGTACCTCATCGAGCAGCTCCAGTTCACCGGTGACGAGTCCGTCGGCTCCTCCTCCAACAAGATCAAGCTCAACTTCAACCACCCCGTCAAGGAGCTCATCTGGATCGTCCAGCCCGACAGCAACGTTGACTACTGCTCCTCCCTGGAGTGCGGTCAGCTCCTCTACAACCTCCTCGGCGCCCAGCCCTTCAACTACACCGACGCCGTGGATGCCCTCCCCAACGCCATCCACTCCTTCGGCGCCAAGGAAGCCACCGCCCTCAACTCCAGCTCCTTCATCAACGACAACATGTTCAACGATGCCGGCGCTGTTGACGTCAACGGTCCCGGCTGGTGGCAGGGTGCCCCCGCTAGTACCACCCTTGGTGGCCCCGGAGCCGGCGCCGTCTGGCTCTCTGCCCCCAACTTTGCTGGCGAAGGCGGCGTGAACCAGCAGGGCTACCTCGCCTTGCAAAGCTCCCTCAACCCCGGCTACCTTGAGAACTCCGGCGTCTCCGATGCCGGCGCCTTCGTCCTCGCCGAGACCGCCCTCCTCCTCCACTGCTGGGGCAACAACCCCGTCGTCACCGCCAAGCTCCAGCTTAACGGCCAGGACCGCTTCTCTGAGCGCGAAGGCTCCTACTTCGACACCGTCCAGCCCTACCAGCACCACACCGCAACCCCCAACACCGGTATCAACGTTTACTCGTTTGCCCTTCGCCCCGAAGAGCACCAACCCAGCGGCAGTTGCAACTTCTCTCGCATTGACAACGCTACTCTCCAGCTTGTTCTCTCCAACGCTACCGTTGAGGGTGTCAAGACTGCCAAGGTTCGCGTCTATGCTACCAACTACAACGTTCTTCGTGTCATGAGCGGCATGGGTGGTCTCGCTTACTCCAACTAAACGCATTATGCTCACAGTTTTTTCATGTTATTTATTGGATAATATGAAACCATAAACGGTGATGTAAGTATAACTTACATCACGAAAAACATCAAACATTTTATTATAAACGGTGTGCTGTCAATACTGTTGACGGCACGGAAACAACCAGATTTGCATATCATCGGTGGTGTAGATACTATGGACATCACGAAAAACAAACCCCAACCCTTTTTTGATATGCGGTATCATTTCATTTTCAATTTCTCAGTAATTGCAGAATGAATTTTTCCAATCAATTCAAACACGTTGAACTGCGGGTCAAATGGATTAAACCGAATAAATTCGCAATTTAATTTTTGTTTTAATCTAGTTTCTCTCATTTCATCCTTTATTTTATTTGATTCACTCATGTGGTGCAATTCGTCGCATTCAACTGCTATTTTGTGATCTATGAAATATAAATCAATCCTACATTTTTCACATGCAAATTGTCTACAAACATTTTCACATCGGAATGCATGCAATAAATTTGTTATAACATCCAATTCAATGCATGGGAACCATTTTCTTGCAATTTCCATGCCCAACAATTCAGTCATTTTCATTGATTCGCTGCTCCTTGATGCAGATAGTAATTTTTCCAATCCTTTGTGCGTCAAATGACAAACAAGCTGATTTCCACCTTTGGTTGGCGTTTGTTGACAACATTTTTCACTGAAATCATAGGTTCGCGTTATTGAACGAATGTTTATTAACTTCAATGCATTTGCAATGTCATTTGCTCTATATAATGCATATGGTTCGGTCTCTTGCAACACTGCATTCACATTGGAGTAATGCGCCTTGATGCGCAAGGCACATTCATGTTCGTTTTCCATTGCTGAGTATTACATGTGAACCATTTTTAATATGTAAATTCAATTTTATTCAATATTTTTTTTAATTTATCAACACAATGTAATGTCAAATGCAATACATTGTTCCTTTAAAAATCGCATGCGCGCTCCTGATTTTAATGCTCGTTTCGGCTGCCGTGCAAAACCGGTTCATCGGTGCCGAACAAAATCAAGACAATGCATCAGATCATGATGTGCCCATTGTGTCCACGCCGTTCAAAAACTTATTTGACGATCAAGGCAAGCCGTTGAATGTGATCCTGATTGCGGCCCCCTTTCGCACCGTGGAGGACGAGCAGGCGTACGAGAAGTATCGGAGCCAGGGGCTCTCCTTTTGCGGCATATCCAGCTACATCAATTTCCCCGGCCACATTGAGAACCCGCACGAGGACCGCTTCCACGAGGAGCGCGGGCACGACTATCCCGCCATGGTGTCGGCGTGGCTGCACTGCTTTAGGGACCCGCCCACCAATTTGCAGAAGTCGGGGCTGCCGCTCATGCTGCTTGCCGAGTCGGATTTGAAGGACGCCGACGCGTACAAGCCCGACCCCACAATTGCCAAGGAATACGACTTCATGTACGTGTGCCTGCAGGACAACGACAAGTGCGAGCCGGGGTGGCAGTCGTACAATCGGAACTGGGATCTGGCCAAGCAGTGCCTGGAAATCATGTGCGGCGAGTTCGGCTTAAGCGGCGTGCTGGTCGGGCGCACCAATTGCGAATTCACGAAGAAGTGCAACGGCATCGTGAAGGTCGTCCCATTCCTGGAATTTGACGCGTTCCAAAAAGAAATGCAAAAGTGCCGCTTCCTGTTTGTGCCGAACATTGCCGACGCCTCGCCGCGCGTCATCACGGAGGCCATCTGCTACAACATGCCCGTGCTCGTGAATCGCAACATCCTGGGCGGCTGGCACTACGTGGAGCCCGGCGTCACGGGCGAGTTCTTCACGAGTAAGAATGATGTCAGGCCAGCCCTGCGCAGCTTAACAACCAATATGAACGCGTATGCACCGCGCCGGCACTTCATGCGGCACCACGGCAAGCACCGCGACGGCCGGCGCCTGGCCGCATTTCTGAAGCGGAATTACCCCGCCCTGAACAACAAGCGCATGAAATACGCCACGATCACGATTTGACACAGTTGCACAACTTTTGAAAATTTTTTTTCACAATGTCTATATATTGCCACATGACCAGTTTTTACGTTTCAACAAGTGGGTCTGATTCAAATAATGGGTCCCAAGCAACCCCGTTTTTAACATTGGGATATGCTATTGCACAAGTGAGTAATGGTGATACAATTAACATTTCTAGTGGAACACACAGTTACGGAACTACCTCTGCTAATAATGTTATCACCATTAGTAAAGAATTGAGCATAATTGGACGAAATGATACAAGCGGAACTAGACCGATAATTAACATAGCAACCGCTTCTAATAATACAGCTGTTTTGTGCAATGCATCAAATATCACCATTAAGGGCATGGAGTTTGTTCACAATCCAGCATCAACCGGATCCAACGACACATGCATTAGCATTGCTCCGGGTGGAACGGGAATTTCTCCGGATGCCGGTGCAATGGTGAATCAAAATGTTAACATACTTGACTGCAAAATACATTTTACTAAATTTGGTGTTTCAAGCAAAGCTAAATATTTTAGTGTAAAAAATTGTGAGTTAGTTTCAAAAGCTGTTACTACCGCCAGAAGCATTGCAATATATAGTCAAGATGGAACAATTGATATTACAGATAATACATTTACTGCTTCTGTTTCTAATAGTGGGATTGAGTTATTGCACAATAATTTTGCTACCAACGATAGTTATCAAAATAAAAGAAATGGAACAGTCAATTTTACAAGAAATTCCACAAGTGGAATAAATATACTCCGTCGTGCGATATTTTTTGAAGCCGGATGTGATGCTGGTCTGAATGGAGACACATATAGTTTCAATGTTTCCAATAATACAATATCTAGTACAAGCGATTGCATGTTTTTGCTACAACCAAATAATGCAAATTTTTTAAACTTTATCAATTTGATCAAAATCAATGACAATATTTTTACCAATAATCCATCAGGTTCTAACAATGGGTTAGTAAGAGTAGCAAGTTTTGTAACAAATGGTGGTCCTTTAACACCCCCTACCAATAATCCTAAATTTTTGATATATTCAAACACAATGAACAATGCTACACTTAATTTATCACCTAGTCCATATAATGTGGACAATAAAAATGTATTAATATTCACAGGATTTTCAGCTAATTCTGACGGCAATACTGGAGGTTTAACTGCAACCGCACTAAATTCCATTTTGACTACTAGTGGAGGAAAATCAAACCAAACAATTGCATTTGGTGTTTTGTCATCCCAACTATATTCATTGAATGGTGAAATTGATTTAACCGCAACATGTGACTCAGGACTTTCGGTGAGTTATTCATCCGACAATTCAAATGTCGTGCAGGTGTCAGGAAATAAGTTGATTGTAAAAGGGGTGGGGACAGCTACCATCACTGCATCCCAAGCTGGAAATGATAATTACAACCCGGCTATAGCCGTGTCACGAACAATTAGTATCATTACCACTTCTATTACCACCAGTTACATTCCTGACAGGCTGTTAACAACTATTGTGTTTAACTTTAATCCATAATTCTACGATTTGTCATCATAATAAACAATTCATTCATAATAAAATGTAAATGATTTGTATATATTCATTCCAAACATGTGTTTTTCGGAACGAATTTCTCTCGGAATCGGGTTATCAGGAATTGCAACGGCCGCGCTTATTTACGCGCGCACCAAGAATGCGTATGCCTCCATTGGACTTCTGTATTTTGCGCTCATGGAAATCATTCAGTATTTTCAATACAAAGTGATTGACCAATGCAACAATAACACCAACCGATTTTTAACAATCCTCGGATACATCCACATTTGTTTCCAGCCGTTGTTTTTCAACCTGTGGCTGTTTGCATTCACGGTGAAACCGATTGTGCAGTATTTGTATCTCTCGTTTTTTGGAGGGCTCATGCTGGCATCGCGTTTATTTTTTGTGAAAAACAATGAATTGTGCGACGCGTCCTATGAACCGTTGTGCGGCAAGCGAACCTGCTCCGTATCGGGGGAACGGCACATTGCGTGGAACCTGCGTTTGCGCGCGCCGGATTGGGTCACTCCCAGCATGTCGCTGCATTTCTTTTTGTGGATTTTTCCAGCGCTGTCCATGTTTCAATTGAAACCTTTGATAGCGGTTTTGCTTACTGGGCCATATTTCGGATACCTATTGACAAGCAACATCCACGAACGCCCTGCGATCTGGTGCTACACATTTATCATGCAAGTGATTGTCACGTGCTGGTTATTGCTGCGGTAGACAAATAATATATGAAAAGCATTTAAAGAGGAATGCATTTAATTCAAATAACCCAGAAAATTGAAAGGTTGTCCGTTTTTGACAGCATTTCAGCAGTTCTCACAGAAAACAACAGACCACAACAACACAATGCAATCCACCACAAACATGAATGGAGGAAGGCCGCCCGTTGGAAAGAATGCCGGCAAAAACAAGAAGAAGCGTGCCAACAAGAAGAAGCGTGCTGCGGCCAAGGCAGGCACCAGTTCATCAGGAACCATGACGTCGCAACTCGGCGCCGGTCGTGCCACGGTTCCGCAGTGGTGCAAAATTGACATTGACCAAGTGGCAAATCACGCTGGGGGGTTTGTGTGGAAGTTGAGTGACATGGAGCACGCCAACCGCTACTTGATCATGGGCGCCAAGGACAATGGAAACTACTACCAGACCACCGAACAGGTCTCCACCGAGTGCCACACGGCCATTATTCGCGTCATCCGCAGCAAAAATCCCGATGATTTTGCGAAGCTGTGCGCGATGCTGGAAGACATCTCGGTCAGGGGTCTGGCCGCGCGCCAAGAACCGACGCTGCTGTCCCTCGCGGCGGCCATCGTGTTTGCACCCAGCGTGGAGAAAAAAGTCATGGCACTGGCGCTGGTTCCCAAGTGCGTGCGCATTCCGACGCACGCGTTCATGCTGGCTGGCTACGTGTCGGACTTGTCGCAGTGCAAGCCTGGAAAGGAGAAGGGCAAGGGCTGGGGAAGCGGGTTTCGGAAAGCGCTCGGCCAGTACTACACTTCGCGGCGTGGACTGGAACTGGCGACGGCACTCACCAAGTACAAGAACCGCGAGGGATGGCGCCACGAAGACTTGCTGCGCATGCTGCACGTCAATCCCGCGACGCTGAAGGACGACGGCGCGCGGTTGGTGTTCAAGTACGTGTTCGCCTGCGCCCGAGGTGAAAAGGACTTCATTCGCAAGCTGCTGGCCGACATTGCCACCTCAATCACGCATGAGCGGGCCATTGAGCTCTTGGAAACGCCGATCCCGTCTACCGAGAAGACGATTGCATCCACAACATCCAAACCCGTGTCCAAACCATCCGCGGTTAAACCCAACCAGGGCGGAATTGTGGCAGGATTCAAGTCAGCAATTCAAAGCGTGTTCGGCTCCAAGGCAACAACAACCACAACAACAACCACAACAACAACTGCACCAACAACACAGAAAAAAACTCGGATCCAGTTCTCCGAAAACTCTGACTCCACGACAGTTGAAATTGCGACATCTGCGTTTCAGTGGAAGCGCATGTTCATGAACCGCGTGCCAACTGGCGGGTTCACGATTTCGCTGGAACTGCCGCCCGGAACGCACGACTTCAAGTTCATCGTGGGCGGCGTGTGGCAGTGCGACCCCAGCAAACCGACGCACAAGACGGGCGAGCACGAAAACAACTACATTGTGGTCTCAGACCAGGAAACGACAAAATCAGAAGCAGACACCACGGCAAAAGCCACCCCTGTTTCACGCGACCTCGTTGAAACCGCCGTCTACCTGCAGGCAATCATGGAGATTGAGGCCTGCACCACGAGCGTGTCCGATCTCTACAAGGCCCTCAAGCTGGTGCGGGAACACGGCTTGGTGCGCGAGCAGATTCCCACGCACTTGCTCAACAGTTCCGACATTTGGACCGAGCTGCTGAAGTCAAAAGGCGCCAATGGCAAGCAGGACGGCATGCCGCTGGAGGCCCTCACTCGCAACCTGGGAAAGCTGTCGTCGTTGCCGAATTTCATGGGTCAATCAAACACGGAGATCATCTGTGCGCGCTTGCGATCCGAGACCGACATCCAGCGTTCGCGCATTCACCCGTTCAAAGTGTTGATTGCGTCCCAAATCTACGGCGCAGGGAAGGCATTGAAGGGCGCGCTGGCCTGGACGGTGTCGGCACAAGTGCGCGACACGCTCACGACCACGTTCATGCGTTCGTTCAAAAACGTGGCACCCACGGGCAAGCGCTACATGTGCGCACTGGATGTGAGTGGAAGCATGAGCTCAGCCTGCATGGGATGCCCCGCCATCAGTTGCAGGCAGGCATCGGCTGCGCTGGCGCAAGTGCTCTACGATACCGAACCCCATGTCTACATGCGCGGGTTCACTGCGGCATCCGGGTACGGTTCAGTCGTGCACGACAATGGGTTCTGCAACTTTGACCCGCTTGTGAGGCGCGGAATGACACTGGATCAGTTCATTCGTGCAACCGAAGCGCCATACGGCCCCACCGACTGCTCGCTCCCCATGCTCCGCGCCACAGAAGAAGGTCTGGACGTGGACGTGTTCATCGTCATGACGGACAACGAGACGTTCGCGGGCAAAGTGCATCCCCAGGTTGCGCTGGAATCCTACCGCACGAAAGCCAACAAGCCCAATGCGAAGCTCATTGTGGTGGGGATGACCGCAAACAACTTGACCATCGCCGACCCCAACGACCGCAACACGTTGAACCTGGCGGGCTTCAATGCCGCGATGCCGGAAATCATCGCCATGTTTGTGCGCGGTGAACTCTAGACGGGAACCCAGGTTCCCGTAAGCCCTCCTTTGCGTCCCGTAAGCCCTCCTCCGAACCTTTCCCTCTCGTGGCATTAAATAAAAATAAAACATGAAAGATGTTATAAGGGATAAGGAGAGGTAAGGAGAACCTGGGTTCTCCTAAAATATTTTTTTAGTTGTTTATTATATAGTTAATAAATAGTCACATGAGTGAACCATTTAAATTTGATGTAACATTCGAAAATGGATCCTATAAAATAAAAAATGGTCGCGATCTATGTTTACAATTTGAATTCATTGAAGACGAAGACGAAGACGACGACGATGGAATTGTATTGTATATTTCAAAAATAGTCAAATGTGGCGACGGCATGCCACTCACTCGCAAAGTGATAAAGATGATTGAAGACATGGCAAAATCCATTCCGGTTCCGCCTTGGTCACGCGTCAAATACATAAAATTGGAGGATGGTTCGTCCATAAATGTATGTGCTGGGCAGAATAGCAGTGGTATGAACATTGATTTGCGTTATTTAAAAATTTTAACGACTGGCGAATCATGGTATAATTCCTTCGGTTATAAATCGTTAGATCATGATGCCAATGTGGCACATAATGCAGCTATCATAAATCAACCGATGGACGAGTTATTATCTAAATTGGTTGTCCAGGAATACATTGACCAGAAATACATAAACAAATTCAAAGCGAGGTTTCCTGAATTGAATACCGCCGACTTGACGGTCAAGGAATATGTTACAGCGATGTCGAAGGCGGTTCCAAGGTCTGGAACTAGAACATGCACAAAAGAACAAGAAAAAAGGACGAGTTTATTATTCAAGTTAGTTTATTATATTAGAATGAGTGAGATGTTAGAATACAATTTTAGATTACAAAAAAAGGTTGAACGGGGTCCAAACTCTGGGGGTGGCGCAAAAAGAACTCTACGAAAATCATGCAGAAAAACAAGAAAAACAAGAAAAACAAGAAAAACAAGAAAACCAATAAACTCAAGAAAAACAAGAACTCACAAATGCATAAAACGCAAAACGGCATAAATGCACGGCACAAAATCAACCCATTGGACATGCCACAAACCACAATCACGTTTTATGACAATCGCGGTCGTATTGAAACCGCGGACATGCATGCTGTCGTGTTCAGCGACGGGGTTGAGCGCTTCATTTGCACGCACACCCGTGTGCCGGATGCCTACTTGCCCATAGAAGTTTACATCTTGAATGAACATTCCCAAAGTAGTGAATGCGTTGCGGTTGGCACGTACACGACGACCGAAACGAAATCTACGCAATGGTACAATGCGCGCACGAATGCATGGGAGGGAGCGCCAAGCAAAAAAATATATATTTTTCATGAAAATTAAAAATTGATTTTGAGTGATTTGACTGATTTATAACATCAAGTCAAGGATAACCAAAATCAATTTGCGTCACAACATTACAATGGCAGCCGAATTCATTTTCTATGTAATCATGTTCGTCGCGTTTGCGGGCTACATGGTTGTCATGCATGTCATCAAGTGAAATGAACCAACCTGTATTTGGAATATTTGGACATTGGCATTTGTACAGGTTTTTGTACAGGCTTTTGTACAGGCAAGTAAGATTTAATTGGTATTATTTTTTGAGGAAACCACTTATCATAATATCTATTTAAATTATAAACTTCAATAGCCGGATTCCATATCTTGACCCAATCTGATAAGCAGGAAGATGTTTTTATTACATAATTGCAATTACTTAACGCCAGACTATCTATCATAGCTTCTTTGGCTCTGTCTATATTATTATCAGTTTTCAAGTGCAACGGGTGATTGTCGTTGCTCCGCAAAGAATTTGTGAATACCAACTTTTTTTCTGAAAAAAAACTTGTATTTTTTATATCTGTTATAAAAGTTTCATCATCCGAAATTATAAACATGGTGTCAAATTCATTTGTTGACAGGAAAGATGTAATGTTTTTAACAACATCTTCTTTTGATATATACGAAGCTTCACTGCCAAATTTGTCTGTTCCTCTAAAATGGATGCCTAATGTTTTTGCACCAAACTCTTTCTTAATGGTTTCAACCGCTTGCAAAATGTCTTCTGCAATATCAAAATATTCAAAGAAAATATCATGGGCCATAACACACTCATTATGACTATACGTACATGAGTGCGTTTGCTTAAGGACTTGCAAAGAAATCGCACCGTTTGAGGTCGTGGTTATTTTTTTTGGTTTGATTATTTCAGGGAAAATTAAACCATATGTAGTATGTATATCCCAATTCGGGTAAATTTCATGTTTTTTCAAAAAAGGCAAGATCTCAAGAATCCATGTTAAAGTAGCACCGAACAATCCATTCCCAATAAACCCATTCACTGTTCCAAAATTTTGTGGCGGGGCCGGGGTCGTATCTACTAACTGCAGATCTCTCGGCCGGCATCCATGCATTTTGAACTGCAGATATCTCGGCCGGTGTCCATGCAGTTTGAACTGCAGATCTCTCGGCCGGTGTCCATGCATTTTGAAATATCAATATAAAATAAACATTCAACCCCAATGCCAAACTAAGATCCTACACGGGAAATTACATGTTCTGATACGCGGGAACGATGGTGGACCCCACCACAATTTGCCGGTTTCCGCCGGTGGTCGTCAATACAGATCCGCCGCCGGATTGGAACCCGCTGTTCAGCGCGCCTTTTTTTGGTGGAGCCGTGCAGCCGCCCGCGCGGCATCGCTGCAGTCGCGTATTGCGGATGGTGTTATCATTGCTTCTAAACGACAGCGGAACTCCGGCGGCGTTGATGGAGGATTGACCGATTGCATTGTTGCGTTTTCTCTCAATGTAGAGCTCGGTGTCGTGATTCTGGCCGATCCACTTTCTGGAACCGCCCTGGCAATACGCGCTGCTTGCCGGGCTGGCATAATTTGCGCCGCCTAAAGTGCGCAAGTACACGGCGCGCCCCATTGCAAAGTCGTTGCCGCCGTCGCTCGGGTAAAACTTGGCGGGCATGGCCGACGGGGCCGACAGAACCGCGTTGTTTCCGGCTTGCTTAATTAGGACGCTTTGGTCTGCTGGACCGGGGAACACAGGTCTCAAATACACGAATTTCACCATTATGGGAATGTATGAATTATATGAATTGTTTCGGATGTAATGCAATTAATATAATGGAATGTTTTATTTTTTCTGCGATGTTGCGATTTTAATGCGAAATTAAAACCGACGCACATGACGCCACGCGCTCTGGGATGCAAAGCTGGCGTCCCCGCCGAACGACTTGTCGTTGTACGTGCGGTTGATGGCTTGGTTCTTCTTAAAGGTGATGTAGTCGGAGCCGTCGTACACGTACTTCACGTTGCAGGTGGACGAGGGAATGCCGGTGCCGTCGTTGGTGGCCTGCACGTGACCGGCAAACATCTTAAAAGAACCCACTGATGAGCTGCGCACCACGCCCTGCACTTGATCCGACCCGCCCGACACATAATTTTGACGTCCTAAATAATCGCCCGCGTTGTTCACCAACCGAAACGGGGTGGTGACGGGTTTGCGGCCGTTCACGTCGCCCGACGCGTATTGCCCGTTCCAAGCCTGCCTTAATACAAAGCGGTCCATGCTGCGTTCATTTCCGCCCTCCATGCCGCTGCCACCGTGCGTTCCAGCGCCACCGCCTAGCAGCGCGGGTGAGTATCCGTTGTAGCCGCCACCCAAATTGCTGGGCTGGCTGTTCGGAGACACGAACGAGTTCGGGTTCCGAGTCACGCCCGACATGGCAGAAGAGTAACCGATTGACGTCGACATAATGTGATAAAGTTCGTGGGTTGATTAATATAATATGACACGATATAAAAAAATGTATTCATTGCATAAGTTTACCAAACGCCCACTCAGTTAGAACAGATTAACCTTAATAATATAATTTAATAATTTCCAATAATTCATTATTTTCATCATTTTCAATACGGTCAATCTGCATTTGAATTTCCTGCATTAGACAATCCAATTTATCCACCATGTCTACCCTTTTTCCATCTGGATTGAATCGGATGAATACCCATTTTCCACTATGTATCATGAAGAGGTCATCATACCGAATGTCTTCATCTTTGGGGTCATAACCTGAATGACGAAATTCATCAGTTTCAATTGCTAAAACAGTATTACCAATTTGTTTCCGATGATCAATGCGTCGCCGATGGGTGCAATCGCAGTGTCCTGTGTACAATGGTTTATCATGAATAAATCCTTCAAATATTGCATTAATTGCATTACGCACTCGGATTTCTTTCGTGTGTGTGTAAATGACTTTGCTTCGTTCATCGTTGGGAAACAATTGCTTGAAACAGGTTGCACAATATCCATCATATACGGTTGAACCACCGCGCGAATCTGGCCAAGTTATACAATTTGGACAACGTAATCCGCCGCCATGATTAACACATTTATCGGTTTTGTTTCGGGCACTTTTGGTGCAACCTGGTTCAACACAACGTGCGCCGCCGCCATGTGATTTGCATTTATCGGTTTTGCCTTGGGCACTTTTGGTGCAACCTGGTTCAACACAACGTAATCCGCCGCCATGTTCAATGCATTTATCGGTTTTGCCTCGGGCACTTTTGGTGCAACCTGGTTCAACACAACGTAATCCACCGCCATGTTCAATGCATTTATCGGTTTTGCCAACGGCACTTTTACTACAACCTGGTTCAACACAACGTGCGCCGCCGCCATGTGATTTGCATTTATCAGTTGGACTTACGGCACTTTTGGTGCAACCTGGTTCAATACAACGTAATCCGCCGCCATGTTCAACGCATTTATCGGTTTTGCCAACGGCACTTTTGGTGCAACCTGGTTCAACACAACGTGCGCCGCCGCCATGTGATTTGCATTTATCGGTTTTGCCTTGGGCACTTTTGGTGCAACCTGGTTCAACACAACGATCACCGCCGCCATGTTCAATGCATTTATCGGTTTTGTCTCGGGCACTTTTGGTGCAACCTGGTTCAACACAACGTGCGCCGCCGCCATGTGATTTGCATTTATCGGTTTTGCCTGCGGCACTTTTGGTGCAACCTGGTTCAATACAACGTGAACCGCCACCATGTTCAATGCATTTATCGGTTTTGCCTTGGGCACTTTTACTACAACCTGGTTCAACACAGCGTTTTGATTTTCGTGGCATTTCTGTGCATTATAATATTGATAAAGTTTTAATTCAATTTTAAACGCAATGATGTCACTCTAATGAACGAATCAAAAAACCAAAAAGGTTCAATGTTATTGATGTTTAGCAGCCATGGCGCAACAAATGAGAGAAATTCAATATACATTATAATGTCTTATCCCCTCCTTATTCGGTCATGATGCGCGGCGCAATGTTCATGGTCTGCAGCTCTTGGAACAGCAGCTTGCACGCGTACGGGATTTCCACATACGCAAACTCCGTTCGGTTCTCGCACATGTGGCAGCAGTGTATGCCCATTTTTTCGTTCACCGCGGCAATCATGCCGCACCGCTTGCACACGTAGACCTGGTACTTGTCGGACGAATCGTACATGCGCCCGCGCGTGAATCGGCACGCCCCGTGCGCCACCATGCTGTCGCGCTCCATTTCGCCAAATCGGTGTCCGCCGTCGCGGCTGCGCCCCTCCGCCGGCTGCCGCGTCAAATTCACCATCGGCCCAATGGACCGGCTGTGCTGCTTGTCGTTCACCATGTGCTTCAGTCGCTGGTAAAACGCGGGTCCGATGAAGACGCTGGTCTCAATCTGCTCCCCCGTGAGCCCGTTGTACATGAGCTGGTTGCCGTTGCACTCGTACCCCAGTTTGAACAGCTCCCGCCGAATGGTCTCAATGTCCAGTTCGCCGAACGACGTGCCGTCACCGAACAGGCCCAGCTCCACCAGAACCATTCCCAGCAGCGTCTCCTTCAGCTGCCCAATCGTCATGCGCGACGGAATGGCGTGCGGGTTGATGATGATGTCGGGCCGGAGTCCCTGCGCCGTGAACGGCATGTCGCGTTCCGGAATGATGTTGCCCAGCGTGCCCTTCTGCCCGTGCCGCGAGCTGAACTTGTCGCCCATGACCGGTTTGCGCAGGGTCCGCACCCGCACCTTGCAAATGTGGTACCCCTCCCCGTTCCGCTCCAAGAACGTGCGATCAATATAGGACTCCTCCTGCGTGCGATACGCCCGGCTCTGGTCCTCGTATTTAAGCACCTTCGTGTGATCGTTGCGATTGATGGGCACCACTTTGGCAATGATGATGTCGCGGTTTTCCACCAGCGTGTTTTCCGGCATGACGCCCTTGGCGTTCACCTTGTCGTAATTCCCGAATTTCATGCCCTTGGTTTTGGCGGGGTCCGGTTTGCAGCGCACCTCTTCGTCGCCGTTGACCTTCTTGTCTTCGTCCTTCTCGGTGTGGTAAATCACCGTCTGAAACAAGCCGCGGTCAATTGAGCCCTGGTTCATCAGCACGCTGTCTTCCTGGTTGTAGCCCGTGTGCGTCATGATCGCCACAATCACCGGCCCGCCCGACGGAATCTGGTCCAGCTTGATCATGCCCATGACGCGCGTGTCCACCAACGGGCGCGCGGGATACGTCATGACGTACGCCGTCTTATCCATGCGCTTGTCAAAATTCGTCACGTACATGCCCATCGCCTGCTTCGCCATGGCCGACTGGTACGTGTTCCTCGGCGACTGGTTGTGCTCCGGGAACGGAATGCAGGACGCAATCACGCCGAATATGGTGCTGGGGTGAATCTCGCAGTGCGTGTACTTGTATTTGAACGCGTCGTCGCGCGGGGAATACAGGTCCGATGGTTTCATGGCAATCATGCTGAAATTCTGCTCCTCCGGGTCAATGTATTCAATGATCGCGTTGCCAATCCGCGCATCCGTGAGCAGGTCGTCCCATCCCAGCTCCTTGGTTCGCAGCCGCCGGATGATGTCGTTTGTCACGTAAAGACCGCCGGTTTCCTGGTTCACGCGCAGCACCGGGCGCGTGATGCGCCCCGCATCCGTGCAAATCCGAATTTCTTTGTTTTTGTAATTGAACACGACCGACGTGTAAATGTTGATGATTCCGCGCGTCTTTTTGTCCTTGAAATCGTTGTACAGCTTGGGCGCGTCCATGGCCATTCCGATCCAAGCCCCGTTCACAAACACTTTGACTTGCTCGTGCATTTGCGCGCGGGTCGCATCTTCCAGTGTAACAATGTAGGCCCGCATTTGTTCGCGAATGTTGTCGGAACTGCTGATCGTGGTGACGTGCGTCATGTAGCTGATGTTTTTCACCACACCCACGCTGCCGCCTTCGGGGGTTTCGGCCGGGCACAAGAACCCCCACGTGGTGTTGTGCAGCTTGCGCGGCGGAATCAGCTTGCCGCTCTTGTCAATCGGCGTGTTGATGCGCCGCAAGTGGCTCAAACTGGAGATGTACGTGAGCCGATTCAACACTTGCGCAACGCCGACCTTCGTGGAGCTCACGTGCTTGATGCCAAAGTCGCCCGTGGAAAGCGCCTTTTTGAGGCCGTTCTCAATGGTGGACGACTTGATCAGTTTGTACACGTTGGTGCTGTTCATGATGCTCAAATAGTCGTCCGTGGAGCGCCACGACCCCGTGTTGATCTCGCGAATCACTTGCTTCGTCATGTCCTTCACCACCTTGTTGAAGTAATTGCGGAACAAGTTGTTGATCAGTGCTCCGGTCGTGTCCACGCGTTTGTTCACGTACGAATCACGGTCGTCCAGACGCGAAGCGTCGTTGCTGATGCTCGCTCCGATGAGGCGGTTCGCCATGTACCCCAAGAAATGCAGCCGCTGCTTTTCAGTGCTGCAATGCGGAAACAAGTCGTTGTTCAAAATGTCGGTGGTGAATTCACGTTTTTTTCGCGCGCCGGCCTCCTTGTCCACATTCATCGGGGTGTACATCACGTGACCGGTGATCACTTTGAGCGCGTCTTCCTGCGTGAGCACCGTGTTCGCGTCAATGATTGACCCTTGCAGCGCTTCCAGTGAAGCCGGGTCGTTGGTCAAACTCAACAAAATGAGTTCGCAGATCTCCTTGTCCGAAATCACGCCCAACGCCCGGAACACGACGAAGAGCGGGATCGGCTGTTTGATGCGCGGAATTTGCACGCAAATCGGGTACCCGAACCCGTTGTTTTTGTTTGCGATCATCATGCTGATCTGCTTTGGGGAAATGCACTTGAAGTCGGGCACCGACTTGATTTCCGCCAGCCAATTCCACTTGGTGTTCCCTTTGGACACATTGAAGCAATACACCCGGTTTTCGGCCGCGCGTTCTTGAGCCAGCACCGTTTTCTCGCTCCCGTGCATGATGAAGTACCCGCCCGCGTCGTGCTTGCATTCGCCCGTTTCTTGATGACTCACGTGCTGGCACTGTTTCAAAACGCAAATGCCGGATTTCAGCATGATGGGCAGCTTCCCAATCGGAATTTTGGGGAGCAGTTTGTGGTGGTACTGCACGTTTTCCAAATTGGGTCCCGTGCGAACGGTGATTTGCACTTTGACGTCCACCATCATTGACGACGCGTACGTGAAATTCCGAAGACGCGCTTCGTGCGGGAACATGAGCTTTGTGGCGCCGTTGTTTTCATGAATTTGCGGGCGATACAGGTTGAAGTGCGCAAACTCCACCTTCATTTCAAGACGATGTTTCTTAAGACCGCGGTCGTAATCCGCGTCAGATGCGATGTGCACTGGATTGAACATGTCAATCGTGCGCTCAAGCTGGGTGTAAACCAGATCGTTGTAGGATTCCAGCTGGTGCCGCACCAGCTTCTCCAAATGCGACTGTCCAAAATACGAACCGATCATGTCCCACGGCTCCTCCACATATTGGCCGAGAGCGGCTTCCGTTTCTTCCTTCAATGATTGTGTTTGCAATGGGTGCGACATTCTTTTCTTGACTGTGTGCTGGTGTGTGGCACGGGCTAATTGTCAAATCAATTTTTATGTTTAAATTGATTTTGTGCGCGTTATTCAGGCATCAAAAATTCGTCTACAAATTCTTTGCTCCAAACATTGGATGCACATGCCCAATCTGAATCAATTGTCATGAGCATTTTTTCAGTGGAAGTGGTTTGATAACAAAATTTATCGGAAACACCCGGCATGTAACCACGCAACCGATGCACGTAATTTGAAAATGTGGACAGCGGGTGACTAAAAAATTTTGTGCCGTGTGCACATATGATTTGCTCTACGATTCCGTGGAACACGGGATTAATTTCCATAATGTCCTCATTCAACACGTCGCGAAAGGTGATCACGTTGTACTTCAGTTGAAGTGCATTGAATTCACTCAAATCCACCGAATCCGTTGCAATGTAAATGCACTCATTCATCGGATTTACAATGTGCGGCTCAATGTTTTTCATGACATCTTCTATGGGAATGCAGGTTGTTTTGTAATCGCAATGCATAAAATCCCCTCGTCTTGCGTGCATTGCATAGTACTCGCCATCGGCACCACCGCACCGTTCACGTTTTAACCAACTCACCACTTTCATGGCGGCTTCAAAAATTTCGGATCTGTAATGCACGTGCTTGTGCACATACAATTTCACGCGGTTAGCATCGTGTTTGTTGGAGTGGCGCAACATGGAATAAAATGACCCCAACAAGCACTTATCAAAATGCACATATTTAGAATCATTTGACAATATTATCTCGGTCCGATTTGAAAAACATTTGGGAAGGACCGGATTCGGGTCCGGATTCGGATTCGGGTTCGGATTCGGATTACTAACATTAATGTAATTGTGACATGTGTCAAAGTTCGTCACATTATAAACCGTGCATGATTTATTCAACTCAGTTGCATCCGACTCTGCAATGTTTTCTTTATTGCAAAAGTCGGATAATGTCATAACCGAAATGCCCAAATCATTGAAATCAAAAAACAAACGCAAATCATGCATCCGATTGTGGACATTTGCTGGCAAATGGTCAATGTAGCACAAATCTGGCACGACTAATGCCCGGTTTGTGCAATATGCCAGCGCGCATGAAAGTTCAAATGAAAGGCGTACATTGCTCATTCCACCCGGCCAAGGAGTCACGATAATGTATTTGTCATTCGGCACATATTTTGAAATTGGATCGCAGTTCAATTGGTTCCAATACAATGCATCCGACATTTGAATGGAGGCGCTGGGTTTGATTTGATGCACCCGAGTAAAATAATGGTGTTCAATTCCATGAATCACTGCAATTGTGTTTTCATCAGATATGTAGATGTGTTTTTGCTCTTGCCCATCCTCCCATAAAACTGGGATAGTCATATCCCCCGATGTTAACATTTTAACACCCATGCCATTTTCCGTTTTTAAACAACTGTTTGCGATCGTTGTGGATTTATCGGTTTGAATGGGGGTTAATGTAAAGTCGGTCTCATTCCACCAATTGACGACACAGTTCGAATTCCATGGAGGATAATAAAACACGTCATTATTTTCAAGCGTCATTGTTTTTTTATTACGCAAACCTGGATGGTTCGGTGTTGTATTTAATTTACTATAAATGGCATGAATGTCCACAATGTCCCCCACAAAATTACAGTCCATGGGGGAATGGGGTGGAAACGGTTTGCTATTCTCCAGCAGTTTGCCGCTGCCGTAATGTTGAATATAATTGTCCTCTTTGAAAAAAAATCGTTCACAAATGACGCAGTCCACGGCGTAATCATCCACATTTGATACTTCATTGGAAAAATTCATAATAAACTCCATTAGCTTTGATGATGAACCGGAAAGACGTTTACGCTTGACATCATTGTGAATGCCAAACATGCCGCCAGCAATCGTCCAATAATGTTGCACATTGTCAGTCATGATGTGCAATTCTTTTGTGGGATAATTTGTCAACCAATCCGATACGGCAACCTGCTCTCGTTCATTTAAAATGGAATCCAAATCTCTGGACAGCCACACGGACACATTCTCATCATCGTGCGGCAAAAACCGAAGTGCCCGCAAACAAATGTTGGTTTCCACCAAAATCAATTCAAGGTCCGTGATTTGTGATAATTCATCAATGATGTGAACCGGTTCATCAAACGGCATGTACACGCGCACAATCCAACCTGGATACAGTTTTTTCGCCAAATGATAATTCACATATATGCCTTTGTAAAATCCGCGTGAATTGCTATAATGTGAAGTGGTGCCATACAATGAAAAACTAATGATTTTCTTCTCCAACTGGGGTTGAACATTAATGCATTTTGAATACTTTAAATAGCATTTCGTATTCATGAAACTAGTGTGTATTATGTGTATTGTGTATTATGTGTAGTGTGTATTGTGTATTGTGTATTATGTATTATGATTATGTATTATTTATTGTATTTAAGACCCTCAATGCGTCCATATGCGAGTGTGAGTGCATGTCATCCCCCGTGCAATTTAAGGACAAATGCAAATTCAATGTGTAATATGTGTCATAATATAATATATTTTGACATATATTTGTTGGGGTTTGCAATAATGAGTTCAAAAAAACAAATCACAATTGATCCGTCCGGGTTGAGCGGCGGTGCCGCGCACAATGTCACGATGAAACGGCAACGAAAAATGAAACCGCCGGTTGCGCTGCTGCGACCCAGCACCGTGAAAAAAAACTTGCTTGAAAAGATAAAGGACTACAAGCGGCGCAATGAAGAAACGGCTGCACCCGACCAACCGCAACCAAAAATGACGGACACGGATTTGGCCAACCAATTCAAAACGTCGTCCAATTATTTAGAACAACTCATGCACCGAAAAAAAGAGGGCCGGAAGGCCAAACTTAATCCAGTCATGCAACAACCCGCGACTCAGCCCATGCCTATGCCCATCATGCATCAGCCCATGCCCATGCCCATCATGCATCAGCCCATGCCCATGCCTATGCCCGTGCCTATGCCCATCATGCATCAGCCCGTGCCTATGCCCATCATGCAGTCAATGCAATCATCCGACCACGAAATATCATTGGAGCTGCCCCCCGAACTGCAGATCAACCCCATTCCCATTTTTCAAGAACCCCTCCCCTTGTACATGCCCGCAATGAATGCATTCACACCCGCACCCGTATCCGCACCCGTACCCGTAACGCAGATAAAAAACGACGTCCCATACGGCTGTTTGCGCAACGGCAATAAACCCACGTATCGCACGTATCACCGAAAAATTCAGCCCCCTCCGGTGAACCAGCATAATCACACGATGAAAAAACCGATTGCAACGGACATAAACGCACCCTTTGTCGCACCCCTCGCGACCGAACTTGACGCGGAGGAAACGGCAATCATTCAGGAACGGCAGCGCAAATTGAGGGAGGTGCAAGAAAGAGCATCGGCATCCGCAACAGCAGCAGCATCGGCATCCGCAACAGCAACAGCAACAGCATCCGCGTCTTCTGAAATGACCCCCCCCCAACCCGAACACACGAAAATACGGATAAAACAAACCATCACTAAAAAATACAGGCTGGGCCGATCGCCCGGCGGCAACGTGGTGGGCGTGCTAATAAAAAACAACGACACCCGGCGCCAGGTGCAGGAAGAGTGCGGCCTCTTGAAACGCGAGCCAATCATAGACGTCCGCAAGTACTTGCACGATCACGGGATGCTGAAAGTGGGCTCCGACGCGCCGCCGGACGTGCTCCGCAACATGTACGAATCGGCCAAACTAACCGGCGACGTCAACAACATCAACAAGACCGTCATCCTGCACAACTTCATGGCGAATGCAACCGCATGAAACAACACACCAAACAAAAACACAAACCCAAATGCATTTAAAGAGAGAAATTCATATGCATGTAACAATGCATACGAACGATATTGTATGGCCCTTATCAAAGAATATTTCCGCTTGTCCAACGAAGCCAAAACCAAGTACGGACCCAAGACCGTGCTCTTGATGCAGGTGGGCGCGTTTTACGAATGTTACGGCGAGATCACGGCTCGCGCACACATTGACGAGTTTTGCCGCGTGTGCGAGCTGGCCTGCGCCAACAAGGCGCCCGGCGTCGTCATGGCGGGGTTCCGGGATTACAGCCTGGAAAAGTATTTGAACCGGCTGCAGGAAGCCGGCTACACGGCGGTGGTGCATTCGCAGGACGCGCAAATCAAGGAGGAGCGCGCCTTGAGCGGCGTCTACTCACCCGGCACGTTCTTCACCGGCGAATCGGCGGCGCTGTCCAACAGCGTGGCCTGCATTTGGCTGGAGCGCATGCGCGGCAAAATCGTGATCGGAATGGCGAACATTGACGTGTTCACCGGACGGTCCAGCGTGTTTGAAGCGGAAACGGAGCCCCGGCACGCGCCGACCACTTATGATGAATTGGAGCGCTTTATTTCGGTCCACGCGCCGAGCGAGGTCGTATTAATTGCCGCTAATTTCTCTCCAAAAGAAGTGGAGGATTTGCTGAATTTCGCGGGGATTGCCGCGTGTGCCCGGCTGATCCATCGTCCGGGTTCGGAAGATGCCGCCGTGCAAAAATCCAGGAAGCAGGTGTATCAGCGCGAAATCATGGCCCGGTTTTTCGGCCATGTGGGTTCCGGTTTGCTGCAATTCACCACCTACGAATTTGCCACGCAGGCGCTCACGTACTTGCTGAATTTCGTGCACGAGCACAATCCGAACCTGGTGCACCGCATTGCCGAGCCCGCGTTTGAAAACTGCACGGACCGCATGGTGCTGGCCAACCACACGCTCAAGCAGCTCAACATCATAGACGACGACAACGGCGCCAAAAACAAGTACTCCTCCGTGTACCGGCTGCTGAACAACTGCATGACGCCGATGGGCGCGCGCCACTTTCGCACCCGGCTGCTGAACCCCTCGTCCTCCGCGCCCAAAATCCAGCGCGAATACGACATCACGGCGCACTTGCTTTCGTCAACAGACGCCTGGCGCCCCCGGTTGGCGCAGCTCAAGGACTTGGAAAAGTTCAACCGCTTGATCATGATGCGCAAGTGCCCGCCGCAAATGCTGCACTCATTGTATGGCAACCTGGCCGTCATCGGCGAGCTGCATGCGGCGATTGACCCCACCACTTCGGCATATTTGGACGCAATGAATCCGAATCCGACCCCGAATCCGAATCTGAATCCGTTGGAAGAATCCGTCTCCGCCATGCGCCAGCACTTGGACACCGCGTTCCACATGGACAAGTGCGCCAACGTGGGCGCCGACTTGGGCGACTGCGACTTTGTGCGCCCCGGCATCAGCGCAGAATTGGACATGCACCGGGCCCAATACGAATCCGCAAATAAAACCCTAACCGAACTAAAAAATTATTTGGATTCTCTCGTGTTGTGCGGGGAGAAGGGCCGGGCCAATGCGGCCTCGGAGGTCGTCAAGCTCCACGAGACGGAAAAGGGCGGCATTTCGCTGCAGGCCACTAGCCGACGCACCAAGCTGCTGGCCGACCAAATCCGGCAGCAGAAGCTGGACCAAGTGCGCATTGGACCCAACAATGATTGGTTCTCGCTCTTGGCGCTCACGTTTCCCAAGGCCACCAGCGCAAACCACGAAATCACGAGCCCGCAACTCAGCGAGCTGTGCCGCAGCATCGTTGCGTCCAACCAAAAAATCAAGGACGTCGTGGGACAGATTTACGCCGACTTTGTGGACAAGCTGCGCGAGTGGGACCCCGTGTTCCAGCAGCTCATCCACTTCACAACCACGCTGGACTTGCTGCAGAACCAGTGCCACATTGCGACAAAATACAAGTACTGCAAGCCGGTCATTGCTCCTCCAACAAATGATGAGTCCAAGTCGTTTTTTGACGCGCGGGACCTGCGCCACTGCCTCATTGAGCGGCTGAACGAGGATGAAACGTACGTCGCCAACGACGTGGCGCTGGGCTTAGCGGGGGGTGGCAGTGGCTTCGCCCACCGGGGCATGCTCATCTATGGCACCAACGCCGTCGGCAAAACGAGCCTCATTCGCGCCGTCGGCATTGCCATCATCATGGCGCAGGCGGGGCTCTACGTGCCGTGCTCTTCGCTCACGTACCGCCCGTACACCACCATTTTCACGCGCATCCTGGGCAACGACAACCTGTTCAAGGGCCTGTCCACGTTCCAAGTGGAAATGAGCGAGCTGCGCGTCATCCTGCGCACGGCCACCGACCGCAGTCTCATTCTGGGCGACGAGCTCTGCAGCGGCACCGAAATGGACTCCGCCATTGCCATCTTCGTCGCGGGACTGACGCACCTGCACCGAGTGGGCTGCACCTTCTTATTTGCCACGCACATGCACGAAATCAACGGCTACGACGAGGTGCGCCTATTAACTAAGATGTGCATGAAGCACTTGACCGTGACGTACGACAAGGCGCGCGACACCTTGATTTACAATCGCACGCTGGCGGACGGCCCCGGCGCCAGCATGTACGGGTTGGAGGTGTGCAAGGCGCTGCACTTGCCCGACGCGTTTTTGGAGTTCGCGAATGCGGTGCGGCTGCGGCATCGCGCCCCGCCCTCCGACATCGGCATCCTGTCGTTTGAGCCGTCGCATTTCAACGCGCACAAGCTGAAGGGCGTGTGCGAGCGGTGCTCTTCAGAGCTGGCGCAAGAGGTGCACCACTTGCTGCCACAAAAGGACGCGGACAGCCGGAATTACATTGGCCACGTGCCGAAAAACCACGTGGCAAACTTGATGGCGCTGTGCACCCGGTGCCACGACGAGGTGCACGGCGCAATATAATGCATGAATTATTGGGATGGTGTACATAACTCAACTACAAAAAAAAAAATTGATTCCAATTTTAGCATTTGAATCAATGTTGCAATCACCCCCGTAACAAATCGTAATCGCGTAATGAATCTCTTTATTCTCTCGTTGATCCCGACCGAAGCCGCCGAAGCCTACATGGACAAGCACGTTAACAAGATCCTGTTGGAGGCGGTGCAAATGCTGTGCACTGCGATGCACGTGTTGGCGCCCGACACGCCGATCAAGGACCAACTTTACAAACAAGCGCATTTGAATCACCCCGTCAGCATCTGGGTGCGCACCTCTCGCGACAACTTCATCTGGACGCTGGACCTCGTGGAGGCGCTGCACGAGGAGTGGCGCTTCCGATACGGCCACCCCGAAACCAAATTTCACCGGTCGTATGAGGTGGCCCAGTTGCTGCGCCGCCACGTGCCGCGTGACGCACTCTTTCCGTGCCCGCGGGCGGGACTCACGCCCTTTGCGCTGGCCATGCCCGACGAATACAAGGCGCAAAATGCGGTGGAGTCATACAAGGCATACTACATGTCGCCCGAAAAACGGCGCATTGCCGCCTGGAAGAAGAACCGGACCGCCCCCGAATGGTATTCGTTTTCTGAAACTCATTCCCCAAATAAATAAAATGTGCACATTATATACTTATATACATTTTTTTTGCAGTAAACAATCCACCATGCAACCCGCACAAACCGCGCAACCAGTGAGCACTAACATCAATTTGGGAGAAGTGGCGAATCGGTTCGGCCAGTACTTCATAGAAAACATCGCCGCCATATCCATTGTGGTGGTCGTGCTCATTGGCGCGCTGGTGTATCAGCAAATCATGCACGTGCAGCTCGGGGCGGACATTACAGAAAATGAAACAATTGGCACAAGTAGTAACGGCACAAGTAGTAACGGCACCGGATCAAAAACGGTTGTCGTGGAAACGTTTGACCAACCCGATTCGCTGGATGCAAAGATGCGGGCCGGATTTTGCAAGTCACATTTAGGCAAACCGGCCGAGTTGGAAACCGCGTGCGGCAAGCTGAGCAAGCACTCCTGCACGGCCACGTCGTGCTGCGTCTGGGCTAAAATGGATTCCAAGGAGTCGTGCGTGTCTGGGAACCAGCACGGCCCCATTTTTAAGCACGGATCAAGCGGCGCTCCCAAATCGCTGGACCACTACTACTTTGAGAACAAGTGCAAAGGAAACTGCCCGAACGAATGAAAAAATCAAAAAAAATGCAAAAAAAATATAAAAATGTTGCGTTCATGTATAAACCCGCAAACCACGCAAAACCACAATACAATGTCATCATTGGGACATTCATCGGTTCACGCCCCCTCCAATCAGATTCTGCAACCCATCATAAGCGGCGGTGCAAACCCTCCAAACGCGCATTTTACCAACGCGTACGGAAGCATAGTTGGCGGCATAACCGGATGCGGTGGCGCCGGCGGAAGCGCGGCGGCCCTTGCCGGAGACTCCGGATACAACCTTGTTTCAACACAATCGGGTGGAAATATCGGGGCACACCGTCAACATCGTCGTGGAGGATATAAGAAGCGCAGCCACAAGCGTTGCAAGTGCCGCGGAAAGTGCCATTGCAAAGGCCAAAGCAAGAAGAGGCGCGGCCAAAGCAAGAAGAGGCGCGGCCAAAGCAAGAAGAGGCGCGGCCAAAGCAAGAAGAGGCGCGGCCAAAGCAAGAGACGCCACCGCGGCGGCATGGCATCATTTTCGCCCGCCTCGTTTTCCGGGCCAAACCCCCCTTACCATCAATACGGGAGCAACATTCCCAATTCACCTGTTTTTTCACTGGGGGGAGCACTGTCGCCGGCTCTAAGTGGCCTGGCAAGTCCACCACCCATTGACTCTGTCGTCAATCGTTGCAGTTGAGAGAGTGCGATTAAATAATATATTATTTTATATACAATATATAACAATATACGACAATACATAACAATACATAACAATACACGCACATAACCAACCCAAAAACAATGTCTTGCACCGCGCCGATTGACATACCGACCTCGCAAACTGTGAACACGATTTCCGGGACATTCAACTGCATTTACGATGCAGACATGTTGTCCGGTCAATCGGTTACGCTGGCAACCGATTTGTCCCATTTGACGATCCCGTGCGGCGCATCCCGCAACAACAGCAAGGTGTCGTTTTACACGGCAGGGATGTACGTCCCCACTGAAATCCGAATTTACACGCCATCGCTGCACACGTATAACGGCGCACCTGCCGACGCGGAACTGCTCATTATACACTCTGCCGTCCAGCAAACCCGCGGGTCGGACGGATTGATTGTGAGTGTGCCCATTTCCATCGGGGGCACAAGCGGAGGAAGCGGCAGCGGAGGCGGCCTGGACGCCATCATTCAGGCCGCCAACACGCTGAACGCCAGCACAGTTGCGCTCACGCCGTCTGCTGCCATCAGTCAAGACGTGAACGCCAACGATTTGATTCCGTCAAAAAAGTACTATGTGTACAACGGGTCACTGCCCTACGAGTCGTGCGGTGGAAATTATTATTACGCCGTTTTCACGGACCCCATTGCAATCACGGGCCCGATTAACAACCTGGTGGCCAGCGGCATTGCCGTAACCCCGGCCCCGCCGCTGCTGCAAAAAAGCAAGAGCGGGCCAAACACGGGCAGCGGCGGGGACGACGACGACGAACCCGCGTTGTTTGAGATAATACAGCAGCCGGATTGCGGCGACGATGGTGACACAAACAATGGACTCAGTGGAGGAGCCATGGGAGCCATGGGATCAAGCAACTTGAACTTCAACGTATTGTACGTGCTGTGGGGACTTTTAATTTGCGTTGTTTTGGGGGTGTTGTGGGTCATGTGGGGTTACATGGGTGGATCTGTGTCTGTTGCGTCTTTTGCGTCTGCTGCTAAGGCTGTGGTGCATGTTGCGGTGGCTCCTGACGAGGTTCTTTAAATGAACCCCAGGTTAACTAAACCCGCGTGTATCCCAGCGACGTTTGGTCCAGTTGGTTGGGATGAAAGGATGAGGTGGCACTGCCGACCGCGGTGTCGGCCAGCGGCGCCCGGATCGCCACCATTTGTTCTTCCAGGGTGACGGGAAACTGGTTGAACGCGGAGAGTTCCTCGCTCTTGCGCTTCTCGCTTGGGACGTATGACTCAATTGCTGCGCTTCCGTTGGCGCCGGAACGGCGAATCAGCACGTACGCTGCAAACAAGCCCAGTACCCCGACCACCGCGTGCGAATGCATGAAGAGGGACAGGGCAATGACAACCACCACAATGTTGCCTAAAGGCGTGTCAATGTAGGGGGCAATCGCGTCCGGGGTGGGGACGTTCAAAACGACGTACAAAACAATGAGCACCGTGAGCAACAGCTCGTGCTTTTTCGCGGATTTCAAAACAGAATCCATTGAATCGGGGAGATAACGTATGTATAATGTATAATAATTATATATTTTATAATTATTTGTTATGATTTAAAATTGAACCAAACCATGAACACAACCCCATTCATTCATTCATTCCGCAAAGCATTATCACAATGACGTATTTGGGCCCCCGCGGATACACCATCCCCAAAGAGAACTTGGACGAAGACGAACGCAAATACATCCGCACGGAACTCACGATTCGCCCGCACATTCCTAAAGCCCCCGTGCAACCCGCCGCCTATCCCGTTTATCGCGAATCTCCGCTAAAAATGTACGTGCCGCGTTACTTCGGAATCGGCGCGTACGGCCCGCCCGACGCCATCCAAATTGGGCCCGGCAACACAATAAATGTTGCCGTGACGTTCCAGGGCGACATGCGCGACTACCAAAAAGACATCGTGCGAAAGTATTTGAACCACGTGGGCACCGGCGGCGGCGGCCTCCTGGACGTGGACCCCGGCAAGGGCAAGACCGTAATGGCGCTCTACATCCTGGCCCAGCTCCGCCGAAAAACGCTGGTGGTCGTGCACAAGTCCTTCTTAATGAACCAGTGGATAGAGCGCATAGAGCAGTTCCTGCCGGGCGCGCGCGTGGGCCGCATCCAGGGGCAAACCGTGGACATTGACGACAAGGACATCGTGCTCGGCATGCTGCAGTCGCTGTCCATGAAGGAGTACCCCGCCGACATGTTTGACAGCTTCGGCCTCACGGTGTTTGACGAGGTGCACCACATGGGCGCCGAAGTGTTCTGCCAGTGCATGATGAAGGTCACCACGATGTACACGCTCGGGCTGTCGGGCACCATGCAGCGCAAGGACGGGCTCACGAAAGTGTTCAAGATGTTTCTGGGCGACGTGGTGCACAAGGAGAAGGCGGCGTCGGAGCACCGCGTGATAGTCAAGGCCATCAACTACTGCGTGGACGACGCCGCGTTCAACGAGACGGAATACGACTATCGCGGCAATCCGAAATTCAGCACCATGATTTCGCGCGTGTGCGATTACGCGCACCGCAGCGAGTTCATTTTGCGCGTTTTACAAAAAGAGCTGGCCGAGAACCCGGAGCAGCAAGTCATGATTCTGGCGCACAACAAGTCGCTGCTCACGTACCTGCACAAGGCGATTGAGCACCGGGGCATTGCATCAGTCGGGTACTACATCGGCGGCATGAAGGAAGCCGACCTGAAGGCCAGCGAATCGCGCACGGTCATCATCGCCACGTACGCCATGGCGTCGGAAGGACTGGACATTAAAACACTGACCACGCTGATCATGGCGTCGCCCAAAACGGACGTGTGCCAGTCTGTGGGGCGCATTCTGCGCGTGAAACACGGCCGCCCGCTGGTCATTGACATCGTGGACCAGCAGGACATCTTCCGGAACCAGTGGCACAAACGGCGGGCGTACTACGTCAAGCAAAACTACGACATCTTGATGACGGACAGCACGACATACGATGCCCATGCCCACAATCCAGTGGAATGGACGCCGAATCACGTGGCCAAAGCCACGGATGCCAAGGCTAATGCTAATGCTAATGCTAATGCCAAGGCTAATGCCAAAGAAAAAGAAACAAAAGGAGCTAAAGGATCTAACGGCTGGGTTGGACTGCCAATTGAATAGATCCACGGGGCACTAAACGTAAATGTAAACGTTGTACTTCAAAGATTGAATCACATAAAAAAAGTGTTAGTATTTTTTATGTTTTTTTTGTTTTTTGAGAGCCCTTTATGCGTACGTAGCCTTCATATGTACAAATGCATGCGCCTTCTGGTCTGGTTCTGGTCCATGTAATAATCAGCCAGTTCCCTGTAATCTTCTTCCAAATCTGATGCAGAAGCTTCTTCGCCTTCGTTTGCGCCTCCTTCGTTTGCGCCTCCTTCGTTTGCGCCTCCTTCGTTTGCGCCTCCTTCGTTTGCGCCTCCTTCTGCTCTGTATTCGTCCGGATTTTCCCGCTTGAAATTGCACGAGACGCAGAGATGGAACGCGGGTCCTTCAATTGGAGTGAGCGTATGATACGTCTCCGTAAATGTGTTGCCACAGTCGCGGCAATTCACAGGTGGCGATTCAGTCGGCGTTTCAGTCGTTTGTGCCTCTTCTTTCGCTTGTGCAGCGGTTGGAATGTAGGGGATGAAGATGGAATCTTCCGGCGTCGGCAGAACCATGGGACTGTTTGCAAACCGAAACAGGTTGGAGAACGCCAGCAAGTTGACCAAACTCCACACTTGTTTGATGAGGTGATGCAGGCGGTCAAACGCATCTTCCACAAAGGACGCATCCTCGCTGAATTGTTGCCACAATTTGGCATGCATTTCAGGGGTGCATTCCATGGCGGCTTGAAACAGTGAGCCAAGCATCCGCAGTGTCGCATTGACCTCCGAGAAACTGTTGCCCACACCGAGAAGAAGTTGTGACGCATGACGCTGCTCGGCATTCATTTCGTGCGTTTGGGTTGGCACTTGCCCGTCAATGTAATCATCCGTGTTGTCAAACGCGTCCTCGTGGTACCTGCTGGCGACGTAATTCACGTGCTGCAATGTTTTGATTGCGCACGCAAACTCGCGCATGTAGATGTCGGCCAGTATGCCAGCAACGTTGATGTTGGAAGGGTCCAGTCCAGTCAAGATGGGTCTCTGGTTGCGAACATGGCCACGCATGTTGGCGGCAATGCTCTGCGTGATGAATTGGTAGTTGGCTCTGGGGTTGGAACGAATGTGGGCAAACATGTTGTTGTCTTAGTAGTTGTCTTGTTGTGATACACTGACACTCATTAGCATTTCAAAAATCAGAATCAATTTTTTTTGGAATGCATTGAAAATCCGACCGACATTTTATGAATTTTTATGAATTTTTATGATTTTTATGAATTTTATACATTTCATACAACTTAATTATATCACTGCATATATGGTCTCATATAAAATGGTTCCAAAAAGTTCCGCAAAACACCTAGCAACGCGTCGATTTTCCCAAAAGTGTTTCGTCGATGTCGATTTTGGACATCGATGATGTCCGATTCTCAAAATTTTTTCGACTCTTGTGCAAATTCGAATCGAGAAAATAACAAAATTATTTTATGTAATAATGGGTAAAAAAGAAGAGCATAATGGTCACATAAAAAATGGCGCCAAAAAAAACGAGTTTTTGGACCGAAAAATTGCGACATATGACACCGAAAAATGCATATCTTTTGTTTTATCAAATAAAACAAATATATGCAATCTAGCCAAATGTGGCGCGAACAAACATTTTTACCACACCATAATGCATGCAACGTTCGTGAGCGAAGTATGCGTGCATATTTCCGTTTTATTACTAAAACAAAACATATGCTGACACTGTAAGCGTTTTCCGAACGATTGTTTGTCCACACCAGTTATGGTGTAAAATTGCGCATTCTTTATCCCGTTTTAAAACCCTACATAACAATATGCAAATGCACATAATTTCATCTATTTGATATGTGACCTGCTTGATAAAAATGAAAACAAAGAACTGATCGCAAATATTGCATCATATATCATGCGGAATATTACGGTCCCAAAAAGTTCCGCAAAACACCTAGCAACGCGTCGATTTTCCCAAAAGTCTTTCGTCGATGTCGATTTTGGACATCATCGATGTCCATTTCTTGAAACTTTTTCGACTCTTGTGCAAATTCGAATCGAAGAAATAACAAAATTATTTTATGTAATAAACATGTAATTCTGAGAGCATAATGGTCACGCAAAAAATGCACCTGAAAAAAGTGAGTTTTTGGACCGAAAAATTGTGACATATGACACCGAAAAATGCATATCTTTTGTTTTATCAAATAAAACCGAAAACATTCAACCTAGCAGCCATCGCTGGGTCTGATATTATTTACCACATCATACCGCATCACATGAGTTGCGATGATTTTGCCGTGCATATTTCGGTTTTATTGCTAAAACAAAACATATGCTGACACCATAAGGCAAATGAACCGTATGATTCAATGACATGAATTGTCGTGTCAATTTCGTAATTTGGACATGGTTTTAAAACACGCCATAAAAATATGCAAATTGGGTGTATTAAGGGAAATTTAATATTTGATTATGTAAAACGCTTAAACCTATTTTGCACCATTTGCACAATATCCAGATTTTAAATGGAACTGTCAGACGACACATCGTCACGATTTGAATGCAAGATGTGCAATTATTCGTGCACGAGAAAAAGCAGCATGTTACAACATTATGACACCGACAAGCATAAAATTAAAATCAAAACAGCATCGGCTCAATCATCCAACGCGTGCGCGTGTGGCAAAACATTTGAGTTGCGGTCCTCTCTCTACAATCACAAGAAGACGTGCAAGGCAATGAGTGCGTCCGATGCATCCGACACATCTTCAACCACATCCATGTCGCTGACTGTGGTGGAAAAAGAAATTGCAATGGTGGCCAAAAAGACGCAGGATATTGCGGATAAAAACGAGGAGCTGATGGATTTGAAGACCATGGTGCAAATGCTGCTGAACGACCGGAACGCGATGTTTGACAAAAGTCACGACATTATGGCTAAGAACCACGAGATGATGACCAAAAACCAGGAGGTGCTGCGCGAGATGACGCAGCAGAACAAGCAGCTCATTCAAACCATCCAGGATATGACGCCGCGCATTGGCAGCAACAACGTGGTCAACACCACGACGCACAACACGCAGTTCAACCTGAACATGTTTTTGAACAACGAATGCAAGGACGCCATCAAGCTGAGCGATTTTGTGAAAACTCTCAAAATCACGCTCCAGGATTTGGAATACACGAAGACCAAGGGGATTGTGGAGGGTGTGAGCTCCATCATTGTCAACAACTTGAAGGGCATGGATGTGCACCTGCGCCCCATTCATTGCACGGACTTGAAGCGCGAGACCATGTACGTGAAGACGGATGAGTGGATCAAGGACGAGGACAACGAGTACGTCAAAAAATTCATTTACATGGCGTCCTGCTATCAGACGCGCATCATTCAGGAATGGATGGACGCGCACCCGGGGTGGGAAACCAAGGAGAAAATGCACATTGAATATCAAACGATATGCAAAGAGCTGTACAAGAATATTGAATACGACGACAGCGCGCACAAGAAAATAATCAAGGCGTTCATCAAGGAGGTGCACATTCCACGCACGGGGTTGCAATGAAATGCTGGATCGGATCGGATCGGATCGGATCGGATCGGATCGGATCGGATTCTTAATGTTGCGATTCATTGTTCATGTTTCATATTAAGCGCGTTACGATGCGGCAAATTTAGTTGCATTTTATAATATAACCTCGCAGCATTTCAACTACAACTATAAATACGAAACAATGGGTCAAATGTTGTCTCGCGAGGACGAAGAGTGCGAAGATGAGCAGCAGCAGCAGCAGCAGCAGCAGCAGCACGCGCCCGAAGATGAACGGCCCCGGCAGCGAAAACGTAATACAGGAGCAGCAGCGTTGCGTTCGCGAAAGACGCGGCCGTCGGGCCAGGGTCGCACGCGGCGTCAATCATCAAGCAGGGTGGGTTGATACGGCGGCGTGAGCGAGTTCGTTTTGTGTCCGTGGTAAAGACAGTTGGCGACGTCGACTGCGGGGGTGTCGGGGCACGTCATGGGGTCCGACCCGTAAAAGTTGACGCGCCGTGCGTCCGAATTGAGCGAAATGGGTTTGGGTGTGGGCACAATGCGCATCTTCTTAATTGGTTTATCGTTGTACAATCCGCCGCAAACTTCGGGCGGCGAGCATTTGCCGTTGTTCGGAGTTGCCCAGTACCGCACGTTGTTGGTGTACTGGGCGTAGCCGTTGTCAAAGACGGGATAGTAGGACCACAAGTCGGTGGACGAGAGCTGCGACAAGCCGCCGGGCGTTTTCACGGGGTAGTCCTTATGCAGCAACGGATACGTGGACGCGTCGGGGAAGGAGCCGGGAGATAGTGGAACCGCAAACCCCTCTCTCCGGTTAGATTGATAACACAGGTGCAGCCCGAAACACATGACGGCAATCGCTAAAACGATGTAAAGCGCGTGAGTTTGCAGCATGGTGTAGCGTATGTGTAATATGTATAATATGTATAATATGTATAATATGTATATAATGTATGCGAATATAAAATAATGGAATTCGGGACATGCAACCAAAAATTGTTTAGGTGCAATAATGGTTTAAATAGACGCGTCATTGTTTGTAATAACGCGTCCAAAAGCAATCCAAAAAACAAATCTAAACTGCAAATGTGCGCGAATTACACCACGCAGAATGATTTGCTCATGACAAATTTAATGAAGTTCTATGATGAAGACAATAAATTGGAAACAATGCTGAAGATCATTAACGGGGAGTCGTCCATTTCGCTCCGCATCATTGACTGGTTTGCCACGAATTACGCCAAGAAGTTCTTCACCGTGTACGAAGTGGCGCCGAACCGGCGCTTCAAGGTGTACGTGGATTACAAGCTGAAGTTGAAGGCGTACAGCAAGCGCCGGTTTGACCCGTTTTGCAGGTGGGACCGCATCACGATTCCGTACGTGAACGGCACCTTCATTCAGACCACGATCGGGCAGCTGAATTTCTTCAAGTGGGCGCTGGAAAACGGGGTGGTTGCTTACATTGAAGCCCACTACGGGACCATCGAGGACGACATGAACGCGCGCAACAGCACGTCCCGTCGGAACAATGCGGATGCGGACACAGAGGACATAGAGGACACAGAGGACATAGAGGACACCGAAGACATTGCCAGCAACAGCGCCGGTAATAAGACCACCAACAAAACCCGTAAGAAGCGCGAGGAGCTCAGCATTTCCGCCACAAAGAGCATTAAGAAGGAGACGGTGAACATTGTGGTGTCCTTCAATTGAGCCAAAAGCCAAATGCATTTAAATGCATTTAAATGCAATTAAAGACATTTAAGGTCATATCGTGCAGAGATGGACACCGCAAACGCAACTGCAACTGCAACGAATCCGGTGCTGAAGGTGATTCCGTACACGGCCACGTCGTTGTCGGTGATCGGGCGCATGATATTCATGTTTTTGTTGTATAAAAACAAGAGCACGAACAGTTTGTCCCTGCTGTTCTGTTTTTTGAGCATTGTGTCGTCCAGCATGTGGATTTATTACAGCGTGCAAATGAACGATGCGCCGTTAGTGGTGCGCAGCAGCACGGAAATCACGCTGCTGTTTCTCTCGGCGATCTACATTATTAAGAACAAGGTTTCGCAGCGTCAATCGCAACAACACATTGAGTTGCAATGAGTTGCCATTGTATTTTCATTTATATTATCTGCAATGTACATGAAATAACCCACCAATGACGACTGTCCGCGTTCCGATGCGCTACGTTCCGCGCACACTGTCGCGCAAGGACCGACGCAAGCAAATTGCCATGTTGAAGCGGTCGCGCCGGCTGTACAATCGGGGTGAATACTATGGGCGCACAACGAAACTGAAGTCGTATCCGCACGTGGCATCCAAGTACGTGGTTGTCGCGCGTCGCATGTACAACATGGAAAAAATTGTGCCCAATGCGGCACTCGCGGCAGCCACGGGGTGCTCGGTTGGCTCGCTGCGCCAAATTGTCAAGAAGGGCGAGGGCGCGTTTTATTCGTCGGGGTCGCGCCCGAATCAAAGCCCGCAGTCGTGGGGCTACGCGCGACTGGCCAGCGCCATCACGGGGGGCAAGGCGGCTGCGGTGGATTACGCCATTTTGCAGAACGGGTGTAAACCGCGCAGTAGAGCGCTGCGTCTGGCCCGAACTGCCAGAAAAGGGGCCGCCGCGCGTAAAATCAGCATTTAAGTGAAAATCATGTGGCCGAATATGATATTAAAAGCATCACACTGTCTTACTGAAGGCAATAAAGTCAATAAAGTCAATAAAGTCAATAAAGTCAATAAAGTCAATAAAGTCAATAAAGTCAATGAAGGCAATCGCGGTGTTTCAAGGCAGACTAAAAGGCAGCCACGTGTCGTTCAAACAGGACGACCCGTTTTCCCCGGTGAAGGTGTCGGGTCACATTGAAAACCTGGCGCCGGGAAAGCACGGGTTCCACGTGCACCAGTTCGGCAACTTGTTGAGCAGCGACTGCACCAGCTGCGGCGGGCATTTCAATCCCACGAATGCGGAGCACGGGTCGCGCACCAGCGTAAGCTCGCACGCGGGGGATTTTGGGAACATTACGGCGTCACATGACCGGCATAGTACGTTCCATTTTTCCACCACCAAGGTGTCTCTGTTTGAGGGGGAGCTCTCCATCATCGGGCGGTCGCTTGTCGTCCACGAGGACGAGGACGATTTGGGCAAAGGCGGGCATCCGGATTCGCTGACCACGGGGCACGCGGGGAAGCGCATTGATTGCGCGGTGATCGGGTACGACAAGGAATGATCATATAAATCACATAAATCACATAAAATGTGCGTATGAAAAATTAATTAAATACATGTCCATTATTCATTTAATTAATAAATGCATCATGGGTTCCAGTGCATCCATTGCCAAAGTGAATTACGAGGACATGCAGTGCATATGTCGGACGGCGAACCCGCTGGACCAGCACAAGTATTCCAATTATTACGCGACGTCGCATCCGTGGTTGCTCATCAACACGCTGCCGACGGGAATGCAGGGGTGCTTGATTCCGGGCACGCTGCCGATTGACGAGGAGGAGGTGTGCATGAACGCAATGCTGCATGAACCGAAGGGGAAGGACCGAGAGATAATCGTGTACGGGAAAAACACGAACGACGACACGGTGCTTAAAAAATACCAGCAGCTGATGGGTCTCGGGTTCAAAAATGTGCGCGTGTATCCGGGCGGCATGTTTGAGTGGCTGCTTTTGCAGGACATTTACGGAACGACTAGTTTCCCCACGACGTCCAAGGAGACGGACATTCTGAAATACAAGCCGCCGTCCCTGCGTCAAAAGCTGTTATTGAATTGAACCACAAAAATAAAAAATAAAATAACACGCATAATGTAGATTATTGTGCACATTATTGCATGTCTGATTCCGAACCCGAATGGCGCATTGCAAAAAAGTCAACGTGGAAACCGATCACAACTGATTTAGGCAAGGGACAGATGAAGTGGCTGTATGATGCGCTGGCTCAATCCTCCACAAGAGAAGAAAGAGAAGTGGTGTTGCGACGCGCGGTTCACTTCCCTTATTCAATGTTTTCAAATTTAATTAAGAGCGTGAATGATGTCTTTGAAAAACACCGCACTTGCCCTCCGGCAGACTACAAACATGAGTGCTACAAAGAATTAAAACACGTGTTGAATGACTTTCAACAAGATTTAAAGGATAACCGAATTATCAGTGATTCCGGCAAACCTCTGCGGTTGACATTGAAACGAACGCCCAGGTCACCAACCCCCAGGCCACCAACCCCCAGGTCACCAACCCCCAGGCCAACAACGCCAAGTCCATCGCCATCACTGTTTCTGCATTATAATCCGGATCCTTTGCCCATCGGACCAGATACTTACATGAGGAACATACCTGATTTTAAACTCAGAATGTTTGCCATAATGATGTTGAATAGTGCAACAGAAGAAGAAAAAAGAAAATTTATAAAAAAATACATGGTCATCAAATATCATACTGATGACTCAGACATACCGATGCCTGCTGATGTAGAGACACTTGATAACGTTATTTCAACTATTTTGAGCAAGCTCCGCGGTAACGCATCCACCCAAATAAAAACACAAATGCTGTTGGATTATTTGAAAAGGTTGAAAAATTTTACCCCAGATCCCGCACTAATTTACGTGTTGTACCCATTTCAAGATCCTAATCCAGCCGCTTTGCCCATCGGAACAAATACGCATATGGGGAACATACCTGATTCTAAACTCAGAATGTTTGCCATAATGGTTTTAGACCGAAACACAGTTGATGAAAGGAGACACTTCATGCAAAAATATGTGCATGTCGACGAACCATTTCCTCAGTTAGTGGATGAAATAGATGAAATGATTGAAGACATTGTGAATTACGATGACGATGTGAACACAGACTCTAAAATTAAATACATGTATGATCATTTATTGCAGTTGAAGAATGCTTATCCGGTAGCAATCCATGTGGTATACCCGTTTCCGGTCATACATTCAAAGTATTCAAGTGAAATCCGATCTCGCAAGCGCAGAGGAGGAAAACGACGAATTCAGCGGCGCACTGCGCGCAAATTAAGATGAAATGCAAATCGCGTGGTATTATATTATAGACATGTGTTTATAGTATAATACATACTGAAGCGAATGATGTTTCATTGGGCTGCCTGCATTGGCTTCATTCAAAGCTTGTTTTTAGCGGTTGTGAATCCGCCGACCTTGATGCGCGCGGTGTACACCGGTTCCACGCTCGTCAATGTGTATTATTACGGCTTGAGCGCGCAACTGCACGAGCCCAGCCGCCAAACCATGCGGCTCTACGTTCCCGACGACGAGCAGTGCATCATGCGGCTGTCCCGCGCAGCCAAATGGGCCAGCCGCGGCCTGCATGTCGCGTCCGTTGCAATGGACGTTGCGTACATCGTCGTTATAACCGACTACGACATTTGGCTCACCATGATGATGTTCATTTCGTGCGGGTTTTATCCCGCGATGAGACTGCTGCGGTGGTGCGCGCCGGAAATCAACACCGCCGTTGCGCAGCGCCTTCAGCACGGCACTAATGGCACCAATGGCAACAATAACAATGCACGAACCCCCGTGCACGCCGAATATTCGCTGCTGGATGACACCGACCATCGGAACACAGTGCAGCAGCGCTTCATGATGAAAGAGGTGCCGCGCATGCTGGCCATGATTGCGCTGGGTGCGTGCCACATGGCGCTCATGCTGGACGTGCGGGCGTCGTGTGCGAATGCCAACGATGCAACAAAATCATCTGCCATTTTGAACTGGATGTGTTGACTCTGCAATTTAATTATCAAAAATAAAAATAAACCCAGGTTGTTTATTTTTAGTTGGTTTTTTAAAGTTGATCAATGAAGCGCATGATTTCTTCCACGCGACGGGTTGCCATCTCTCCAATTTCCGGGTTGGCGTCAATGACCAGTTTTTTGCATGTCAGGTCTGCATTGATCCATGCGTCGTGATAGTCGTGGCACTTCTGCACGTATTCCAGTGGGATGGTCTCGCCTTCGCGCCCTCTTTTGTGAATGCGCTGCATGCATGTGTCGGGATCCGCGCGAATGTAGACGAGGCCCGCAACCGGCAGATCGCGCACAAACTCGTCAAACCACATGTTGTAAATGGTATATTCATCATATTCAATGTCGCCGCTGTCGTAGAGCATTTTGGCGAAGATGTTGCGGTCGGTGTCCACGCTGCGCTCGGTTACAATGACGCGACAGCGCCCTGCATTCGCACGAACCGTTTGGCGGAGGAGAGCCAGGCGCGAAATGTAGGCCATCATTTGGAATCGGAACGCAAACGCCTTTTTGTCCTTGTAGAAATTGGTCAAGATGGGCACTCCTGCCGCGTCCTTAACATGGCGCCATGAATCCACGGGCTCCTCCACGAAGTGCACGTCGTCGCGCCCTTTGTACGCCTCCTTCAGCATGTCCCACGTGGTGGACTTGCCGGAGCCGATGTTGCCGTCAAGGCTCACAAGCAAAGGCACAAGCAAAGGCGGGCTCACAAGCAAAGGCGGGCTCACAAGCAAAGGCGGTTGTTGTTGTGGTTGCGTAGATGATTCAGAATGTGTCATGTTGTCTGGAACGGGGATATGTTCCATTGCTGCATTCGTTTTAACTGGGTTAAACCAAAATCAATTTTTTCGGATAACCCCCCGCATAAACATTTTGCGAAGGCATTTAAAGAAACGGCGACACAAGTTTATAACTTGTTACCGCATTGCAATCATGGATTTCACGCAGGGCAAACTAACGAAGAGCGAATGGGACAGCGTGGAGGTTCCCGAATCACACGACGAGCAGCAAATTTACCAGCTGATAAAGGACGGGTATCACGATGTGAACATTGTGCGCAACCCCAGCCAGACGTTGTTGCAGTACATGAAAATTGCGCCGTCGGACGAAATGCACGCGCACATGCACGAGCTGTACTTCAAAACGCACGTGGACGAGATGAGCGAGGCGTTCGGCCTGACCGAATTTGAAACCGACACGGACAAGAAGAAGCTGGTGAAGAAGGCGGACCTCATCCGCATTCAAAACACGAACAGCAATTTGGACGACCAGAAATCAAAGATTTTTGAATTTGTGCTGCTGGCATTACTATTAAACATGTTGAACAACAAGTTCCCGCACATGTATCCGCACTGGAGGGACCACCTGCAAGGCACCCAGAAGAAGAAGGTGCAGGCACCGACCGCCGTGCCCAGCCGTCCCAAATGGATGTACTACTATTACAGCATTTGCTTGCTTCGGCGCAACCGGATTGAGCACATGAACCCGCACGTGAACGCGTTCATTGATCACGTGACCAATTTAGTGGAGCCGGATTTTGACCCGGCGGTGTTCATTGCGAAAGCCCACGACTACGTGGAAAAAAACGACTTCGTGTTCAAGTGCGGCGACGTCAAGCTGTACGAGCATCAGAAGCAGATTTTCACGACGTTCAAGAACGACGCGTCCAAACCCAAGCTGGTGCTCTACATTGCGCCCACCGGCACGGGCAAGACGCTGACCCCCATCGGATTGAGCGAGCAGTACCGCGTGATTTTCGTGTGCGCCGCGCGCCACGTGGGGCTGGCGCTGGCCAAGGCCTGCATTTCCGCGAAGAAGCGCATCGCGTTTGCGTTCGGGTGCGGCAGCGTGGACAACATTCGCCTGCATTATTACGCGGCCAAGGACGTGGTGCGCGACCGCCGCACGGGCGGCATCCGCAAGGTGGACAACAGCGTGGGCGACAACGTGGAGATCATGATCAGCGACATCAAGTCGTACCGGCACGCCATGTACTACATGAACGCGTTCAACCCGCTCAACAAATTATTGTTGTACTGGGACGAGCCCACCATCACCATGGACTACGCCGAGCACGAGTTTCACTCAATCATCAAGGCCAACTGGACGGAGAACATTGTGCCGAACGTGGTGCTGTCGTCGGCCACGCTGCCGCAAGAAGCGGAAATGGCGCCCACCATCATGGACTTTCAGGCGCGGTTTTTGGGCGCGCAGGTGCACAGCATTGTGAGCCACGATTGCCAGAAAACCATTTCTTTAGTGAACAAGGACGGCTACGTGCAGCTGCCGCACCTCATGTTTGAGGGCTACGACGACATGCGGGCGTCGGCGGCGCACTGTCGCGCCCACAAAACGCTGCTGCGCTACTTTGATTTGCGCGAGGTGGTGAAATTCATTGCGCACGTGAACGGGGGGCGGCTTTGGACGTCGGCGCGCTACGCCGTGGAGCGGCACTTTTCGGACATTGCCGACATCAACATGACGAACATCAAGGCGTACTACTTGGAGCTGCTGGAAAACGTGCAGGCGAACCGGTGGCCCGACATTTGGGCGCACTTCCAGGCGCAGCGCGTCCGCGCGCACGCGTCCAACGTGAACATCACGGCGCAGGACGCGCACACGCTGACGTGCGGCCCCACGCTGTTTTTGGCCAACGACGTGGAGAAGATCGCCAAGTTTGCGCTGCAGATTGCGCAAATTCCGGAGTGCGTGATGGACGACTTGATGGACATCATTGAGCACAACAACGGAATTAAGGACGCCATGGCGGAGCTGGAGCGGGATATTGAGGACGCCGTGGAAGAGGGAACCGCCAAAACAGGCGGAAATAAGGACAAGGACAAGGACAAGGACAAGAAAACCAACAAGAAGGTGGACGACATACAGTTCAGTCCGGAAGTGCGGCGCATGAAGGAAAAAATGGACGATTTGCGGCAGCAGGTGAAATGGGGGGCGTTGAACGACATGTTTGTGCCGAACCGGGCGGAGCACTTGAAGCGGTGGGCGCCGCATCTCAGCGACGAAGAGATTGCGTCGGCGAGCCCGTTCACGTCGCGCGTGGAACCGGAGGACGTGGAGCGCATCATGGTGCTGCCGATTGAAAACATTTGGAAGGTGCTGCTCATGATGGGCATCGGGGTGATGACGGACCAGGCCAATTCCAATAAAACTTACACGGAGATCATGAAGGAGCTGGCGCAGAACCAGCGGCTCTACCTCATCATTGCGTCCACGGACTACATTTACGGCACGAATTACCAGTTCTGTCACGGGTACTTGGGCAAGGATTTGAGCGACATCAGCCAGGAAAAAATCATTCAGGCGCTGGGGCGCATCGGGCGCAACAAGCTGCAGCAGGAGTACAGCATCCGGTTCCGCGACGACGCGCACTTGGTGCAGATTTTTCAGGCGTCGGCGGTGGCTAAACCGGAGGTGGTGAACATGGCGCGCCTGTTTTCATCATGATTTAAGAGCCCAGAGGAAAGATTTCGTACTGGGCTGCGTCGTTGTTCCATTGGCCCACGATTTGTTTGGTCTCGGGGTCGTGCAGGGTGGAGAAGGGTTGGTCGGGGAGCTTGCAAATCAGGTACTTGGTGCCGTTGATTTCAAGGGGGTAGAATGTGGGCATTGAGTGGCTCTTGTTGTTGCTGTTGCTGTTGATGTTGTTGTTGTTGTTGTTGATGGCGTCGTTATTCATTTATCCGAGATTTATTTTAAAATGCAATCAATTTTTTATATTACTTTTCAGAAAAAGAAATATAAACACAAATGTAGTACGAAATGAATGCATTGCAACCACCCATGTTGAACGAGAATGAACTTCACAAATTTCAGTGCGGCAATTGCCGCAAATCCAAGCTCGTGCTGAAGAAGCTGGCGGACCAGCAGCAGCACGGGTTTGCTTGCGACGAATGTTGGGCCACAATTGATAAACGGTCTAGATACGGCTGGTGCCAAATTGGATAAAATTTGATAAAATTTGATAAAATATATAATAATAATTGTAATATTGTAAACCCGATGCATTACAAATTTGTCATTTATGCAATCACGGTCGCGATCATCACGTACATTATTTATAAATACATTCCCAATGAAGTTGCCAAACCAATTCCCAATTTGAAAAATCACAAAATCAATGGTACCGATAATGATTCACTGAACATGTTTGCAAACATGAGTGCAGTTGTGGCATTTGCAATCACGGGGGTGTTCGCTATTTACACTCCAACCATTGATTTGTTTGGTGCAATTGTTTTAGGAGTCATTACTGCAATTGGAGGAGGAACCATTCGCGACGTAATCATGGATGTTCCTATGTTTTGGATTAAAACGCCAATGTATGTGTGGTTGTCCGCAATTGCCAGCACAATCACATTTTACAGTGCATCCATGCTTTCACAATCTCAATTGTACGAATTTATTCTTTACATGGATGGGTTTGGTTCCGCCATGTTTGGCATTCAAGGTGCGCGCAAGGCTTGGAACCACACTCCCCATAATTGCACATTTGCCATCATTATGGGAGTGATTAGTGCAATAGGTGGAGGATTGATACGAGACATTTTGTCTGGAAACAAAACACTCCTAATGTCGCATGAGTTGTATGCGGTTCCTGTGTTATTTGGGTGCGCATTATACGTTTTCCTTTTGAAATACTCATCAAATTTAATAAATGAGAATGCAATTACCATTGTTAGCACATCGTTTATATTTTTGTTTAGGGCTGCATCCATTAAGTGGCATCTAACCGTCCCAAAAATCTTTATAGGAAATTCGTAGTAATTGGTTTGGGGTGCGACAATCGTGCAATTTTGTCCCATTTTTTTCGGTCGGTGTAATAATGAACCCAACTTCAACTTTAATGTGGCGGCCGCCGTATCCGTCCGAAAATTTGAAAACGCCGCGATTCGTGCAAACATATAGCACTACCAACCCGTACGCCATTAAAGCACAATCACAGCAATCAGAATCATCACAACAATCGCAACAATCACAGCAATCAAAACAAGTGCACAACTTTCAAGATTTTCAAGAACTCAAAAATTCAAAACGAGAGAATAACAGCGACAAAATATACGAACGCGGGCTAACACCGCAAGTGGGCATGAACCCGTTTTTACAAGGCAATAACTATATCCAGGATTTAGAAACTCAGAATGAGTTTTTGAAACCGATGAACTCTAATATTGATTCTAAATGAATAAAATGTCGTTTCAAAAAATGGTTGAAAATGAAAAAATTGAATTGCTTTTCATTTTCAGTGTCGTCAGTCAGTTCCAAGTTCCAAGTTCCAAGTTCCAAATTTCAAGTTCCAATTTCCAAATGAAAAATTCTCAACTCGGCATTGTGGCGGGCAGTGATGCATTGCTCCGCAACCACATTCTGGCGGTTCAGAGTGAGTTCGACGCGTGTGTTGCAAAGGCCTCGGATGACATGCGTCGCAAATACGTGTCGTCCATTACGGCGCTGTTGAAAGACGTGCGCGATCATCGCAAGATGGTGATTCGGACGGTCCAAGTTCAAAACGCCCAAATCAACAAGTACCGGAAAAGCATTCGTGACGGGCGCAAAAACGTGAAACGCGGCGCCCCTGCTTCCGTGGAAGCGTTCACCATGGAGACCATGGTTCAAATGACGCTGCGAGTGATCCAAGACCTCAAAGACATGATGCCGGATCTTACTCGGCCACTCGTTCAGCGGATTCACGCCAACCTTCGCAAACTGCAGGATCGCATGCTGCTGTTCTCAAATGCAGTTAGTACCAGCACCGAACATGCAGACAGTAGTTGCCAGTGCCAGTGCCACTGCAATAGCTTCGGCATAAGCTGCCATGCATGCCACCAAGGCGCACACGAACAATGCAAGTGCAACTGTTCAAATTAATACATGCATAAAAACAAAACAAAACAAAACAAAACAAAACAAAAACAAAAAAAACATTTTTTTTATTGCTGTTTTAGTTTGGTTCCTCCATGATATGAATAGCCGTGACCTTCTTTTATCATTTGTGCATTCACGGTGTGTTCAAACTCATGCGATGAACTGGTTGCGTCATCATCGCACATGACCGAGACCAACAATCTGCCGTACTTGTCAAATTCATGGCAGCGAACCTTGAAATGATCTTTTGCACTCAACAGTTCGGCCAACCTGTTTTTTGCGATGATCGCATTTTTCTTGATTTCCTCTCTGTTTTCCAATGACAACGACGGCTTCATTTCTGGACTGTCATAGCCAAACATCCTTGCCTTGAAGTGATACACGGAGTCGTAATGCGAAATGATGATGTTGAATGTGTCGCCGTCGTAAAAATCAACCGCTTTGCCATACGTGATTAGCCCGTTGAATGAAAACAGGGGGGTGTTCGCCTTATTGGCTGCGGTTAGTCGGTCTAGATTGTAGTTCATGTGGAGTACAAATGTGGTATATCATGCATGGCATCGTGTCTTTAATATTTTTATTATTTGATTTACAACATTCTTGCGTGAAATAATATAAAACGCGCGCGCGGTATACTTGTACATCAATTATGACCGATTCCGAAACAGACATGCGCGTCATTAAGCGCAACGGCGACCGCGAGGTCATTGCATTTGACAAGATACTGGCCCGCATTCGGAACGTGGGTCAGCAAGCCGGAATTACGGCAGTGAATTACACCGCCCTCGCCATGAAAGTCATTGACCAGCTGCACGACGGCATCCCCACGACCAAAATAGACGAGCTCACCGCCGAGCAGTGCGCCACCATGGCCACGCAGCACCCCGACTACGGCACGCTGGCCGCCTACATCATCGTGTCCAACCACCACAAAACCACGCCGGCCACGTTCTACGAGGCCATGCGCCAGTTGCACGAGTTCACCGACGTGCGCGACCAGCCGTCGCCCCTCATCAGCGACGAGTTCTGGGCCGTCGTTTGCACACATTGTAATGAGCTGGAGGCCATGGTTGACGCGTCGCGTGACTTTCTCATTGACTACTTCGGGTTCAAGACGCTGGAGCGCGCGTATTTGATGCGCACAAACGGACGAACGGTGGAGCGCCCGCAGTACATGTGGCTGCGCGTGTCGGTCGGGATCCACGGGTCGGACTTGTGCAAGGTGCGCGCCACGTACGACTTGATGTCGCAGAAGTACTTCACGCACGCCACGCCCACGCTGTTCAACGCGGGGACGCCGAGACCGCAGCTCAGCAGCTGCTACTTGATTGCCATGGAGAGCGACAGCATTGAGGGCATTTTCAACACGCTGAAGGAGTGCGCCAACATTTCCAAGCACGCGGGGGGCATCGGCGTGCACGTGCACAACATTCGGGCGACGGGGAGCCACATTCGCGGGACGAACGGCGTGTCCAACGGGCTGGTGCCCATGCTGCGCGTGTTCAACAACACGGCGCGATACATTGACCAGGGCGGCAAGCGCAGCGGCACGATTGCGGTGTATTTGGAGCCGTGGCACGCGGACATTACGCACTTTCTGGAGATGAAGATGAACCACGGCGACGAGGACGCCAAGGGGCGCGACCTGTTTTACGCGCTGTGGATGCCGGACCTCTTCATGCGCCGCGTGAAGGCGGACGCGGAGTGGAGCCTGTTTTGCCCGGACGAGTGTCCCGGGTTGTCGGACGTGTACGGCGACGAGTTTGACCAATTATATGTGCGATACGAGGCGGAGGGTCGGCATCGCGGCAGGGTGAAGGCGCGCGACCTGTGGTTCCGCATCCTGGACAGCCAGATGGAGACGGGCACGCCGTACCTGTGCTACAAGGACGCCGTTAATAAAAAAACGAACCAGAAGAACGTGGGCGTCATTCGGTCGTCCAACCTGTGTTCCGAGATCATGGAGTACTCGGACGACGCGGAGACGGCGGTGTGCAACCTGGCCAGCATTGCGCTGAACCGGTTCATAACGGGGAACCAAGGTTCCCCGCACCCCTCCTTCACGAGGAACCAACCGCACACAACGTCTCGGGACGAGACGTGCCTTGGCACCTCCGCTAAGCTGCCTTCCTCCAATGAAGAAGATGGGTGCGAGGGGGTGCGGGGGGCCAAGGCACGGCTCGTCGTGCCGAGCCGTTGTGCGCTTATCGCCCCCCGGTTTGACTTTGACAAGCTGCACGAGGTCACGCGCATCGTGACCGAGAATTTGAACCGCGTGATTGACGTGAATTATTACCCCACGCCGAAGACGCGCGTGAGCAACATGGCGCACCGGCCCATCGGCATCGGGATCCAAGGGCTGGCCGACACGTTCATGCTGCTGGACCTGGCGTTCAGCAGCGACGAGGCGCGCACCCTGAACCGGCGCATTTTTGAGACCATGTATCACGCCGCGCTGACGGCGTCGTGCGACTTGGCGGAGAAGGACGGCGCGTACAGCACCTTTGCCGGGTCGCCCGCATCGCAGGGCATCCTGCAGTACGACATGTGGGGCGTGGAGCCAGAAGCCGGGCGGTATGACTGGGCTGCCCTGAAGGATCGCATCATGAAGCACGGCCTACGGAATTCGCTGCTTTTAGCGCCCATGCCGACCGCCAGCACGTCGCAAATCCTCGGCAACACGGAGTGCTTTGAGCCGATTTCCAGCAACATTTACACGCGCCGCACCATGGCGGGCGAGTTCATTCTGGTGAACCGGCACTTGATTGCGGATTTGCAGGCGGCGGGCCTGTGGAACGAGGGCGTGAAAAACAACATCGTGGCGAACAAGGGCAGCGTGCAGCACATTGGCGGGCTGAGCGAGCACTTGAAGCGCAAGTACTGCACGGTGTGGGAGATCCCGATGAAGCACGTCATTGACATGGCGGCGGACCGGGGCGCGTTCATTTGCCAGAGCCAGAGCATGAACCTGTGGATGGAGGACCCGAACTACGCGGCGCTCACGTCCATGCACTTTTACGCGTGGTCCAAGGGGCTCAAGACGGGCATGTACTACCTGAGGCGCAAGGCTAGGCACCAGCCGCAGCAGTTCACCATTGAGCCCGAGTCCAAAAAGGGAGAAAAAGAAGGAGAGCAAATAGACGAGGGATGCACCATGTGCTCGGCCTAGATCCGCTTATAATTAAATGTTCATCATTTCAATGCATGATGATCATTTTCATTCCTCCCACACATTTGGGTCAAACATGTGGCTGTCAAAATGCCGACCGCAAAAATCAAAATTATCATAACCACTCCGTTTTATTATGTAGATTGCTGCGGCATCTATCAATTCCGGATGTTCTCTGATCATGAATGTTTCATATTGGGTTTTGATTTGGTTCAAATTTGTTAAATACAGCATGATGTCATCATCTATTCTCTCATCCGCATCATCATCCAAGCCATGCAAATAATCATGCGCCAATGAAAGATTGGCCCTGTCGTGATTAAACGAGCGAGGGAATGTCATGTTCTGTGTGCTAATGAATTCAAGAAACAACATGTAAAACTCATTTTCATCTCTTAATTCATAATAAGCATCCAATAAAATGGGTAACTTTGCTTCGTGTTTTTGTATTACCCTATTTGCATCCCGCAATGTGTTCATGCAGGTTATATAATCATGATTGCTTAAATGTTCTTTAACGTCATCAATGATATTCAAAACGAACCCTATATTAATCGGCATTATTCGTACATTACTGCATGTCTTTATTTTGTAATATATGCACAATAATATAGTAGCGTTGTATAAATGCATCAAACAAAACACAAAAAATATAGGGCACATAATATTAAAAAAAGCAATAAACGTAAAACTATCAAGAAGCTTACCCCCAAGACTGATGTCTGCACCTATAAAGGATCGGATGGGTCAATCAATGTCTCAAAATACACAAGGTGTATTGCAAACGATACACTAAGAAGTCAGTTAGGCAAACCCAAGCACATCTATGAAATCAACGACAACGCCGCGTGTCCGTTTGTGGTGGTTGATTATGGTGGCGGGCGCGCGTCCATTTACAATAACAAATTGAATGAATTGAGGGGCGAGTTGAAGGGCAAGCTCATGGACGTGAAATATGAGCAGCTGTTTCTGGGGGAAAAGAATGACCCATATTGGAGAGCTTTCGAGAAGGGCAACAACATTCTCATGCAAACGGGCAAGGGCAAATACCTCTTTGTGGGCAAGGGCATTCTCTCATTTTCATCCATGAAAGGCGATACCATTCGCCGGTTTTATTCGCCGATGGGTGGAAACTATGACTCCTTTCCGTGTGCGATAGGCGACAAATACGTGTATTTGCTGAATGAAAAAAAGTGCGCGCCCATTGGCGAGTTTGACATGACTAAAGACGTCATGATACAGTATTATTGCTATGAAACGGGCGGCGAATGCAAAACATACAAGACAAGCGCGCTGCCAATGAAAACGGTGTATAAGCCGTTTCACGGGTATTATTGAAAAGTGAACAGAAATGAATATAATAATAAATATAAATGCAATAAGAAATTGTATTTATGTGCAATGGATGTAATGCCGACCCAACAAGTACAGTTAAAACAAATGAATCAAATGAATCAGATGAACCAGATGAATCAAATGGATCGTTTGCCGCCCGAGTTCTTGATGCCGGTGCCGTTTTGTGAATATATGTGCGATTTTTGTTGTTGGGCGTTTTGCGAGTGCGGTATATGCTTCTTGTGCGATGACATTTAACATTAACATTGTTACGTGTTAATCATCTTTGGATGGTTTGGGTGGCGACGGCATTTCCGCCATGTCGCCGAATTCGCCGAGGTCGTCGCGATCGCACTCAATGGTGCAGTGATTGCGGAACAGCGCGCGGAATTCGCGGCTGCTGCGGCACAAATCGGCATTGTGCGACAGCATGTGGTAGCATCGCAGCGTCACGATGGTGTCAATCTTGGAGTTGTGCACATTTTTGGGGGTGCGCTGGAACAGGTGCTCGTGCAGCTCCAGTAGTTTGGGCCACTTGTAGCCCATGCCATGCGGCGACGGCAGCTTGCACAAATTGGTGCCGACCCGCATGGTGCAATAAGAGCTCGGGAACTGCAGCGTCATTTGGTGGCGTTGGGCCTCCATTTGCAGCATGCTGCAGTCAAACTCGTAATTGTGCGCGACGCACTTGCCGCACTGCATGAGCACCGTCTTGAAATCAAAGAGCGCCAGACGGATGTCTATGCCATTAGATAATGACAGTGCGCGCGTGATGCCGTGAATGGCGACGCTTTCATCGGGCAGCGGAATGTGCGTGCCGAGGCTGATGATGACGTCCTTGAAATCTTGGATCTTGTCGGTGGCGGTGTCGTAGATGAGGTAGCTGAGCTGAACAATGTGCGGCCATTCCGCGGGGTTCATGCATTGGCGATTCTTGGGAGGCAGGCCGGTGGTTTCGGTGTCAAATACCATGATCTTCATTTTGGTTCTGTGTGTGGATTGCGTTTGCGAAGTAGTTAAATGCAACCATTTGTGCAATCAATTTTTAATGGAATGAACGGCGGACTAAAACAATTTAGTAGAATAATAAGCGATTGCCCAGCCAATGCATGCATAAAACTGGTCCCCGACGCGGTTCAACCCGGAATCGGCATGTGATTTCCCCCCCGGCCACAATTTGAACAACCGAATAACCCGCATTCCCTGCTCCGTGTTTTCAATCACTTCAAATGCAGCGTGTGCAACAAACCAGGCGGCGAATGTTGCATTCCAATAATACGCGACAATTCCGGATGCCAAATGAAGTAGAGAGAATTGGTCTGTAAAATGAATTCCCATGGGTTCTGTTGTCAACTTGACGTGAATATATATTATAATTTAATATAACATAAATTATATATAGTACCTAAATATAGACATAATTTCTCTCGGAATGAATCTTACAAAAGTGCATTTGTTCGTGATACTGCTTTTAGCGCTGGTGCTTTGCTCCTTTTTGGGTGGAGCTTGCGGGGATGCTGGTTTAGAGGGGTTCAACATGCCGTCGGACAGCAGCCCTTACAAGGGGAAGGGGCAATACTCCGACAAGTTTTCAAGTTACGGCAACATGTATTCGGCCAACAAGCAGTATGCCAAGGGGCAGGATGCGTTGTACGACCGCAAGGACAAACCGCTTCCGCCTAGTTCAAATATGGGTCCGCAAGATGATTCGGACGATTCAAGATACGCGTCATTTTCTGCGGGTGCAAGCGCATCAGCAGACGCAAGCGGAGCGGGTGCAAGCGGAGCGGGTGCAAGCGGAGCGGGTGCAAGCGGAGCAGGCATTCCCGCTAGTCAAATCATTCCCGGACAGGAGGACATGTACATGTTGAAGTCCAGCATTGTTCCGCCGGTTTGCCCCGCCTGCCCGTCGGTCAAGTGTAATAACGGCGGCGGTAAGAACGGCGGCGGCAACAGCACGCCGGCCAAATGCCCGCCATGCCCGCCGTGTGCGCGCTGTCCCGAACCCTCGTTTGAGTGCAAGAAGGTTCCGAATTACAACATCACCGACAACAACGTCCTGCCGCGCCCGGTGTTGAGCAGTTTCAGCCAGTTTGGCATGTAATGCATCAACTCATCAATCGCTGTTTCATGCACTGCCGGTCAATGGACAGCGATTCGGCGGATGCATCTTGCGGGACGATTTTAAGCACGCACTTGGAGTGCTTTCCGTAAAGCGGTTCGGTGCAGCCCTTTTCTTTCTTTTTGGTGGTTTTGTTTTTTTGTTGGGGTTTGAGCATGCGGGGTTTAGGGTCGTCCGTGCAGCGAGCCCGAAAGTGTTCGTAGCGTTCGCGCACGTCGCAGTACGAAAGCCCGGACGACTTGCCCAGCAGCTTGTTGACAATTTCGTGCAGTTCGTACACGTATCGGGAGAACGCGTCTCGGCTGGCCAAGTGGCACGCGCGCAGCGGATGATTCTTGAAATTGGTTTTCAAATTGTCGCGGCAGTATTTGCAGGGGAGAATGTGCTGCAGCCCGGTTATGAACGCGCCGTAGTTGCGCTTGTCCGCCGCGCTGGGATGCACGGGATAGTTGAAGCTCATGGTGTGCAAAAAGTGCCACATGGGCGGACCCCACACGGTGGTTAAGAACCCATCGCCCGACGAAAAATCATGGTCGGCAAACACGCGGCGGTTGGCTTTTCGTGATTTCATTAATTCATTATATTAAATTAAGTATATAATAAATTAAAACTAAAAAATGAACAGCTATGGTTCGGTGAGATTGGTTAGCAGTGCAATTTACAAACTGCTGCGCCATTTGAACTGGTTTTCAGACCCAGATCCAAGTCCAGAACAAGACCCAGAACAAGACCCAGAACAAGAACAAGATCAAGACCCAGAACAAGATCCAAGTCCAGAACAAGATCAAGACCCAGAACAAGATCAAGACCCAGACCTCACCTAAACCATGGTGTTAATAAATTTTTTCAGGGTGTCTTCGTCCACCTTGGCATCGTATTCAATGTTTTTGCCGTCCTTGGTCAGCACGATGGTGGGGTAGCCCTGGATCTTGTGTTCGTCGACCGTGGCTTGGTTGGCGGGATCTTCGCCGTCCACAACGACGAACTGGAGTTTGTGCCCGTTGACCACCTTGCCGTTGTATTCGTTTTCAACCGCTTGAAACTGGGGCATCGCATTTTTGCAGTGCGGGCACCAGTCCACCTTGAACAGTTTTATGGTTGCCACCGGCGGGTCGGCAACGCCGGAACTGGGGGCGTTGGAATAACCTTCGTAATACGAGTAATTGTTGGTGGATTTGGCATACCGGTTGTACAGCTGCTGGGCCAGCACTGCAAAAAACACGGCAATGAACAGGTATCCAACGATCTTTTTGTTGTGCATGATCCATTCGGCTGATTTTTTAATGGCTTCCATGGGTTATTGTGGTTTGTGTATTTGTGTATTTGTTTATAATAAATCCGAGAGAAATTATTCCATTCGCTTGAAACGCGTGTTGCTTGTTGCTTGTTGCATCATTTTTCCGCGTTTGGATTGGCTGCATTGGCTGTGCGGTCCACTAAAAACCGGGTGGCAAATGCGACGCCGTCTGCAATCCACGCTAAACGCTGGTCTGCATCCGACATGATGGAAAACCACTCGGCCGGCGTGATGCCGGGTTTCACGTGGCACGCCACTTCGTTTGGAATGCAGCGAACCGCGGGGGTGCGATTCACCATGCGCACGAGCTGCAGGTTGATGAACCGCAGGTAATCCACCAGCGACGATTGGTCGCTGATGCATTCGTTCGGGTTGTTCCACAGGTTTCGCAGCCCCAGCACTTCGTCGTCGCGGCACTGCGTGTCGTGCAAGCAGTCGTTCAGCGGATAATTGGCGATAATGCCCCCGTCAATGTAGCAGCAGTTGTCCCGAATAATGGGCTGAAACAGCACGGGCATGCACGCGCTCATTTTGATGGCGTCCATGAGCGGCAAATCGGGGTGCGTCGCGTGCGACAGCTGCACCTTTTTGAAGGTGTTCAATTCCACGGCGAACACGTGGAGCGAAATCCCCGAATGCGCGTGCAGCTCGGCCAGCGTGGTTGCCAATGACAAGTCCTTGGATGCAAGCAGCGGCTGCATGATGTCGTCCAGCAGCTTCGGCTTGGCCATTCCCTTGCACGAAAACAGCTCAAACATTTCCAGCGATTCCGTGATGACTTTTTCCCAGGGGCGCTTAATGATGTAATCGTCCAGGGTCGTCCACTCGTGCTTCAAGCACAGCATGGCGCCAATGAGCGCCCCAATGGACGTGCCGTAAATGGTTTCAATGTTTTCATACGCCCAAAACCCTTGTTTGGCCAAGTGCTTGACCGCGCCGTAAGACATCAACCCGGTGGGGCCGCCGCCACAAATGACGATGTGCTTGATGACCATTGCGTGCGCTTGTTGCTTGTTGCTTGTTGCTTGTTGCTTGTTACTTCTTTTATGACCGTGGTTGGTTGTGTTTATATGCATTTTGCGGTTTTCGTTCGTTTCGTTGAATTATTAAAAAATCTAAAGTGGTATCAAATGAGTCAATGGACAACATCTTTTCAAACCGGCATGAAGAAAACCGAGAGAGCGTTGAAAAACTGAACTTGGACGAATTATACGAGCAGAAAAAACAGGAGGATTTAGCAAAGCTGTACACGTTCAACCGCATCCTGACGCGAATACACGACAAAATCAAGGTGGCTGCCCGCCAAAAAAACAGCCAGCAGTTTTGCTGGTACTTGGTGCCCGAAATGTTGATGGGGGTGCCGAATTACGATAAAGATGCGTGCATCACGTACCTCATCAGCAAGCTGGAAGAGAACGATTTTGTAACCCGGTACACGCACCCCAATTTGTTGTTCATTTCATGGAAGCACTACGTGCCGAACTATGTGCGCACCGAGATCAAGAAGAAGACGGGCACCGTGATCGACAAGTTTGGGAACTACGTGTCGGAGGCGGATGAAGCGAGCGATGCCGCTGCGGGTGGTGGCGACGCGAACGCGATGATGCTGTACAATAAAAAGGGTGCCGCCGCTGTAACCGCTGCAAAAAAACCGGCGGGGGATTTCAAACCGATTGCGTCCTACAAACCGACCGGGAATTTGATTTACAACCAGGAGCTCTTCCGAAAAATAGAGGATCGTGTATAGAGGATTGCGCAATCATTCGCATTGTTGTAGCTCGGCCATGAGCGCCTCGTATTTTTTCAGCTCGATTTCCGCTTCCCTGATTTTGAGGCAGCGCAGTTCGTTTGCGGCGCAGCCGCGCTCCACCACGTCTTGCAGTTGCAGTTCCAGCGCATCCAAGTCCTCCAGCGTCACGGCCTCGTTAATGCAGCGGGCATCCGAATCCGGATTTGAAACGATGGCGCGCAGCATTCGGTCCAGCTGCGCCTTATTTTCTCTCTGTTTATTCTGCATGGTTTCCAATTGAATGGTGTAGGCGCGCTGCAATCGCGATTCTGCTTTTGATTTCGTTCCCGTTTTCGCTTCTGATTTCGTTGCTGCGTCTGCGTCTGCTTCTGCGTCTGCTTCTGATTGCATTTCTTGCAGGATGCGCGCCCGCAAGTCCGCAATGCGCACATAAAACCGGGCCAATTCGCGCGCCACCTCCTTCGCCGAAGTCGGCAGTTCGTTTAATTCGTCGTACGCAAATGTCGCATTAAACCCCTTTTTGAGCCGCAAGTGCATTTGAATCGGATTGCAGTTGCGCCGCAGGATCGCGTCCACAAGAAGGTCCTCAATGTCGGCCTGCGTTTGCGCATCCATACGGTGGTGGTCCATGAGCAGCGGGACACTGATTTCGGTTTCAAGCGCGCGCAAGTCATCCGGTCCCCCCTGCAACACGCGCACAAATTCATCCCTGACGTTCATGCGATGTAATCTTATATATACTATATATTTTTATGTAGTTTTATGCATATTACGAATGCGTTAAATACATAATGGCAAAAATTGAATTAAACACGCGGTCGCATGTTATGGTTAGACATCGTCATTGCACCAATGCATTCAATTAATGCTACAAGTGCCACAAGTGCCACAAGTGCCACAAGTGCCAGCACCAGCAAGACGCACAAGAATAAGAACGCGATTGCGCGTCCGAATAAGAAGGACATGTGGCAAAAATTGGAGTCGTTAATGGTTGATGAGGCGCGTGCCAGTGTGGAGTGCATCTATGACCAGCCGTGCGGACCCCGCGAAGTGTGCGACGCGTGCCAGTCCAATTTGGTCATCACGGAGGAGGGCTTTGCGACGTGCACAAGCGCAGCCTGCAGCATCATTTACAAGGACACGCTGGACCATTCCGCGGAGTGGCGGTTTTACGGCGCGGACGACAATCAAATGACGGATCCCACGCGGTGCGGCATGCCGGTGAATCCGCTGTTGGAGCAGTCGTCCTACGGCTGCAAGGTGATGTGCGAGGGGGCGTCCAGCTACGAAATGCGCAAAATACGCCGGTACACGGAGTGGCAGTCCATGCCCTATTCCGAGAAGGCGCTGTACGATGAATTTGAGCGAATCAAAAACACGGCGTCCAACGCGGGCATTCCGAAGATGATCATTGACTGCGCGCTGCGGTACCACAAGAAAATATCCGAACACAAGACGTTCCGGGGGCAGAACCGGGACGGCATCATTTCCGCGTCCATCTACATTTCGTGCCGCATGAACGACTGCCCGCGCACCCCCAAAGAAATTGCCACCATTTTCCACTTGAACAACAAGAGCGCCACCAAGGGGTGCAAGCACGCGTTGGCCATCATCAACGAGCTGGAGTGCAAGTTGGAGAACTCGGAGAAAACAAAGTTTGAAAAGACGAACCCGAACGCGTTCATTGAGAGGTATTGCAGCCCGCTCAACATGAACATGGAAATCACCCGGTTGTGCATCTTCGTGGCCATGTGCATTGAGCAGAACAACTTGATTCCGGAAAACACGCCGCACGCCATTGCCGCGGGCATCATTTATTTCGTGGCGCAAGTGTGCAACTTGAACATCACAAAAAAGGACGTGAACCGGATCAGCCAAATCAGCGAGGTGACGATCAACAAGTGCTTTAAGAAGCTGGACTCCATTAAGACGCAGCTGATTCCGCCGTCCATCGTTCAAAAATATTCGGTTGCATCCTGAAATTATTATGAATGCTGAAATTATATTGTTGCATCGTCGTTTTTTTCGTGAATATGTCAACGGGTCCGGGTCCAAGTCCAAGTCCAAGTCCAAGTCCAAGTCCAGTTCCTGAAATTGTGTTCATCGTGCCGTACCGCAACCGCGAAGAGCACAAGACGTTTTTCACGGTGTACATGAAGTTCCTGCTGGAAGACATGCCGCCCGAAAAATACCGCATTTACTTCGTGCACCAGTGCGATAATCGCCCGTTCAACCGCGGCGCCATGAAAAACATCGGGTTCCTGGCCATTCGCAGCCTGTATCCCGCCGAATACAAGAACATCACGCTGGTGTTTCACGACGTGGACAACTTGCCGTACACGAAGGGGCTGCTGAATTATGAAACGCGGCCCGGCGTGGTGAAGCATTTTTTCGGGTACACCTTTACGCTCGGCGGAATGGTTTCAATTAAGGCGGGGGATTTTGAACGCACGGGCGGGTACCCCAATTTCTGGGCGTGGGGCAGCGAGGACAATTGTTTAAACCAGCGCGTGATTGATGCGCGGCTCTACATTGACCGCAGCAATTTTTTCCCCAGCGGGCATCGCGCCATTCTGCAGTTCGTGGACGGGCTCATTAAAATGATTAACCGAAAGGAGACGTCGGCGGCCATGTATCGCACGTGCACGGACACGTACGCAACCATCCGAAACTTGTCCTACCACTTCAAGGACGAGTACATCAACGTGACGGCGTTTGACACGCAGCAGAACCCCACCGAGCTGCGGTTTGAGGAGTACGACATCGTGAAGAACAACGGCATCAACCGCATTCCCGTTCCGGCCATCGGTCTGCAACTGGGTAACATGGGTGCGAACATGCAGAAAGTGGCGCCAAGACGGCGTTGAATTTAAAATTTAATTCAATATCATATAATATAATATGCAAAAATATCAAATACAGGCATGTCATCTGCAAAAACACTGGACGACATCATAAAGTCATCACGCTATGTATTGCCAATAGGGACAATTTTAGAATTAGGCCCACCGCATCATGATCCCAATCCCCCAAATATTAAACATACTCTCGTTCAGTCTCTTTATTTACCAGGAGCACATGAGCATATGCACAGGCCGATAATAAGTATAGGACATGCGTCTCCCGCTGCTGAAGCTGCAGCCCTAGCCGGTGCTGCTGAAACTGCTCGCCTTGCAACTGCTCGCCTTGCAGATCCAACTGCATGGAGGCAGTGTGCTTTGCACAGATTCGAAGCTGACCTATATAATCTAGAAGCACGACAGAGAAATGAGATGCAGCGCCGAATGCAAGATCAGCATGGGTACACCGAATTTAGGGGGTGCAAAGAGGGTGAATTTGACCTTTGTGCTTTTGAAAATCCACGCACAGGGGACGTACGCGCATTCAAGAGACCATTTATACCGATTGGTGTCGAAGATCCATTATTAGTATCAAGAGAATTAACGGCCGCTCCGCATGCACCAGACATTGTGCGCGATCGCATCCTACATCCAGGGGTGTTGCAACAAGATCCATTAATGTATCGTGCTATGTGTTCTGCCATGAGTGCAAACCCAGATTTAACGAAAAGAAGTGGTTTAGCGTCCTTTCTAATCAGACGTTTAACGGACCCGATGTCAATGCGATCAAGTGCATATGACAAGTTAGAACCATCCATTTTAAAAAAACAGCCGCCGTCGCCATTCTCAAAAAAGGGGGGTAAAAAGCGTACGGGTCGTGCACGTTTACGTTTACGTTCCCGTTTCCAGTCGCGTCGTCGTCGATGATTTCAATAGCGGGCGGTGCAATAATTAAATATTGACATACACTATATTACAACCCGATGTCGCTGATTCGTCGCATTTCTGGCGATTTTCGCCACTTGTGCAAACCCGCCATGGTGTATTTAGCCGTGTCCGTCGTGGCGCTCATCGCCATCGCGTATCAAAACATGGGCCTGAGCAACATGTACTGCATGGGCGATTTGTCGTGCTACGTGCCCAGCACCGCCGCGGTCATATTCAGCGAAGCCCTCTATATCCTGTTTTGGACCTGGATTCTGCATTTGATGTGTCGCACGGGATACGCCTCCATTTCTTGGTTCATGGTGGTGTTCCCGCTGGTGCTGTTTTTTGTCTTGATCGGCCTCATGATGCTCGCATCCATGCAGATGTCCCGGAAAGGACGGGTCAAGCAAATGATGCCGATTGAGCGCCCCGTGCTGGCGAATCCCAGCGACTTTGACAGCTTTGGACCCATGTTTCCACCTGGACCGCCCATGCGCGAAAGTTACCAGAGTGGTGGGGGTGGTGGCTGGAACTACGGTCTCTTCTGATTCTGCACACACACGTACGCACACACACACACACACACACACACACACACACACACACACACACATACCCATACAAATTGTGTTTATTCACGGAACAAATAATAAACACAAATAGTAGATAAACGATACATAAATCTGCGCGCACGAAACACGAACGGATGTCAAACGCAACGAACACAACGAATGCAACGAACGCAGCGAAAGCAGCGAAAGTAACGGCAAGACACCGGTCCAATGACGAGAACGAGCTCATTGCAGAGGCGGTCAAAACCGCGGAAGAGACGCTGTCGTGGAGCATCATTGACCGGTATTTCAAGGACAACCCCAACGTGCTGGTGCGGCACCACTTGGAGTCCTACAACGATTTTTTGAGCAACGGCATTGCGCGCATTATGAAGGACCGGAACCCCATCATTCTGGAGAAGGACGAGAACAAGGAGACGGGGAAATACAATTCGGTGATTGAAATTTATTTGGGCGGCGTCCAGGGGGACCGCATTTCATTTAGCAAGCCCATCATTTACGACGGCGACCTGGCCGCCGGCGCGAGTGAAGAGAGTGAAGAGGCCATGAAAGAAAAAGAAAAATCCAGGGCGCACTTCATGTACCCGAACGAGGCGCGCCTGCGCAACATGACGTACGGCATGACCATTCACTGCGACGTGGACGTGATTTACCGCGTGCACGACCCCGTGCAAAACACCGTGCTGAACGAGCGCTTAGAATTAAAGCAGCTCAGCCTGGGGCGGTTCCCCATCATGCTGCAGTCCAACGCCTGCATTTTGCACGGCATGTCGCCGGAAGCGCGGTTTTACGCCGGCGAGTGCCGCAACGACTACGGCGGCTACTTCATCGTGGACGGCAAGGAGAAGTGCATCGTGTCGCAGGAGAAGTTCGCCGACAACATGCTGTACGTGCGCTCCAACGCGGACGACCCCGACGCGGTCTACAGCTACAGCGCGGAAGTGCGCACCGTGTCGGAAGACCCCTCCAAGCCCGAGCGCAAAATGGCGGTCAAAATGGTGGCGCCGGACGCCAAATACTCTAATCGGCAAATCGTGGTGGACATTCCCAACGTTCGGAAACCGATGCCGCTCTTCATCGTCATGCGCGCTCTGGGCGTGATCAGCGACCGCGACATCGTGGAACGGTGCATTTTGAACCTGGATGCGAACGCCGCCATGGTGGACCTGTTCGTGCCGTGCGTGCACGACGCGTGCGAGGTGTTCACGCAAGCCGCCGCCCTCAAATTCATCGCCACCTTCACCAAGGAGAAGACGGTGGCGCAGGTGCAGAACATTCTCATGAACTACTTCATGCCGCAAATGGGGGAGCTGAATTTCGGGGCCAAGGCGTACTTTCTCGGGTACATGGTGCACAAGATGCTGCTGGTGTCCATGAACGTGGAGCGTCCCACGGACCGCGACAGCTTCAAGTACAAGCGCGTGGACGTGCCGGGGTCGCTCATGTTCAACCTGTTCCGCACGTACTACACCGCGCACGTGGACAACGTGCGCCTGAAGCTGGACAAGAAGATCAAATACGGGCGCGACCGCAACGAGTTCGTCGGCACGCAGATCATGCAGGTCATCACCGCCGACAACTACAACGAAATCTTCGGCGAGCGGCTCGTTGAAGCGGGGTTCAAAAAGTCGTTCAAGGGCAAGTGGGCGGCCACGGTCCAGACGGACGACAAGTCCAAGCTGTACAAGGGCACCATCGGCGCGACGGAGGGCACCGAGGTGGAGGGCATCGTGCAGGACTTGAACCGCTTGTCGTACAACTCGTTCATATCGCACCTGCGCAAGGTGAACCTGCCGATGGACGCCAGCGCCAAAGTGTCGGCCCCGCGCCAGTTGCACGGGTCGCAGTGGGGCATCATTGACCCCGCGGACAGCCCCGACGGCGGCAACATCGGCCTGCAAAAGCACCTCGCAATCGCGGCGTACGTTACAAAACCGTGCTCCGCCCAGCCCGTCATTCGCTGGCTGCGCGACCTGGCGCACATGGAGCTGCTGGAGGAGTGCAGCCCGACGTACCTGCACCAGCTGACCAAGGTGTTTGTGAACGGGGCGTGGGTGGGCGCGCTCGGCAACCCGCGCGAGGTGATGCGGCTCTTTTTATTGCACCGGCGCATCGCGCTCATCCCGGTTCACACCAGCGGGCGCTGGAACATTGCGCACAACGAGCTGCAGTTCTTCACGGACGGCGGGCGCTTGTGCCGCCCCGTGTTCTACTACGACGAGGAGAAGCGCCGACCCAGCTACGCCCGGCGCGAGGTCATTGAACGCATCAAGAGCGGCAATTACACGTGGGACCAATTAATCACCGGGTTCGCCGCAAAGAGCGTGGACGCGCTGGACCCCTGCCGCATTTACGGGTTGGGCGAGTTGTACAAGGGCGCGGCCGACTTTGCCGCGCTGGACGGCAGCCAAGCCGTGATTGAGTACTTGGACACGAACGAGACGGAAAGCGCGTACGTGGCCATGTTCCCGCGCGACGTGGTGCCGGGGAAAACCACGCACGTGGAAATCCACCCGTCGCTCATCTTCGGCGTCATGGGCAACCAGATCGTGTTCCCGGAAAACAACCCGTCGTCGCGCAACAATTTTTCGTGCGGGCAGGGCAAGCAAGCCGTGTCGCTGTACTCCTCCAACTACGCGTCGCGCATTGACAAGATGGGCGTGGTCCTGAACTACGGCCAAGTGCCGCTGGTGAAGAGCCGCTACATGAAGTACATTAACAACGAGCAGCACCCCTACGGCGAGAACGCCATTGTGGCCATCATGTGCTACAACGGCTACAACGTGGAGGACTCCATCCTGTTCAACGAGGGGTCGCTCAAGCGCGGCCTCTTTCGCACCACGTACTACAACATGTACGAGACGCGCGAAGAGGAGGAGCGCACGTACGACAAGCGCATCTGCAACGTGCAGGCGCAGGCGACCGTGCGCGGCCTGAAACCCGGCGGCGACTACAGCGCCTTGGACCGCTTCGGCTTGATCAAGGAAAACACGGAAATGGACGACAAGAAGGCGGTCATTGGACGCGTGACGGAGCAGTGGATCGCGGGCATAAGCGCAGAAGAGCCGCAAATGGAGGACGACAGCGTGTTCCCGAAGAAGGGGCAGCTGGGCGTGGTGGACCGCACGTTCATCACGGACGAGGCGTCGGGCAAGCGGCTGGCCAAGGTGCGCATTCGCGAGGAGCGCATGCCGGGCATCGGCGACAAGTTCTGCTCGCGCGCCGGGCAGAAGGGCACGGTGGGACTCATTATTCCCGAAGAGGACATGCCGTTCGCGGAGGACGGCACGCGGCCGGACTTGATTATTAACCCGCACGCGCTGCCGACGCGCATGACCATCGGGCAGCTGGTGGAGACGCTCATGGGCAAGGCGTGCGTGCTGCAGGGCGGGTTCGGCGACTGCACCGCGTTCGTGAACCACGGGTCCAAGCACCAGGTGTTCGGCAAGATGCTGACGGAGCTGGGCTACCACAACAGCGGCACGCAACTGCTTTATAACGGCATGACGGGCGAGCGCATGGAGAGCCAGATTTTCATGGGGCCGACGTACTACATGCGGCTCAAGCACATGGTGAAGGACAAGATCAATTACCGCACGCGCGGACCGCGCACCGTGCTCACGCGGCAGACGGTGCAGGGGCGTGCCAACGACGGCGGCCTGCGCATCGGCGAAATGGAGCGCGACGGCGTCATCGCGCACGGGGCGGCGTACTTCTTGCGGCAGTCCATGCTGGAGCGCGGGGACGAGTACTACATGGCGGTGTGCAACAAGTCGGGCATGATTGCCATTTACAACCCGGCGCAGAACTTGTTCATCAGCCCGATGGCGGACGGCCCCATCCATTTTGCGGACACGCTGACGTCATCCGACAATCAGGCGCTGAACATTGAGAACATGACGCGGTTCGGGCGCAGCTTCAGCGTGGTGCGCGTGCCGTACGCGTTCAAGCTGCTCATGCAGGAACTGCAGGCCATGAACGTGCAAATGCGCGTGCTGACGGAGGACAACATTGACCAAATCGCGTCCATGTCGTTTTCCACGACGACGCTGAAGTTGGGCGGCGCGGCGAACTTGATTCGGGAGAACAAGGCGGTGGTTGGCAATAATAAAGTGCCGCCCGTGTCGCCGAAGGCGGACAACCGGCCCGCCCTGCGCCCCACTAAAGAGGGGGAAGAGGAAGAGGAAGAACCGGGCAATGCAGCGGAGTCACTGGGCTGGCAGTTCGTGAATTTTGAGGCCAACGGCGGGGAGATTTATCAGTCGCTGCTCCGGGACGAGCGCGGGGCGCCCACGCAGATGTGGTCCGTGCAGCAGCACGGGGGCAAGTATCCCACCGAGCATCCCGAGGGATGGAACGCGCAGATGCTGTATTACAACGACGGCGTGCCCATTAAGGCCGAAGCGGTCGTTGACATGCTGAAGCGCATGCCGTACGCGAATAATTTCGCGCTGGCGGTGCAGGACATTCGGGACGAACAAACTTTAAGCGAAGCGAACCGAAGCGAAAGCGAAGCGATTGATTTGCCCAACATTGCGATGTCTCCCGAATACGAGCCCATGTCTCCGGTTCTGATGCAAGGTGGTGCACAACAATCACAACCACAATCGCAACAACCACAACAACCACAACAACCACAACAAATGCAACAATCGCAACAACCACAAATGCAACCCATGATGATGCAACAACCCATGGTCATGCAGCAACCCATGATGCAACAACCAATGGTCATGATGCCACAGCAAATGATGATGTCGCAGCCCATGATGATGATGCCACAACACATGATGATGCAACCACAACAATCACAACAACCACAACAGCAACAACAACCACAACAGCTGATGACTACAACCACCGGTTCAAATGCAGGGGAATTGATTAAGGAGCAACTTGGCAACGGCAACAGCAACAGCAATAGTAGCATCAACAGTTCCAGATCCATATTGGACATGGAACCGGAAAACCCAGAATCTGAAAAACCACAGGATGATAGTAAAGGAGAAGGCAAACGTGTCATCAAATTAGGATAAGACAATTGAGCGCCCAACTCAAAAAAATTTAGTATGTGTTTAATGTATAACCAATAATCACATCTTCCACATGCTGAATAAATATTTGGTTGAGTTTTTAGGAACTCTGTTTTTCATTTACATTATTTTGGCAACTGGTAACGCCATTGCCATCGGCGCTGCATTGGCAATTGCCATCATGGTGGGTGGTCCCATTTCGGGCGGCATGTTCAATCCCGCCGTGTCCATTGCCATGGTTGCAGCCGGCAAGCTGTCATCCAGCGACTTGGTGCCTTACATCCTGGCCCAAGTGGCAGGCGGCTTGGTTGCGCTGGAACTGTTTAAGCGCGTCAAATTGTGAATTTGGCAAATTGGCGAATTATGAAAATTATATATGTCGTGTAATGTATATAATTTGCAATGACAACACGTAAGAGGAACGGCAAAAGCAAAGGCAAGGGCAAAGGCAATAGCAGGCGTAATGGACGCACGAAACGAGGAGGATTTTTTGGTATATTTGAAGACTCATTTTCATGGTTTGGAAACAACTCCAAAACAAACGAAACAAACGAACCAGATTCATCCGCATCAGGAACAGGAACAACAGGAACAACAGGAACAACAGGAACAACAGGAGGATGGTCTGGGTTTTGGAATAAAATTAAACCACCTGTTACTCCAACCACCACAACGGTTATTCCTGGACGACCAGTGACACAACAACCACCACAACAACAACAACCACCACCACAAGACGTGCCAGACGCAACAGTAACACAAGATTCAACCACAACATCTCAAGCAGATCAAGCAGATCAAGCAGATCAAGCAGATCAAGCAGCAGCGTTTCAAGCAGTACCCGTAACACCCGTAACACCAGTAAAAGGAGGAAGACGCCTGCGTCTTCGCACTAAAAAACGCAGCTGCAGATGCAAACGCAAGTAATTGGTTCATTTGCCGACTCGTTTTGTAAGGCCGTACAAAATCACCAAGCACAAAAATCCCAGCATCATGTAATACACGCTGGACAGAGTGCCAGCGGGAATGCTGCCCATGCGCTTGGTGCACGGTTTGCGCATTCGGCGCTGCCGCCGTTGTGTGAACGCCTCGCGCTCAGTGCCCCCCGAGATGGGGTTCGTCTTGTTCGGGAACCAGGATGCCGGCATGTTTTGGATGTCCACCGTCGCCACGTAGTGGGTGTCCGTCGACGACTGGTTATTCACGTCAATCGTTTCCAGCGTCACGCTCTGGCAGTCCGGGGTTGAACCCATTTGAAACGCTTGAAACAGCATCATTGGGTTAAGGCCGGCCGCGCTGGACATGGTGCCCGGAATCAACCCCTCAAAATTGGTGAATTGCACCCCGCCCAGTCCCGACGAAATGAACGGAATGTTTCCGTCCGGCACGTTGTTCACGTAGAGGTAGCGATCCACGACGCTGCCGTTGGCGGAGTCGTTGCTCACCACTTTGCATTTGGCCGCCGTTTTCAAAAAAAACTTGTTTCCCAGCGGTTGTCCCGTGGCAGACGCATCCCCCTCGCCAGAAACCAGCAATTCCACATACGAAACGAGCGCACCCACGTCGCTGGCTAAGATGTCCAACCCTCCGTCACTGGACACTCCTAGCTCGATCGGGGTTTTGATCTGATTGAAGTACTGGTAGTCCGGACCCAGCAACGATTGTTCCATGTTATCTAAATCCCCCATGACATCTTGGAAAAAATTGGACATGATATGTTTTATTATTATATAACATATACATTAAAAATGACTCAAATGTATGAAAAATGCATAAGCTCTTACCCGCTTGTGCTTTTCATCGCAATGCTTGTCTTGTGCAACGTGTACCGGGTGTCCTACATCTACGTGATGGGCTTCGGCGCGAACCTGGTTGCCAACTGCGGATTGAAACTGTTTTTCCGTCGCGTGATGGGCAGCGCCGGAAATCGGCCCGTTCCGTATGAAACCCAGAATGCCCTGGTCCCGTTTACCATCCGCAGCGCAAATGCGTACGGGTTTCCGTCCGGGCACGCACAAACGGTTGGATACTTTCTAGCATTTGCACACCGGGTTTTGCCGTGGCGAACGTGGCGCCCGGCCTGGGTTGTCGCCGCGTTGCTGGCTGCGGCATGGTTGATGTGGACACGGGTTGCATTCCAGCGACACACGCCGGTGCAAGTGCTGTTCGGGTTTACGTTCGGGGTTGCGGTGTTTCAAGCCGTGCACCAAGCCGTGCAATAGCCGCTTACCGCTTAACGCTTACCGCTTAACGCTTACCGCTTACCGCTTACCGCTTACCGCTTAACGCTTACCGCTTAAGACGTGTTGATCTGCGGAATACTGGTTTTACTGGGGTCGTCCTGATTGATGTTGGCATGCGTGACGTTGTTCATTTGACCCGGCGTGTCGCTCATGGTTTTCAACAGCATGTGCGAGTTCCCGTTGATCCGGTTGGTTTGATCGTCCACCCCCGCCTTCAATTGGTCAAACGTGGTTTGTAAAACGGTGGTTTGCTTCTTAATGATTTGAACGTCCGCGCTTGTGCTAGTCGCGCCGTCTCGGTCCGTCGTCATGCCCTCCGGCGAGCCGTTTCGGATTCTTCGGTAAAGCAAAATGAGAGAAAATCCCAAAACAATGCACAGAATCACGATGACAATGTTGTAAAGGACGTCGCTGGACACGTCATCGGGCACGAAAAACAGCAAGGAATGCAGAGAAAATTTCATGATTGGACATGCATTACGCCGACATTATTTTTTACCCAACTGTCATTATTGAGTCCGGATGTTTACTGTTTACTGTTTACTTTTTGAAGCGGCCAATTTGTTCGTCATGTCGGTTTGCGACTGCACCACTTGTTGAATGCTTTTCGTGTTGTTTTGAATGCCGGTTTCATTTTGCAACATTTGGGTTTTCAGGGTTTGCGCCGTTTGCATGAGGGTGGCAATTTGTCCCTTCAAAAGTGCAATCTCGGCCGTGTTTTCATCTATTTGCGCTTGAGATGAGGGGGTTGCTGCTGTGGGTGCTGCTGTAGGGGCTGCTGTAGGGGCTGCTGTAGGGGCTGCTGTAGGGGCTGCTGTCGGGGGCGACGTCGCGTCTAAACCTTCTATCACCGGACCCCAGGACGAGCTTGATTTAGAATGAAACACATGAAACAAATGAAACAGTAGCAGCCATGCAAAAAACACTATAAACACGCCGTGCATCACCAAATGCAGTTGAACCATGTTTGTTTTTGTGTGTCCGTGTGTGTGTGTGGCGCGATAAATAATATATATGTAGTTATTATATACTGAATATATATTTATTGGAATCATTGACATGGCCACGCTCAGAATATCTGACGGCATTGGCTGGCGCCGCTCCAACAGTTTGATCACCACAAAGCGGTTTCACGGCGCCACAAAATCGGCACCCTCCACCACGTTCCAGGTGGTTCCCGGGTTTAGTCGCCCGAACGTGAACGGCGCACTGGTGACCGTTCCCATCGGTGCATTGCGCGACGAAGCCGCGCACGAGTTCAGCGGTCCCGTCATGAAGGCCCGCCCCATGAAGCACTGGCGGCGCAAGCTGCAACCCACCGCGAACAGCGGCAGCAGCGTGAACTCCGTAACGCTCGTCATTGACACGCCCGGCGGCACCGCAAAGTCGGGCAACGGCGCGACGTGTGACTGTTCCACCACGGAAGCCAATTCGTATGCCACGTTTGACGAAAAGCTGCTGAAAATTCCGTCGCAGCGGTGCGATCCGTGCGACCGCGTGGAAAACAAGGGCTTCGTGCAGGTGGGCAATCCGGCGGATCCCAACAGCTACCAAATTCAGACGGGGCTGTACAACACGAAATACATTGGCTGCTGTCCGGCCAACAACGTCATCAAATCGGCGGTGACGCTGATGAGCAAGGCGTATTATAGCGACACCCGGGGGTACCTGCAGTCGCGCTGCAAGCGCTACGAACAGAAGCTGTCCACCAACCCGGTGCCGGGCGTGCAATACATTGGCCCCGACCACATGCCGCTCTGGCCCAACGACGCCTGCGTTGGCCCGCAAACTCGGCTCACCGGCAGCTGCCTGTACCCGGCGTGCAGCCAAAACGATGCAGCGCTCCCGAACAAGTGCCAAGGCACCACCACGTACAAGCCGAACAATGTGCCGTTTGCCAAGCAGGGCGGTGTGAGCAGCAGCACGCGCACGTTGAGCCTGCGTGTCAACACCGTGAATTTGAACGGCAACTCGTTTTACAGCGCGTTTGGCGCGCAGGGTGCCAACGCGGGCAAATACAGCACCGAATACAATCCGGGCTACTTTGTGAAAAACAATTACCAGGTCCCGCAGTGTCGGCGGCTGCCGGGCAACAGCACGACGTGCTTTTATTCGCCCACGGAGAACCGAACCGCCACGCCGGCGAATCCCGTGACGGCCGCCGGATATAGATGAATGAATTGAATTGAATTGAATTGATTTAATTTATTGGTCAATTTCTCTCGGATTGAAAGTTTCAAGAACGCAAAAGTTGTATTCAGGAGGAGCAAGGCGGGAGCAACGGCATGCATGGCTGCCATGTTTTACAGAATTACATTTTACAAAACGAGAGAAATTCGTTACATAATCAAATAATCTAAACATTAAATCGGACGCGTTTAATAGGCAAACCGGCGTTTGGAAACAGGAGTTTGTCAATGGTGGTGCGCACGCAGAACAGGCGGTGCAGGATGATGCCGAGAAGAAAGAACCCCACGGCGGTCCATGCAAACGAGGCGCGCGCAAAATAAGCGATGACGTACGCGCCCAGCAGCGTCATGATGACGTCCACAACAGCAACGCTGCCGAGACGGATGGAATGCGCACCCTTGCCGGGAACGCCAAGCGCATTGCGGTACTTGCATAGATTAAATGACGACATACTTACGAGGGAAAAGTAATTAAATATTATACATCACGTGTATATAATATTTGAACAATGGACGAAGCGACAGCGACAGCAGTAACATCATCCGACCGAACGAAGGCGGAGCGTCAAGCGCAGGTGAAACCCATTCTGGAAAAGTTAACCGAAATGAAACTGCATGTGTCTAAATTCGCTGCCGTAAAGGAGCTCATGGTGCAAATCCAGGACTACGTTAAAAACGGGGAGCCCCAAAAAGTGAACATTGCGTTCCCTGAATTTGGGCGGCGCATCAAGGGCACACTGGAGACCAACCGACACGTGGAATCCAGCATCAAACTGTAAGGGGGCGCAAACTGTAAGGGCCGCTTGATTCAATTCAATTGCGGCGACGACGGCGTTTAGTTGAAAGACAATGACGAGAACGAGAACGACGAGAACGAAGATGATGACGAGAACGAGGATGACGACGACGACTTTTTCCACCAGTGCTATGGCAGCATGCATTTTTACCAGACGTTTCCCCACATTCCGTACATCTCACGGAAGAACTTGAAGAACTGGAAGACACGGCAGGACTGGAAGAAACTTGAGACATTTTGCGGTTATACCTTATAATTATAAAATAAAAATATTATTAACAGGATCACATGCGGTTACTTTTGTAGATGGTTTACGGGCGCCAAGGCACGTAGTTCCCCTCAAGGGAAAGGTTCGGAGGAGGGGTGCGGGGAACTACGTTCCCCGGTCCGTAGGTTTTCTGATTTAGTACACGATGTGCTCGTCAATCCATTTTTTCACGTGAATGCAGGTGGGCTCCAGTATTTTGTTCAGCCCGTCGGCATACGCCGCGTAATTGGATTCGTTGTCCCGTATCAAAAGCAGCGTGTTGTACACAATGTTCAGCAGTTCCGGCGTGTAAATGCCAACAATGGTGATAAAGATGTCGTCCACGGTGTTATTGGAAGTGGACATTTCACTTGATTTGGGTTCATCGTCATCATCATTATTCAAAATGGGCTTCATTTTATGGGGCTTGGAATTGGTTGCATTGGGTGGTGGTAGCGGCATGATGTCGGGCGACAGCTGGTCGTCCAGTATGAACTTGTACATGGTGAGCGTCTGCAGGATGTGCGGCTTGTCGGTTTGCCCGTACGTTCGGATCAGCTTGTTTATGCCCGTCTTGGACAAGTCAATGAGCAGCGCGTACAGCCGGTGCTGCACCGATTCGGGGGCGCCGGCCTTATACGGCGCGTAAAATTTTTTGAAGCGGGTAAACACGTTGAACAAAAAATACAGGTCCTCCTTTGTGTCGTTGTTGTACCATCGCAGCATGGATTGCGAGTACGCGGGCGGTTGCAGAATCAACGCGTTGTGTTGGATGGTGACCTTGGTTCCCACGGGGTAAAACGCGAGCAGCGCGATTTGCAGAATGGCTTGCAGCGGTTCCAAAATGGTCTCAAACCGCTCCTTCTTCCGGCGCGAGCTGACGGTTTTGTAGAGGAGCTGAAACGTGGACTGCATGGATGGATAACAATGTCATAAACACATGAATGCGCATGTGTTTATATTAGTTTCCGATGGAAAAAAGTCGCGCGACGCGCCGCGTCAATTATTCAGGAAAATGTTGCTGGATTGGCTCACGTGGTTGTAAGGAATGCCGTGCTTGTCGCACCAGCTCATGCACTTCACGAGGTTGAACCGCTTCATCATTTCCAACTTTTCGGCGTGACACTTGTTTAAAATCAGGTTGATGGTGGTGTTGATGGTTTCCATCTGTTGCTGGCCAATGATGGCGTTGCACTCCTCCAACCGATTCAAATAATGCAGGTCGTGCTCCATCGGCAACAAGGACGTGATGGTGGCGTTTGCCGGAAGGTGTTCCAGTTCACCGAACAGCGCATGCAGCTGGGGCATCAAATCCTGCGTGGAGGCGGGTTTGAAATGCTTGCACACCAGGTACCGCTCCGAATTTGCGTGCCGGCTCGTGCACGGTTTTGACACGAACACGGTCTTGTAAAAGTTGCACAGCACGTAAATGACGTCAATCGTGGGCTTGGTGAAGGTGTCGAACAGTTTCAATATGAAATGACCGCCCTGCTTCTGCAGCGCCAATGCAAACCCCAGTTCCGCAATGAGGAGGCGCTGCACCATGGTCTCTTGGTTGTTGAAGTCGCACGAAAAATCAAACCCGCCGTCCGCAGTGATCAAGTTGCACGAGTTTTGATGCTTGGCCGCGCAGTGTTGAAAGTTGGCAGCAGATATGATGTTGCCCGTTCCGTCCGCGCCGGTTTCAATGCACACGCGGTCGCGATGCAGGTCCAAAAACCCCCGGCTCTTTTTCCATCCGGGACAACACGCATCCGCGTGCAGCAGTGTCATCCCGTAATGAACGTCGTTATTTCGGTCCATGAACTGGGTCGCGTTCTTGGACCGAATGTGAATCATGGCTTCAATGAAGCCGCCGGGCCCTTCCGCCAAGTGGAACGACGTCATTTCCGTGGGATCGTGCAGCGGATCAAAAAACGTGGCGTGCATTTCAATCATTTTGTAAAACGACCGCGACAACGGGCGCATCTTGCTCACGGTGTAAAATTTGGAATTGGGAATGGCCGTGTGAATAAATTCAAACGGATTCGTGTATTTTTTAACAGCATCCCACGCGTCTTCTCCGCATTCCTTGATTTGTTCTTTCATTTCACACAAGCACGCGTGAAGGGTGTGTGAAATCAATTGGTTGCAATGCGGGGCATCGGTGCCGTCGTCGGTGCTCACACTGGCGAGTTCAAATTGCAGATTGAGATGGTTCAGTTTGGGCAATTCCGTGTAATGCGCCATGGGATTGCTTATTGCTGATTGCTTGTTGGGTTCAGTTCATCCCATCAGTTTATATTGTTTTCGTTTGCATTGATCAATCGTCCAAATATTCATAGGGCTCTTCCATCAACTCGAAAGACGGAATCGCCGCTTCGGTCCCCCGTTTTTTTGTCACTGTGTGTTTTTTCTTGGACGCCACGCCTTTGGCGCCCTTGACGCCGCATTTGGCTTTGGCGCCATTGTCGCCATTGTCGCCATTGTCGTCATTGTCATCAGTGTCGCAGCTGTCGTCGCTTTCGTCATTGTCATCACAATCGGTCGTGGTGGGTTCTTCGTCATCGTCGTATTCTGATTCCTCGGTGTCGTCCTCGTCCTCCTCGTCGTCCTCGTCCTCGTCATCGTCCTCCTCGGCTTCGTCCACCACAAATCCGTCTTTCAAGTACCCGTCTTTGGTTTTTCGGTGCGCAGGAACGGAATCCAGTTCATCGTATTCATCGTCGTCGTCGTAGCAATTTGTCAATGTGTCAAACCCGCCAAACAAAAAATTATACATCTTGTCCCATTTTTCAAGTGTGAGCGGAATCACGTTGTGCTGCGGGCTCATGTCCTTTGCAACCAACGCGCACGCTCCGAAAAATAAAATGGTGTCAACCGGCGGAGGGAACTCGTACTTGTTTTCTTGTCCCGCAGCGCCGTCTTCCCGTGCCCACAGCTCCACAATGAATTTCTCCGCATCCGGTCCGGAGTACGCCCATTCCGCGCGCACTTCAAACCCGGCCGACGTTTTGTACTTGCATTTTTTGGCCAGTTCCAACTGGCTGTGTTCCTTGATTTCCGAGGGGCGCAATTCTCCGTTGCGTTCCACAATGAGCACGGGGGTTGAAGCCGATGGCATGGGGTTGTTGTCGGGGTTGTTGTTGGATGGTTTATGAAAAACATACGGTTGGGTTTAAATCATTTATGAAACATTATAATTCAGCGCATACGTTTCAAATCTGTAAAAACTATGTCTGCATAGTTTAATCGCATGCTTTGGATCATTCAAGTGTTGGTTGCATCGTTTGTGATCATTTTCGTGCTTCACAATTTGTATGTGTTTTTCAAAGACACCTTGACCGTGCCCAAAATAAAGGACATGGTAAAACGTCCACAGCAAAAATATGAAACGTTGTTTAGGGAACTGCGTAACAACAACCATAACAGTGGTCATAACAGTAGTCATAACAACAGCAACAACAACAATAACAATGGCAACAGTAACAATGACAATAGTCATGACCACAGCAACAATGACAATGCCATGAAAGTTGAGTTGAAACGTTATCTGATGGATCTCAATTCAACGCAACAACCGCCAGAGTCACATCCACAGCCACAGTCCGATTTTATAGAACTTGGTTCAATATTTAATTGACCCAACCTATTTAAAAAATATAACAGTAAAGTAAACATTCTCCGCGAATGAATTCAACCAATTCCAAAATCACGGTGTTTCTGCCCACGACCACGATTGACCCCAGACACATTGCAGTCAATGCAGACAATGCAGCAAATCCAGTCAATGCAGACAATCCCGTTTCGTTTTGCGCCACTTCGTTTTGCGCCACTTCGTTTTGCGCCACTTCGGTTTGCGCCACTTCGGTTTGCGCCACAATGCAAATGCAGCCGCGATAAGAAGCACGTAATGAATGATGCAAACCATATTAAAGCATGATTGGGTATGATCATTAATTAGCCATCCATCATTTTGCAACCATGCAATCGCCCGGTGAAATTTATTATGAAACATCTGTTCATAAGAAATTTTTAGCAGACGTGTATGCGGTGATCCCCAAAGGGCGCAAGTGCGTGCTTTGGTTTAAGCACAACCAATGCTGGATGTTTCAAATTGCCAGGCGTCCCTACACTCCAAACAATCCAAACAGTCCAAACAGTACAAACAGTCCAAACAGTACAAACAGTACAAACAGTCCCTTCAACCCAGGAACGGTGCAGTATGACGATACACGCATGATCCACATGCCGTTTGCAAATCCCGCTTGGTATGCGGGGCAAGGCACCATGATTTATGGCACATGCGTGTTTGAAAAACGCAAAGACGTGCAAAAACGGTTTAGCGTGGAAAACGTGATCTGGTTGTGCGGCGAAAAACAACCGGACAACGGGACCCTGGGTCGGTTTTCTGCATTTTTTGATGCATACTCGAACGAGCGCGCCAAACACCATTTCCAATTGAACATGCCAATCATGCACGCGGCGTTCAATGATGCAGTGCGGGATGCCATTAAAATCACGTCGTACGATGTTTTTTGCATTCAGCACCGGTTTTTGAACCGCGCGTATATTGAATTTAAAAATTTGGCAATGACCCACATTGATGTGACGTGCGCGGACAATCCTCTGTTTTTCCCCAAACAGGCGAATGCAATAAGCGTAGCAACAAGCGTAGCGACAAGCTTAGTGCCAGTAAGCGTAGCAACAAGCGTAGCGACAATAAGCGTAGCGACAAGCGTAGCGACAAGCTTAGTGCCAGTAAGCGTAGCGGTAAGCGTAGCGCCAACAAGCGTAGCGCCAACAAGCGTAGCGCCAACAAGCGTAGCGCCAAGCTTAGTGCAATACAGGCCTCAAACCCGCACGTTTGTGATTTGTCCCGATGCGCAAAACGACATTTACTACGTGTTGCGCAGCCCGGACGAGCCGATCACGGCAAACACGATGATCGCCCACATTCCCAATTACAAGACCAGCGTCATGATGAACGCGCTGTTTCGCAACATCAAAGAAAACCGGAATTTGGACGCGCTGGAAGAAAGCGACGACGAAGACGAAGCGCACACGCCGTTAGTGGACTTGAATAAGCGCGTGCGGATGTCATGCACGTTCAGCTCGCGGTTCAAGCGTTGGCAACCCGTTGGGTCACCGCCTTTTCAATCGTAGCGAGCTGTTTCAGCGCGCTGGACGGGTTTGCGGTCCCCGTGGTGTTGGCGCGTTGCAATAAATACGGTTGATTCCAACCCGACGCCGACGGCAGCTGCGGTTGACCGTTGAATCCATGCCACACATTCTTGACGCCGATGAGCGCGTTTTGCCACGCGGTTGTCATGACTTGTGGAAATCCGCCTAACACGTACCCGCCTTTTTTGCTACGTCCTCGCCTGAGGCCACTGCTGCTGCTTTGCTTAATGTTTCTCATTCCACCTTTTAATGGAGGCAACGTATTGCGATCGTTTATGCCAGGGCCCCACATTTCGGGAACTGCCGGATCAACGCCACCCGCTAGTATGCCTTTATTACTGACGGCAAAATGGTTGGCCCTTGCTGGAAGGGCGGTTAATGCGGCGTGCGTGTTATTGGCGGGAGGCGACCATGCCGGACCCACAAACGTCCTACCCCCTTTCCTGGTTCGTTTTTTTGACGAACGCGACCGAGAACGCGAATGTAATCGGCGTTTCGTAACCATGGTGTAAAATGTGTAAATAGAATTCTTGTATTCTATTTATATAAAAAAATAAATAAACGCATCAGCGTGAATCAATACATTGTCATTGTCATTGTCACTGTCAATTCGCGGATGTCTCTCCCATTCACAAACGATGATATTGCACGGGCGCACCGTCTCAACGTGTGTTTTTACCAGGCACGCAATCGCATTCGCGGTTATTTTTGCAATTTGATTGATTCCACAAAAAATGCCGCTAAACTGCTGTACGCGTCGGTCACGTCTTGCATTCACGGTGTTTTCCCAGGCACATTTCAATACACGCCACTTTCGGTCTGTTTGTCCATTGTGGAACATGATTTGGTGTATGGCAAAATGCATAACAAAACGAAGTATGCCAAACCCCACGATCCGTTGTGCGATGTATGATGTATGATGTATGATGCATGTGATGCATTTATTTCATTCAATGTCCACGTGCGTCAAGAAGTGTCGTCGGCAGCACATTTTTTTCAGTTTGAGCGAATCCATTACCTCTCCTTCCGGCGTTTTGTGAATGTATTCCTTGGTCAAGTAAATGACCTTTTCGGTGTCCATGCCGCGCGACATCTTCAATCGCCGCACTTCGCTGAGATAGTATTCGTACTTGTTTCCGATGACGTTGCCGCAGGTGAAGCACTTGACAGGGATGATCATGTTGTATGGTTGGATGGTTGTATGGTTGGATTTCTTGATTATTGTATTATGTCGTTATTTTTAAATCAATTTTTAAAAATAAGGAACAATGATTCAATGGCGTTTATTGGATTTTCGTTTTCGTTTTAGGGGTTTTCTGTTGTGTTTGCGGGTTTTGCGGGGGTTTGATCCTCCAATTGCAACAAATGGAGGATCCATCCCTGGAAGACGCAACCGTGGTTGCATGGATTCAAATATTGTCTTTGGATACGCGGACACACGATTGTTCTGATTGTTTGCATCACGAAAATAGAAATATTCATTGTCAGATCTGACAAATCGTGCAGTTTGAGTTCCGTTGTCAGTTGAAAATCTATACATTTGATTGGGTATTAACTCATTACCCGCTCGTAAAACATCCGGATGAGGTTGCATTGAATATATTAAATGCGCATATATTATTTTTATTTGATTGACTATTGCATTATGCAAGCGGTTGGAGTTAGATCATTCAAACCATCATTCGTGATTTTTTTATATGTTTGGATCATTTCATCGGGGGGCATGTGTTTTTTATGACCCATCACCGCAAATCGCATCTCCCTGCATTGGCGTTGTGCGCTGAACGGAAACACCATGATTCCGTTGGATTTCAGTCGTGCGATTTCGGCGTGGGTGATTCGCATGGTTTCTGGAACAATGAACGGCTTGAAATCAAAATCTATCTGGTAGTCGGGGGTAATTTTGTGCATTAACCTGCGCACAATGGCCGTTTCATATTTGGTTCGTCGCATTGGGATTTTGCGTTTCATTTTGTAGGTTCCCGAAATGTAATTAAACACGAGCGTGACTGGGTCAATGCAGTGTATCTCTCCGGACGCATGCAACGCATATTGCAGTTGGGGGTCGCTTTCTAAATCATTGAGCTGATGCACCATGCGATAAAAAATTTGGTGATGCTTGGTTCCAAATTCAAACATGTTGATGGTCTTGCACGCATACAACTTCATGGGAGACACCAAGCGGTCCATGTGTGTGTCCGAATTTTTTTTGATAACAGATGCAATAACGTAGGTGTACATTGCGCCTGTCTCAAATTGAGACGGCACCGGGTTTACCAGCAGCGGACTCACTTCGTCCATGATTGCGAAATTAGCGGAATCGTACGGGTCCAAATGCACGTAATAAAATTTGTCATCTTCCCCTTGCATGCATTGCATGTACACTTTGCTGTTTTTATTGAGTATCGTTTTTTTGTGCATGCTTCTTTTCACAAACGGCATTCGGTCAATCGGGCATTCTTTGCTGCGCGTGTTGGACTGCTTGAACCATGATTCATGCACTGCTGCTGAATCCATTTGGAAAATGAAAATAAATTTAATAAATTGCGCAATTAAAGTTTATATCCATTTTTCAATTTATTCATTTTTGTTCGTTGTGGTTTTGTCGGTGACCACCAACTGTATTTTGGGTTTGCGTCCCGGCTTTTTCTTTTCTGGCGCAGCAACAGGCTGAGCAACCGCAATAGTATCACCAGGAATAACCGCAGGAGCAGCAACAACTGGGTTGGGCTTAGCCCTTGGTTTCGGGGGTGGCTTTGTCTTGGCTAAAACAGGCGCTCCTTCTTTTTCTTTTAATTCTTCTTTTTCTTTTAATTCTTCCTGTTCCTGTTCCAATGCCGCCATCTGTTTTTCAAACAAGGTGGAGGTGCCCAACAAGCTCTTCACCACCAGCTCCGCGTTGTCAATGGACCGCACCTTCTTGAAGACGAAGTAGCGGTTGTAAAAGGAGATGCGCCGCTCGTAGTCGCGCATGTCGGGCGCATCCCCCAAATCGGCCGCCAGGGACGGCGTCTGTTTCAACCGCGCCATCATTTGCGCGTGCAGCTGCTCAAACATGCCGGTTCCGTCCGGCAGCCCCAAATCCTTGACCGCGTCATCCCGCGGCACCAGCTCAAACCCGAAGTTGGCGATGAGCCGTTTCAAGTAGTTGAAATTCACCAAGTACTCGCGGAACGTCTTGTTGATGGATTCCTGGTACACGTCAATGGCGTATCCCACGCACGTCTCGTCGTCCGGAAACTCGTCGGCAGTGTACGCCTTGGTCACCTGCCACACGCGCTTCCCCTTGTGCATTACGGCAATGCTGTCGTCCGCTTTGAGCGCGTCAAACATGGTGGCCCCGTCGTACGTGGTGCCGATGAAGTAGCCGCCCACCGCCGTGCACTCGCACACGTTGCGCAGAAAGTTGCACACGTTGGCGCGCGTTTCAAACATGTAGTGAATCGCAAACTGGCACGACGACACGTTGAACCCGTTTTCCGCTTTGCCGTATTCGCGATACACGCCTTCGCCCAGTAGCGCCTTGTCTTTCGGTCCGTCGCCGAACACGGCGCGCACAATTTGCTTGTACTTTTCGCCGCTGATGCCGGCGCCGCTCTTCACGTTCAGTGCGCTGTTGCCTTGGACAAACAGCGCCCCGGGCATGATGCTGAACCGCTTGCAGTAGTCCAGGTAGCGCGCGCACGCGCCGTCCAGCTGGTTCTGAATGTTGTCCTTTGAAATGTCAATGCCGAACACGAACGACAGGTGGGCGTGGATCCATTTCGGAAGATCGCCGCCCTTGCCCACCGCAAAGTCAATGAGCGTGTTGCCGCGCCGACTGACGCCGCCAATCAATGCGCGCTTCACAAACAGGTTGTGGAAATCGCGCAGGCCGCGCGTGGCAGACGATGCGGTGATCCGGTTGTAATACACGTCGTCGTCGGCCAGCTCGTCGGGAATGTCTTTTCCGGTTGTCAGCATCCGCTTCGTGATCGGGGCGTGAATCGTGTGCCAGTTGGAGTTGGCCACGTGATAAGCGTTGCCGTAATTCTTCTGGCCGCTGCGATACTCCGCCGTCTTGTCGGTGCGCACGCGCAGCGGCACCCAGCGAAACCGCGGGTCGGCCGCGCCGGCATTGTACGCGCACTCAATGATGGTGCCGTCTTCAATGACCTCGTTTTCGGCGGTCAGCATCATGCCGCGGTTTCCTGCCGCATCCGCGCGAAGAATGACATTGCACACGTGCGCCTCGGGATCGTACGGGTTTGTCGGATAAAACGGCACCGGTTTGTACGAGTCTTCGCTAGCGCTAGCGCCCCTTTCATTTGCGCCCCTTTCATTTGCGCCCCTACGGGACGGCAGCTTGCCTTGGATCACGTCCTCGCACGGATTCAAGTAGCCGTGCTTTTTTTCGTCAAACCCCACCCGCAGTGTGAGCGTCTTGTACTGCATGATTTGATCCGCCTTGGCGACGTTGATGCCGTCCGTGTAAATGCTCGTCACTTTGGGCTGGCCACTATTATCTTTCACCAGCGTGGCCAGAAAGTCAATGGTGTTGGCTTCCGTGGGCTTCCATTTGAACGACAGCGGCCATGTGATTTTGGTCTTGGGGCCGGCCGCGTCGCTGCCCGCTTCGCCGCCCACCGGCGCGTCGGCCGGCGTGAAAATCATGCCGTCGGTGTGGTATTCGTACGCGCTAGAATCCAGCTGCGTCATGAGCGTGGCGCAGCACTGGAATATGCTTTGGTCCTGTCCCGTGTATTTGAATTTCTTGTATTCAACGCGGACCGGACACGCGGCGCCCCCGCGCACAACGGAACGCGGATTCAATGCATTGACTGCCTCCACCAGGAGCGGCAGGCGGTACTTGCTGGCAGCCGCTTCGGCCGAGGGCGGCACAAAATGCAGCGCGCGCACGTCCTTGCCGGCAATGTAGTAAACATCAAACGCGGCAAAGAGATTGATGAAGCGACCGGCCTTGTCGTGCAGGATGTGCTCGCCGTCCAGCAGCGTGTTGAAGAGCTTCTCGTTGCCGCTCTGCGCCCCCGTGAACTGCACGGTCATGTTCATGTCAATGAAGTAGATGCGGCCCGAGGGCGACACGAACAAGAGCTTGCGCGCGCCGTCCGCCTTGTCCGTGACCGTGTAATTGTTCCGCACGTTGGGCACGGTGCAGTTTTCATTGACCGGCACAATGTTTTGCATCTGGAGCGTGTACGAGGACGGTCCGATGAACTGTTTCGGGAACAGTTTGACCGCATCTGCGGCATCTTTTTCCCTTTTGTGTTCAGGATGCAACAAATGCATGTATTCGGCGGCTACGCCGGTGCGCTCGGCCCACCCGACGGGGTAGTTCGTGCCCTGCAGGCCCGACATGACGACTTTCACGCAGGACCGCAACGCGTCGGCCAACTTGCGCGCGGTGTTGAACGCGGTGCCTTGCCCGACCGCGTCGTTCACGACCTCAATTTCAATCTCGTATTTGGGCTGGGAGTCGGTGAGCTGGGACTCTGCAAACGTGTGGGTGGGAATCATGTGACTGATTCCGCCCGGCCCATGGTCGCGGCGCGATTCCTTCACGATGCTCATGTCCACGACAAACGGCATCGCAGGATTGCGAAACGTGCTGCGATTCAGGTAGCGGAACGTTTTTCGGCTGCTGCGCCACGGCGTCACCACCGTTTTCGCAGCGGTGGACGATTCGGCAAACTGTTTTTCGGTTTGCAGCGACAGGCGGAAATTGAAGTCGTCAAAATTGACGGGGGGTATGGACTCGGACGATTCACCCGGGTGGAACCCCGTTTTTTGAACGAACACGGGATGCACCTTGTCCAGCGAGTTGGTTCGGCAGTACATCTGAATGTTGTGAAGTCCTGCGATCTCGGTGCGAATGTCGGCCATTCGGGGCTTTCCGGTGTGCGGGTCCGCAATTTCGGAATTGATTTTGAGGGTGTAATCGTCCGTTTTTTCCATGACGTAGCCGGACGAGAGGAGGGTTTTTATGACGTTGTCAAAATCAATTTTGGTGATGGACGCCACGTGCTTCAAATTGCGGGTTCCAAACCGCACCTCCATTTCAAGCGACTGCAACACTCCGCCCAAGTAGGTCTCCACCATTGCGTCAAACAATTCATGCGGGGGCGCTTGTTTTTGATGTTTCTGTTTCTGTAGTGTCTGCATTTGGGCTCCGTACGATTGTGTCTGTTGATGTGTATTAAGGGCACATTATTTAATTCAATTTTACCATTTAATTAGTTCCGTTTCAAATCAAAATGCCTAAATCAAAGCACCAGTTTTTGCACAACCGCGTCGTACAGTTCCTGTTTTTTCATTTTGGTGCCGAGTTGTATTTTTAGCTGGTGACACAATTCGGTGAGGTCCGCCACGGTGTACGCGCTCGCTGATTTGACGGGTTTCTGCGGATTTTCAATGCGGTAATGCGTTGCTCGTATTGCCGTCAACTGAGCTTCGGTGGCTTGCGTCATGGTCATCTGTTTGTTCGCGCGTTCCACCACGAAGACCGGTTTGGACGACACCGCATCATGAATGAATTCCGCGTACACCTGGTTTGCCGGATGTACAAAAATCGCGTTGATAGAATTAAGACACGCGAGCACTTGAAACGCATGCAACGAAATGCGGTTGGACATGAGGTCGCCTTCCATCCCCGACATCGTGAATTTAATTCCAGTGGATTGTTTCAACTGCTTTCCGGTCTCTCTTAACCGCATGATTTCATCCCGTTTGCAATCCTGCTCGGCGGTGAATCGGTTCGCGATTTGTTCGTACTTGAATGCCCCGTATTTCATCACGTAAAAACACCAAAACAACGGGTCCTGGTTCAATGCGGGGCGAAACTGATATTCCGGACGCGTTGTTGTGGTTGTTGCTGCTGTTGTGGTTGTTGCTGCTGTTGTGGTTGTTGTTGCTGTCGTTGATGGTGTTGTTGTTGGTGTTGGCGTTGGTGTTGGTGTTGTTGTTGTTGGTGCTGTTGTGGTTGTGGTTGTTGCGGTTGTTGATGGCTGCAACGTGCTGTCATACAGCATCACTTCGCGCAATTTAGTTAAAGCATTGTTGATACTCGTTTGATTGGGATTGACCTTGTGCATGATGGATTACGGATTGCATTGTTTGTTGGCGATTGTTTAAACCAGTTGCAAATATTATGTACATTATAATATTACATCATACATATACATAATAGTCAACCACAATATGATTGCATCGGGACGAAAAAGTCGCAAGCACCGGAATAAGCGTCGCACACACAAACCACGACGCAAAATATTTGCAAAATCATTGCGTAGGTCGCAACAAATGAAATATAGTTTAAATAAAAAACAAAAGGGAGGAACTAGGTACACGCTAACATCCTCTGACCCAAAGCGATCAAACCATCTACTTGAGTTTTTAAAATTGTATGATATTAACAGTCAAATTACTTCTAATTTTGAAAATTGTGGTGTTGATTATAAGGGCATAGCGGAAAAAGATTTATCAATAATAAAAAATTATTTGCAGGTTACGTATGCAGCCAGCGCTGAAATAGTAGTAGAGGGTCCAACCGGTAGGGGAGAATACACGATTAAAATTAGATCAAATATAGAAGATAATCCAGCTTGCAGGTTTGGGTTTGACCGAAATTTGTTTCAGATGACGGTTAATAGCCCAAATTTTAGTGTTACTGGAGACCAAACTTATTCATCATTTGTTGAAACCGATGCTACTGATGCTTTTAGGTATTATCTAACAAGAAATTATAAGTTAGTTGATTTGAAAAACAATCGTTTGGAAAGATTGGATGAAAAGCCCGTTGCTCAATAATTAAATTCAAATAAAATAAATTAAATAGATGCACTAAACATTATTCTCATTAAAACTCAACCAATATAACAAATAAAAACATATTAGAACCAAGGGCGCAATTACTTGCACACGATCAAGATCAAGAACAAGAACATGCCAACCGCCGATTTGTTGAAGCAATTGAAGGACCGCATTGAAGCGCTGAACCAGCACCATCAAATACAAATTTTGACCATTGTCACGCAGAGCAAGGTTGCCCACACGGAAAACAAAAACGGGTCGTTTATCAATTTAACCAATGTGGACGATGCCGTCATTTCCAAGATCACGGAGTATTTGAAATACGTGGACGAACAGGAAACGCAGTTGAACGAAGTTGAGAACCAAAAAACCGAATTGACGAAACAATTTTTCACATAGCAAACGCGATCCACTCTCCCATCACGGACACGTGCTTGTCGTTCAACTCAAACCGCTTTCCGATGACTTTTACTAAAAGCCCGTCTCCGGGTTTGACCGAGTCCATTGTTCGGCTTTCCGGCGATGATTCCTGCATTTCGCGGGAAATGTAAATCACAACCGGGGATGGCTCCATGAAAGCGTGTGCCCGGATGCCCGCCTGTGTCACGGTTTTGGCGACGCACTGTATGACGTCCCCGTCGTGGGGCAAACACATCATGCAGTCAACCTCCAAATTGAACGTGATGTTTCCAGCCGAGAGCGCGCCCACTGAATGGGAGCGAAGCTTGCAAGAGTGCGGCTTGACAAACCCCTCTGGAATGCATTTTCCGGTGATTTGAGCCGACACGCGACGCGTGAGATCGTCTTCCAGGGTTTGAAAGTCGAGGATTTCCGAAAAAGGTATGCGCAGTTTGTGATGCACGGTGGTGGCGTGATACAATGAAATTGGAACGTGGGCGGTGGATATCATTATTGCAGAGGACCGATGGCTACATTCCATTTTTGGAGTAATTTTAATTCAATTTTTTGAATTAACATTTATTTTTTCAATTGGCCCGTCCATCAATCTTGACGGGGCAGTTCCGCAATCACCGACACCGCGGGATCGTTCAGTTCAAAGTGGCGGCCAATCACGCGCACCGTGATTTCATCGCCCACTTTTATTTTGGAGAAGCGCGGATCCGAATAATGGTGATCCCGCGAAACGAACACGACGAGCGGGCTTGGTTCCGGCACAATGTGCGCGTGCACGCCCGCGTGGGTCACCGTCTGGACCGTGCACACCACGAGCATGCCTTCCACCGGGTTGCACGCTTGGTACTCGTACATCACCTCAAACGCGACGGACCCGTGGTCCGCCAAACAGCCGGACGAATGCGCCAGCAGTTGGGTGGAGCGGGGGCGCACGTACCCCTCCGCATTGCATTTTCCTTCGTGCTCGTGCGCTACATGCCGTTCCAAAACAGCCCGCACGTTGCGCCCAATTGCCGCAAACGGCAGGACCACCTTTCGGGTCACCATTGTTGGAATGTAGAAGTCGGTGCTTTGATTTTGATTCATTGGGTTGTTGGGTTGTTGGGTTGTTGTGATTGTTGTGATTGTTGTGAATATGTATGAATCCTATTATAATCATTTATTATTGTTTTGACTGGGTTTCACTTTTGCGACTGGGATTGGACCGGCGACAAAAACCAATGCCGGCCGTCTTTCTTGATCGCGTTGAAGCAGCGCAGCAACAGTTCGGACAACACGCAATACCGCGCCGTGTTTTGGTTCTTCGTGCTTTCCATGGTGTAAATCGGCTCCGCGTCCGCATCCAACCCGTTTGCAATTTGGTTCACAATCGTGAGCCGCCGCTGTTTGGACGAAATTTGATCGCACCGGGCGCCGGTCCCCTTTTCGCTCACGTACTTTATCTTGAACACGGCGTAACTCCCGCCGTTTTTTTCCTTAAATTCGGACACAAACCCAATGATTGGCGCCAATGCCGCGTTCTTCGGCGCCATTCCCGCAATTTGCTCCATGTACGGCCGCCATTCTTCGCTTGATTTTGCGACCGACCACGCGCTGTCCGCGTTCTTTCGCACCACCAACTGCATGCCGGTCTTGCTGGCGGCGGAATTCAACAGCAGCATGCCCTCCTCCCGCGCGTACTTTGGATTCGCGAGAATGAGCCCGTCAAAATGCTCGCGCGCCAGTCGGTCAAATTCGGATGCCGGACCGGGTTTCGTATACAGCGCGTTCAAATACTGCACCTGCAACTCAAATGTCGCGGCGGACGAAGCCGACACCGCAAACTCGTCCAAAAAATGGTGCACGACGCACCTTTTCACCACGTCCGCCGGCAACCCGAACCGGTCGCGCAATTCGAGCATGACGTCCGCGCACAGCTCGTTCCATGCCTTGGTGTTTTTGTCAATTGCCGGCGGCGCGCCCTGCACGATGGCGTCAAACTCGGCGCGGATTGACTCCACTTGCGTAGGCCCTTGCGTGGGCCCTTGCGTAGGCCCTTGCGCTTGCGCTTGCGCTTTCACCGGCAACGCCTTCAGCCCGTGCTTGATCGCCAGCCGTTCCAGCGTGCCGTCGTTCAGCGGGAACGAGATGTGGTCGCGTTTGAATTGCAGCGGCGCGCTGCGGTCGTGCACGCCAATGCGCGGGTCCGTGATTTCGGACGGCTGAAACAAGTAGTACTCGCCCACGTTGATCATGCGCCCGCTGCGGCCGTACTTGTCAACCAAGTGCTCGCGGTCGTCGTGCAGCAGCCGCGTGAGCGCAACGTCCACCTGCTCGCGAGGGTGCCCCGACAAATGCTGCAGGAGCAGCCGCCGCGCGTAAAAGTGCTGCTCGCGAAACAAGTCGCGAATCCGCTGCATGATTCGGTCCGCGTTCATCGCAATGAACGGTTGCGCGTACGTGTCGTCGTTGACCTGGATTTTGTCGCGCCCCCCGACCGCGCACTGGTACTCGCACCGCGCCTGGTAGTCGCACACAAACGAAAACGGGCGGTCCCCCACCGCGTAGGCTGGAAGCCGTGTTCCGTCGGCCAGCACTTGGCGCACCGTCACGTTTTGTCCGTGGTTGTGCCGCTGAATCACTTCCTGGCTGAACTTGGTTTGGTCAATGTTGAGCAAGCAATCCACCGCGTTCTCCTTCAGAATGCGGCTCACTTGCCCGATTTGCGCGGCTTTCGTTTCCGCCAGTCGGTACACGTACAAATCCGCGGCTTCCTCGGCGGGGGTGGCGGTGAGCAGCGTGCCGTACAAAAACAGCTGCACGTTGCGCTCCACAAACGGGAGGTCGGCGTGGCTGCAGTTGCGCACGGCCCGGCCCACGATTTGCTCAATGCGGTTCATGTTGTACCACGGCTCCATGATGTGCACTTGGCGCACGTTCTTGAAATCAATGCCCTCGCTGCCCGCCTTGGAAATGATGACCACCTTGATCCGCTGCCCGTGCTCGTTCTCGGTGGTGAGCGCCTCCAACTCCGCGCGGTTGTCGGGCGACAGCTGCTTGTCCCCCGTGAACATGGCGTACTTGGCCGCAAACCGTTTCTGGTTTGCGGATGCAGGTGCGGATGCGGATGCCATCATTTGCGGCACGGGCGCGGTCTTGAACAAGGACCCCACCTGCGCGTCGTACCGGCTGAACCCCCTTTCTTCCAGCGCCAGCGCGATGGGCACGGCCCCGCCCCCAATGTATTCGCTGTAAATGAGCACAATCCCGTTGGCTTTTTCGGTTTGTGCGCAAATGCTCGCAATTTTGCTGCTGTATTTTCCGATTTCGGCGGGCGAGAAAATGCGCCCGTATTTGGCCAGCAGCGCGGGTTTGTATTCAAAATTGGAAATGCGCGCGCCGTCGTCGGACACGTCGTACTTCATGACGCGCTTCACCCCCGCGTCCCCCAACAACGCGCTCAAGTTGATGCGCGCAAGTGCGGCGGTGTCCGCAACCGTTACCGCGTCGCTTCCAGTCGCTCCGCTTACATTTCCAGTCGCTGCGCTCACGCGGCGGCTGCGCTCCAGCAGCTTGTCAAACTCCGCGCTGGGATACACCATGTTCAGCGATTCAATGGGCTGCTTTAATAAAAAGGAGCCGAACGACGTGGCGTCGGCCGCCATTTCCAGGCGCTTGCGGTCAATAATGTGGTGGTACACCGCTTCCTGATACGCGCCGGCGGGGGTCAAATACAGGTCCAAATGCTGGATGGGGTTGGGAATGGGGGTGCCGTTCAATTGCTGCAAGGGGTGCGCCTCGCGGTTCAGCACGTACGAGTGCCCCGGCGCAAAATCGGCGGGGTACATGCGATACGGGAAAATGTACGGGTTCTCCCCCTTCACCACCGAAATGTAGCCGTTGGATTTGATGCGCAGCATCTCGGCGCCCACGTTGCGCCCGTCGGCCTGCAGCAAATTGCCGTCCGAATCAAACACGTCCTTCACCGAAATGGGCGCGCGGCGGTCATTCACGTTCATCAAATTCAGCAGCCACACAATTTCGCGCGGGTCGTTGTACATGGGCGTTCCCGACAGCAGCAGCAGCCGCAAATTGTCCGCGTACCGCACCAACTTGTACAACTCGTCGGCCACGCTTTTGCCGGCTTTGTCCTTGTCACTGGCTTCTTCGTCGCTGCGCACGTTGTGAATTTCGTCCACGATGACCAGGCGGTGGTTGAATGCGGACTTGATTGCGCGCACGGGGTCGGCGCCCGCGGTCAGCCGTCGCACCGTGTTGGCCAGCTCAATGTAGCCCATGAATTCGTAGCTGGCGTGGATGAGTCGCGTGATGCGCTGCACGATTCCGGCCCGCGTGCGCTCCACGTTTTGCTCCGTCAAGTCGGTCAGCTCCGCCGTGGCGCCCACTTCCTTCAGCAGCTTGGTCCCCGTGCATCCGCGAATGACAAACTGCCGGGTGACCCGGTTGAATTTCAGCTTGTTGAAATCAAACAGCTGCTTGCGGAAGTTGTCCTGCACGTTCACGGACGCGACCACCAGAACCCTTTTCGTCGTGCCCGACCCCACTTGGTTCATGTAGTCCCGCATTTCTTCCGCCACGCTGATGGCCGAGCACGTTTTCCCCGTGCCGAGCCCGTGATACAGCAGCAGGCTGTTGTAGGGGGTCATCACCGACAAAAAATTGCGCACAAAGAGCTGGTGCGGCGCAAGCTCAAACGCGGCCCCGCACATCTTGGCGGCTTCCTCCTCCATCTGCGGCTGAGACGCGGGGATCACGATCGTGGGCCGGGTATCGTAAAACTCCTTGCGCTGGGCAATGTTCAGCGCAAATTCGGGGTCGTCCTTTGTTGGATACAAAAATCCGAGAGATTCGTCGGCGATGGGTTCCATGGAATTGCAGTTGCAGTTGTAGTTATAGTTGCACTATAAATAAAAAATGATAAAAAACGGCACAAATTAACACATGATTTCATATTCTTTGAGCGCCTCGTTCAGATTGCGCAGAATGTTGATTTTTTCTAAATTGTAGGGCCGAATGTGGCGCACGCATTCGTCAAATGAAAACCACTCCATTTTGCTGACTTCCGTTTTTTGGAACTTGGGAGAAGCGGTTGCGTTGATTGTATTGATTGCATTGGCTGCAATTGCATTGGCATTGGCAATGGCGTTGGTTGCGTTGATTGCGTTGGTTGCGTTGATTGCGTTGGTTGCGTTGGTTGCGTTGGTTGCGTTGGTTGCGTTGGTATTGGCATTGGCATTTTGCGTGAGCGGAAAATAGGCCACGTAATACTTGTGTTTGTACGTCTTCACGTTGGACCCCATGAATATTTCTTCATACGGAACTATGTTTTGCATGACCACCAATTTGCTGGAATCGTACCCCGTTTCTTCGGAAAATTCCCGCAGCGCGCAGTCCAGGTCCCGTTCTTGATAATTGCGACGGCCCTTGGGAAACCCCCACTCCGGCTCGCCCCATTGTGTGGACGACTTCTCAATCAAGTCGCTCAGCGTGATGCATTCGGAATTGCCGCCGTTTCCTCGGTTGATTTTGATCCCCTTTTTCAACAAGTTGAACCGCTCGCACGAAACCGTCTCCTCGGTTTGATACTTTGAATTCAAATACTCCCCCCACACGTTGGTCCATAGTTCACTAAAGGTTTGGGTTTGCAGGCGCCGCTTTTCATCCACGGTCATTTCGTCAATCAGACGTTGCAAATACATGCGATTGCACAAGGGGTACTTCCCCCGAATGAATTCCACAAATCCCAGCGTGTCCTTGCGACGAATCATCAAATACGCGGCGCCTTCGTCGCTGTCTTTGAACACAATGATGCCGTTGCTCGTGATCGGATGTTTGCACGCGTGCATCAAGTGCCCGTTTTTCCCACAATTGTTGCAAAACACGTTTTTTTTATAAAACGAGTGACGGAACAGGGGCGGAGCGGTCACTCTTGAAACGGGTTTAAAGTCGTCGTCCGCCGACGCCGACGCCGTCGCGGTCATTCCATCGTCGTCCGTCATTTATGTGTTTAATTCGGGTTCTTTTTATATTGTTTGATTGTAAAAAAGACTCCATGACTGCCGCAACGTCCGCACTGGATCCGTCCGTGTGGGGGCCGCATTATTGGTTCGTGCTGTTCAGCATGGCGGTCACGTATCCGGAGAGGCCCAACGACGTGACCATCAAAAAATATTACGACTTCATCCAAAATTTGCCGCTTTTTCTGCCCCATCACGAAATTGGTAATGCATTTAGCGAATTGTTGGACAAGTATCCGGTGTCGCCCTATTTGGATAAGCGCGAATCCTTCATCAAATGGGTGCACTTTGTGCACAATCAAATCAACCTGCGTTTGAATCGCGACGAGGTTTCGCTGCAGGAAGCAGTGAACGCGTACTATTCCAATTACAAGCCAAAACACGTGAAGCTGCACGAAGAGTTCAAGTACCGGCGCAAGCTGGTGTATGCAGGCGTCGCCGTGGTTGCCGCAACGGGACTGTACTACATGTATTACAAATGATGAAAAAACAAAACGGACCGAAATTTTTTAATATGACGGTTTAATATCCCGAAGGTTCGTACACACATACACGGAACGCAACATGACACCACGGCAACAACTTGTGGGCTCTAATGGCGCTAAACTTATGGGCGCGAAGGGCTCTAATGGCGCTAAACTTATGGGCGGTAAACCCGTGTTTTCGGGAGCACAGGGTTGCGTGTTCATCCCGGCCCTCAAATGCAAAAACCAGCCGCGCGACACGAAACACGGCAACAACGTCATCAGCAAGCTGGGGTACAAGGAGGGTTCCGATTTTGAAATGAGAGAGTACGAAAAAATCACGCCGTTCATCATGAAAATAAAGAACCACGAAAAGTATTTCAGTGTTCGGGTCAACTCGTGCGAGCCGGATGCCCTGACACCCAATGATTTAGTGAAATTCAATGAAGTGTGCCGAAATTTCAATGACGATTCCATCACTGCCGAGAACGTGAACCGCAATTTGAGTAAATTGCGCGCAATCAACATGCCCAATTTGGGCGCGGACTTAAGAGTGTGGATGGACGCCGCGCCGATGGACCCGCGCCGCTTGCGGCTGCTCAACGACCACATTGCGGAGTTGTTGATGCACGCGGTGGTGCCCATGAACACGCTGGGCGTCATGCACAACGACTTGAAATCCGAAAACATCATGATGAACCAATCCGAAACCAACGCGCGCATCATTGACTGGGGGCTTGCGGGCACCACCACCCCGCATCAAATCATCCCGGGTCGCTACTTCATGAACAACCCCGTCACGTTCAACCGCCCATTTTCCACCATGATCATCTCGTCCGAAATTGACGAGCTGTATAAAGCCTACCTGGAGAAAATGAAGCTCGCGCACCCAACCACGCCGGAACAGCTGCGCCCCTTCGTGCACGACTTGTACGATGAATACCGCAAGTTGTACCCAAGTGGCCACGAATACATCACCTACATTTTTGAAAGCATGTTCAATTTGAAAACCGACGCGGCCAGCCTCGCGTTGAGCGCGGCGGTTGAGCAGTACAACGCCGAAATCCTGCTGAATTTCACGGACCCCGCGCAGCGCCAATTCATGCTGCACGAATATTTTAACAAAGTGTATCGCTTCAACACCGACGTGTGGGGCACGCTGTCCGTGTTTTACAGCATGTTCAGGATGTCCCGCGCGGATTTTTTGATGCCCGACGCCGTTTATTCGGCCGTTCTACAGCAGTACCGCAACATGTTTATCAACACCGTGTTTGCAAACGGGCATCGGCGCATAAACGTCAGCGAGATTGTGAAATGCTTGCGGGACATCAACGCATTGATTGGCTCACACCGTCACCCACAGCATCATCAACCACAGCATCATCAACCACAACATCATCAACCACAGCATCATCAACCACATAAACATCGGCAATCGCGTCGTCATCACAAATCATCCATGAAACAAAAAAAGGTGCGGTTCAATGTGGCTCACACGCGCCGCAAACACCGTCATCAGGCACGGGTTTTGACCCCGCATCCAATCAAAGGCATCCTGAATTGATCATGAATTGAATATGAAACGGCATAATTATGTGTTGACTATTATATACGGTTAACCTTGGCCATGAAACTGGAACTCTTCATTTTTGGAATCACCGCGTTTCTCGTATTCAACACGTATTACGACGGCAAGTACCTGAAACTGTTTCATTCCTGGCAAAAAGAAATCAAAATGTCGACGTTTGCATTTGTTGGATTATCTCTCTACATCTTCTTGAAGAAAAACCCGGGGCAGTCGCAATCCATGCTCTCGCACGCGAACGACATCATCCGATACATGCCAATTAGCAACTCGTCCGCCGACATGCTCACGCCGTTCCTGGATTTCGCCAACAAAAAATCGCTCTTTTCGGACGCGGATGGAGGAGGAGGAGGAGGAAGCGATTCATCCGCGGGTTTAGCGCGATCCAAAGAAGCGCAAATGGAGGCGCGCATCATGACATCCGGGCGCAATAACGCCACCAAACGCAGCGTGAGCGAAACCAAGAAGAAGTTCGTGGCGGCGCAGCAGTCGTGGAAGTGCGGGCACTGCGACCGCCAGCTTCCGGCATGGTACGAAGTGGACCACATCGTGCGCCTGGAACACGGCGGATCCAACAACGTGGACAACCTGGTGGCGCTGTGCCGCGACTGCCACGGCAAAAAAACGGCAATGGAAACATTTTAACACAGCGCAAATTGCATGTATTTTAAATATATGCAATGTATAATTAGCATTTTAAAATCGGCATTTCAAATGCAATCGGTTCCGAATGCGACTGCGAATGCGTCATCTTTGGAATGGTTGAAAGGACAGAAGGTGGGGTACATTTTATGGCTGGCGGCAATCGGCGCAATTGTGTACGCCTACGTGTTTGCAAACCGCCCGTTGGATGCAGAGAATAAAGACGTGGTTAGTGAGAACGACAGTAGAGCCCCCGGGAAAACAACCATCAATACGGGCAACCGGGTGTTATTATTGTTGCCGCTGGTTTGGCTTTACACGTATGTTATCCAACTATTCACGCGATTCACATATGAGAATTACGATCAGTCGCTATTAGACGTTATATTAAAATTCGGGTTGCCAATTATCATGTTTTTGTTATCAATCGGCGCAGTGGTTGGCCTGGGATCGGCGACTACTTACTACTGGTCTTATAGTTTGTTTGTGTACTTAATTCCTGTAGCGGCAGCCATTATAGCTAAATTTGCTGCGAATGACACGATTGAAGCCGCGATTTCATGGACTGGGTTTGCAACCAAGTTCATTTTCATTCTAATTTTTCCAGCGATGATGATGCAGTATTTAATCCAAACCGGCGCCACCAGTTGGTTTCAAATTGTGTCAGGGGTTTCCGTCGGGATATCCAGTTTAATGCTGTTGTACAACTGGTATGCCATTTACAACCAGATTGTGCCCATGAAACCGATTCGGGACACAGTGTTGGAACCATGGCAAACTTTACTCGCAACGTCGCCGCTGTTGACGTATTTGAAATACATATTCCTCAATGATTTGAACGATGTCGCCAAGCGTGTTTTGATTTTCGCACTGCTGTGCTATGTTGCGTATTTGATGATCAGCGTGTATAAGTTCAAGCATCAGTTGGTGCCCTGCGCATCAACGACGTTCGCATCATGCTTTGGGACGCCGGCGACGTGGGCGAGCACAACCACCCCGTACGTGAACACATTGTTTTACGCCATGGGAATGAGCGTGCTCGTGAACGTGATTAATTTCTTCATGAAGTTGTTTCTGAGTCCGTTTTATCCCCTTCTCGCCAAGTTCATGGGAGAGACAACTAACGCCGCAACGGCGCAAGGGTTCAACCCTGGTACTCTGATTCAATTGTTGTTGTTCCCTTTTTATTGGCCGGTACAACAGTTCATGCAGCGCCCAATCGCGGCCATTGTTGCATTCATCGCGTTTGCGGTCCTGGGGTTGTTGCTCTATCGTTCGTCGTTTGATTTGACCGCGTTCATTGAGGGCCAACGCGGCACCGTGATTGCCGTTTTCACCATGCTCGTGGCATCGTTGATTGGGTTTGGCGTGTACATTGCAAGCAATAAGGGCACAAGCGCAAGCGCAAGCAATAGCAACACAAGTACTAGCGAGGAGGGCATGTCGTACGGACAATTTATTTTTCGCCCGTTTTTGATCCTTGCCGTGATTGTGTGCGTTGTCGGTCTGCTCCTTTATTTCTTGACGTCCAACTCGCGGCTGTCCCAGATGGCCAACTTGCTGCAGTACGCCATCACGGCGTTGATTTACATTGGCGGCATTGCGGTGGTGATTGGGTTGGTCCGCACCGTGTTTTCAAGCTCGCGCAAAATGGGCGATTCCATGTTCCAAGTCAGCCCAGACGCCAACTGGGTGACCAACGTTTTGAAACTCGCGGGCAACGCGCTCTTTTACTTGCCGTGCTTGATGATTGACAGCGTGGAAGTGTTGAAGGAGCAGTACGGGTTGACCACCCGCCCCATTCTGATCCTCTTGGCGATGCAGGCGGCGTTCATATTGGCCGGGCACGTTCTGCCGTCGTTGGTGACGCGCGCGATCAATCACACCGGAGTTCAAATTTTATCGGCTCCCGTTTCCATGACCGCGCAGACCACCATCAGCCGGTACACGTTCAGATTCGTCAACACGAACGGGGTCGCTTCGGATGATTCCGGAACTTCTCCCTTGCCCCCCAATCTTACTCCGGCGCCCACCCCATCATCCGTTCCTCCGTCCGAAGTGCAACTGTTCAACTATCGGTACGGCGTGTCGGCGTGGTTCTACATTCACCCGCAACCACCCTCCAGTTACAAATCCGGCGACGTTGCCATGTTCTCGTTCGGCGGCGGTTTAGGCCCCGCCGTGACCTACAATTCACAAACCAACGCACTGACCGTGTCCATTGACGGCGCCAAAACGCCGATTCCGTCCATCACCGACATTCCGTTGCAACGATGGAACAATTTGGTCATTAATTCGGACAAGGGGTCCATTGACATTTTCGTGAACGGCGCATTGATTTACACGGGGCTTCACATTCCCCAAATCAACAAAGCGCCGGCGGTCTCATCCGTGACCATTGGCGCCGATCCCAGCGGCGACGACCATGATAAGGATAAATTGAATCAAGGCGCCAACGGGGAAATTTGCAACATGGTGTTGAACCGCGAGCCCTTCACCAAGGCAGAAATTGCTTGGTTTTACAACACAAACAAGATGATGAACCCGCCGGTGGTGGGCGTGAATCCGGACCCGCTCAATCAGGGCGATTCCGCGAGCTACTTGGCGTCGGGAGCAGCTGGAACCGGGGTTCCGACCGAGAGCAACGTGGACACCACCAATCCGATGTCGTTCAGCAAAAGTGGATCGGTCACGTATGGGTGGCTGGGTGCCGTGATTGGAGCGATTTTCGGTTGGATTTTCAACAACGCCGACACGATGGAAGCAACAAAAGGGTTTGTGATGGGCGCGATCGTGTTTGGCTTGATTGGTGCGTTGCTGGGCGGATTATTTAGCACCGATGGAACGGTGGCCCACATTATGAAAACGGTGGCCAACGTGTTTGTCGACACGTTTTGATGGGGGTGGTCAATTAAATAATATCATGAAAAATATATATCCACATACAATATATTCTGTACATTCTGTACCTATACAATGAATCTGTTGACCATTTTTATATTTGTCCTCATCATTGTGCTGATTTACACAGTGTATAAATTGATGACCGCTACAACCACCTCCGTGTCGGGATTTTCGGATGCGTCTCAGGCAACGACCGTGACTTCAGACAAGCTCGGCTCCAGCCCAAATTTCGGGTTTTCGGCGTGGGTCTACATTGATGCGTGGCAAAACACCACAGGAACCACTGCAACTGCAACATCAACCGTATACAAAAAAAACATATTGACGCGGTGCAATGGGACAACCCCCATATTCCAGATGCATTTGGACAATGATCAAAACAACTTGATGTTATCGTTTCCGGGCACTTCCACAACCAGCACCACGTGCACCATCCAAAACGTGAAACTGCAAAAATGGTTCAACGTCATCATGAGCGTTTACGGCAACACGTCGGACTTGTATTTAGATGGCAAGTTGGTGCGAACGTGCATATTGCCCGGACCCGTGGCTCCGACAGCCAGCGATACCGTGCAGGTTGGCGGCGGAGACATCACGTGCACCACCGCTTCCGCTAACAACCCCGGTGATTTGATTGGCTACATTTCCAGCGTGGTGTACAAGAACGACTACTTCACGCCGGACGAAGCGTGGAGCATTTACAGCGCCGGGTATAGCGGCAGCGGCTTGTTTGACTTCATTAACCGATACAAGCTGAGCTTCAGCCTGCTCAAGGACAACCAAGCCGTGGGGACGGTTTCAATTTAACATTTGCAAAATAAAGTATTATTATAAGGTAATAAGAGATCCGAACCATCCACACCTTTTAGCCACATTTCGTTGAACGCAATGAATCCGATGAATCCGATGAACGCAATGAATCCCGGTGAGCCCATGGCGACTCCTGCGCTCGCCGACTTCAATTCCGCCAACGTGGTTAGCGGGTCCAAGTCGTTTTTGGATTCCAACAGCTACGTGGCCAAGGCCGCGTTTCTCATTTTGACGGTCATCGTGTTTGTTTACGTGTTGCGACTGTGCATCGCGCTCATTGGCTGGTTGTTTGCCCCCAATTCCAGCCCGTATTTGGTGAACGGAATGATTGACGCCAGCGTGGGAAACTTGACAATCCCGCAGGACCCGTCGCAAGAAAATGCCGTGACCATTCTGCGGTCCGCGAACGATGCGGCGGGCATTGCATTCACGTGGTCGGTGTGGATTTACATTACGCAGAATGCCAAGGCGGGAGATGGAACCAAATACCTCCACGTGTTCAACAAGGGCAGTGCAACCCCCGATCCAACCGATGGAATCATGACGCCCAACAACGGTCCCGGCCTGTATTTGAAGGACGATTACTCGGGGCTCAGGGTGGTCATGAGCACGTTTGACAACCAAGCTGCCAGTGTGGACGTGGACAACATTCCCGTCAACAAGTGGGTCAACGTCACCGTTCGGGTTGAAAACACGGTGCTGGACGTGTTCATGAACGGGGATTTGGCGAAACGGTTGCCGCTGGATTCGGTCCCCTTCCAGAACTACGGCAACGTGAATGTTGCCCAAAACCATGGATTCGCCGGCTTCATTTCGTCATTGCGGTACTACAACACCGCGCTCGGCACGCGGGCCATTTCCAACATCATCAGCGCGGGTCCCAACTTGACCGTCATTGGCTCGTCCGGAGGAGCCCCGGGCATCATGGATTATTTGTCCACCCGTTGGTTTTCCACGCAATGGAATACGTAAAACAATGATACAAATGTGACACAAAATGCAATACAAATGCAATACAAATGCAATGCAAATGCAATACAAATGCAATACAACTGTTATAATTAAATGTGAATCAATTATAACAATTTATAACAATTTATAATAATTAAAATGATGCACGAGTATGACTACATTATTGTGGGCGGCGGCCCAACCGGTCTCGCGCTGGCCCAACTCTTGTCCAACACATCCAGCGTGTTGCTCGTGGAAAAACGGGACTATTTAGGGGGGTGTCACGGCGTGACCCGGACCAATGCCGGCATGATGACGGAGCACGGCCCCCGCATCTACATTGACAACTTCTTCATGTTCACTAAGTTATTGAATGACATGGGCGTTCAATTCGACGACCTGTTTGTGAAATACAACTTCAGCACGGCGACCATGATGTTGGAAGCGCTCCATGTGCTGACGGCGAGAGAAATGGCCGTCCTGGGTTGGAGCTTCATGACGCTGAACGACTCCTTTAAGAATGTGACGTTAATGGAATATCTCTCGTCTCACAATTTCTCAAAAGCGTCCATTGATATTTTAGACCGCATCGGTCGGCTCACCGACGGCGGCAGCGCCGACACTTACACGCTCTTCAGTTTCCTGCAAATTCTGAACCAGAATTTTTTGTACGGCATTTATCAGCCGCGGGTGCCAAACGACGTGGGGCTGTTTCGCACGTGGGAAAAAGTGATTTTAGACCGCGGCGTGGACATCATGAAGCACGCGGCAATTACGGAATTCGTTGTGAACAATGATTCTGCAAGTGCGAAGGTCTCCGGCATTGCCGTGAGAGACGCCCGCCGGACAGAATCAAACCCCGTCGTTTGCGGCTGCAATAAAATAATTCTGGCGTGTCCGCCGCAAGAGGTGCAGCACATTTTGAACGCGCATCCAGAGTTGGGGGCGGCGTTTGGCCCCGACTTTGACCGCTTCCAGCATGACACGCAGTATTTGCCCTACATTTCGGTTATTTTTCACTGGCGCACAAAAATCAATGTGCCGAAGGTGTGGGGCTACCCGCGCACGGCGTGGGGGGTCGGCAACATCGTGCTGTCGGACTACATGGATTTCAACGACCCGCGCTCCCGGACCGTCATTTCCACGGTGATCACGATGCCGGATGCGCCGTCGGACAACGTGCATTTGAAGGTGAGTGCGAACGAGGTGGACGACAAGCGCGCCATCATGAACGAAACGTTCCGACAACTCAAGCAAGTTTATCCGGACTTGCCGGATCCGGATCACCAGTTTTTGACGCAGAGCGCGTATGACGCTGCCGAGCGGCGGTGGGTGCCGTTCAATCACGCGTTCATGACGACGACGCACGGGTACGTGCCGAACCGGTCCGTCCTGTACGAAAATTTGTTCAATTGCGGCGTGCAGAACGGCAACAGCAGTTATAGCTTCACGTCCATAGAATCCAGCGTGGCCAATGCAGCGCACCTGGCGACCGAGTTGCAGCCGGAATTAAAGGAATCCAGCCTCGCGCACGCGAGGGAAGCCGTCACGGTGCGGGCAAGCCTTGCCTCAATCGCCGCAATCGCCGCAATCGCCACATTTGCAGCCAGGTATGCGCGCGCGCGCAAATAAAATAAATTGCGGCATTAGTGTAAGGATAGTGTAAGGATAGTATAAGGCATACGCATTTAACTAACCCAAAATGTCCCAGATTGGAAATCAAAGCACGAGCGCATGCGGTGGTGTGGGCTACGTTCCCGTGCCGCCGCGGTTATGGAGTCGTGCCGGAGGAAATAATTGCCCGAATTGCGCGAGCAACAATGGATACGCCGCGTGCATCGGTGACAACGGGTTGTCTTATAGCACGTATGACTTGGACCAGCGGCGCAAGGCCGAAATTCTGAAATACAAGGGCAACAGCGCGCAACTGTCCCGGGCGCAACAATACTCCATGGCGTCGCGCAATGCGCTCACCCGCAAAAAATCGTGGGCCACGCAAACGCAAACGTACACGAACCCCAACGTGGACAACCTGCCCGAGATTAAAAGCGATGGAGTCACCGTGACGTTGCAGTGCAACGGGCCTGCGATTAATTGCTCTCTGACGAGCGACAGCGATGTTCCGGGGCCGGTGATTCCGCTGTGCATGGACAAAAGCGTTCCGTTGTACAATTACAAATTGCAAGTCACGCCTGCATCGGGAGGAGGTGGCAGTAAATTGTTTAATCTGATATTACCACCCGAGCCTGTTCCTACACCCACGCCTGTTCCCACGCCAACACCAACACCAGCACCTGTTCCCACGCCTGCACCAACACCAACACCATCACCTGTTCCCACGCCTGCACCCACGCCTGCACCCACACCTGCGCCTGTGCTAAACAACCTGACAACTGGTGGCTTACCACATGAAGGACCCATTTATTTAGACGTAAATGGAAACTTAATTTCCCCCCAGCCTGCAACCCCCGACCTCCTCGGATACACCGTTTACAAATTTAATTCTGGGTCGGGACCCGTTACTCCAAATAATGCATTTACTGTAACATATTTGGTCGTTGGCGGCGGCGGCGGCGGTAATATGACGAATACTCTAGCTGGTGGAGGCGGCGGTGCAGGCGGCTTCCGGACTGGAACTGTTCCTGTCGTGTCAGCAACACCGTATAATGTGACTGTCGGTGCTGGTGGTGGTGCTGGTGGTGCTGGTGGTAATAGTGAATTTAACTCAATAATAGCAACTGGTGGTGGCAACGGAGGCGGCGCTCTGCAAAACGGCGGTAGCGGTGGCAGTGGTGGCGGGGGCGCCGCGGGCAGTACCACATCAGGCGGTGTTTCAAGTCCACTAACTATTCCAAGTCAAGGCAACGATGGTGGTGCTGGTTCGCGCACTGGTGATAGCGGTGGTGGTGGCGGTGCTGGTGGTGTTGGTGGTAGTGGTAGTGGTAATGTGGGTGGTAATGGTGGTAATGGATTGCAATCTAGCATTAGTGGCCAAATCCTGTATTATGCTGGAGGAGGAGGAGGCACAGGAGTCAATGCAGGTGGTGTCGGTGGTAATGGTGGTGGTGCTAATGGTGGTCTTAGTGGTAGTGTTAGTGTGGGTGGTAATGGTGGTAGTGGTACTGGTGGTGGTGGTGGTGGTGGTAATAGTGGTTTAGGTGGTGGTGGTGGTGGTGGTGGTCAAGGTGGTTCTGGCATTGTAATTCTGCAGTTTCCATCTTATGGGGTTGCAACACCTACACCTCCTACACCAACACCTGCACCAACACCTGCACCTGTTCCCACGCCTGTTCCAACACCTGTTCCCACGCCTGTTCCAACACCTGTTCCCACGCCTGTTCCAACACCTGTTCCCACACCTGTTCCCACACCTGTTCCAACACCTGTTCCAACACCTGTTCCAACACCTGTTCCAACACCTGTTCCAACACCTGCGCCCACGGTTGAAAATTGGGTGACAACTCCCATTGTAGTTACGAATTACCCAATACTACCGTACACCACCGGAAGTAACAATTACAAATTCATCAACGGGTCAACCATAGATCCATCAAACATATCACAAAATATTCCGTGCATTATGATTATAATCAACGATGCTCCGATTACTACAGGATCCACCCCCGTGCTAATCAATCAAGGCAGTCCACCCAATGTTGCGATTGCTGGTGTGTATGAAGTTGCAGGACGGTTGTTATTTTATGGACAGTGGGATAGTTTGGGAACATATAATGATCCCGTCGACACCATTAGCTGTGGTTGCATAACATCTATTCAATTGTCGACCCCCACAACAATAAATCCACTTTACAGTGCATTTAACTATGAATCGGGAGTCAGGCTCACGATGCTTCCTGGCGGGGCAAGGGTGAATGTTATTATGCAAGCAACGTCACTTGCGCCTGATGTGATTATTATTATTGCGGGAGCATTTGACGGATTGACTGGACAGATCCCCACAACTGGAATGAAGAATATAGTTGTTTATAACTTCGCCGCCAATCAAGGATACACAAATCCCGATGAGTTGGCAACAAATGCACCAGTCAGCGGATATGAGGGAGAAGTATTGTGTTGCGTTGAAGTAGGGTCATATTGTTGTTTTGGCGGTAAATTTACACTGGTTAGTGAGACCACGCCATCCCTCTCCCAATATTACGGAACGTATGTATTCAGATCATTATCCGAGGGTTCCTGGTTGGGAGGACCTGTAACCCAGTTGACAGGGCCCGTCCAATATACTACAACTGCGTCAAACCCTGCCCTCACTTTGATACAGGGTGCATTTGGAACATTTGGTGCACCCAATGCGGGTCTTGCATACATAGACCCTGCGAATCTCACGGCTACACACATTAATATATCCCCTTTGGCGACGACTGCTGTCTGGATTGACGCCCGAAAGGGTCTAACCCTCGCAAATTTAGTAGCAGATCCAACAAACAACCCGACTGCTCCAGCGGTTGTCTGTGAAGTTTGCATATTCAACGATGCTACGGCAGGTGCTGTATCATTTAGAAACGCAGGTGCGAGTCTCACCGGGTCATGGACATTAAATCCACCGACCACAGGGCTCGTATCAAATGAACCAATCGTCCAACTTCAAAATGGAGGTGGTTATACATCCGAAAATGGATTGTACGCGCTTGGCAATAATTTGTATAAACTTATTCAAAATGTGTAAATATCATATTTATTCTGTGCATTATTTTGTATACAATGTATATAACCACCATGAATTTCTCTCGCCTCCTGCCTTTTCTTCCGCTGTTGATGCTGCTATCCAGCGCAGCCATCGTGATTCCTAACTCCCATTTGAACCCGAGCGAGTTGTGCCCTCTCGTGCAGATTGTGGAGCACGAACTTTGCGTGAATCAACATCCGCACAGCACAATGCATGTCAACAATGCATCCGATTTGTGCGTGCTGTTGCACAATTACAACACCTCGTTTTGTTCCGGTGAAAAAGAAAAGTTGGACGCCAACACCAACACCCAGTCCAAGTCCAAGCCCAAGCCCAAGTCCATCAGCTATGATGTCATGTCCATTCGTGTTCTGGAACATGAATACGCCCATGGTGCGCAAGACATTCATAAGGTGTGTCCCATTATTAACTTCATTGAGCAGGAACTCTGCACTTCGCGCAACGAGGAAATCAAAGTTCGGTTTGACCCCAAAGAGCTGTGCCCCCTGTTGAACCTTACTTACACCGAGTTTTGTGAGTAGGTGTTTTGTGAATGATATGAAAACATGTTTACGTGAATTGAATCACATACACATATTTTATTTAATTGAAGTTGAAAACGACCTTGGGGATGGTCAAGGTGGCATTAATGCTGGGGATCACGCTCGCGCTCCCGTTCACGGTGGTAGTAGGTTGATTGGATTGAATGGGATACATGCGGTTCATGATGCCCTGCAGCAATGGAAAACCCAAACCGGTTGCAATGTCGTGACCACTCGCCGCCGCAAACGTTTTACCACTATTGTCCGGACCCAGGTTGTTATCCGTGGGCAGTGTAGTGGCCCCGATTGCGATGTCATAAAACATGGAAGACGCAACGACCGAACTCTGTTTGAAATTGCTGTAAACGAACTCCTGCAAATTAACGGAACCGGACAAAGCACTGGATCCAACATCGGTCAATCGCGTTGTCAACGGCACTTCATTTCCGTTGATGCGTCTCTGACTCAAGTGGGAAAACAACCCGCACAACAACGGGCTTGCAAGCGAGGTTCCACCGTTTAGATGCCTGGCAAGTTTGGTGCCATCCACACTTGAGAAAATGATCAGCACGCCGGTCGCGGGATCTCCGAGGGAACACAGGTCCGGGCACGCGCGTCGGTTATTATCGGGCAATGCAGCCAATCCATTCTGGTGCGGAGGTCGTGTATAAAAATTATTATAAACAGTACCATCCGATGCAGTGGTGGGTGCAATGATTGTATGCGAGAACCCGGCTCCGCCTCCTTGTGAGGCGTTGACGCTTGCAGGCACATTGGTGCCACCCCACACTTCCACCCCCAGCCCCAGGGTAGAATCGTAGTAAAGGGATGCGCCGCCCGCACACAGCACGTTGTACGAGGTGGCGGGATATCCTGCCCAGCGATAGTTGTTAGCTGCCGCAAAGTAGCATATTTTTGAATTGATGAATATGGAATCATCTAAGGAAGCGCGATCAAGCCCAGGAAGGGAATCCCCCCACGACATATTGATGTAATGGGTCGGACCAAAGGTGCTGGCAATAGGAAAATTAGAATCGGTGGAAGCGTGCGCCACCGATTGATTGAGAGAGGCACTTGTAGCGGTGTTACTGCACACTACACGAAAATTCGCGTTCGGATTCATTCCAATTGCCCAGAAATTGAGGATCAATTCACCCAACCAACCAAACATGCCGTTCTGGGCATCCGTCAATCCCGGGAGCGAATTGGGCAACGTAGAAATTCCCGTAAGACTGCCACGGTTATTTGCAGCCACTCCGGATTTCAGAGTTCCATTTGCTGTGAACCAGGCATTGATTGCATCCAGAACGGGTTGAGTATCTATCGGAGCAGGGGTAATTACCTTTTGGCCGTTAGCATCCAAATTGACGACTTCAATTGGTCGTTGAGGTAATCCATAGGCATGGCAATATGCATCCGCGCATGCTTGAATGTAGGCGGGGGACCAGTTGTATGCGATTGTGGTTGTAATCACAACCTTGGGCTTTCCAAGGTCAGCCACCACGTTGATGGTGGAAGCGCCGTGGGCTGCCTTAAGCTCGCTCGCCAAATAAGGGCTGTTGTGGATGTTGATATTTCGCGAAACAACGATCAATCCGTCGGCCACGTCGCGATCGTATTGCTCTTGATCAAACACAATGTGGGGGGGTTTGATTTCCACCGTGCTCAAATAGGCAAGGAGGTCCTCCTGCGTCATTTGAGGAACGGGCACTTCGGATTCAGACATTTTGATGTGTTTGGGTTTATAACCTATGATTATAAATTATTATTTATGTATTTTTAATAATTTAAGTGTTTATATTGTTATTGTCATTATGACATAGTCGGGATTTCATTGCCGCAACCTAGGATTGATGCAAATGGCTTGCGTCGGGAAAATGTCGCCCGACATGCACGTGTCTTGTTCGCCCACCTTGACGCAGCTTCTAAATCCGCGGTCCTCTCCAATGTAGCAGTGCCCCGATTTTCCGGTGCGCTGCGTGCGACTGGTTGCATCGTCGGGACGGGGGGGCTGTTTTTTCGCGTGGGACAGCGCCGTTTCCAATGCGTTGTCATCGTCCGGCTTAACTTGGGGTTGTCGCGCCTGTTTGTTGTTGTTGTTGTTGTTGTTGTTGTTGTGGTTGTTGTTGTTGTTGTTGTTGCCGTCATCGGAGCCCGATCCCGATTCCAGCGTTTGCTGAAGCACGTCAATTCCGCTGGTTGCGGCTCCGGCCGCAATGTCGACCACGGATTTGGTGCCTTGCGCCGTGACATTCACCGTGGTTTGCGCGGTGTCCGCCGCCGAGTAGCCCAATGCCCGAGCCACCATGCGAAACGGTGCGCCAAACGTGTTGCCGAACCAGGCCATGATGTCATCCAAATAAGTGAAGACGTTGAACCCGATGAGCGCCAAAATGAGAACAACCAGCAGCACGCGGATCAACAAGGACGTCGTTGATGCATCGGCGTCTTGCACGTCAATCGTGGCCGAAGGTGCAGATGCGGGTGCAAGCGCGGGCGCGGGTCCAAGCGCGGGCGCGGGTCCAAGCGCGGATCCAAGTCCAAAATTCATTTGAATTTATTTTATGCGTGCAGTTAATATAATGAATATACTTAAAAAGAGATAAAAATATACGTGCATCAAGCAGGAATGTATTCGTATGCGCGCATATTTGAAACGGCATTTGCATTTAGTGCCCCTTATGCTTCAGATTCCGTCGCTGCACCTGTGAAAAATGCTGCGCTTATCGGTGCTTCGCTTCCCAGTGCTTCGCTTCCCCTCAATACCGAATGACCGTGTTCATCGCATTCAGCTTGTCCATTTTTTCAATGGTTTTATCTAAATCCGATTTGACGCCGCCCGTCGTGCCCGTCAAGTAGTCGGTCTTGGGCGCAATTTCGTGTTTCTTCACTTGTTTGTACACCGTGTCAATTTTTTTCACCACGTTCTCAATGACGTCCTTGTTTGACACCATCTCCTGGGGCATTACAAACGGCTCCGTCAGCAAGCAAATCGCAAGGTAAATCAAATACCGCCGCTTTTTTTTCACGCCGTCGGTGTATCGCAAACAATACAACTTCAGCAGGCTTTGCATGAGTTTCGGCATGACCGCGTCGCGCGCTTGTCCCAGAATGAGTTCCCACACAATCCAAATCGGGTCCATTTGGAACTTGGAGTCCACCGGCATGGCGCTGCGGCGCTCGCACATGCACTTCTGCTTTTTCTTGCGGCAAATTTGCTCAAATTCCATGACCCATTCCAACCAGTACGACGCCTGCAAACTGTTTTTGGAGTCTTTAGAGATGTGGAAGGCGAATTCGTTGATGGCGATGAAGAGCTCCTTCGGGTCGCCGGGCAGAAACACGGGACTAACGTACGTCACGGTGGGCGCCTTCAGCTTGTCCGTCATGGCGGTGCTGTCAAAGTCGGCCTTCTTAACCTGGATGCCCTCCAAGCTGTATTTCTTTTTGGAGTTGCACAAAACGCACGCGATTTCGGCAAACAGCGTGCGAATGCGCGGGTTGTTGCGCATGCGCAGCTCGTTTCCAATGTAGCCGTTGGCCACGATGTCTTTGAACGCGTCGTACCGCAGTTCCAAATACACGCACAGCTTGGGGTTGGCCAGGTGGATGTGCTTGCCAAAACACGTGAGGATGATGTCCCACAGCTCTTGGTAGTGTCCCGCGCACACGAATTCGGCGGTCCAGTAACACGCCTCCTCTATTTTCCCATTTTTTAGGCAGGTCAGCAGCTCCTTGCGCGCGTCGGGCTTCCTGTATTTTGAAAAGGTGATGCCCTTGAACTCGGTCTCGGTGCGGACGTCATTGATTTCGGCGTCGTTCATTTCAGAAAAAATAATAACAATATAGCATATATTAACACATTAACAATAGCGTATTAACACATTGCACATTTATACACGCACACATACACGCCAAAATGCAATCCCAACTCATGACTGCATTTAACACATTCAGTAAATCCATTGAAAACAATGCGTGGTTTGGCGTGCTGCTGTTTGTCATCACGATCTTGCTGCTCGTTTCGGCGCACAATAAACTGCAGCGCCTCAAGCTTCGGCCTCGCCCGTTTTCGGGGTCGTTCGTGGAATCGTTCGTGCAGAGCAGCGGCAGCAGCGAAGGAAGCGGCGTCATCGTGAAGCACGGCAACGACATGAAGGACGCGTTTTATGCGACCGTGTACGACCAGCTGTTCAACCAAAAAGTGAACAACGCGTACGAGGTGGGCGCCATAATTAATAAATACCCGGACATATCCAATCAAACGGTTGCGCTGGACGTGGGTGCCGGGACGGGCGCCTACATGAGCGCCTTCATTCAAAACGGCATAACCAACGTCACCGGCATTGAATCGTCGGCCGACATGATTGCGCAAGCCAAAAAGACGCACGCCGATCTCAATTTGAACATCGTGAAGGGCGACCCCACGGTGGCGACGTCGTTCAAGCCGGAGAGCTTCACGCTGGTGTCCATGCTGAACTTTGAAGTTTACTACATTCCCAATACGGAGCAGCTGTTCTCCAATGTGTACGCGTGGCTGAAACCGGGCGGCTACTTTGTGCTGCATTTGGTGGACCCGCGCCGGTTCAACGCGGCGAGCATGCTGGGCGGCGACAACGCGACCACGATCACTCCCACCCCCACAAAAAAGGGCGCGCAGAGCGTCGCGAAGTTCAACGACTTTGAATACAAGTCGGACGTGCAAATTTTCCCGAACGACATGGTGCAGTACAGAGAAGTGTTCACCGACGACAAAACGGGCCGCGTGCGCAAACATGTGCGCGACTTCCGAATGCCGTCGCCGCAGACGTTCATTGAACTGGCCACGGGCGTCGGATTCAACATGCTTGGACAAATTGACCTTGTCAAAGCACAAAAGGAGGACCAATTCTTCTACCTGTTTTACAAACCGGCGAACTAATCACGGTGGTTTGTGCGGTGCTAAATTCTATGCGCTGCTAAATTCTATGCGCTGCTAAACGCCGTGCACGGAATGTGCTTGTCGCCAGCTAAACACACCACGGGGTATGCATGGGGTGATGCGTTGAACAACCACTTGCCCTTGTTTCCCTTGTTTCCCTTGAATGATTCCATCATGCGAGGTCCTTGGACATACACCATGTATCCAATGAGTGCTGCCGCAAGAATGCACACCATCATCATTTGCGGATGTTTCATTTGAGATAAATTATGAATTATTAAAATTATTAATACATTAATGCAATATATTAATAATGCCCTAAGTGGTGTAGTGCCAGGGTTCATAACGTCCCTAACTAACGCACGTATTTGCCCGCGCGCGCAAACGAATCCACGATGAAAATAATGAACACGCCTAAAAAACAATACAGGACGAGTTCCTCGGTCACGTGACCCGTTTTTTCATCGCGCTGGTCTTCCAGAAGCGAAATGATGTGGTCCAGCTTCTGCAGCAGGACGTCCTTGTTTTCTGGGGTGGAGGCCTGAAACACGGACGGCATGTATTGTTTGTATTGGTTGGCTAAAGCATTCGCATCCTGCAACGAAAATCCTTCCTTTGCGGGAGCTGGATTCAGCCGGGCGTTCAAATCGGAGCTGTTGGCTGCAGCAAACCGGTTGCGATTTGGAACCGGTGCCGTTTGAAACTGCTGCATGTGCATGTCATCGGTGTCGGATTCACTATCGCTGTCACTGTTGCTGTTGCTGTTGCCATTGCTATTGCTATTGCCATGAATTTTTTGAATTAGGGATTGCATGTGTTGTGATTGTTGTGGTTGTTGTGATTGTTGTGGTTGTGGTTGTTGTTGTGATTGTTGTGGTTGCTGTTGTGGTTGTTGTGATTGTTGTGGTTGCTGCTCTTGCAATTGTATCGGATTCACAAGGCGCGGTTGTTTTGATCGCAACGTTCGTTGGTTTGTCCTTAATGTTCGTTTGGCTTGTTGCGATTGTTGCGATTGTTTCAGCGGTTCATCATCGCCATACGTTGAATATTGCAAATATCCAGACATCGTCTCCTAATAAAATGAGTATATAATATTTTGGTTTTGTTTATCTTATTGATACGTTTTTAATGCAATGCATGAAAAAAAAAACACAGGGTATATTAAACCCTATTAAAATAATCACAATGCCGATATTGCATGAATTGCAACGGGGGTTCAACAAAGTGAACTCCGAGGTTTGGTATGCCGCGATTGCATTTTTATTTGCGTACATGATTTGGGTTTCTCCCAGTGACGATGTTTTAGGAAAGGCGGTCATGGTGGCGGTCATTATTGCGCTGTCGTTGTATCACCGAATTGCGGGCATCCTTGCGGTGATTGCCGTGATTGTGCTAATGCAAACCACCAATCAAAGGGAAGGCCTCACGCAGCCGAATCCGCTGATTCCCACCCCACCCCCCATCACGTTCGCGTCGGCAGCCGAATTCAAAGAAAAGTATTGCATGAAAGGGATTACTCAATCCGGTGCAACCGACATCAGCACCGAATACATGCTGAGTCCCGCGCTGTTCAACGATAATAACGGCAAACCGCAGTTGAAACTGGAGGTCATAAAACAAATGAACATGTCCACATTGAATGCATCCAACGGGTGCAAGTCAACGCCGCCCGATTCCACGAATCCGAATGATTACATCACGCTGGCAAACATGTGCGACCCGGGGTGCATGTGGACCACAAACCCAATCCCGGTTCCAACCAAGGCAACCAAGGCACCCAGGACAGTGAGCAGCGAAGGCTTCACGCCGATGCTGCGCCCCCACATTCGCAAAGTCAAGCACGCGGTGTCGGGCGGCATGAACGCCCTGCAATCGGGCGCCGGCCGACTGCAACGCCAGTTGTTTTAATGCAATGCAATCAAAACGCAATCAAAACGCAATCAAAACGCAACGAACGCACAAAATATTTATTTTATTTATTTTATTTTATTGGGTCATAGTAATATATAGTTAGTGCAATGGATGCATTTCATTTTGTCACGGGATGGTTCAATTATGCGGCGTATCGGTTGAACAACAGCCTCTTTTTTGCGGGTGTGGTCATGATCATGCTCAACATTGGCGCGCGCTACATTGAGCTGAAACTGGACCCCTCCACCGAGAATTTTCTGAAGACGGCATTGAGCAAGGAGCTGCTCGTGTTTTCGGTGTGCTGGATGGGCACGCGCGATTTGGTCATGGCGCTCATTTTGACCGCCGTGTTCGTGGTCCTGGCCGATTACGGGCTGAACGCCAACAGCCAGTACTGCATCATGCCCGAAAAATACCGCGTCATGGCGCAAAGTGCGACGATGGGCTTGAGAGCCGGCAACAACGGCGGCCCCAGCGGGGGGCCCAGCAGCAACGGCGGCGCCGCCATCGGCGGCTCGTCCAAAGCCGGGCACGGTCCGGGCAACATCGTGACCGACAAGGAAATCAGCGACGCCATGGACGTGCTGGAACGCGCCAAAAAGCAGCGCGAAAACATGAAACACAACCATTATTTGACTGCATTCCGATCTGCCAAGTTTTGATACATTTACTAATATTAAAATATAAACATAGTTTAATATTTATTCATTAATTGGACCCTGGACTTGGACCATGAACTTGAATTTGTTTGGGGACGACGACGACGCCCAGACTTCTGGGTTTTCGGCAAATTTGAAAATGGAAACGTACAACTCGGTCGTCATCGCATTTGATTCTGTGACCTCGGACCGAGGCAAAGGCAGCCAAGACAAACAAGGCAGCCAAGACAAACAAGGCAGCCAAGACAAACAAGGCAGCCAAGACAAACAAGGCAGTCAAGACAAAGACAAGGACAAACAAGGCACTGCCCAAACCATCCATATCTTGAACCAGAACATGATTGTGGCGCCCAATGCGTCGGCATTGCCCGTGGATTTGGATGAAGAGCAAAAAAACACACAAAACACGTCGTGCGATTACTTGGTGTACGTCCCAACATCATTTGACGTCGCCAAGGAAAAGGTGGACGCATTTTATGAAACTGAACATCAGTTCAAAAAAATGTTCGGCAAGTTGAACATGAAAAATGCAGCGGCAACCGTGTTCATGCAATGGGACATGTTTCAAAAATTTGTAAAGTACGCCAACCAAAACAAACACAGGCGCGCGCTTCAATGGATACAACAGTCATTTCAAGATGCGAATGCCAGTAAACAAACCGTAGTAAATGACATGACAAATGTGCGAGATTTGCATGATTTGAATGCCGCCGTTAACGTTAACAACCTGGACGAAAAAGGGGATGAACGGTTTGTAATATTATACACCACTCCGGTTAGCACTGTTCAACCAGTGGCTATAGCTAATTCTCTGCAATATCTTCCATTGGCATCAAAATTCAATCCTCCAATCATTGGTCCGCCTCATGTACCTGCTGGTCCTTTATACCAAATGATATCTCAAAAAGCATTAACTTATTATTGCAATTATTTTCAGTTCATGTACATGAAAAATAGGCAGGCGGCGCCCGCCGTAATTGGTTCATTTGGACGAATTTTGGATTATCTACCTCCATTAAATTCAAAAATGGTTGGACGCGCAACGCCTGTCAATTACACAAATGCAAATCAAATTGCCCATCCTTCATACAATGTGGAAATTGTAACCAATTTTTTGAGAGGCATTATCACAGGGACTAATTTACCCAATCGGAATGTTTTGCGCAATGACAACAAGTTGAAACCCATTCAAGACAAAACCCGGTTGTACACGTTCAAATCCACGCCCGATTATAACCTGAATTATGAAAAATTGCTGGAACGGCTGTATTACAAATACCCGTGTCATTTGATACCCTCAGTAACTATTACAAAAGAAGCCAAGGTTGCGATTACTGCTGCTGCAGTAGACACAGTAGGAGCACCGGGTGGAATAAATTACGATAATTTCATTTATCGTGCAATTGGCGCATCCACTACCAAATCGCATTCCATCGTGTGTGCAGTAGCAATTGCCACGAGAGAGTTTATTACGAATCAGGTTACACAATCAATTAATGCAGATGCAATATTAACTCTGTTATTTACTAGCATTAATTTTGGCGGAGGTGCAAACGCTGTACTAAAACCACAAATTCAAGCACATTTGATTGCATACGCTACTGTACCATTTGCGAGAAGACAATTAAATCCGTTGATCGGCGCCGCATGTGCGGCAGGGGATGCCGTGTATGCCGCGGCCAAACTTGCGATTACGAATTATGTGAAAGATAATGCGGCAACAAATGTACCTGATGCATTGGCTGCAATTAAAAAAGCAATGGATTCCGTGATAGATAATTTTGACAACTTTGCTGCGTTTGCATATGACAATGACACGCTGCTTTCTTTGTTAAAATACAGCGACAAGGCACAGGCGGTTGATACTGCGAGTGTGATTAATGGTGGTCTGGTGAATGTAAATGCTGCAAACCTAATGGAAAAAGCCGACTATTTGAAAACATTATACAGGCCAAATGATACAGAAACTGAAAATAAAAAACAAAACCAAAACCAAACCCAACCCCTGACACCGCAACAATTGCAACAACAACAAAAAACCGAATTTGAAACCGTGCATGACGATGAATTATATGTCATTTGCGGCCCGGTGTATTTTGATTACACTTGGATATTCAAACAAAACCCGGAATTGATTCAACACATATTGGGAAAGATGAATGAAACCGATTTTAAAGAGCTGAAAGACGTGTGGACACCGGTGGAAGATCCGCTGACCGAAAACAAATACCACATCAATCCCAAACCAGAAGAAGCGTCTTATCCAAAAATGAGATTTGACAATCCGACCAACATGCCGGCAGAATCAAACGAAAAACCGAATACTGGTTCTGTCGGACATTCTACATATAGTTGGAAAGAACAATATGTGTCTCCTTCACGAGCAAACGATGACAAAAATTCTATTAATTTTGATGCAAAAATAAATCAACACACCACATTTGCAAACAAGTTCATTTTAATAAATCGGCCTGCTCACGTGTATAGTGGCGACCACAATAACTTATCAGCAGCAAAACCAGCACAACTAGCCCTGAATTCAATTTACAACTGGACAACCCCTGGCTACTATCAATATGAATGCACTCAAAAAATTGCAAGAGGCAGCGGGGTTACTAGAGCCAAATGGATAAATAAGTATGTGCAATTAATGCGCCCACCAACTTATGAAAATGGTGTGCAAGATTTCACTGAACCGAATTTGCCAACCGCTTATCCGCCACCATTAATGTCCATTGTGCCTCCGTTTCGCGGCCCGGCAAATACATTTGTCATTCATGCTTGTATTCCGGGCGAAACGTTCATTGCGGAGGATGGCACGTTGAACCAACGTGCATGCATGGACTACATGTACAAAATGATGCAACTAATCTTCAAAACTGCTGAAAAAAATGCAAGCAACATTGCATCCAAAACCCGCATTTGCATTAAAATTGCGGCAATTGGATATGAATCGCAAGTGAAAAAGGTTAACAGACCGGAAGATAAACAGTTCATAGGAGATGCATTTTTTTCTGCACTAAGAGATTACAGTATGTTGTACGAAACCACAATTCGCGTGACTCTGTATTATGACACCACAACTCAATCCGGTGTTAAAATGCGTTATGATGATTATGTGAATCAACGCCTGTCGGTTTTACGAAAATCCGATCTATTGGCCATGGACACGAGTTTACATTTAAAAATTGCAAACATGGACGATTTTTTTACACTGAAATGGTATCCTGAGTTGGATCAATTGAGTAAGAATGATTTGCTGTATTTTGTGGATTACTGCAGCAGTCCTCGCGCATTCATTGGAAACATGGGCGAATGGCCAGAAAACATTGAAGAGGTGATGGATGATGCAATTAAACCTCCTCCTCCTCCTCCTCCTCCTCCTCCTTCCCAGCCGTTGTTAGCATGTCTTAGTAATGCATTTGCTTCAATAAATACTTTATATGCGGAACGTGAAATAAAAGAAAAAATGAGTGAAATATTTACAAATTTAGGATCATGGAATGCCAATAATAACGCAAATACGGAGGTCGTTAATTTTGAAAATATTATAAACGATGTGAATCTTTATTGTGCTGATTCAGGTGGTATTGTTGGTGACAAAATTGGAAATACAAATCCAGATAATTTAATGATAAGTTGGTGGAGAAACATTAGACAACCGAACATTTCATTGCCGCGAAATGCCTACATAAGTTCGTTTGATGAACATGTCATGATTTTGCACAATTTATTGAGCAATTCCAATAATGTTGATGCTACGACTGGTCCTGCTGCCGCTACTGGATGGGCCAACAATGCTCAATTCTTTGACAATCCGTATACAACTCTCAATTTAAGAAACATAACGGTAAATCACGGTCCTTATGTTGTCAAATCATTTAGACAAAATAGAAACGACACATTTGAAAATGCGGTATACGCTTACACGCAAGCCAAGAAAATTCTCACATTGTTGTCCAAAATGAAGTACGACGAAATTCAGATCACAAAGTCCAATCAAGACAGAATCAATGCCGCGCTTGTAGCGCTCAATGTATACAATGACACCGTAAAGATGTCGTGGTCCATGGACGCCAAATTCACGGCGGCGGTGGCCGAGGGCGCGTTCATTCCGAACTCCAGCGCCCTGCACAACCCGTTCATGTGTCCCGCGTTGCTGGATCCCAAGGAATGGCAGCTCATGGACTTTGACGACGTGGGGGTGCGTGAAATTGCCGGCGCAGACCCGGTGACCTCAATGCTGAAACCGTTCATAGACGCGAAAATTAAGAGGGACGCGAGTGACGTTGCAACCGGCCGCGCGCTGCTCATTTCAAAACAACCGAACGTGGACCGTTTGAAGAAAAATGTGGGGGTCATTTTGGAAAACATGTTTCACCGAAATGAGCCGATGCGGTATGACGGAAAAAACACGGTGTTCAGTAATTACGCCTGGAACAACAAGCTCTTCTACAAAAAACGGAACGAAAAGGTTGCATTGCAGCAACTCACCGATGCAAACAAGTCCCCGGACTTTGCCCGGTTGATGGGGCTTCGCCCGTCCGGGAAATGCATCAACTTCCCGCTATTTGCGATTCATCTCACCATGTATCTCCACGCGGGCAATCTGGCGGACATGACGGGCATGGACGTGGCGCGCCTCTCGTGTTCTTTGGATGGAAACATGTTTAAAACCAATGCGCAGATCATATGGGACCAAATGATGCGAAACCTGAAAGAAAAAGAGAAAAATTTCACGGTGGAGCAGGTGTTGGGCCGGCTTGGACGCCCAACAACAACGGAAGACTATGGGTACATGGCAAAGTACGCGGATGCCGCCAATCCCCCCGGCAACGAAGCCACAGCATTAATCGCGGCAGTTACTCGTGCGACAAATCCCACGCTCAAAACCACAAATGTGGAAACATTGAAAAAAATACAGGCAGAAGTTACAAAAATGAATTTATTGGCGAGTCCATTGTATACCGCCACCAATGATATTGGTGCGCTGGTTACAGACGCAGAGACATACAATACTGCCGAACTTGGTGCCGTGAACACCACGAATGCCACATTGGGTTGGAATGCAGCCACGCAACGGGAAAGCACGGTTCTGTATATGAATAAAAAGGCCACCAAGAACGGGGCCACGGCGAATATTGAGTCAGACTTGTTGTCATTGCAACCGGGGGATAAAATAATGATCACCGATGAAACTGCGAACGTCAATGTATTAAAAAAACAAAGGCAAGTTTGGCGGGTCACTGGAAAACCTAAGTCTAACCCGATCTATGCTACAATTATTGATGTTCCCGTCACGTATGCAGAAGTGTCTCTGTTGAATGTCCCAGCAAGAGTTGTTGATCGCAACATTGCAAATGATGCCCTTCTAACCGTCACATTGGAACGTTTTGCGCAAGACGAAGAGTTGGATTGAATGGCATAATCAAAATAAAAATGAAATATTAATATTTTATTAATTTATATACTCCAATACATAAATTAACAATGACGTGCAAATTGAACGCGTGCACCGAAAAGAGCACCCGCTCGGAGACCCAGCCGGTGATTGTCGTGGGATCCATTCTCGGAATTGGCCTGCTCTGTTACATGGTATTTTATAAACGAAGCGGAAAATGAAATCGCGGAAAATGAAATCGCGGAAAATGAAATCGCGGAAAATGAAATCGCGGAAAATGAAATCGCCCGAACGGCTTTAGTTTAGCCAAGGCATTCAATGAATTGCTTCATGCGCACGAATATGGTTTTCATCATGGTGCTCACGGCCTTGTCCACGAAGGGCGGGATGGAAATCACGTCGTCCGGTTTGGACAGCTGCAATTTGAACTCGTATTGAAACTGGATGGCATGGCCGTCGGGTTGCACGTGGATCGTGATGTTGGAATTGTCGGAATCAATTTGCTCAGCGCGCCGGGGGATCAAGTGTCGCAGCTGCGACTTCGCGGTCTTGGGGACGTTGGCGCTGCTTATATGAATGACTTGGCTTTGGTCTTGGGCCAAGGGCTCCTGGCTGGTTAAGTGCGGCATGTGCGTGTACACGTGCGTGTATCTCTCGCCCAATCCCATAATGCTCTTGAAAATGAAGAGCAGTTCCGCGCGCGAGGGATCGCTGGGGTCCGGGAACACAATGTGGTGCGATTCAAACAAGTCCTTGTTCAGTTCGTACATCATCCGGTAAATGTCAAACGTGAGCAGCGCGTCAATCCGTATTTTGGGGTTTCGCGCTCGGAACTCAATCAAATACATGTAGCTGGGTTTGTCGCGGCTCAAATACACATCGTCCTTGTCACACGTCATCACGTAGTTTCTCTTCATTTTATTTTTAAATATATTCTTTTGAATGTATTTATATTATTTATGCGTTAAAAATACGAACCCGCGCTCCTCAAATGTCTAAAGCTAGGCTCACAGTGTTTTTGTCCGACCGTTGGCGGCGCTTGCTCTTGTGCGGCAGGTGATCGTTCTGCAGCTCCTTCAGGTCGGAAATGCTGATGGTGCTGGTCTTGTCTTCATTCAGATTAAGTGATTGCGCAGGAGGAGGAGGAGGAGGCAATGACTCCTGCTGCAATGACACCGATTTGGTTTTCAGGCCGGAGAGAATGTTGGAAATGTCGGTGGGTCCGCGCATGTCGGGGCGTTTGGACACCGTGATTGGATTAGACGACGATGAAGCCGAGCGCGCTGCGCTTAAATCGGGGCGATTGGATGGCATGGGACCCGCGGCGGTGTTGTTCCCTGCCCGGAACGGCGTGCCCGCATCCGAGTTGGGGTCGCGCACACTGGTGGGAACCGGGGGTGGCGGCGGCCGCTGGTTGGGGATGTAGGGCTGCGTTTGTCTCGGCGCTTGGGGTTGAGGGCCTTGGCCTTGGCCTTGGCCTTGAGGGCCCGGACCCATCAAATCACCCATGAAGTTGCCGAACCCGGGGCGGTTCTGCGACATGGAATTCACGGCCGCCGCCGTAAACTGCTGCATGAGTTCCGGGTTCTGGCGCATGATGTCGTCCATGCCCGGCATGGCCGATTTGAACATGGTGTTGGTCATGTGCAGCATGATGGCGCTGCCGCCCAGCTGGAACAGCAGCTTGAGCTCCGGCGCCATCTTGGCCTTGGACTTGTACTTGTCGTGCAGCTCCGAGAAAATGTCGTCGTAGTCGTCAATGTTCTCGTTCACTTGCTCGCTCCAGCCGTCCAGCTTCAGGTCAAACGGGTCAAACTTGTTGTTCAAGTACTCCATGCCCGTGATGACCGACATGAGCATTTTGCCCTGGAACTTCACGCTGTTGCGCCGCTCGCGCTCCTCCAGGTGCGTCTCGTACTCGCCCTTCATCTCCGCCAGCGACGACTCCATGGAGTACTTCTTGGTCAACGTGATGCCCTTCTGCTCCAAATCCTCCAGCTTGCGCAGGTACTTGAACTTCTCGCGCAGCAGCTCCTCCTTGGTCATCTGCGGGTTCGCATCCACCGGCACATCCGGGTTCAGCGGCACGTTGTTGAACTTGCCGAACCCGTCCCACGTCGTTTTATCGTCCGCGGCCGATGCGGTTGAACTGCCCAAATTGAAGCCGCCGTTATTGCTGTTGCTGCCGCCGCCACCGAGTTCCACGGAGTCTTCTTTAAATGACACGCTGTTACCAGATCCAGACCCAATCCCGCCGAAAAAAACGGACTTGCTTGCAGACGACGACGGCGCCGGCATTTGAACATCGCTTAATTCGTTCAACTCGGCTTCCAGTGCGTTTAGGTCCCCGATATCAATGTCACCGCCGCCGCTTTTGTTGCTTCCACTCTTCATTTTGTCGTTCATCAGGAATTCCAGCCCGCCTCCGAAATTGGTGGATCTGCTGCCTCTTGCACTGGGCAAATCCGAAATGTCAATCACTTCTTCCATCACAGCAGAAACCCGAATTATGTCTATTCTTATGATTGATTTATATCTTTTAAGTTTAAATCATACGCAATAATTAGTGTGGGGGCGACAAGCACCCCCCCATACCCCCTCCTAGTTGCGGCACGTCACTAACCACCACACGCCCTGCAGAAAGCAGTCGGCCAAGTCGTCCTTCTTTTTGTGCGTTGCGAACCGGGTTGTTTGCGTTGATTGTGTTGTTTGTGTTGATTGTGTTGTTTGCGTTGATTGTGTTGTTTGCGTTAATAGCAAGGCGCGCGTGATTTCTATGCTGCGTTTTTTGCGGTCGGCATAATCGGACTTGTCGGCCTTGTCCCCCTCGTCACCCTCTTTGGAAAACAGCTTCAGTTTGTTCGTGGCGGAGATGAACCGAATGTCCGGCACCCCGCGCATGATGAAGTACTGCGTGATCATGCCCTGCAGCGTTTTCATGCGGCTGGCCAGCGTGCTCAGCTGGTTCTCAATGATGACGACGTCAATGCCGGCCGCCAGGTGCGGCAGCGCATCAAACCGCTGGTGCATGTTGCGCCCGAGGGTGATCAAATCAAGGGACGCCGCAGAAATCACTTTGGGTTTTGTGCACACAGCAACCAGATACTCCGCAGCAATGCTCTCGGTCAAGTGTTGCAGCAGCTTCATCTTGCTCTTTTCACACTTTTCAGGAAGGGAAGCCGAGAGATATTCGCCCGAAAATGCCTTCAATTGTTCCAGCGTCATTTTTTTGAGGATTTTTGCCGATGCAATGGAAGGCAACATCGGCATCTTGTATCCCGACGCATTTGCGTGCCGGGTGCAGTAATACACCGTCAAAGGATCTGGTCCTGATTCGTGCGCAAATTTCGCCGCGAACTTGCATCCGACCGCGGAGCAGGTGGGTGTGGGTGCTGCCGGTGCTGCAGTCCCATCGTCGCACAAATTCACAGTGTCCCAGGCCACAATATTTACTAACTGCATCACATGCTCCGGAGTTTTAATTTCTCCGGACACATGTTTAAGTGAGTCGCATTCGCATTCAAACAAGCAGTACGCCAGATTCCGTATGCCGACATCAATGCTCAACACCTTCATGTTTCTTGTATTTCTTATATTTCTCGTATTTTTTGGGCAGATACATTCATGTATTCACATGTGTTTATGTGATTTGCGACATGAAAAATAAAAAAAAAATGTATGAGCAATGCATAGGCCAATACATCTGCAAAATGCCCGCAGTCACGCGACGACGCCGATGGTCCGCCAAGTATAAAAAAAGCATCAATTGTCGGGCCCCTCGCGGGTTTTCGCAACGTCAGTATTGCAAATACGGACGACACAAGACAATGCGTCATTAATTTAATTATTTTTAATTGGCATTGGGGAACCCGCGCGTCAGCAGATCGTGCTGTGTGATGACCGGCGCAATCATGCGCGCCTGCAGCTGTTGGCGCGACAGGTAGTAGTTCTTCAGGTCGCTCGTTTCATAGCCGAAGGGCTGGCTGTTGTCAAGCACGCCGGAAAACACGAAGGGCACGTTGGGCTGCGGCTGAAGCGGGTTGCTCGTGTTGTGGACGCAGTTGCCGCACTGGTTGCACGCCTCCACCTGGTTGGCCTGCATGATTTGCGTGGCGTTGTGCGTCAAGAACTGGCGGTACTGCGCGTTGGACGTTATGCCGGCCTGCTCCTTAATGCGCTGGTTGATGACGGCGCCCGGCTGCCAGTCGGCATAGTTGCGACCGTCCGCCATGATTGGCGGGAAATTGAAATGGATGTTGTTGGATCCGGCGTAGCAAGTGGCCCAGCTCATCGCAATGATGTATAATTGAAATAAAATGGGACGGACGATGTATAATACGTATAATATAATTGTATAATAATTATATTATTTAAATTGAGTATCATAACTAAAACTACAAAATAATTGATCACTGAATTTCTCTCGTTTCGTTCAAACAACAAGTGCGCATGATGCGTTCGGTGACAAGGTACGGGTCCAGATTGGCCGCCGGGCGTCGGTCTTCTAAATAGCCGCATCCCTGGTTTGCCACGTGGCGCGGAATGCGGAGGCTGCGCCCGCGGTCGCTCACACCCCACGTGCATTTGTGCATGGAGCTGGTTTCGTGCAGTCCCGTCATGCGCTCAACATTGTCCTTGCCGTACACCGCCATGTGCTCCGCGTGATTGGCTTCCAATCGGGTGCACGCGTCCATAATTGCGTCAATTGACGCGCGTTCATAAATGTTGTGCCGCATCTCCATTGTGCTGAAGTTCGTATGTCCCCCCGACCCGTTCCACGTGCGCAGCGGCTTGGGGTGAAACGTGGCGCAGCATCCGTGCTCCTCCGTGATGCGCTGCAGGATGTATCGCGCCATCCACAACTGGTCCGACACCTGGGTTGCAGGCAGCGGCCCGATCTGAAACTCCCACTGCGACGCCGTCACTTCGGCATTGGTGCCGCCGATTTCAAGACCCGCGCGCAGGCACGCCTCCAAGTGCTGGTCCACGATTTTCCGTCCGAAGCAGCGGTCGCCTCCCACGCCGCAGTAATACGGGCCCTGCCCCCCGCAGCCGGGGTTATAGGGGCTGGCCCATTGATAAGGTTTTTCCTTATCACGATCGTATAAAATGTACTCCTGCTCAATGCCGAACAGGGGCTCGTCGGTCAAACACGCGGCCTCGGTTTGCGCGCATTTTACGCGGGCGTTCGTGGCATGCGGCGTGCCGTCCTTGTTATACGTGTCGCACATGACCAAGTGGGCTTCAAACGCTCCTCCTCTTGGATTATTATTGTAAAATGGGCTTGGATAAATGGCAACCGGGCGAAGGAGGACGTCGCTGTCGGTTCCCATGGCCTGCCCGGTGGACGAGCCGTCAAACGACCACTCCCATCTTTCGGGGTGAGACACGACACACTCACAATTGAATTGTTCAAGAGTGTAAACCCGGGTCTTGCTTCGCATGCCGCCGGCGGCGTCTATCCACACGTACTCCAAAATGTGTTTCATCGTGACGAGAGAAAAGTTGAAAATAAATGAACTATACCAAAGTAGTAGGATTCATTCTTTAAATGGTTACAATGTATGCGAATTACTGAAGAAGATGCACGAGGTCCTTCTTTTTTAGTTTTTGAAGGTCGACCTCTTCGCCACCCAATCCGCGTTCTTTGGCCAGTTGACGCAGGGCTGGCACCGACATGTTGCCATAATTCAACTGCATTGCCTTGTTTAATGATGACGGTGTTGTTGTGGATGGCTTGTACCCAATCTTCAATTCAAATTCTTGGGTGTCCTTGTGCTCTTGGACTTCTTGGTCTTGATCTTGATCTTGATCTTGGTCTTGATCTTCGGACGAAGACGAAGACGAGTCATCCTCATCATCATCCGCATCATCCGCATCATCATTGTGGTTGTGGGTGTTCAATGCCCCCTTGTTGAGAGAAATGATCTTTTTTTGCTGCGGCTCTTGCTCCTCGTCTGCATTATCAATGGTGATGCTATCAACCACATAACTGCTGTCAATGCAAATGGCGTCAATCAGAATGTTCTTTCTGAACGATTCCGTGAATTCTTCGTGATAGCCGTCGGGTTGATGGATTTCATCGCCAATGGACCACTTGGCCGAATCTTGAGACTCGGACTTGGTGGACTCGTCAGAATCGGACTCGGTGTCGGAATCGGAATCCGACTCTTGCGACTCTTGCGACTCGCGGTCGTCGTCGTCCGAACTCACTTCAATCAAGCTGCTTTGCGTGATTGTGATTTCCTTTTGGAGTGGCTTCTGCCCGGATGGTTGCGATGGGTGCGATGATTGCTGCGCCGCTAAACCGCGCGAAATAATTGCCTGCATGATGCGCGCCTGCTCCATTTGCGAATGCTCAATAAGAGAGAGCCGCTGCTTGAAGTAATAAAACACGCCGTACGAAATGACCGCGCAGATTGCTAAACTCACGAACACCGTGGTTGCAACCGAAAACGAAGAACAAGCGCCCGAACCGGTCATTTCCTCAAGTATTTTAGTATTTGAGATTTAGTATTTAATATGTCTTACATTCAAATAATAAATAAAATGTCGCTGAACGAACGAACGGACGAACTTTGTATCAAGCAGGGAAAAATACCTTTTTTTGCGCGGGCACACCTTTTTCAATGAGATCTGGAGTCAGGGGTCTGATCTGTTTGAAATATTTCTTATAATTTGTAATCACGTATTCAACCGTGTTATCCTTTGCTTTGGGATATAAAAACACCTCATACGCATCCTGAGACAGGTTGGACGACAGCACTGCAACTATATTGGGGTCGTCGTCAAACGTGTTGTACATTTTGGACCCCCTAGTTTTCCCGGTGGGCATGGTCACCATTTTATGCTTGCCGGTTTTTTCAATGAGCACCACCTTTTTTCCCGAGGCTAAACTTCGCCAGAATTCCTCCAATGGTTTATTTTTACCCCAAACCGTGGTTGGATCCGACTCCATTTCCAATGCGCGCTTTGATTTTTTTGCAGCGGGCTTCGCCTTTTTTGTCACGTTCTGCCATCTGCGAACTCCATTCTTATTTGTCACAATTATCCAGTTGTTGCCATCATTGCCTTTCTTAATGGTGCCATTCTTGAATAATGTTGCACTTTTGGATGGCGCTTTTCTTGTTGGCATCATCTTGTATCTGTATAATGTGATGTGAATATAAAATGCATTTCTTCATTCAAAGTGTGCTTAAAATGCGGCGCGTGGCGTCCACAATGGACGCGGGGTACTGCAGGTCATACAGTACCTTGATTCCGCCCTTGATGGCCGAAATGCCGGGGCGCAGCGCGTATAAGTATTTGAAATCATAGTTGCCGCGGTCGGCCACGTCCATGTGCAAATTCCGGATTTTATTGGTTCCAACGGATGCCGAATATTCTTTGATTTTCTCTCCTTTGTCTGTTTCTGATTCTGTTTTTTCTGATTGGAAGAGCTTGCAGAGCTGGATGTAGTGCGTGGTGAGCATGAAGTCCACGCCGTCGTACTTGGTCAAATGCATGATGTAGCCGTACGCGCTGGCGATGGCTTCATACGGGTTGGTGCCCGAATACAGCTCGTCAAAAATGCAGAAGTGCCGTACCGGGGGGCTTTGCCCCCCAGCAGTAAGTTTGTCCAGAATTTCCTTGCAGCGCCGGGACTCCGCTTGGAACAAGCTGTCGCGCCCCGACGTGTCCGGGATGTTCAAGTAGCTATGAAGCTGATGGTAGGGGCGGATGCGCGTGCCGGCCTCGTAGAACCCGTGCCCCAGCTGCTGCGAAAACAGGATGTTCAGCATCGTCATTTTGAGAATGGTGGTCTTGCCGGACGCGTTCGGGCCCGTAATGACCAGCCGCTTGTCCAGCGACACCGTGTTCTTCACCGGACCCAATGCACTAGAGTCATCGCTTAGGGCAGTCGCAACGTAATATCCGTTCACAATTTCCGTGTGATTTTCTTTGCCTTCTTTGCCCTTGTCCTTTTTCTTCTTTTTGTCCTTATTTTCGGGTTTTTCGGGTTGGTTGTCTTGGTCCGGAGTAATAAATTCGCACGCCGCCACTTTATTTGCCTGGAGCAGCTCACCGAAATGCGCCACGTGCTCAGCAAACGCGTTGAAGCCGAAACTGTACTGCATGCACGCCGCAATGCTCGCGTCCGAAAACACCGCGTAGTACTGCTGCATGACGTAGCCGATTTGCAGGCACTTCTTGGCCGTGAGCGCGGGCGGGTCAATGCGGTCCAAGGCCGCCACCATGCGCTCCAGCTGCTCCCGATTTGCTTGTAGGTCGGCGGCAAAGGGCGCAAACGTGCTGCCGCAGGTGAGCGCATGGGCCGTAAATGCGCGCATTCGCTGAATTGTGGCATCGGCATAGGCGCGAATGGCGGCCAGATCGGCGTGCACGAGGAACGTGTTGCGGTAAAAGCGGTGGCAGGACACCACGTTCTGGTACATTTGCACGACGTAGAACACGACGGACACCAGGATGTAGACGCGCTTGTCCCAGCCGACGGAGCTCATGTCAAAGATGAGCTTGCCGATGGCGTGCTGCGACAGCATCAACTTTATGATGCCGAAGTACGTGGGCAGCGTGATGGGCACGCCCTGCAGCTTCAAGAGGAAGAACGGCACGATGAGCATGATGACGGGCATCAGAAATGATAGCAAGGGTGAGAAGAGGTTGTACATGCTGTAGCACTGCAGGAACGTGGGCGAGCGGTTCAGCAGATCCAGCGGGGCGTAGTCAATGTAGTTGAACTTGTCGCGGAATGAGGCGTCGGTCTTGATGCGGGTCCAAATGGCTTCCACTTTATCAAAACCGATCAACGAGTCATCGTCGGACTTGTCTTTGTCCTTGTCCTTGGACACAGAAGCAATGAAGCGCTGCGTGTCCTGCAAATGCGGCACGCTGGTGGTGAACTGCTTGGCCCACATGCCGAGGTAGCGCTTGGCGAATGCAGACTGCGGCTGAAACACATGGGCGTACATGGGCTCACTGGCACTATTATTAGATTCATTCGCATCATTCTTAACAGAATTTATTTGCTTGGTGCACTCAATGAGCTCCAAGTCGGACAACACGCTCTTGTCAATCGGACACAATTGATCTTCGGGCAAATACTCCATGGGCAACTTGAACGGCGTGTCTAAATGAGCTGGATTTGTGTTGGATTTGTTGGTTGCATTGATTGCATTGGCTGCATTGATTGCATTAGTCGTGTTTTCAGGTTCTTGTGATTCTGTTGTTTCTGTTGTTTCTGTTGTTTCTGTTGGTTCTTTTCGTTCTTCTTGCATTTTTGAAATTTGAAACTTCGCTAAAAGGTGCTGTATCATTTTTACAAACTATAACAAATGATAGAAGATAATGCATTGAATTCTACGAAAAATGAATTCAATCATCTTTTAAAGCCGCCAATCTAGCAGCTAAATCATCGCCGGTTGGTTCAAATGTTAATTGGCCCATTTTTGTGGCCAAATTCGGCGGATTCAATAATAACCCCATTCTCTCATGTATTTCGTTCAACGTGGTAAGATTCTCTTTCGTAGCATCTATTTTATTATCCGGATATCTGCTCATAAAATCTGAATACATTTGTTTTAATGCTACATATTTTGCATTTGTTGGCATTCTTTTATCAAGCGCAATAATATTCATGTATATTTCTCTGGCAAGAGCACGTGGTTCTTCTCTGTTGAGTTGTGCCGCATTTTCCAACTTTTGTCCTATGCCTTTAGTGCAAAACTGATATTGTTCAGCAAATTTTGTAACAAAACCTTGAAAATCATACATTTCACCATCGCTGGTTTTTTGTGGAGTAACATTTCCAATAACTTTCAACATACTTCTTTCCATGGTAACATTTGTTACGGTTACGATCCCGTATGTTAACTCGTCAATATTCATGCAACTAACAAATTCTTTTGTATCTGTGTCTTTACGACCATTCAAATTCAATTCCAACGTAAATGAAACAGGATTAGCACCGTTTGAAAAATCAAGTTCAAGTTTGCCCACAATAACAGAATCATCCCTGAGTTCAATTGTAAAATTTTTAAAACTATATTTTGGTTGTTTTCTAGATAATGATTGCATTTCGTATATGTTATCGTGATTCACATATGCAATGCACGATGGGTATTGGGTCATTATAATACTATTGGGAGTTCCTTTTCCGTTTACATGGTCTTGACATGTAGAAGCAGGAGCGGCAGAAGCAACAGGAGCGGCAGCGGCAGTCGGAACAAATTTATTAGACGCAAATGCTGCTACGAATTTATCAAAATTTGACTGGTCAATAACAATCATATCATTCCTATGTTGAATACCGGCTGCTTTCAAGTAAAATCTTATTTTATCAGCATAAACTCTGTCATTCGGGTCTGTTGATGCATCATACGCATCCAATCTTCTATTGCCAATATGGAACACATTCTCTCCGGGACTAAAAACTTCAATTCCATCGTACAATTGGCCACCTTTTGGATTAATTGTTTTGGTACCAACAAACTTAGCAAAGCTTTTAAACATCCCACCTTGGTGCCTTCGGGTGTGTCTTTGACGACGACGGTTCGTTTTACGATCACGTGCACGATGCACTTGTTTTTTTGAGCGCTTGACTCGCCTGGTGGCCATTTGCAAAATTCCAATTTTGATAATATTATTATACAAACAATGTAGATAATAATACGAGTGATTAATTAGTGTGACTCCAGCAACTGCGTCATGCTTTTTTGCAGAGTGTAAAACGCAAAGCCGAACATGGCGCTGGTTGCGATGAGCCCCGTCAAATTGGCGTTTCCATCGGCGCTGAACAAGGCCGACGGCAGGTAGCGAAACATGTAGCGTTTGACTGCCGGCAATTGAAACGCAAAGTAGAGAATGGCCAGCATGAGCGGCGACTGAATCTCCTCGTAAAACGTCTCTAAAGTGTCGACGCGATTGGCTCCGCGCGTGTTTTGGTGCATGACGCGCTCCAGTGTGGAACTGGTTTCGTGGTCTTGAATGTAGTCCACATGGCGCTGCGGCTGCGGGACGTACGTGGGCTGCACCTGCGCATCCTGCATCATGCCGCTCGTGTCGCGGGGGATGTCGCGAGACGGCAGCGCGGTCATGCCCGTCATGCTGGCTCGCTGCACCCCGCTCACCAGTTCGTTCATGAGCTTTTGGTTGGGCTGCTGGTTCGGGTTCAAGGGCGGGCCTTGATTTTGAAGAGAAGGCGCTAAATCGGGGACATTGGGGGAATACGACATGACACCCGGTTCCGCCTTCTGGATGACAATGTTTTGATTCTGTGAATTCGCATTTTGGCCGGATGCGGTGGGCAAGTCGTCAATGCTGGTGGTGTCGCTCATATTAGCTTTATGTCCGTGATGTCTTTTATGTATTGCACAGATTCCTGTTTCTGCAGTATAACGCAATCCATTTATTCCTAAACCCCATTGCACTTTGCACAATTTTACAGTTTTATTATCAATCATGTGTGAATAATAAAACGACCCAAAAAGAAGACATGTACCTGCAAGGAAGTGTTAGAATTTGGAACAATCGCATGTCATATATGAATACGTACCTATGGTTTTCATTGCGTCCATCGGAAACACATGTCGCGGGGAACATGTCGCGGGAACATGTCGCGGGAACATGTAGCGGGGAACATTTCCGGCGACAGGTTTCGATCCTGTGACCTTCCGCTTATAAGGCGATAACCATCAGTCTTTCGGACCTTGATGCAAGGACGAAGGATGCGACCGACGATGTTGTAGACGCTCTGCCGCTGAGCTACACCGGAATTATATTCGGGGAACTACGTAGTCCCCCCTAGCCGCTTCTGTAAAGCGGCCGAATTGAAAGATACCGGCAACCCGGTTCGAACGAGTGACCTCGGGGTTATGAGCCCCGCGCGCTTCCGCTGCGCCATGCCGGTGACAAAGTTGCTGCGTTTTACGTCACTTAGCTATGACATCGGGGAACTACGTTCACAAGGCACTGCGTTTCGCCCCGAACCCCTCCTCATGTAGGGGGTTTGAGGGGGGCGCTCGTTGCCCCCTTATGCGCTTCTTTAAAGCGCACGAATTGAAAGATACCGTCGGTATGTTTCGATCATACGTCCTCAGAGTTATGAGCCCTGCGCGCTTCCTCTGCGCCACGACGGTGGTAAGATGCTGCGTTTTACGTCCAGCTTGACATCGGGGTGGCCCCCTTATGCGCTTCTTTAAAGCACACGAATTGAAAGATACCGGCAACAGGTTTCGATCCTGTGACCTCAGGGTTATGAGCCCTGCGCGCTGCCGCTGCGCCATGCCGGTGGTAAGATGCTGCGTTTTACGTCACTCAGCTATGACGATGCGCTTCTTTAAAGCACATGAATTGAAAGATACCGGCAACAGGTTTCGATCCTGTGACCTCAGGGTTATGAGCCCTGCGCGCTGCCGCTGCGCCATGCCGGTGGTAAGATGCTGCGTTTTACGTCCAGCTTGACATCGGGGAACTTTGGGAATGGAACCTGCGCATGTCAACCTGCTCTGATGGTCGTAAACCACTAAGCCATGCTGCACGTTCGCTGTGAACTGCTTGAAACACAAGCAGCGAAATGGGTATAGTAAGATGACACAACTGCATATGGAATGCATTGTTGTTGTTAATGCTTACGAGTGCGCCGTCTTAATTTTCTACCACGACGACGTTTTGATCTTGATTTTGACCCACCGTATGAATCTGTACTCGCAAAACGTTTCTGTTCATTATCATTTAACGTATTAAGATCTGCAAGTTCTTTACTAGCTTTAATACGGTCTTCAATAGAGTAAAACATTTCATTTCTGGGGTCTGACATTTGTTTGATCATTTGTTCTAGAACAACTATTTTTCGTTGAAGTGAAGTTTGGTCATATTCGAACCCCATTAATTATGATTATATGATGGGTATAACATTGCATTACAAATTATTTTCAAAGCGCCACGTCTATGCGCGAATCATCGCATTTCGTGCTACCAATCTTATAATCAAAACACTTGCCGTCGTATTTAAACGTGAACTTCTTTGTTTCCGCCATGTCGGGCGCCTTGAACACCATGCAGTTGCGCCCGTGGCACGTCTTCCTAAATAAACTGGAAAGACCCAGACCCATTATTATTCCAAAGACTACCCGACTAGTGGAAGAATGAATGAAGTCATGTAGTTGCATATTATTGCAATGCTAAATGTTTAAGTTGTTTTATACCAATATTATATTTTTGGCAAAAATGCAATTAAACCCCGATGATCAAGTTTGCATGGGGATGGTTTTCAGGTCGTCGTCATTGGCGGGACAGGGTTTTGCTTCCTGTTCAAAGCGGAAGCAGTTGTGCGCCTTGTCCCGGAAATTGAAGTGGTCCGCGTTGTCCTGCGTGGGATAAACGGTGACCACGCGGCGGGTGGGGAGAGAAATGTAGATGTAAAACACGCCGAGTGCAAAACTGACGATGAACGCCGGCCATGAAATGTTGTTGAACACGGACATGACGGAATTAGGGTTGGATAGAATACTGGCATATTATAATTTTTACTTGGATTTCTCTCGTTCCTTGACCTTGTTTTATTGATTGGATCTGGCCTTGTCTCTGGCCTTGTCTCTGACCTTGTCTCTGGCCTTGTTCACGTATTTGGTGGTGGGCACGCCGTTGTCCACGATGAACTCAATCAGCTCGTCCTTGCCCGTGTCGGGGTCGTCCAGGTTCGCCACTTCGTACACGTTGCCCGTGATTCTCTCCTGGTCCTTGGTCCAGTTCCAAATGTACGCGGCCAGCTGGTCCTTGCGCTTGCGCGCCAGCCGGTCGCGCAGGTGACGGTTCCGCGCTTCCACCGTGATGCTGGGCACGTCAATCTCAAACTCCAGCTGCTCCAACGTGTACGGCTTCTGCACCAGTCGGAACGCGTCGCCCCCTAAACCCGGATCCCGTTCCACGGCATTGTAAACGTACTTTGTTTCCATGAGCTTCTGGTTCAGCGGCTCAATCGTGCCAACGTACAGCGCCACCGCATCCCTGGCGAATAATGAATCTTGATTGGAATCCGCGCCCTGCAGCAGCGCGTCCTTAAACGCTTGCACCGCCGCATAAAACTCGGCGGTGAGCGCATCCGCCTCCTCGCGGCGGCCCTCGTTCCGCACCACGTCCAAATACTTTTGCCGGAAGCCGCCGTACAGTCCGAGCGCCTGGTCTAACGCCGCGCGGTCCTTTTCAAACTGGCGCAGAGCTTCCTCCTCCGTCACGTAGTTGAACAGCAAATCCAGCTTGGTCTTAATGATTTGGTCTTTCAACACGTCGGCCGTGCGCAGGGACGCGTCGGCCAGCTCCTCTAAACTCATGAACTTGCCCTTGACGATTTCAATGCGCAGCGAACACGGTTGCGACCGGTTGCCGCACGCCGCGCGCAGCACGCCGTCCTCGTTCGTGAAATGGGTTCCGCCGCTTTGGCCGCACGCCACGCACTTGCGGTTGCGTTTAATGCGCATGATTTTGGCCCGTTTTTGCGACAGTGTGAGCGCATCCGAGTTTTTCACCGTGTTTTTGTCCTCCTCAAATTTCGTGTCGTATTGGTGCTTGTAAGCGTAGTACTCGTTCAGCGCGTCCACGTAGTCGGCCTTACTCACGTTGGTTATTGCGGCGGCGGTCATTTTTTATATGTTGCACACACATTAATTTTATTTTTTAATGGCATTTCATCTCTTCTCTCTTCTCTCTTCACTCCACTCTTTATAAAAAGATTTTGCGGTGCTTGATGAGCTCCACTTCGGGCACTTCCCATTTAGGAAGACCGGTTATGAAATTGCCGCGCGAGGCGGCGTGATTCGCAGCATTCACCATTCGCAATTTAGAGAGAATGTACTCCTGCTGCTTGCGGCGAATGACCACTTGCTGCTCCGGGGTGGGTTTGCTCGCGCGCTTGTAATACAACAGCGCCCCTAAAATCAGCACGAAAAACCCCAGCATGCACACGTTGAACACCGTGTTGTTGTACTCCTCGCGCAACCGGTTGCACTCTTTCAACACCCCGCCAAAAAAGTATTTGACACCGGGCTCAATCAGGACGGGTGCTGGATGGTGATTCATTCTATTTGTGAATATGTTATGATTGTATTATGATTGTGTTATGATTGTGTTATGATTATTACAATGTGCAATTAAAAATTCAAATTAATTTATACACATTGATTATACGATTCCACGTCGGTTTTCAAACATAACCAACTTCCATGTCTTCATCCGACCCCGACGCCGACAGCAGCACCACCAACCCGCCCGCTGCCGCTCCGAATGGACTTTTAAATTTGGCAATTTATGGCATATGTTCCGTCCTTTACATCATTTTTCACATTTTAATGCCCGAAAACAGCATGATTAAAATCTTGTATGTGGTTTCCATGCTGGGGATCAACATCGGGCTAACGATGTTCATCATGACCCAGTATTGCGATACTCCCAACATTGGAGTGGCAATCGGGGGGTCGGTGCTGACCTGGGGCTTGTTTGTCGTCGTGTTCGGTCTATTGGAAAACTATTACGTGTGGCTAAGACCATTCGGCAACACGTTTGGTTACTTGTGCATCAAGGCGATGGGCGTGGTGTCATTCATGGACAAGATACTCAAGAAGGACGACGGCGGCGATAGAGTCAACAAATACATCAAATACATTCGCAGCGACCCTTGGGGATTTTTTAGCATGCTCACCGCTAAAACCGGTGACGCAATTCCAGAGGTATTCCGAGCCGATGAAACATTCGATGGAATGAGTAATAAATTGGCACAGGGTCAGAGCGGTGAAGCGAATAAAGATGAATTCATAAAATTCGTGCGAATCAAAGAAGGCGTTGCTAAATTGGTGTTTTACTTGCTGACGCTAAACCTGATGACGGACCTGGCCTCCGTGTTTGTCATGGAAAACACGCCGTGCATTGTGAATCAGAAGATCATCAAACAATCCAACAGCCAACTCCCACCGGTGGTAACCCGCCCGCCCAAAACCACCACAGTGTACAAGACCACGGAATAAGGGGACGTGCGATAAGGGGACGTGCGATAAGGGGACGTGCGATAAGGGGACGTGCGATAAGGGGACGTGCGATAAGGGGACGTGCTTATATGCCGAGCATGTTGGGCGTGGACACCCCCAGCACGAGCAAATACGAGAGAATTGCAATGATAATTGCCACGAGCCATGCAGGGACCACCGTCTTTCGCTGGAACCCGATGCCGAACTGGCGCAAACTGCCGTCCTCGTTGTACATGAACCGGGGCTTGAATGCTTGCACCGCTGCAAATGCGGCTAAAAACACCAGGATGGAAAACGTCGTGATGTGCTGCTTGATGAAGAACTGCATTTGGATTGGTATTGATTGTTTATGTTATGGGTTGTTATGCTATGTTATATAAATATTTATATAATATAATGCAAATCATCTAGTTTTGGGGTTCTTCACCATTATATAAATATGGTATGAGTTTGTCGCCCCTTTTCCACACGAGTTTATTTTGATCATCAATGCGTTCTATGCTCAATACGTATCCTCCATGAGAAATGTACCCCAAGATGGGCAAATCTATGTTTTTAAATTCATGCAACCACAATGGGACTTGTGTGCCTTGAGCATTAAGTTGAAGGATTTGTTGATAAACTTGTTTATTGGGTTCAAAACTGTTATGCAAAAAATACATTGTGCCCCAATGACGATCATCTGTCGTGGTTATATACCAACCATGTTCAGTGGGGTTTTTTATTGTTGGAAGACCTGCCAAAGGGTCGGCTGGCCAAATTTCATGGCATTCTTCAATGCACTGGGACACTGGCATCTTGTATTCATCCTTGTGTTTATTGCATTCTTCAATGCACTGGGACAATGTGCCTCCCTTAACCCCTCGTTTTCGCCGAGTTCGGCGTTGTTTTCGTTGTTTCCGTTGTTTCCGTTTTAAACTTGGTTTTTTTGCGCGCGTTGAACCCATGTCATACACATAAACATATCTTATTATTATTTTTTCAAACTGGACAATGGGTGCCATAAATCATCATCCTTATCCTTGTACTGAAAATACGGGTCCGACCACACGTTGGTTAACACCGTGGTTGTGCCCCAAACTTCGTTGCAATGCAAGCGGGCAAACTGGCGCAGCGTATCAAATGCCACGCCGTCCGGCGCGCGAATAATGCGGTTGCTTTCGGCGTCAAACGTGGCGAACCATTCATCGTTGTTGCTACTGCTACTGCCACTGCCGCTCAATGGAATCAGGTGACGCAACAGCATGCCATCCTTCAAGCGTGCGAGCTGATTCTGCTTGCCCACGTTGCGTTTACCAGCACAGCTAGAACTAGACACGCTTTCAATATCATCGTCATCATTTTCCTGGATGAGGTCTTGATTTTCTTGATTTTCTTGATTGGATTGATTTTCTTGATTGGATTGAGTGCATTGGTTGCATTGAGTGCATTGATTTTCTTGATTGAGTTCCTGCAATTTTGCAACCGCGGTCGCTTCTTTCACGTACATGGTTCCGTAATACCAGATGCAGTCCTTACTGTCAAACACGCTGGACTCAATCGTAGTAGTGTTAAAAAACGAAGTATTAAAAAACGACGTATTAAAAAACGAAGTGGGTGCAAAAAACGAAGTGGGTGCAAAAAACGAAGTAGTAGAAGGAATCACGTGCTTGTGCGGGGTGAAACGCGGTTTGTGTATGCCCTTGGACTGTTTAAAAAATGAAGGCATTGGGTTGTTGTGGTTGTTGTGGTTGTTGCGTTGTTTAATGTTTAGTTGTATCACAATCTTTATGTTTTTATTCGGGTTATTGATTTGTTATATTATGTTATGACTGCATCCTAATTTTTGGCACATAATGTCTAAGCACTTTAACATGGTCCAATGAAATGTGATGAATTTCGTCGGCCCATTCTGTGACAATTTGTGCGTGCTCTTCATCAATGTGATCAATCCTTTCTCGGAAAGCGTACCATTTGACGTCGTGAAACAAATGATGGGTTACGATCTCTTCAATTCTTCCAAATCGGTAACGAAACGCACGCGCCGTGTCAAACACCTCCACAATGTAATGCGAATTCGGATTCGTGATTCCGACGTCAATTCTCTCGTACCGGTAGTTGCTGCCGTCATCGTTTGGAACGATGCGCAAATTGATGCGGCCCATGTACGTGTGACCCGGAGTAGTCCGACAATGATGCATCGCACAATGTTCTATGAGTTCCATCATGTGATCGTGTAGGATTTCTTCGTCCAAATTGAAGTCCATTTCTTCCAATGTCCGATTGGTTTCTTCATCCTCTTCGTCCTCTTCTTCGTTCTCCTCTTCGTTCTCCTCTTCGTCCTCCTTATCGGCATCCTCTTCCTTGTAAAACGGGGTTCGGCACATTGGACACGTGGCCCTTGGATTCGTTTTGTGCCATTTCAGCAGGCACGCAATGCAAAACAAGTGCCGGCACGCGGTGTACGCGTGATTGGCGCCGACTCGCAGCCCGGTTCCGCACACGCCGCAATCGCCAATAGCATCATCATCCGCATCCTTAAAGTCTGTCATATTGTTGTATGTATGTTGTATGTATGTTGTATGTATGTGTATGACGTGTTTTTGTAAATGGGCAAGGCAAATTCAATTTTTATGTGTTTTGCATGAAAAATTAGTTTAAAATCATGATTATTAATGTATTCAACAATCATACACGTCGCCGCATCCCATTGCAATGCCTCCATTTGAACTCACATATTGCAAATGCAATCATCCATCGCAAAAAACGCAGGTGTTTGCGGCTTTAGAGAACCCCAAAATCGGGCTGCGCAATTTGCAGAACTACATTCCGCATTATCACCGGTTTTTTTTGCTGTCGGAGTCCAATCACAACTCCATCGGATTGAACCACCGTCGCCAGGTTGCAAGCATTGCCGACGTCATTGGGAAAAACACGGTCAACGTTACGCTGCAGCCGGATTCGGACGACACGCCCGTTTTGAAAATGCCCGCATTCATCAAGCATTCGCCCCTGCTGGACCCCGTAAAATACTTGTCCGGGAAATACGACATGGAGTCCTCGGATTTGCTCGTGCTGCCCTCATTTGCGCAGCAGCCCGCGTCGGATTCCACGCACCAAAAAAAAATGCACGATCCGAACAATTCGTCTTACGTGGATGCATTTTTCACGTACTTGAGCAGCCAAGCGCTGCACGCGCACGGGTTCGTGCACGGCCTGGATTTTTACGGGTCGTACTTGGCCACCCAGACTGAATTCACGGTGAACGTGTTTGACGAGCTGGAGTACTTTAGCACTTGCAAATTCTTTATGACGAACAAGGACGTCCTGTTTCGCATTGACGATTTTCCGTGTGACTTCTCTCGTTCGGACTCCCTGCGCATCAAACCCAGCATCAAGTTGGACTTGGACAATGACGCCGAAGACATCGCCCTGGAACTGGACGTCCTGCAATCAAGTGGCGACGTGTTTGAAGATGCCCCAGCAACGGACATTACTGCTGCGGATCTCGCGGATCTTACAGAGGTTGCAAACGTTGAAGAGGGTCCAAACGTTGAAGAGGGTCCAAATGTGGAGGGGGGTCCAAACGTTGAAGAGGGTCAAAACGTTGAAGAGGGTCCAAATGTTGAAGAGAGGTCAGAGGGTCCAAAGATTGCAGATGACGAAGAGGACAGCGATTCTTGCTCGTCTCGGTCGTCGGCGTCGTCGGAATTCAAACCCGATAACAGTGGCGATGGCAGCGACGACGATAATAGTGGCAGCGATAACAGTGGTGCTAGTGGCGACGATAATAGCGATGATGATAATAGTGGTAGCGACGATGATAATAGTGGCAGCGACGACGAAGTGCACAATGCGCACCTTTTCAACTTCCCGGTGCAAGCCATCGTCATGGAAAAGTGCGACAACACGCTGGACAGCTTGATGTATGGCCGGAACGAGATGACAGAACCCGAGTGGGCAGCCACGCTGATGCAGATCATCATGACGCTCGTTGCGTATCAGCACATGTTTGCCTTCACGCACAACGACTTGCACACGAACAACGTCATGTTTGTAAAAACCGAAAAGAAGTTCCTGCACTACCATTATAATGGGGTGTACTACCGGGTTCCCACGCACGGGCGCATCATGAAAATCATTGACTTCGGGCGCGCCATTTACAAGTACCGGGGCCAGACCATGGTGAGCGACAGCTTTGACCGCGCCGGGGACGCTGCAACGCAGTACAACTGCGAGCCCTACATGAACCCAAAAAAACCGCGCCTGGACCCGAACCCCAGTTTTGACTTGTGCCGCCTGGCGTGCTCGCTGTTTGATTATTTTGTGGATGACATCCGGGACGCGGCAGCGTACGCCGAGACACTGAAAGAAAGCCGCGTCGCGCGCATGGTCGTGGAGTGGCTGAATGACGACAAGGGGCGCAACGTGCTTTACAAGAAGACCGGCGACGAGAGATATCCCGAGTTTAAACTGTATAAAATGATTGCGCGCACCGTGCACGGCGCCGTGCCGCACGAGCAGCTCAGCAAGCCCATGTTTGCGCACTACGCCATCCCGCGCAAACAGATCAATGGCAAGCCGCACATCATGGACATTGACGCGCTGCCGTGCTACAAGGACGCCTAATGCCGCTTTTGGGTCCGCGTTTGGGTCCGCTTTTGGGTCCGCTTTTGGGTTTTGCGATGATTGGAAGCCCCCATCCATGGTTTAGAACCACGAGGGAGTAATGTTTCTTTGCCGTAATCGCGTTCTCGTTTTAAGGTGAGATCTCTTATCAAGACCCCCATGTTTGGAACTCGTGCAACGTAACGCCCATCCTCTCGTTTTCTGACAATCCAACGATAGCGCGGACGTTTCACATTGGGCAAAATGAATGTGTCAACTTTTCCCACGAAATTGTCCATGATGCAATCAATCAATTGAATATTATAAAATATGCTGATATTTTATATTAAGCCACATGACAGTTGATGTTGATGTGAGCGTTTTGAGAGACTATTTGCACCGCACCAAGGACGATTGGAATTACATAACGCCGCTTGATTTTTACAACAAATATTATTTGACAAAAAAGGACTACTTCTTGATTGATTTGCGGGGTGAAGCGGAATACAACAAAATGCACATCAAGGGCGCCCGAAACATGTTTTGGATGAATGTGTTGGACGAAAAGAACTTGGCCAAGTTGCCCAAAGACAAGCCGATTTTTTTGATTTGCTACGTGGGACACACCAGCAGCCAAGTGCTGACTTTATTAAAATTGCTAGGGTACAACGTGACATCAATCAAATACGGCTACGGCTTGTCCCCCGTGCAAGGAGTGCCGGTGGCGGGATGGCTGGACTACGGATTGCCGACCGTACGTCGTAAGGCAATGACTCGTCGCCGCCGAACGAAACAAAAATGAATTATTATTAATTTAAATGCATCATTATATGTATGCTCATATAATCATGATCACGATTGCAATGAACGGCGGCCTCGGCAACCAGTTGTTCCAAGTGTTTGCCGCGCTGGCTGCGGCCATTCGCAACGGCGACACGTGTTACTTCCTTCACACCATGCGGGATGCCAGCGGGAAACGAGGCACGTATTGGAACTCCCTGTTTCACGCGCTGAAACCGCTGACGGTGGTTGCCACTCAAGCCAATCTGATGCGGTTCATGCAGCTGCCGACGCACCAAGAGCCGGGGTTCAAATACACTCCGCTGCCCCGACAAACCACGATGAATTCCATGCCCCTGAAGCTGGTGGGCTACTTTCAAAGCGACAAGTATTTCGCCGACGTGCGAGACGAAATTTACGAACAGCTGCAGCTGCTGGAGCAACAACGACACATTCGCGCCATGTTTGCAGAGAGCGTGTGGTTTTCGCGCGATACAACCGTCACGGTTGCGATGCACTTTCGCATCGGGGATTACACGGCCATCCAAGAAGCGCACCCCATTTTGACGCTGGACTACTATCGGGACGCCTTGAAGCACGTGATCCAGCACGCGCCGATAAAGCACAACGATGCGCAGGGGAAAATCAACGTCCTGATTTTCAACCAGGCGTGCGACAATGCGGTCATTGTGGACCACATGCGTCAATTGAGCACCGAATTTGCGCACCGGTGCCGGTTCCACAAAGTGCCCGACATGTTTGACGACTGGAAGCAGATGATGCTGATGAGCGTGTGCGATCACAACATCATTGCAAACAGCACGTTCAGCTGGTGGGGGGCTTATTTGAACCAGAACCCGGACAAAGTCGTGTGCTACCCGGGCACGTGGTTCGGGCCGGCGCTAAAAAAGCACGACACGCGGGATTTGTTTCCCGACGGTTGGATTAAAATTAACATTTGAAGGCGTGAAGCCCGCGTCCCGTAGTGCCAGTCCCAGCAACTCGCCCGTTTTGATGCCCCGTGCGCTGTTGCCGTATTTGTTCAACGGCGGCGACACAATTCCGATTCCCATGACGCCGGGAATGACAATCATGATGACGCCGCCCACCCCGCTTTTGGCCGGCAGGTGCGTTTTCGCCCACCATTGCTGCGATTCATTGTACAGCCCGTGTTCGGACATGTGATGAACCACGTATGCCGTTTTTTGCGGGGTCAGCAAGCGTTGCCCGGTGATTGGGTTTTTGCCGCCGGCTGCCAGCGTTGCCGCCATGACCGCAACGTCCTTGCTCGTCACCATGACCGAACACTGCGCGGTGTAGGTTTTCAGCGTGGTTTCTGCGTCCCCGTAAAACCGGCGATAACGCATCAATTTGGCAATGAGGGCGGCGTTGTGGTCGCTGTGGGTGTATTCCGACAAATACAGGGACTTGTTCACCTTTAATTTTCGGCCGGCGAAGCGGGACATGTTGTCCACAATCTCCGCGCGCATGCGGGTTTCGTTTTGTTTGTGGGTTTCGGCTGCATTGTAGAGGAGGCTGGTGGTGGCCATTGCACCCGCGTTCACAAACGCGTTCACGGTGTGATTCCGGGTGTGAACGACGTCGCTGGTTGAATTGAACGCGTGCCGTTCCATTGAACTCCCGATCTTGTCAAACACGCCGGCAATTCCGTGGCGGTTCAATGCCAGCGCCAGCGTAAACACCTTTGACACCGATTCAATGCCCACCTCGGCCGTGCAATCGCCGCAATTCTCGGTTTCCCCGCGCACGGTGCACACCGATATGGCGTACAGGTTGGGGTCGACCGTTGCAAGGTCGGGTATGTAGGCTGCATTCTTGCCGGTCATTTTTCTTGCACGCATGGCGGCATACACATCTTGTATGACTTCATGTATCGTTTTCATTGTTTGCGTGTGTGTGGCGCTAAAATTGTTGTAGTGGCGGTGGTCCCTTTGAATGTAATAATTATTTAAAAAAATTGAAACCGGTTGATCGGCGCGATCCATGACCCCCAGAAATCTAATCACAACACAACATGACCGCTGTCAATGGAAACAATGGATTGCCTGGATTGCCTGGATTGCCTGGATTGCCTGGATTACCTGCTGGACTGGCGTATGCTCTGTGCAAAGTGTCCGGGGATGAAGATGAAACGTATGCAGTTGTGCGGGTGCTGAACGTGCCGCACGAGGATGATGCAGAAAGAAACGTGAATCCCGACACGCCAATGCACTTGTGCGACCCGTCCAAATTGATCACGCAGCACCGGCTGGGAAACCATGAACTACCGCATCGCACGATTGACCCGGCCATGTATGAATCATCTGAGATAGAGTGGTACGGAACCGGCATTCTACCGCCGCCACTCTACATGTGCTTCATCATCGGGCGCAAGTGTTACCTATGCGGCGACATGCAGGATTCCGACGACGACATCCGCTGCGAATGCACCGAAAATTTCAGGGAGGGGTACCGGTTCTGCACTGCGTGTGCCCCGTACTTCCGCCAGGCTCTTTACAAAACGCTGGCACCCATTTGGCGGTTCCGGCTGGAATCGGAACGCGCCCACAGACGCCGGATCCCCCTTTGGGTGCATCGGACCCGCCGTGACGAATCCGGCAAATCGGACCGCACGAATTCGGGGCGGCCGTTCCGGTACACGCGTTGGTCCGTGAGCTCGTGGATCACAATCAAGTCCGTGAATAAGCATGATCCAAGCGTGGAACCGTTTGAAGAAGACCTCGTTTGCGTGGAAGAATGGATGGAACGCAAAGAGGTAAGCAACGTGGAAAGCAACGCGGAAAGCAACGCGGAAAGCAACGCGGAAAGCAACGTGGAACCGATGAGCAACGCGGTAAGCGGAGCGGAACCGATGAGCAAATGCGTGTCCGTCATGGACCTCTTCTTTGCGAACCGGGGCTCCCGGACCGACCCGAATTACGACCCGAATGCGGACGATCCGCTGAACCAAATCCGACACCTGACGCTGGATAAAAAACGGGCAATCATGCAGCGAGAATCGGCACCTTTTGACTAGAGAGAAATTCAATAAAACTACCCATTGAGCGCCCCATCATTTGGATAATTCAATGGTAGTTTTAAACAATTAATTTTCATCGCGTCTGCATATGTAATAACAAATGGTTTAGCTGGGTTGGAAACACGTGCAGGTAACACTGACGAGAAATGTCCTCCATCACCATGTACGAATATCACCTTCATTATTGGTGCTGCAGTTTCATTAGTCAAATTTGCCACCATGACTTGATCATTTGCAACATCAAACACAACCAGTATCACACCGAACAGTCTAGCATAAGACGCAAATGTGCCCTCACCTAAATCGGTCCGTCCGTTTCCATTTGTGAACTCATTCTTGACTGCCTGGTCTAAATAATCGGGGTTGTTAATTCTTGCAAATGCTAGACGAAATGCTTGTGCAACCGCGATCTTCTCAACCGGATTTTCTGGGTTATCCACGTGCATTTTTCTATATTTAGATGACATGCATTGCAAAAATGCATGGGTTAAACAATTACCATCGCCAATTGTCTGTATCACGGTCCAATTGGCTACTTCGGGGCAAGCGAACTGAGTTAAATTACGTGTTGGGTCCGGTTGATATGAATCATTTTGGTCAAACCCTAGCCCATAAGCGCGAGCATACTTTTCAACAAAATAATCAGGAAACGCCAGGTCGCCAATTCCAGGTTCAAATGCCAATTTTTCAACCGGCAAGTCTCGTTCTGGTAGGGGGTTGACAAGCATATACTCCATCGCATCGTGTGCATTCGTTTTGCCTGCTGACAATGCTTGATCAATATGGTTTGAGTTAAAACCCATACCTTTAAGGGTGTTGGCCCATTCTGGCTGTGAACCAGGTGGTAGTTTATATTGTACTACTGTTGGTACTGTTGGTGGTGGGAGACCAGGTGGTGGTGCATATAGGGTTACTCCTAGATGGTTTGCCAACAATAATATCGCAGGAGTAACTTTAGTTTGGTTTTTAAGGGCATTAGAAAAAATCGTAAGAGAATCCTTTAGTTTTTTATAGTCATCTGTATCAGTTAGGGTTCCACCCATTAAATGAACCAAAAATTGTTTCACATCATGATCGTTGCGCTGTTTTGTCATAAACCCCTGCAATTTGGCACTTATTGCTGTTAACATGTCCACATATCGTTTGCTTAATATCGGATTGCTCAAATATTCTGCAGGTGTCACACGCGCAGGTCCGATGCCAAAAAATCTGGATGTCTCCGACCTTCTAGGTGACGATGGTATAATGTACCATATCCAATGGGTTGTTTTTTGGCCTGCATTTATTTCTTTTAATGCTTGTTCATATGTACGACACGGACCGCCCCCCAATTGTGGTGGTAATTTGCCATTTTGTGCGTTCAAAAAGTCTTGGATTGTAGCATGTGCTGAACCAAAAACAGGTTGCGCTGCAACTCCACCTCTAGCTAATGGTCTTACGCTTTGTTCACTTGCCGCGGCACTTGATAATATTGTCACTGCAGTCTCTATAATTCCTCCTGCACTTTCCAATGCGTTTATTGCATCTGCTTCGTTAAACCCCATACCAGTTAGCTGTGTGACCTTTGAGGAAGGTCCAGGTGGTTGTGGTGGTATTAATGGCGTAATAAAACTAGTGTCACTTAATACACTAAATGGCGGCGGCGGCGCTACTCTTACTGCTGCGCTTGATGGCGCTACTCTTACTGCTGTGCTTGATGGTGGCGGTGCATATTGAGATTGTGGACCAGGTGGAGGTGCATATCGTGGCGGTGCCCTTAGTGCTACTGCTGCGCTTGATGCGCTTGCCGGTGCATCATAGCATTTATATCCCATTTGACGGAATCTTTGTATAAGTACAGGATAATCAAGAGGACCATTGATGAACAACCTGCAAAACTGGTCATGACTTAACTTAATTCCTTTGGATGATTCGGGGCTTCTTCCTGGTTTTGTGAAATGCACGTTCAACTCCCACATTTGAATATGAGTTTTCAATGCGTCAATGAAGTCAACGTATCGCCCATCCTTTTCACCTCTTTCTAAGTCCCCGAATGTTGCATCAAAAAATCCGTCTCCTCCAATCAACCACGATTTTGGCTTACCGTTTTCAAGTTCAACTTTCACATCTATTCCTGATTTACCTTTTTGGTTCCGGATGGCACCTTTTAACTGATCAGCATATGATCCGGATATTGCAACCGGATTATCATTTGCAGTAATGAATGATGTAAATCCACCGCCGGATTGTCGGCGTGTTTTGTGTTTACGGTTTTTCATTCTCCGAATACTTTTTCTATGTTTTGTCGTTCCTTTTGTCGTTCCTTTTGTCGTTCCTTTTCTGGTCGTTCCTTTGGTCGTGCCTTTTCGCATGTTTTTAATGCTTCCCGGTCGCTTAATGCGAGACGATCGCTTAATGGTTCGCATTTTACAATATGCAACGAAAGTATTTATGAACATAACAAAAATAACAATATCGGGAAAATGCATACGTCATGCCAATCGTCCATGTCATTTTCATCATCATGGGGGTTGTCTTTGGAATCAGTGCAATTGCGCGGTGTTACATCATGTGCTTCCATCCAAAAGGCAGTGAAAATGTATAACGCAGTAACTTATAACGCAGTAACTTATAACGCAGTAACTTATAACGCAGTAACTTATAACGCAGTAACTTATAACGCAGTAACTTATAACGCAGTAACTTATAACGCAGTAAACACATTGCCGAATAAACGGAATAAAAACAATAATTTAATGCATGCATATTATATCTGTATTATCTCTCAACATGGTCCGTTCAAAACTGAATCCAGACGTCAACTATCGGGAGTTCAAGCAGCTGGAGCGGGATGACGCCGATTATGATGCCACCCTCTATGAAATCGAGCTTTTAGGCAAAGAGATTCGCATCGCAATCGGCCGCGGCAAAACCGACAAGAAGGGCATCCTGTATTACCCCATGTACTTGATCAACACGGACGACCGGGTCGTAAAGCAGATCGGCGTGTTTGAAATCCGAGCGGATCAAGCCAGCGACGTGCTGGACGATGACGACGACCTGGACATTGACAAGCTGCCGCACCCGCTGATTTACTCGTTCGTCACGGCCGGCATGCTGGAGGCCGACAGCCGCGGCAAGAAGGCACCGATTGTATTAGAAAAGGAAAAGGAAGAAGAAGAAGAAGACATCGCTGCGCCTAAAGAAGACATCGCTGCGCCTAAAGAAGACATCGCTGTGCCTAAAGAGCAACAAGAGCAACAAGAGCAACAAGAGCAACAAGAGCAAAAAGGCGATGACGATGCGCTGCGTTCCAAGATGAAGGCGCTGGCCCTGCCGCCCCAGACCAAGGAGAACGCGGAAGCCGAGCACGCGGAGTACAAGAAGCAGCCCGACCAGCCGTGGATTCAGACGCACATGCAGAACAACCATTTCGGCATAACGGATAATGAAGGCGGCGGGGACTGCTTGTTTGCCGTGATTCGCGACGCGTACCGCAGCCGCGGCAAGTACGTGGAGGTGCCCGAACTCCGGCGCAAGTTGGCAGCGGAAGCCACCGAAGACGTGTTTCAAAACTACAAGGAGAAGCACACCATGACCGCGGACGCCATTGAGAGCACGTCGGCGGAGATGCGCGGACTAGTGGATGCGAACGCGAAGTTGAAACAGCGATTGGAGCGCACCACGGAGGCCAAGGAGCAGCAGGCCGTCATTGCCGAGTCGCGCCGCAACGCCGCGCAGTTCAAGCGGCTGAAAGCCGAAGTGGCGCTCAGCAAGGAGCTGCTGCAGGATTTCCACTTCATGAAGCACGTGAACACGCTGGAGGATTTCCGCGAGATGCTGAAGTCGTGCGCGTTTTGGGCCGACACGTGGGCCATTTCCACGCTGGAGCGCGTGCTCCGCATCAAGCTCATCATTCTGTCGTCCGAGCGGTTCCACGCGGGGGAAACGGGCGGCGTGCTGCAGTGCGGCCAGCTGAACGACCGCGTCCTGGAAGACCAGGGCTCGTTTGAGCCCGAGTTTTACGTCATGACGGAGCACACGGGCTCGCACTACAAGCTCGTCACGTACCGGGGCGAGGCGCTGCTCACGTTCCGAGAGATTCCGTACGACATAAAGGTCATGGTGACCGAGAAGTGCATGGAGCGCAACGCGGGGCCTTATAATTTGATCCCGCAATTCCGCACGTTTCGCGAGGAGGAGCTGGGACTCAAGGGCGGCCTGGAAGACGACCCAGGCCAGGGCCTGGGCCGGGCAAGTGCCGCCCATTCATCGCCCAGTGCCGCCCATTCATCCGAACCGCTGTATGACGACGCCACGGTGTTCCAGTTTTACAGCAAGAGCATGGACAAGCCGCTGCCGGGCACGGGGTCGGGCGAAACCATAGAGCGCGCCGACATTCCAAAGTACGCCGAGCTGGCGAAGGAGTCGCCGCAGTGGCGCAAGATGCTGTCCAACCTGTGGGAGCCGCCGGGCGACGACCGGGCCAAGGCGCTGTTCATATTAGACGACCACAAGTGGCGCACGTTAGAGCACTACATGCAGGGCAGCAAATTCCGCAAGGAGAACCCCAAACACTACCTGCAATTCTCTCTGGATTCGGATTCGGATTTGTCAAAGAGTCCCGAGTTGGCACAAACCAAGGGCAAGGACAAGGGCATCCAGATGGATGCGGATTTTGGCGCGCGCGAAGAAAAGGAGCGCGAGGATGCGCAGTACGCCAAATACAGCCAGAACTCGTATTTGGCGGACATGCTGCTGCACACGCGGAACGCCAAGCTGGTGCAGTTTAGGCGCGGCAAGCCGCCCGTCGTGTGCGACGAGCTGATGCGCGTCCGGCACCGGCTGCAATTGGAGAAGCGCAAATCATAAAACAATAACAAAATTACAATTCAAATATAATGAAATCACAATATATCATTATATTCCTCTGGATTTCGCTTAGTTCCTCTTGGTCATGTTTAAGGCGTTCAAAGGCCTGTATTTGGACATGCAGCAATCGCACGCGGATTGCAACTTGAAACAATTGGAACCCACGGTTCAGACGGTGGACACGTGGAGGAAGTTGCCGCTGCCGGATGACATGCGACAGCGACTAAATGCAAATGCAAATGCAAATGCAAACGCAAATGCAAACGAATTCTTCCCCGAACAAATTCAGCACCACATCTTGAACGCCCCGAGCATAGCCGTGACGTACCGATTTGACGCGGGTGGTCGCCGCGTGGTCCTGCATTTCATCGTGTTTGATAAACCCAAATCCGGTTTGAATATGAACAAAATGTTGGAGCGCGCGAGGCGCGTGTGCACGCTGGTGCATTTGGTTTCGCTGCACGCCTCTCGCAGCTCGTGTTCGTCCGAGCTGTGCATCTACATTTACTTGACGGATTTTGAGAAGCGGTTCCCGACGCGGAAGGGCGAGACGCTGGACGCGGAGCACGTCAACACGGGCATGTCGTATCACTGCGCTAAGGACAACGACGTCGTGGTGTACCGCAAGGAGGAGTGGTTCAAGGTGCTCATTCACGAGCTCTTTCACGCGCTCGGGCTCTCCTTCATTGAGTCGGACGTGCCGGCTCACGTGCACGCCAGCATGCAGAGCGCATTGCAGCGCATGTACGCCATTTCGCACCCGGTGCGCGTGTACGAAACGTATTGTGAAATATGGGCGCGCATTTTGAACGCGGTGTTTGATTGCTTTGATTGCGAAGAATGCGTGCATGGGGTGCATGATGCGCAAGGGGTGCAAGACCTGCAGTTGCAGGTGTTCATGGAGTGCGTGTTGCAGCGGCTGCACGCGGATGCCACGTTTGCCCACGCTCAGTGCGGGAAACTATTGCACTACATGGATTTGACGCACGACAACATTGCCAACCCCACGCCCGCTAACCGGGCCTTGGTGGCTGAAAAATACCGCGAGAACACCAACGTGTTTGCGTATTACGTGTTGACGTGCATTTTGCTGCACTCCGCCGACGACTACATGGCGTGGTGTTACAAAAACAACCCGTTCCAGCAGAGCAAGCCCCGACCCAACGTGCTGCAGTTTCGCACCCTTCCGTCCAATTTCAACGGCTTCATGGAGCTGCTGAACCATTGCCGGCAGCGGTGCCCCGCGTTTGTCTCGCACGACTTGAATGATGCCGACGTGCTGGGATCGTCCATGTGCATGACCCGGCCCCGGCCCAGGCACCGTGTTAATGAAAAAATTGATTGAAATTAATGCTCCGTCCAACGGACACAGCACACAGCCCACGACACACCGCAGCATGGGCATTAAGAATTTAAATCAATTTATCCGACGCGAATGTTCGGACGCAATCACGACCATCGGATTGAACGAACTGCACGGAAAAACCGTGGTGGTGGATGCCAGCATCTTCATGTACCGGTTCGTTGCAGACAACGCGCTGATGGAAAACATGTATTCCATGATGTCCTTTTTCAAAATGCACAACGTCACGGCCTTGTTCATCTTTGACGGCAAGCCGCCCGAAGAAAAGCGGAAGACGCTGAACAAGCGCCGGCGCACGAAACACGTCGCAGAGATGCAGTACAACCGGCTGCTTCGGGATCGGGACACCCATGCCACCCCCAACGCACAGGACTCCCGGGTGCAATTGCACGCGCTGAAGGTGCTTCGCCGCCGCTTCACGCGCATTAGTGACGCCGATTTTCAAAGAGTGTGGACCCTCATGCGCGCGATGGGGGTTCAGTACATTGTGGCCGAGGGGGAGGCGGACATGCTGTGCGCGCAGATGGTGCTGAAACGGAAAGCGTACGCGTGCGTGTCGGACGACACGGATTTGTTCGTGTACGGGTGTTCCCGCGTGCTGCGACACATTAATTTGTTTGACCAAACCGGCACCCTGTACGACATGCACAAAATTTTAAAGGTGATGCAAATCAACATGACCGAATTTCGCCAAATTTGTGTCATTTCGGGGACCGATTACCATTCGGGTTCCATCAACCTGAAGATTGCACTGCAATGGTTTAATCAGTACCGGAAATGCACACGCGAAGCCGAAGCACGCGAGGACGTGTTTGCGCCCGACTTTTACACGTGGCTGCACCACACAAATGACCGGTTCAACTACGAGACCGCAACGACCGTTTACAAGATGTTTGACATTTCAACCACGCCGATGCATTTGGTGCCCATTGTCGGTCATGCAACCCGCGATGAAACCTTGTTGCGCGAAATCATGTCGCATGAAAATTTCATATTTGCATGCTGAAATGCAACTCAAAAAGGTTTTGAATAAAAATAAAACCAATAAAAATTGTTTTTATTTTGTTTTGCGTTTATTTTATTTTGTTTTGATTTGTTTTGTTTTGCGTTTATTTTATTTTGTTTTATTTTGTTTTATTTTGTTTGCGTTTATTTTATTTTGTTTTGTTTTAATTTATTTTGTTTTGTTTTGTTTTGTTTTAATTTATTTTATTTTGATTTGATTTGTTTTGCGTGCATTTTCATCAATTAGGCAGTGGCAGTAGCAGCGGCCAAGGCCAAGGCCGCTTTGGCAGTGGTGGAAAAGTGGGGAGACATGTACCTCTGCAGATTGAAGTAAGTGAGCTCCTCGCCCTTCTTCAACTTGAGAAGAGACTTCAGCTTGGCGTCAGGGTTGATGCGGCGGCCGTTCTCCTTGTCCTGCAAGCTGTTGTTGCGGATGTAGGCGTTGATCTCGCGGGTCACCTCGGTTCTGGCCATCTCGGAACCGTCGGTCTTGCCAAGAAACTCGGCCAGCTCCTTGGAAATGGGGGTGGGCTTCACAAAGCCGGAGGGGGCGCGGTTGCCAACCTTGCGGCGCTTCTTGGCGCTGGCCTTCTGAGCAGTGCGCAGCTCCTTGACGGCGTGGCGCTCCAGGGCACGGAGCTCGGAGCGGAGAGAGGCAGCAAAGGCAACCACTTGCTGCAACTTGGCAGAAATGGAGGAAAACTGGGCAGAAATCAAGGATTCAGTGGAAGGGGCAGCGACGACCTCCTCAACCGAATCGGTGGCTACGGTAGAAGCCACAGTGGTAGAAGCGGTAGAAGCGGCATCGGCAGAAGCGGCCTCTTTGGGAGCCTTGGGCTCCTTAGTCGCCTTGGGCTTAACAACCTTGGCAGCGGCAACAGGTGCGGCGGAAGCAGCAACAGGGGCAGCGGCAGGTGCAGCAGGTGCAGGGGATGCAGGGGATGCAGGGGATGCAGAAGCAGAAGAGGAAGCAGGGGCGGTAGTCGCCGAGGTCTTGATTGTCTTAGCCATGGTTGGTTTATACCCTACATACAGATGTCTTTTTAAGCCGTTTTACGAGTTAAATGTTTATGCACACAATGCACACGTTATTGCACCCGTTAATGCACGTGAACCACCGATTCGTACAGCCACGGCATGGCGGCTTGCGCGGGTTGACTGACGAGAGTGAGCGCGGACAGCACGTAATACGCCCCCAGCGACTGGCTGTCGCGGTTGATGCCCGACGTGACAAACGTGTGTATGAGGTGAACGCCCTGGTGCTTAATCATGGCCGGGTCGGGGTGCATGTATCGCAAATCCATGTAGCGGAACGGGTCGCCGTTCGGAGGGCAAATTTCTTGTTTCATTTGCGGCATGATTTGGGCTCGGTAGTTCCATATGTCGGCCAGCTCGCGCATGAACCGCATGATTCCCACCACAGTCAGTTCGCTAAACCACGCCGAATCGGCATAATGCCCGTGCGAATTAATTTGCTGGAATGCGGAAAACAGCAGCTGGTCATCCCGCTCTTGCATGGACAGCACGGGTTCGGGGTCTTCCTCTATTTTGCACGGCACGCCGATGACGTCGGTCAACCGGATTTTGCGGTGCATTTGACGGCGCAGCGTGGCCGGAAACTGCATGCGATTGTACGGGTTTGACGGCACGTGGTGTCCGTTGTTCAATTCGGCGTCGTAGTACGTGTGGAGCGACATCACGTCAAACCCGTACACCATGCCGGTATCGTCTTTGAAGCTGATGAACTGGTTGCGCGGAATGTCGCGCATTTGCTCCATGCTGTAAAAATCGGTGTCGTTCACGCACACCGATCGGTCGTTGTACGCCGGCCCGCTCATGCGAGCATGCATCTTGATGAAATTGCGACGAATCATGCGCTGTATCCGTTGGGCAAAGTGCGACTGCATCAAATGCGCGTGCACGCGCGCTTTCAATTCGGGCTTGGTCCCGCTGCATTTGATGCCGTGGTGCTTGCATATGTCCTTCAGAACGCTCACTTTGTATTCGGTTTTTTCAAACGCGGCGTAATCTGCAAACGTGGGAATGCGCACCGGTTCCGGTTTGGTTGTTGCATCCTTTTTTACAACAACGGGTTTTATTTTTTTGGGAAGCGGATCCATTGCTTGCAGAGAGATGATGAACTATTACTATACTGCGAACATTTTTTTATATCTGTTAAGAAACAACTAACTAACATCTTAAGGATGGATTTGTTGTCGGTTGTCAGTGTTGAATAAACAAAACAACTTAAACTTTTTATATTATGACAATGCATAACCCACACACATGAAACTCGGACCATCCTTCCTATTGGTGTGCACCCTGGCCATGGCCGCCGGCATTCCAGTTCATGATTTGAACATGGCGAACGCTATGGCAAATGTGGAAACCGTGATCATGGAAAATGCTACCACTGTGGCAAATGCTACCACAGTGAACATGTCAAATGTGGAAACTGTGGAAAATGCCACCGAAACAGGCCGCCATCTGTTGCGATTTTTCCGAAGAGCCCCTGCACCTAGACCTGCCCCTGCCCCTGCACCTAGACCTGCCCCTGCACCTAGACCTGCCCCTGCCCCTGCACCTAGACCTGCGCCTGTAGTTAGACCTGCCCCTGCACCTAGACCTGCACCTGTAGTTAGGCCTGCGCCTGTAGTTAGACCTGCGCCTGTAGTTAGACCTGCCATTGTAATTAGATCCGCGCCTGTAGTTAGGCCTGCTCCTATTGTAGTTAGGCCTGCGCCTGTTGTTAAGCCCGCTATTGTAGTTAGGCCTGCCATTGTAATTAGATCCGCGCCTGTAGTTAAGCCCAAAGCAATCAAGGTGTTAAGCAAAGCATCCAAGCCAGCAATCAAGGTGTTAAGCAAAGCATCCAAGCCAGCAATCAAGGTTGCATTTGCACCAATGTTAAGCGAATGGACGAAAACACCGGCTGGCGCATCCGCTGTCACTTTCTGCACTTCGCTCGGCATCCAACAAAATGCCGACGTGTACGGCGGGTGCTTGGAAGACATGCGCGTCACCAAAAGCGAAGCGATTGCCAAGGAAAGCGCCATTACCGCAATGGAGTTTGCAGACAAGGACAATGCGCCGTCTCCTAGCACCCGGTTCTGCGTGGCATCAGGCGATCCCCACTGCACCAATTACGACGGCGATTTCTTTCACATCCAGGAACCCGGCATTTACACCATCGCCACGTCGCGCGACGGCGTGTTTGAAGTGCAGGAAAAAATGCGCAAGAACGGCGCCAACAAGGTCGGCGTGCCGTCCTGCATGACCGGCGCGCTTGTGCGGTACAAGCAGATGACAATTGAAGCCGACGTGGCCAATTTCAAGAAACTGCGCGTCAACGGTGTGGAAATGGATTTGAAGCAGGACCAAACCGTTAAATTCGGAGGCGTCAGCATTCGCTACGGAAAACAAAACGTGGAATGGCACGGTGCAAAAGATGCAACCATGGGACTGAAGATGTCCACCCCGGAAGGGTTTGGCGCACTTGTCATTGGCGGATACTGCGGGGTTCTGGAAACCAGCGTGCCCAAAACTTATTACGGCAGAATGGGCGGCATTTGCGGCAATGCCGACGGCGCCAAAAATGCGGCCGACTACTTTTCACCCAGCGGCGAACTCATGGACGTGAACCGCGGCGCAAGGCAGTGGGAAATGACGGGATACAACGGACCCGCTTCCCCGCTTTCCAAGTGGCAACTGGCGTGGAAGCCCATCGGCACGCGCTGCTACTTTGCGGCAGGATGCGAGGCCGGCCCCAATGTTCCTATCTCAGTTGCCATCAGGGCTACCATTACCAAGGTTGCTGACGTTAAAACTGATCCAAGGGTTGTTGCCAAGGTTGTTGCTGCTGCTAAATCTACTGTTGTCGCCAAGGTTGCCAAGGTTGCCAAGGTTGCTCCAAGGGTTGCAGCCAGGGTTGCCCCTCTCATTGCACCAAGGGTTGCAGCCAAGGTTGCCAAGGTTGCCCCTCTCATTGCACCAAGGGTTGCAGCCAGGGTTGCCCCTCTCATTGCACCAAGGGTTGCAGCCAAGGTTGCCAAGGTTGCCCCTCTCATTGCACCAAGGGTTGCAGCCAAGGTTGCCAAGGTTGCCAAGGTTGCCCCTCTCATTGCACCAAGGATTGCAGCCAAGGTTGCCCCTCTCATTGCACCAAGGGTTGCCGCCAAGGTGGTTGCTGCTGCTAAATTTACTGTTGCCGCCAAGGTGGTTGCTCCAAGGGTTGTCGCCAGGGTTGTTGCTGCAGCCAAGGTGGTTGCTGCTGCTAAATCTACTGTTGCCCCTGTTGCTGCCAAGGTGGTTCAAACGGGATTCAAGGTGTATGGAAATTACTGCGGTCCCAACTACTGCGGAGGCCAAAGGTTCGCCGGTGCCGAAGGACCAAGCTGTCGTTGGGGTGTAATGCCCAAAGATTCCCTTGACGCGTGCTGCAAGGTGCACGATCAATGCTGCGGGTTGAATCGCAGCACTAGCTGCAATAAGGAAATTTTATCGTGCCTCAACAAGGTCAAATGCGAAGGCACCCAGTGCAAGGTTGCGCAGCTTGCCATGAAAACCACTTTCGCGGTCATGCAGAATAAAGTGTGCGGCGACTTGATTACTCCTCGCACTGCACCTCGTACTGCACCTCGTACTGCACCTCGTACTGCACCTCGCACCACAATGTCCAAGGACGTCGTGATCGGCAGTGTGAACAACATGCACGATCGCGTTGTTTCCATCATTCGGGAAACCCATGATCTTCAGAAGAGAGAAATTGCCAGGATTAAACAAAGCGTGGATTTCTCTCAAAATGATCTGGACAAATTCACAATGAAGCAGGATGAGGAGCATACGCAGCTGCAGCAGCTGCAAGCCAGCATCCGTCAGGTGAATGCCAGCATTCTCGTGCACTACACTCAGATGACGGCGGATGCTCGCTACTTGCAAAAGCTGGACTTGATCCGACCGCAGTTCCTGCAAACGCTGGATGCCACAAATGCCAACTTTGCCGCGCTCACCAACCACGTGTCCAACCTGCAGAACGACGAGCACAAGAAGGCGATGCAGGACATTCTGACCCGAGCCCGGAATCAAACCGTGTACGACACGCGCGACTTGGCGCAAGCCTTTCTGGCGCACTACGAAAAATACAAGCACGTGCTGCGCACCGAATCCACCGATTACACCCAGGATGTGTCCAAGTTGAAAGAGCTGAACCAGCGCTACGCATCCGAGCAAACCGTGTTCAGCGGCCTCAAGGCCGAAGTGGCTCGGCTCAGTGCGCTTTTGGCAGCCTTGAAGAAGTCCATGAGTGCCAGCGAAGCCGAGGCCGCCATGTTTGCGCAGCTGGAACAAATCATTTCGGCCATTCTCTCGGCAAAGAAGACCCGGTTTGCGGTTGACGGTGCCGAAAAAGAGTGCGCGGTGTCCATTCTCAAGTCCCACGTTGCAAACGGGCTGGTTTAAGCAAATACACGTCGTATGCCCAAATTGATTATTATAGTTGACCCAATTATAATAATGCATTAACAATGCAACAACACAACAACACAACCATATTACAACCATGTTTCCATGACACAAATCATGAATCGCATGGATGTAATTGAGAGAAATTTGGATATAATATTGCATAAATTAGCAAGCACATTGATTTGATTTGCACATGGTCGCTCTCTAAGTATTTTCCGCGAATTAAAAAAAAAATTGATTTAAAGGTTTGGACATAGGATGGGTAGGCAGTTAATAACAACAACAACACCAACAACAACCCCAACGACGACAATGGCCACTGAATCCGCACAAGCAATCATTTCTGGCACCTCTTTCAATCCCAATACAGACTACAAGTACGCAAAAGTCAAAGTCAACAACTCCGGCGGCAAGAGTGTCGGCATTCTCAATGCGGCGACCAATTCCGTGCTCAACATCCAGACCCCGCTCATGCTCACCTGGGGCGTGAACGAGAACGTGGACAAGAAGACCGGCGATGTGCAGTCCTACAGCATGGCGCTCCAATTCCCCAGCGACGAGTACAAGACCCCCGGCGTCAGCAAATTCTTTGCGGCCTTGCAGCAGTTTGAGGCCAAGATCAAGCAGGACGCCATCGCCAATTCCAAGGAGTGGTTCGGCAAGGCCATGTCTGCCGAAGTCATCGGCGCCATCTTCAATCCCGTGCTTTCCTACTCCAAGAACCCTCAAACGGGTGAGCCCGATCACACCAAGAACCCCACACTCAAGGTGAAGTTGCCATTCTACGACGGCGAGTGGAAGGGCATTGAAATCTACGACTCCAACCGCATTGCGTTGTTCCCCAACAGTGAGGGCAAGTCGCCCAAGGACCTCATTGTCAAGGGTTCCGATGCTGCGCTCATCATCACATGCGGCGGTCTGTGGTTCGCGGGCGGCAGTTTCGGCGTGACTTGGCGCTTGGTGCAGGCCGTCTTGAAGCCCAAGCCCTCCCTTCGCGGCAAGTGCCACATCACTCTTGACGAGGACGAGCAGAGACGCATCACGGCTCCATCCAAGTTCCAGTCGCATGACGATGACATCGTGCCTTCCTCCGCTGCTTCCGCTGCTCATGAAGTGGACGTGGAAGACTCCGACGAAGAGGAAGAGGCCCCTCTGCAAAGAACCGCCACAGTTGCAGTAGCGCCCGCTGCGCCAAAGAAGATCATCGCCAAGAAGAAGTAAGTGCCGCCTTGGCTTAAAAAAAGGCACCAAATGTAAGTTGAACCAATAAACCCAATCATAAAAACAATAAACCAGTAAATACATCACCCAATCATAAAAACAATAAAAAATATTTTTTTCATTGTTTCATTCATTTCAATTATTCAAATACTTACTTATTTGTAAATAATATGAATAATATATACAAATACATTTCACAATGTCGCACTTTCATGTTGCACAATCACTATTAGCAAGCATTGATGGTGAATTATGCGGATTATTAAAGCAAGTAAATGAAGAGGCAAACGATGACTACTCCCTTTTTGATGCAAAATGGATGCCACATTTAGACAGAATTGCTGAATTGGCAACCATGCATTTTGACATTTATAAGCATTATTCAAACCATTTGATCACCATGCGTGCATTCAGAGATATGTGTACAAGTGTCATGATGACAGTTTCCAAGTTTGGTATTCCAAAAATTAATACCCCCACCTCCCCCCATGGATCACAGAATGACCACATATTGAAAGACATTTTTGAATCTGCATCAACAGTATGGAAACGTGATGAATCATATGATATAAATAAATATGACAAGGCTAGACCTTCTTTCAAAAGGAGCTTGCAAAATGCTGTAACTGATAGAATTGAGTTCTGCAAGAAAACGATTGAGTGGATTAACTGGTACATTCAAACATTGCAAACACTTATTTCTAATTTTGATGCTATTGGTAAAACAAAAAAGATACCAACTATGGTTGAAAAAATTATGAAGCCTGGATGCGTGATATTTCATATACCCGAATCAGACCCAGTGACAACATTGCACAACTTGGTTCAACACGCAACAGAACTATTGAACATGAAAAAACATCCTCATGCATTTGATGCACATGTGCAAACTATGGCAATTAAACTGATTCATGATGCTGACAAAGCAAAACGTCGCACTGACGAAGCAGCAAAAAGAGTAGCGGCAGCAAAACGTCGCACTAACGTCCACGAGATGATGGCTGATGCTTATGCTTCTAAACCCACACTGAGTCAAAAACAACCATTCAAGATGCAATTTGCATCCAACATGCGTCCTGATTTTCACCCGGAATTTCACTCTTTGGCTGCGAATGGTCCGTACATTTTGGGAAATATAGGACGTCCCTCCTATGGATCCTTTGGAGTTGCAGCAGCAGAATCAGCAGCAGAAGCAGCAGAAGAAGCAGCAATCACACTACAACGTGCTTATAGAAATATAAAATCAAGAAAAAGTTCAAAGGGAAAGGGAGGTAAAAGAAAAAGCAAAAAAAAGAAATAGTCGTTGAAGCAATTCAATGCAATGCAAGAAGAAGAAGAAGTAAGTGCTTTAAAAAAGGCACCACGGAACAAGTGCACAACTAGCCAACGAGGGATGGGCATTACGGATCACTGCCATCTCCTGGTGCACCTTATTTGGGTTTCTGAAATGTTGAAACGAGAGAAATTCAATAAAATTAATCAAATGTCTTCAGAATCCTTTGACAATGCGCAACTGTTTTCCGAACTTGAATCTCTCGGAGTCCATGGTGCGTCGCTGCAAATTGCAGGCCAAACAGGCAAGTGTCACGTTATCACCGCTGTGCCCCCGGTCATTATCCACGCGGTCCAAAGTCCACTGTCGCGGCGCCATCACGTCCTTGTATATCAGTTCGCAGCATTCGCGGCAATAAGCGCACCGCAACTTACTTATCAATAACAATTCAAAGGTTGCATTCAGAGAGATAATGCCGGATAAATCGTGAATTCCGTTCGCGACGTCCTGTCTTGCATAGCCATTCAGTTTATTATTTATTTCTTTTATGAAGAATTTTCTCTCGTCCAGAGTCGTGTCATCTGTAATTAATCGGCGCAACACTTCCAGCTGCTTGTCATGGGCAAAGAAGGCGTCGTCAATTGTCCACTTCATCGTGCGACTTCTTTGATGTTTCTTCGGGTTGTTTAAAAGCTTGTCACTAAGCTTGTCGACATTTCGTTTGCCTTCAATGCACACGATATGTTTTAATTCATTTGTCATTTATTTGTTATGACAAAATAATACATAATTCACGACCCAATGCATTAAAATGTTTGCAAAGTGTAGTTCATTTTCTCTTTTTCGCATGCTTCTTCCCTCCATTTAATTCTTGTGCGCCTGTAAACTGTGCGCCTGTAAACTGTGGTCCTGTGGGTGGAGGAGGAGGAGGCGCGGTTGGATTATTGTTCCTGTTCCTTACCATATTGACAGTGTTTTTTAATGAAACGGCAGCGGTAATCCAAAATCCCACCCCGATAAGCACAATTACACCAACGATTATTAAAATGCCTTTGTATCCAATCAAATCAACTAAAATACCGATAACTGCTATACCAATCACAAATCCCAATGGCAACGCTGCAGCTTCCATTTTGAAATTTTGGATAATAATGCATATGTAGATATAATAAAAAATGAAAATATGTATTTTATTAACAGGATAACAGGAGTTCAACGACTTTTTTGCCTAGAAAAAGAGTATAAAATAACCATATAAATGCACGGCTTTAATATGGTTTAACTTCATTGCATCACAAATGGATGCGCAATTCGGAGAATGGTCCAAATCGTTGTCATCGTTGCGCGCAATAAATGCGGAATGGGCCACCGAAATTGATTTACCCGCCGAATATCTCTCTAATCTCTTTGACCAATTTGGAAATGAAGACGTGTTGCTCACGGTGGAAGACATGCTGGCGCATCTGGACGCCTACGTTTGCGACAACCCGTTGGTGTTCAGCGCCCCCGACTTTCACGATGCGGTGCACGACGTGCTGCACGAGTACTTTGAGGGCCTACACGTGTTTGAAGCAAGTAATTTAGACCTGGAAGCGGACGCGCTGTGCCGCTTCTGCGAGTCCATCTACTTCAAATGCGTTGTCCCCCCGCGCGAGTCCGGCAGCACGTTCATACGGAAGCCGCCCAACGTGGCAGTGATTGACGCGAAGCTGGCGCACATTCGGGCCAAGCCGCAGCCCGACCAGCGCACGCCCGAGTGGTACCGGTTCCGGCACGACTTGATTACGGCCAGCAACGCGTGGAAGGCGTTTGAGAGCCAGGCGTGCCGGAACCAGCTCATTTACGAGAAGTGCAAGCCCTTACAGCTGAGTCAAGAAAAGGAGTACGTGAACACGGCATCGCCGATGCACTGGGGGCAAAAGTACGAGCCGGTGTCGCGCATGATTTACGAGCACCTGTACAACACCCGCGTTGCGGATTTCGGCTGCCTGCAGCACGACGCGCACGCGTTTTTGGGGGCGTCCCCGGACGGCATCAACGTGGACCCGGGTTCGCAGCGGTACGGGCGCATGCTGGAAATCAAAAACATTGTGAACCGCGACATCACGGGCATTCCGAAGAAGGAGTACTGGATCCAAATGCAGCTGCAGATGGAAACCGCGGACTTGAACGAGTGCGACTTTTTTGAGACGCAGTTTTCCGAAGAGGGCGATGATGAAGGCAATGAAGGCAATGAAGGCAATAAGGCAACGGATGCGCTCATTACCGGCACCATAATTTATTTCATGAAGGACGGCCGGCCGCACTACGAATACGCGCCGATTGGCTGCAAATCATCCGAATTAGAAGCCTGGTTCAACGACGCCATGGAGCGCAACCAAGCCCACATGTGGATGAAGACGATTCACTGGCGCCTGGAAAAAATGAGCTGCGTGCTGGTGCTGCGAAACAAGTTCTGGTTTCAACACGCCATAAAAGTGCTGGACGAGCTGTGGGGCACGGTCATGCAAGAACGCAGCAACCCGGACGGCTACGAGCACCGCGCGCCAAAACGCAAAGCGACTGTAGCGACAAATGCAACAAATGCAAATGCAACAAATGCAACAAATGCAACCAACGTAACCAACGCAAGCGCCCAGCTGATGCACTCCTGGCTAAATTTAAATTGTTCCAACGCAAATGCCAACGAGAGCAAATGCCGCATTGACGTTGACAATTTGGAATTAGACGGCCACAATTAAACAAAAATTGAAACAATTGTATTAAAGTATATTTAGTGATAGTATATAGCAATACGCAACGCAATCGCAACACAATCGCAACACAATCGCAACACAATCAATGCAATCAATGCAGCAGTATCTTAACATGTTTGGAGGAGGGAAACCGAAGGGAGAGCTTTCGGACAATGAAAGCGAAGACGAGGAACAAGCACAAGATGCGTTGTTGCGCAAAAACACGCGGGCGAATGCAGCTGGAACTGGTGCACCGGATGCGCTTTCGGACATGGAAAGCAACGCGTCCACGACAGACGACGACGACACGAGCAGCGTCGCAAGCAGCGTCGCAAACAGCGTCGCAAACACGAACACCAGCGAGGAGGAGGAGGACGACGACGACGCCGATAGCCTGAACTTTGACGACTTGGCAAACCAGGCGCAGCAACCACAAGCGTTGACGCTGACGCCTGCGATGATTGCCAAATCCGCCGCGTCGGCGCTTGCCGCCAACCCGGAAGTCAAAAAAAAAGCCGCAAAGCGGGTGGCAAAGGGCAAAGCCACGCTGGAGGACATCACCACGCTGCAGCAATCGTACGACGATTTGGAACTGAACGAAGACGACGACGCAAGCGACACCGACGGCGATGACGCGGAGGACGCGGATGATGGCACCAACTATCTCCGCAAGTTTGATTCCGAGATGCGGGAAAACTACATCACGTCGCACCATCATGAAATGATGCAATTGAATGCGGCCGAAGTGGACGCGCTCGTGCGCGTGGTGCGAAATGCCGACGGCATGATCGTGGACAGCATGCACCAGACGATGCCGTTCCTCACGAAATACGAGAAGACGCGCGTTCTCGGACAGCGCGCAAAACAGGTGAATCAAGGAGCGCAGCCGTTGGTTCCGGTGGACAAAAAAATAATTGACGGATACCTGATTGCGCAGCTGGAACTGCAGCAAAAGGCGCTGCCTTTTATCATACGCAGACCGTTACCCGGCGGGAAATCGGAATATTGGCGACTGGCCGATTTGGAACTCATTTGATGTGCTGATGTGCTGATGTGAAAATAATACATTTTTATGTGCAAATGCATTATTTATTTGCCCGCATGAATTATTCAGCGGAACGGGTTAACAGTGTCAAATCCACCTCGGCGACGAGTGCGGCGACCAGCCTTGCGGCACTTGCGACCAGCCTTGCGGGACTTGCCACCCATGTGGCGGCGTCCGCCTTTCATTGTGCAACCCTTAGCCATTTGATTGATTGATTGTTTATTATGGTTATAAACAGTGTGAAGAAAAAAATATAAAATGTGCATTTGGTTTGTTTGAGGTTTTTAGTGTGATTAATGTTCCTTAATATCAATGACTCAATGACTCAATGACTCAATGACTCAATGATTCAAATCAACACTTCCATCGTTTTCCGCAATCAATGCAAGTGACAAAGGTGGTCATGGGTTCATCCGCTGAACGCGTTTGCAACTGGTAGTACGTGCATTTGGTGGATCGGCACTTGGAGTTCGGGCACGTGAAGTTGTCGGTGGACGCTTCCACCTTGGTTTCGTATTTGTGCTTGTCGCGCGTTTGCTTCGCCTTAATGAGTGTAATCCATTTGTCGGGGTGCATGTCTTGATGCGTCATGAACGCCAGCTCGTGCGCCTTTACTTGCTTGCTCGTGACCCGCTGAATCACGGCCGGGTTGGCCAGATTGATGCACACCGTGCGCAATCGGTCGGCGTAAATTTGTACGAAATACCCGTTCTCCCATTTTTTCACGATGTTTTTGGCGTCCGATTCCTGCAGGGTGTAATTGTAAATGCCGCGTTCCAAATTGAGAGCGGCGTTCTGCGCGGCCGCAGGCTCAAAATCAAACCCCGTGAAACGAGCTGCCAATTTGGCACGAACATTTTCTCTGAATTTTTCGGGATCCGCGATCTGCAATGCAGTGATGGAGAACGCGTTGGGAGGGGGCGCTGTCATGTTTTTATGGCGTGGTCTGATGTGTTTATTGCAAATGTTGGATTGTCTTTATTCAATTTTTTATGAAATATAAAAAAATGAATTTGTTTAATTGCATCATTTCTTGCCAGTGCGACGATAAGCCTTGCGACGAGAAGCCTTGCGACGAGAAGCGGTGCGACGAGAAGCGCTGCGATGAGAAGCGGTGCGACGAGAAGCATTGCGTCGGTTTGTTCTACGATTAGTTCGCCTGTGTTTTTTTCCACCTCCATTTGGTTTATTTTTAATTTTGGTATTATAATTTTCTATTTCTTGTTGTTCTTTTGAGTCAGCACGAACCAGGGCGATGTGACATTTTGAATTGTCTTTCGGACAGACTGATGCGATTGCATTGTTCAATGCGTTATTTGAACCAACTTTCTCATATGGAAAGTCACCATCGCCCACCTGGTAATAGTATTCAACAGAAGGGGCAGCAACAGCAACAGAAGGGGCAGCAACAGCAACAGAAGGGGCAGCAACAGCAACAGAAGGGGCAGGAACAGCAACAGAAGGGGCGCACGGACGTTCCCACTGCACGGTTTTACTATTGGGGTTTCCGTAGTAAGTGCGCCCTGACTTTGGATCTTTCAACTCATTCCACCCGAGCTGAAGGGCGCACGGCTGCGTGGCTACAGGTGTAGTTGCAGGTGTAGTTGCAGCAGCTGGAGTGGCATCAACCTTAGTGGGTTGCGTAGTTGTAGGTGTAGTTGCAGCTGCAACGGGTTGCGTAGGCAACGGATATTCATACTGCCATTTTGCACCATTTTGGTAGAAAAATTTCTGTTTGGTATCCATTTTCCGAACCCACCCGGACGGAAGGGGTGGAGGTGGTGGCCGTTCATACTGCGTGACATTATCTTTTTTGTAATAAACGACACCGGAAGGCTCCCTTAACTGCTCCCACCCGGGCGGAAGGGGACTAATAGATTGAACATAAGCCATGATTGTGTCAGCGTTTGTTTTATCCACCCGCAAACCAAACAATTTATTAATGTCTGCAGAGTAATCATCAAGAATCATAAAACCGGTGGCAGTTGTATTAAATATTTGTTTTTGCTCCCCCCAATCATCACCCTTCCATCCATGCTGAGGTCTGATATGGTATTTTAAATCGTTTAAAGTGGCAGAGGTGTATGTTCGAATACCTTTTTTATCATTTACCATGTAATAAAAGTATTTAGGTTTAAGTTTAACTGGAACTGGTTTATTTGGAAATTGTGCGTTGTAAGCGTCGATGATGAGTTTGTTCACTCCATCAACACGCACTGCAAAATGTCCGTTCAAGTTCTGCGATACCCAACCGGTGGCTCTTGTATTGGGAATGCTGCCTTGTCTCCAATCAATGTGACTCGCGCGGTCTTGCCCTGCTTTTATTGGGTAGGGCATATTGTTTGGCCCCCAATCAACGTACGGGGTCCATGTAATGTAAGTTCTGCCTGGCGCTACTGCTCGTGCGGAAATATTAATATTGTATTCACTTTCGGGAAGGTATGGTCCTTTTTCGGAACTAATAAAATAGTACGAATCGTCAGGGTCAGGTAATGGAGATGGAGGTAATTTAGATGGAGGAAGGGGCGCAGAAACATTGGCAGGTTGCGGAGCTGTAGGTTGCGGAGCTGTAGGTTGCGGAGCTGTAGGTTGCGTAGATGTAGGTTGCGGAGCTGTAGGTTGCGGAGCTGTAGGTTGCGGAGCTGTAGGTTGCGTAGATGTAGGAAATGCATACTGCGCAATCCTAAGAGCGGGATTTCCGTAGTAAACACGCCCTGAAGGTTCCGTTAAAATCTCCCACCCGAGCGGAAGGGGCGTTGACGGCAGCGTGGCTACAGGGGCAGCAGCTGGAATGGCATCAACCTTAGTGGGTTGCGTAGTTGTAGGTGTAGTTGCAGCTGCAACGGGTTGCGTAGGCAACGGATATTCATACTGCCATTTTGCACCATTTTGGTAGAAAAATTTCTGATTGGTATCCATGTTCCGAACCCACCCGGACGGAAGGGGTGGAGGTGGTGGCCGTTCATACTGCGTGACATTATCTTTTTTGTAATAAACGACACCGGAAGGCTCCCTTAACTGCTCCCACCCGGGCGGAAGGGGACTAATAGATTGAACATAAGCCATGATTGTGTCAGCGTTTGTTTTATCCACCCGCAAACCAAACCTAATGCCTGTATCTTCAGGAATCATAAAACCGGTGGCAGTTGTATTAAATATTTGTTTTTGCTCCCCCCAATAATCAAATCCATGCCGAGATCTGAGATTGTATTTTAATGTGTTTAAAGTGGCAGATGTGTATGTTTGAATACCATTTTTATTATTAACCACGTAATAAAAGTATTTAGGTTTAAGTTTAACTGGAACTGGTTGATTTGGAAATTGTGCGTTGTAAGCGTCGATGATGAGTTTGTTCACTCCATCAACACGCACTGCAAAATGTCCGTTCAAGTTCTGCGATACCCAACCGGTGGCACTTGTCTTGGGAATGCTGCCTTGTCTCCAATCAATGTGACTCTCGCGGTCTTGCACTGTCTTTACTGCGTAGGGCATATTATTTGGCCCCCAATCAACGTACGGGGTCCATTTAATGAAAGTATTGCCTGGCGCTACTGCTCGTGCGGAAATATTAATATTGTCTTCACTTTCGGGAAGGTATGGTCCTTGTTCGGAACTAATAAAATAGTACGAATCGTCAGGGTCAGGTAATGGAGATGGAGGTAATTTAGATGGAGGAAGGGGCGCAGAAACATTGGCAGGTTGCGGAGCTGTAGGTTGCGGAGCTGTAGGTTGCGGAGCTGTAGGTTGCGGAGCTGTAGGAAATGCATACTGCGTAATCCTAAGAGCGGGATTTCCGTAGTAAACACGCCCTGAAGGTTCCGTTAAAATCTCCCACCCGGGCGGAAGGGGCGTTGACGGCAGCGTGGCTACAGGGGCAGCAGCTGGAGTGGCAGCAACCTTAGTGGGAGCAACAGCTGGAGTGGCAGCAGCTGGAGTGGCAGCAACAGCAGCTGGAGTGGCAGCAACAGCAGCTGGAGTGGCAGCAGCTGTAGGAGCTGGATTGTCTTGCGGCCGATCATACTGCACAGCCTTAAGAGCGGGATTTCCATAGTAAACACGACCTGAAGGCTCCTTTAACTCCTCCCACCCAGGCGGAAGTGGTTTTTTTAATGATTCATTATAAGCTTCAATGATGGCATTGTTCGCTCTATCAACTCGCACATAAATAGTTTCAGCACGATCTTTCTTATCATTAGTTGCCATAAAACCTGTGGCAGTTGTATTGGGTATTTTTTGTGGGTTTCCCCAACCAACATCACTTTCAAGATTAACATTTTTGTACTTTAAGTCAAGGTGGATGCTTTTTAACCTTCTAGGAAGGTATTCTTCAGATATATTAATAGATCTAATATAATAGAAATATTTAGGTCTAAGTGGAACTGGAGGTGGGCCATTTAGAAACGTTGCGTTGTAAGCGTCAATGATCACTTTGTTTAATCCATCAACCTGCACACCAAAATATCCGCCCAAGTCCTGAGACATGCAACCTGTGGCACTTGTGTTGGGTATAATGCCATGGGTCCATCTAAACAAAAAACCAGAGGGACGATCTGTTTTTCGTGCGGCCTCCGTTATGGCAGCATTAGTTTGTTGGGGAATGTATGATCCTTGTCCATTTTTGGGACTAATATAATAATACAAATCTTGGAGGTCATATGGGTTGTCACAAGTCTCTTGATGGGGAGGAGGAGGAGATGATCTTGGAGGTTTGGGCTTGTCCCAATAATCAGACCGACGTTGCGATACCGATGGTGCGGATGAAGATGACCCGTAGGAGGAGCCGGACGTATAGCTTTGTTCATTTAACAAACTGAATGGATCCATGTATACTATAAAATTCATGCATATAATATTTTTCTAAATGTGCTCCGTGTTCCAAATGGTGTTGCAAACCGCGCACAAGTAAATGTATTTCAGCTGGATGTCGTCGTAACGCAGATAGATGACTTCGCGAGGGACGGCGTCGTCCGCATTGGCAGCACCAGACGCGGCAGCACCGCTTGCTGCTTCTTCTTCCGCAGTTGTGCCCACAATGGCAGCCCGATCGGCATACTGCGTGGGATTGTGGTTCCGGTTGCACGGACACTCCGAATTGGGACACAGAATGGTGCTGATGCGCGGCAGCGTGGGGTCCAGCTTGGTGTATTTGTTCACCACATTGACGTGGCTGCCCCCCTTTTGATGCAGCGACGTGTGCGAAACCACGACGTTGTCAATTGTCACGGCGCTGTCTTCGTTGCCGCAGTTTCGGCAGTAATACATGATGTCGTTGGCATCGGTCAGCCGAATGTAGTACATGTTGCTACAGCTGGAACAGAAATGCATTTTTTTTGGTTGACTGGAGTTTGACTGAGATGAATTGAATTGAATTGGATGGCGTTACTACATGAATTACGTCAATATTGTTTAATTCAATTTTTACGCTTTTTAAGATTTTTATCAGGAGGATGGTCTTTATCAGGAGGATGGTCTTTATCAGGAGGATGGTCTTTATCAGGAGGAGAGGCGCTGCACGCACTCTTGAAACGCGCGCATCACCGACGCGTAATTCACCGTCGCGGTGAGTTGGTACACGTGCGTGGTTCGAAACACCGCGGGCTGAGGGTGCTGCTCCAGCAATCCGGTCAGCTTTTCTAAATGGCGCGGGTGCGTTTGTCGGAATTCGGCGCACATGTGCTCGTAAAACTGCTCGTGAAACTCAATGTCCGCAACCGTTTGTTTGAACACGGCCAACGACTTCAACAAGTGCAGCATGCAAAAGTCGTAATTTTTAAACTGAATGATGTGATGGTACGCCTCGTAATCCGGGTTTTTGTCGGTGATGCCGGGCTCGTGCAGCAGCGGCTTGTCGTCCAACAGCGACATGATGGTCAGCAGCACGGACTTGATGGTTTGGCACCCGGTCCACTGGTCGCCGCGCCAGCTGTTCAAAAGGCTCATGCACATTCGTCGGTTTTTGTACATGTTGGGGTGCATGCGCGTTTCGCCGTCGTTCGTCAAAAACTCCACCAGCGGCGGGGAGTGCGGATAATCCGGCGGAAACTTGAACCTGTAAAAATAATAACCACCGTCGTACAACGAATCAGGCGGACCCACAATCATCGCGTACCCGAGCAACATGTCGGTTTCGCTGTGCCGGTAATAAATCCCCGGTTCCGCGCACGTCATCATGTCGCGCACGTCCCTCAACAACCGCACCGTGGTTTCTTTGCTCACACCCTGCATTTTCGGAATGCATTGCATTGCGCAATTATGTTTATGTCCATTTTTTTCAATCATTCTATTTTGATAAAACGAGCTGCCCCGTTTTTCCGGGATGCTGTTTTTTAGAACATTAAGCAAAAAATTGAAATAAAAAATGTGCACGAATTGTATCCACCAGAACACGGACAGCATCCAAACCCCATTATCAATGTCAGCAGCAGGAGCAGCGAAATCATCCACCAAAGCAAGTGCGCCGTTTGATGCGTTCATGAAGCAGCGGTATTCAAAAAAAGGGGAGCAACACACGCACACGCGGATTGGAAGCGACAAATTGGGCATTCACGGAGGTGCGTACACCATTACACAAGACGACATCGGCGAATTTTACAGGAAGTACACGGACCACGTGTTCATCCAAGGGCGGCACGAGTTTTTGACAGAGAAACAGCTGCTGGACAACGGGCCGGGGTTGATTGACCTTGACGAGCGCTACGACCCGTCGGTGGAAACCCGACAGCACACGAGGGAGCACGTGTCCAATGTGGTGGAAATGGTCATTGATCAGCTGTCGGATTTGGTGAACCTCACGCCCGGCACGTTGTTGCCCATCTTCGTGTTTGAAAAACCCGACGTGAATTTGCTGGAAGACACGACAAAGGACGGCCTTCACATCCTCATCGGCATGAAGATGGACCGGGCGCTGCAAATCATGTTGCGGAAACGCATGTTGGTGCAAATGCCCACCATCTGGGGCGATTTGCCGCTCACAAATACGTGGGACGAGGTGCTGGACGAAGGCATCGTGCGCGGAACCACGAACTGGCAACTGTACGGCTCGCGCAAGCCGGGGCACCAAGCCTACGTGCTGAAGTACTGGTACGTCATGAATCTGGACGAAGACTGCACGCTGGGATTTCACGAGCGCAGCGTGGCCATGTTTGACGTGCGCGTGAATTTTCAGCTCCTCACTGCGCAGTATGCGTATCACGCCGGGTTTGAAATCGCCGATGCGGTCAAGGCCGAACACGCCGCAATCAAACAAACCATCGGCGTGCCCAAACATCGGCGAAAAATGCCGGTTGCTGGCGGTGGTGCTGCTTCTGGTGCTTCTGGTACTGCTGGTGCTGATGGTACTGCTGGTGCTGGTGCTGATGGCGCACACGCCGAAAAGAAATTCATGTTTCAGCCACAGCACGTGGAAATCATTCAACTGTCGGACATCGTGAACGAAGAGCGGCTGAACGCGGCGATTGACCAGCTGTATTCGTCCATGGAGCAAAAGGCATACGAGCTGCGCGAAACGCACGAATACACCATGTGCCTGCCTGCCGCGTACTACGACTACGAGCCGAAGTGGATCCGCGCGGGTTGGGCGCTGCGCAACACGAGCCCGCACCTGTTCCTCACGTGGATTGCGTTCAGCGCCAAGTCCGCCAAATTCTCGTACAGCATGATCATTGACTTCTACGACAAGTGGCAGCAGTTCGGCATGAACACGCCGGCGGACGGGCGCTGCCTGACCAAGCGCTCCATCATGTTCTGGGCCAAGACCGACGCGCGCGAGGCGTACGACGACATCCGCCGCAAAACGAACGAGTACTACATGGAGGAGACGCTGAAAACCAAGGAAGCCACCGACGTGGACTTGGCGCACGTGGTCTACAACTACGCCAAGGACAAGTTCGTGTGCGTGAGCATCAAGACGAACGCGTGGTACTCGTTCAACGGGACCCGGTGGGAGGAGTGCGACTCCGGCAACGCGCTGCGCCTCATGATTTCCAAGGACATCTACAACATGTACCACGCCAAGCAAATTGAAAACACGACGCTCATGAATCAGGAAGACCCCGGCAGCGAGGGCTGGAAGGACAAAAGCATGCGCGCCGAGAAATTCACCGAGATCTGCATGCGGCTGAAAACCACCACGTTCAAGAACAACATCATGAAGGAGGCGCGCGAGCTGTTTTACGACCGCAACTTCGTGGACACGCTGGACACCAACACGCACCTCATGTGCTACAGCAACGGCGTCATTGATTTCACGGAAAAGCGCTTCCGCCGCGGCCAGCCCGACGACAACATCAGCAAGTGCACCAACATTGACTACGTGCCGCTGGACCGCGCCAAACACGCCGCCGCAATTGCCGAAATCAACGACTTCATGGAGCAGCTGTTCCCCATTGAGGAGCTGCGCGCTTACATGTGGGACCATCTGGCGTCGTGCTTGATCGGCGTGAACCGCGACCAGACGTTTCAAATTTACGTGGGCGCGGGCAGCAACGGCAAGTCCAAACTCACGGAACTCATGTCGCGCTGCTTCGGCGAGTACAAGGCCACCGTGCCCATCACGCTCATCACGAACAAACGCAACGGCATTGGCGGCACGTCGTCGGAAATCGCGCAGCTCATCGGCATCCGGTACGCCGTCATGCAGGAGCCGTCCAAGGGGGATCAAATCAACGAGGGCGTGCTGAAGGAGGTGTCCGCCGGCGACCCGCTGCAGGGCCGCGCCCTCTACAAGGACATGATCACCTTCATCCCGCAGTTCAAGCTCGTGGTGTGCACCAACACCATGTTTGAAATCAAGAGCAACGACGACGGCACGTGGCGCCGCATTCAGAAAGTGGATTTCATGTCCAAATTCTGCGACGATCCGAAACCAGAAGGCGATGTGGACAACCCGTACCAGTTCAAGATTGACCGCATGCTGGACGAGAAGTTGAAGCGCTGGGCGCCCACGTTCATGTCCATGCTCGTGGACCACGTGTTCAAGACGAACGGGCTCGTGAAGCCGTGCGCCATGGTGACCGCCAGCAGCCAGAAATACCGCCTGGGGCAGGACTACTTGTCCGAATTCGCGCGCGACAAGATTAAGATGCAGCAAGGCGGGCGCGGCATTAAGAAAACCGAGCTGTACGAAACGTTCAAACAGTGGTACGTGCGCGGGCACGGGCGCGATGTGCCCAAGGGCGCCGAACTGTATGAATTCATGGACAAGAAGTTCGGCAAGTACACGAACGGCACGTGGCGCAACGTGGCCATCATTTACGATGAAGACGACCAGGGTGACGATGCCGCGAATGAATGAGAACCCGCGCGTGCGAAACAAATGCGAAACAAAGCAAAACAAATGCGAAACAAAGCAAAACAAAGCAAAATGTATTATTTTTTTGTGCAATAAATATAATACATTGTATATTGATTGAGTGGATCCATTGAAACCATGACTGACCCATCACAGACGACGCAATCCATGCAAAACATGCAGTACCAACAAATGCAGCTCATGGGGCAAATGACGCAAGTGATTAATGACGCAAACGCGGCGTGCGGAAAGGGCACCGACTGCTACAAAAAACAGCAAATCTTGGAGGCCCAAGACAACTACCAGGCCGCCTTGCTGACTGAAAAAAAGGCACCAGCAATGGTGGAAACCGCCCGCCACGATTACCTGGTGGCGGCAAAGGGGACGGCCGGCGCCAACCGCGCCTTGCGCGCGCGGTATCAACACAACGGGGAAGAAGAAAAAGCAAAGCTCGCCAAACAGTTTGATGATTGGTACAACGACATGTCCCGCAAACTGGACTCAAACACGACCCACGTGGCGTCCATGAAAGCGATGCGAGAAACCAACACAACGCTGAGCAACAATTTGACCCAGATTACGCAAACCGACGAGGACGCAACCAATGAACTGAATTTGTTGGAACGCAAAACACACTACATGGCCCAAGACGTGAAACTCATTAATGGCATAGAATATTATGTTAAACTGGTTTATTGGCTGGCATTTTTGACATGGGGCGCGTGCATACTTTATGACCGCACATTCACCATGAAAACGGGCGGCCTGTTTGTCGTGTTCACGCTGTTCATCCTGTTGCAGAACTGGATCATGAACTTGATCATCGCCTAAAACGCGGTGTTCATGTCAAAGATGTCGCCCGTTTTGGTTTTCTCGGCCAGCGCGTACTCGCTCACCTTCTTTTCAAAAAAGTTGCACACGGACGGCAGGCTGATCATTTCCATGAAGTCAAAGGGGTTCGCGGAGCCGTACAGCTTGTCGTACCCGAGCTGCACCACGAGCCGGTCCGCCACGAACTCAATGTACTGCGTCATCAGCTTGGCGTTCATGCCGATGAGGCGGCACGGCAGCGCCTCGCAAATGAACTCGCTCTCAATGGCCACGGCTTCGCGCACGATTTCCGTCACGCGCGCCTTCTGCGTGCGCTTGCTCAGCTTGTTGTAAAGAAGCACGGCAAACTCGGTGTGCAGCGCCTCGTCGCGCGAAATGAGCTCGTTGCTGAACGTGAGACCCGGCAGCAGGCCGCGCTTCTTCAGCCAAAAAATGGAGCAGAACGCGCCCGAAAAAAAGATGCCCTCCACGCAAGCAAACGCAATGAGGCGGGTTTGGAACGAGCTGCGCTTGTCGTGGATCCAGCGCTGCGCCCACTCCGCCTTCTTCTTAATGCAAGGGAACTCGTCCATGGCGTGGAACAGCTGGCTCCGCCGGACTTCGTCCTTGATGTAGCTGTCAATGAGCATGCTGTACACCTGCGAGTGGATGTTTTCCATGGCGATTTGAAACCCGTAGAACGCGCGGGCTTCCGCCAGCTGCACGTCCGTCATGAACCGCACCGCCAAATTCTCCAGCACGATGCCGTCGCTGGCCGCAAAAAACGCCAGAATCATGGAAATGAAGTAGCGCTCGTCCTCGTTCAGCGCGGTGTTCCAGTGCGCGGCGTCGCGCGACAGGTCAATTTCTTCCGCGCGCCAAAAGCAGTCCACCTGCTTTTTGTACATGGCCCATATGTCGTTGTCCTTAATGGGAAACAGCACGTATCGGTCGTGGCTCTCGGTCAGCAGCAAGTCCTTCGGACCCGGCACGGCTGTCACGGGCACAACGTCTCGTCTCTCGTCTTCTTCCATCCGATGTTGTTGTGGTGATTGTGGTGATTGTGGTTGTTTGTATTATGCGCGTTGTGCTTAATATATTTTATATCCGACATTTTATATAATACATACAATCACGACAAGCATGAGCGACGGCCGCGGAATTGCAACGGACGACATGCGGGAGATTGCACTCGTGCAACGAAGGCACGAAATACAGCAGGAGCTGTTCCAAAACGCGGCGCGCATCGGCCACGCCGTACGAAGCAACGCATGGCTTCGCCCCATTTTTCGCAAATACAAAAAGGTGTGCCGAGAGATATTAGAACAAAAAAGAAAGGAAATCACGGCCTTCACGCAAATGTGCGATGATTGCCATTTGGCCGGCGACAAACATCAACTGCGGCTCATCCGCGATGAAATGGACCAAATTCATGCGCAAATCAAGGGACTGGACGACATGCCGATGGATGACGGGAGTGACTCGTCCGACATGTCGTCCGATGACGAAGGTAATGCAGACAATGAGAACAATGAGAACAATGCAGATAGTGAAGATAGTGATGACAATGACAGTGTGCATTCTCATTCGTCTCATTCGTCTCATTCGTCTCATTCATCTTCTTCGTCTTCTTCGTCTTCTTCATCTCATTCGTCTTCCTCTTTGGAAATGGATTTAGAGGATTTCATGTGATGAATGTTAAATGAGCCAATTTCTCTCTGCATTAATCCATACGGTGTAAGCAGCTGGGACAATCGCCGGCGCCGGTCTGCAAAGATGCGCTTCCACCTGCGCTGAATGATGCGCAGCCAGAACGTCTTGATGATCGCCACACATTCGCCCCCGGGTTCCAACGTGACCGGTTGCACGATTTCCAGCATCGGATACGCATTGTGGCGATTCACGATGCTCCAATACGCGCGCACCACTCCGGCGTATTTCAATGCACCCGGATATTCCGACATGTATTCAAACACGCTGCCGTCATAAAAATCGGCCGGATCCACTTGACACGTGTAAAAAAAATAATCGGACATCCGCGCATCGTTACACTCCCCGTGCAATAACGGATTGTAAAACTCGCACACGCCCAAACATAGTGGCCCAGAACCAGAGCCAGAGCCAGAGCCAGAGCCAGAGCCAGACACCATTTATTAATTACTGTATTGAATTATTGCATCTTCTTTAACTTGTTTCACAGACGTGTTCCATTGCAATTGCACATGAAACACGCAAATTAGATTCCGCCCTGCCTTAAAAACCCGTAATTTTGCAACAGCTCGGGACAGCACGGCACCTTCGGGTCCTTGCCCTGCGGCGAAGTTGCAAACCGCTTCAAATGCCGACGCACCGAAATGTTTTGCCCGCCCACGCCGGAACCTGGCACGTAACGGTTATTATTGTACACGCTCTTGTCCGTGAAGATCAAACGACGCACTGCACCTGCCATGGTTTATGGTTTATTGTTTATACTATGCGAGATATTATAAATAATTAAAAAAGTAAAGGTTCTCTGAGGGAAAGGTTCGGAAAACCGTAGGTTTTCTGAGAGGAGGGGTGCGGGGAACGTAGTTCCCCGGTTAGTTAATCCGCTTGGTGGGAATGTCGTTGCTCACAATGTAAATGGAATTCTCCGTCATAATGATGTACTCGGTCTCCACCTTGAAAATCTTTGCAATGGTGCTCGTGTATTCGTCCTCGCTCTTCACCAACAACTTCTCCTTGTTTTCGCCCACGCCAATCACCACCGATTTATCCAATGACGAGGTCCAATAATCCAACATGATGGGCTTGTCCTCCACAATCGCAAGCTTGATTGCGTGGTTCATGCAAAGAGTGCTCGGCAGACGATACGAGGCACCGGCACCAGACGCAGCAGCAGCAGCCGCACTTGAGTTCGCATTATTGTTAGTATTGGCATTGGCATTGGCATTTGTCGCAGCACCACCTCCGCGACTGGATTGCTGGGATTGTTGTGATTGCTGGGATTGTTGTGATTGCTGTGATTGTTGTCCTGGATTGCTCATGGTAAAAAAATGAAGTTTTTCGTGAAATTATGTTCTAAAATTGGGTTGTATCTTTAAATACTTATTTTATTTTAAATATAATCGGATCAGAGGAATATGGAGTTTCGCCCACAGCAATAATGACGATAATCAGAAATAAATATTGGAAACACATTTGAAAAAAAAGTTACTTGCGTTCAACTATGCACACTCTATCTACTTTTTAGGTGGGCGAGGGGGCAAGGGCACTACGTAGTAGACGCGTGTCCCCCCTCGCTGAACAACAGCACCTTGCGCCGCACCTTGGGCACTCGTTTTTTTTCGGCACTGCATTCCGGCGGCACCAAGCACTTCCCAATGGTCATGTACTCCGTCTCCAGCATGGTTCGGATGAACTCGTAAATCTCGCGCAGCACGTCTTCGTTGCACTTCCCCACAATCAGCACGCTGCCCGTGCGGAAAATCATGAACGAAATTTCATAGTGCGTTTTGGCATCGTTGGACGTCTTTTTGTACCGGTTGGTTTCCTCGCCCGCCGCGCACTGCGCGGGTTGCTGCCCGCTTTGCTCCCCCACGTGCAACCCCTGCACGTAAAAGAACTTGCACTGAATGCCGGGATACGAACACGCGTCGTAATTGCAGTTGATGCGGTACTTGTATTTCAACAGGTTGTACAGCGCGTCGCGGTTGATGTAATACCCGCACTTGAAATTGGAGTTGATCAGCACCGTTTCGCACTGGTTGCGCTGAAAATCCAAGTCGTCGCCCACAATCGGCCGAAGCATTTGCACCAGCAGCGTCTGCACCCGCATCATCATGCGGTCGGTCTTTATGCCCGGTATTTCCAGTTTGCCCGTGTTGAACACCTTGACGTGCATTTCCTTGAAGCCGCGCTGCTCGTCCTCCTCGTCCACAATTCGCATGATGATCACAAAACAATTGAAGAATGCCCGCTTCTGCTTGATGCGGTAGCTGACAATGTCCTTTTTGCAAAGCCCGATGCTGATTTTGCGCTGGTCCTTGAATTTGATCCGGCCGTCCGGGTTTTCAATGTGCTCAATCACGTACTCGCTCACGCACGCCGCTTCGTGCTTCATCCGCTCCTGAATGGCAACCAATTCCTCGGGATCCGTCGTTGAAAACTTCATCTGCTTCTTGATGACCCCCTCCTGCGGAACCGCGTACTTCAGCACCGGTATCTCCCAAAACACCGCATGAATGTCAATCGGCCTGGACAAATACGAAATCTTGGTTTTTGTGCTCACGTAGAGGGGCGTGCATTTGGGACGCGTCTCTTCCGTCAACTTCAGCGCTTCGGCCGCGATTTCCTCCGTGTCTTTCGCGTGTTCCTCAAGGTCTTCCACATCGTCCTCTAGGTCTTCCGCGTCCACGTCTTCCTCTAGGTCTTCCGCGTCTTCGTCCATGCGCACGCTGGGTCTTGCCAGTGAAGTTGACATGGATGCCGCAAATGTCGGCACCGTCATGTCGCTCAAAAATTGTTGCCATCTCATGTCCAACGACGCCATTATTCGTGTTTTCGTGTTATACGCGTACGCGGGTGTTAAGCTTCTAATCTTCCGTGTCTTTAAGTTGAATTGGAATCAATTCTTTTTGAAATAACCATTATAAAGACAATGACCGGATTCCTTTCCAGTGCGATGATGCTATCGGATTCAAATGCTTTGTTGGCAGCCATGATTGCATCTTATGCGATTCCCATCGGGGTCGTGGGTTGGAATTACAGCAATTTCAAATCCACGAGCATTAGCCAAATCATTTGCAAACATCGGGTGTTGGTGCTCGGGTCCATGGCATGCATGGCCGCAGCAACGTGCGCGTACGAACACCGGCGCGTTACGAACGCCAACACCAACGCCAACGCCAACGCTTATGTCGTGGGGGTGTATAAGGGCGGGTTTGCGTGCATTGCTCTGTTATTGGTCAGCATTTTCTCTCTGGTGTTAATTGATGAAACACACTTTGCGCACTACGCGTTTGCCGCAACCGGGTTCGGCGCAATCCTTGCGTTCACTTGGGTGCATTCCGCGTTGATGCAGTCCCCCATGTGCGCGGCCGTGGCTGCCGTCCAGTTCGCAGCGTGCGCTCACATAACGCACCGATTCACAACCGATGGCGACATATTTTGGGGCGAAGTGGCATTCATCGGCGCCTTTGCGCTGTTTTATTTTTACCTGCATTTAATAAGCGAAGATGATTCAAAGAATGGCGGACAGCGCCGCGATTTGCTCCTCCGTGAGCGACGTGGGCAGCTCAATGGAGAACCGGATTTTGAGCGCGCCGCCTTCGGTGTAGCCCAGTCCCGGTAAAACCTTGGTTTCGTTCGTGGATCCCGTGACCGAGCACGGCTTGCAGTTGAACTTGTAACTGCGCCCGTTCAAATGCACCAGCTCAAACATGAACCCGCAAAGCGCGTCCTTCAAGGACACGCGCTGCTCCACAATCAAATCCACATCCCCGTCGCGGCGAAACTGGGGGTGCTCCTCAATGCTGATTTCCAAATGCAGGGTGCCGCGGCGCCCGCCCGAATTGGGAACCACGTTGCCCCTGCCCTGAATGCTCATCTTGAACCCGGCCGGAATGCCGGGCGGCACATTTATCAGCATGGTTTCCGACTGGGTTGTGTGCGCCTCGTCTTCGTACTGGATGGGCACGGGATGCTGATTTATACCGCTGAACGCGGCGGCTAGCGGCAGCGCAATCACGACGTTCATGTCGTACGATGGTTGGTCCCACTGTTCCGATTGTTCCGATGGCGGTTCGTTCATGTTTTGCGTGAAATTGTGGATAATGATGCGGGGACCCATGCCTCCCATGCCTCCCATGCCTCCCATGCCTCCAAACATCGCCTCAAACATGTGCTGCGGTTGTTGGTGTTGTTGGTTCCAGTTCCCTTGAGGTTGTGGTTGTTGTTGTTGTTGTTGTTGTTGTTGATGCATCGCGGCAAACAGCATGTCCAACGGATTGATGCCCATCGGGCCCATTGGACCCATTCCGCCCATGTGAATCCGGTGTCCATGTCCTCCCATGCCCATCTGCAACTCAAAATCGTAGTTGCCCCGTGTTTGAGGGTCGCTCAATACGGTGTACGCCTCGTTGAGTTCCTGGAACGCGCGCTTGGACTCCTCCGAATTCCCGTTTTTGTCGGGATGCAGCTCCATGGACAGCCGGCGAAACGCGCGCTTGATTTCGTCCGGTGTGGCAGATCGCGAATCTAATTGCAACACGTCGTAATGAGACCGGGGCATGACTTTGATTGGTTTGATTGGTTTTATTGGTTTTATTTGTATATCATCCAATGTTTGAATGCTTTTATTATCATTTTGCGTGGCATAATAATAATAATAATTTGAACAAGTTTGTTTGATTACCTGCGACACTTGCGAGACTTCTTGCCATGTCTGCGAGACTTCTTGCCATGTCTGCGAGACTTCTTGCTATGTCTGCGAGACTTCCTGCCACCCATGCCTAAAAATTTTTTGTGAAGACCTGCAGTAATGTATTCTTTATTTTTTATTACCCCTTTATTAACCCTTTCATTATTCGACATTGTGTCTTTGTTCAAAAAATTCATTACAGTTTCGGCTTCGCCGTTATCAATTAGAAATTGCACTTGGACATCACTCAGATTCTCACCCTTTTCCAGAACATGCTTGTATATGGAAATTTGCTCTTTAAATATTTGGATTGCTTTCTCTCGGGTAATATGCTTATCGGCCATCAATTTTTCAATCGTTTGTTCAAAACGATGTGGTTGGGGTTGGTCCATCTTATGGTATTGACTTTGTTATTGGTGGTTATAAACTAACAAAATAAAATAATTTTATCATGTTAAAACTTCAAATACTCCGCATGGGCCTCCTTTTTAATGTCGTCTAAATACGATTGCAGTTGGGTCGCGCGAACCAATGGAATGCCCATTGCAGCAGCAACTTGTTTAATTGCGGGGGTCTTCTTATCGCGAATTGCCAATGCCAGCAAGTGTCTATGATAGACGAGTGCCGCCGCCGGCATGTCCGCGTTGGTATAAAGACCCATTTCAAACTTCAAATACTCCGCACGGGCCTCCCTTTTAATGTCGTCTATATATGCTTGATGTTGGATCGCTTCAACCAATGGAATGCCCAGTGCAGCCGCAACTGCGGCAATATTAACAGGTCCATCTGACGTTTTTGACAGATCTACCATTTTTGCATAATATTCGCCAACAGATACCTTGGGATAATTATGAGGTACAGAGTTAACAGGTGGTTTATACGAGTCTATCTCATCATACGGAGGAGCAGTTGCCATATTATGATAATGGATAATGATGGCCTAATGTTTTTATTATAATTTTATAAACGTTTTTTAAAGTAAAATCATATAAACAATGCTCGTCTTAACAAACTAAACTCAACTAAACCCATGAGTTGCTCGCATTTGGTAATCGGACAATCGCACGCCAACGTGATATGGTGGGCGGCATGGTTGTCGTTGGGTGCGTCCTGCCATGGCCTGTACATTCAACAACCCGGGCTTGCATTCGTTCCCGCCTGCGTCCTGTGCACGTCTTTGAATTACTGGCGCAACCCGGTGCGCCAATCTTGGCGCAGAACCGTTGACATCAGCACGGTCTTCGTTGGGCTCTGCTATCAAACCACGCTGGCCTATAACATGCCAGATACGCGCTATCGCCGCGTGTATTTCGGTTGCATCGCGGCATCCGGTGCGTGTTACGCCTTGGGGCATTTGTTCATGGCGCTAAACATGCCGCGCACTGCAGCATACGCACATGCGGGCATTCATGTGGTGGCCAACATGGGAAACATTGTGTTGCAACGGGGGAACATAGTTCCCCAATAAGGAGGGGGTTCCCCGGTAGGGAAAGGTTCGGAGGAGGGGCCAAGGCACGTCTCGCCAAGGCACGACTCGTCGTGCCGAGCCGTTGTGTGCCGAGCCGTTGTGTGCGGGCACAACGGCCTTTGGAACTACGTTCCCCGGTCCGTAGGTTCTCCGCTAAGGAGGGGGTTCCCCGGTAGGGAAAGGTTCGGAAAACCGTAGGTTTTCTGACTAGTACCCGTCCCGAATGGCTTTGCCAACGGGAAAGCGGGGCACGTTCAACTCGCTCAGCTCTTGATAAATCACGGTCAACAGTTTCCCCACATGCTGCGGGCCGTCCTGAAACCACTGGCGCCGCTGCTCCTGCGTGCCCCTCGGACGCACGCTGAACTGTCTGCATTCATCCGTCGCGCACACCCACACCACGGTTCCCTTGTCCCGACCGTCGGCTTCTTTGAAGCCCACAATCGGATACTCGGATTCCACGAATTCCTTGTACTTTTGCAAGTCGTGGCTGCGATAATTCTGCCGGTACAGCCCGTGCGCGTTTCGCAACATGATGCCCTCGTACCCCGCCGCAACATACTCGCCGAACGCCTGCTTGAACTCATTCACGTTATGTATTAACCGCGTATCAACCGCCTCCAAATGGGGGCACTTTGTGCCGTCCACGACTTGGACAATGCGGTCGTGCCGCTCGGAGTAATCGCCGTCCACGACAACGTCGTAAATGTGGTACTTCACAAGTTGCATGCGCTGCCTATTTACATTTGTATCGGACGTCTTCTTCCGCTTGATGAGTCCCGCCAGCTCCTCAAACGGCATGTCGGCGGTGTACAGCTCGCCATCCAGGATCAGGCCCGGATTTTGCAGGAGGATGGGCCGCAACTCCGCGCAAATGTGCTCCACGGATTCAAAGTAGGCGCCCGTGCGTGACTGAGCCACCACTTTACCGTCATTATTGCTCATGTCCATGTAGCAAATGCACCGCAGGCCGTCCAGCTTGGGCTGCACGTAGCACGGGAACACGATGTCATTCTTTTTGTTCTTTGCATTAGTATGAACTGGCTCGTACGTGTGCGCCAACATGGGGAACACTTTTGCATTGATTGGATTGATTGGATTGTTTGGATTGTTTGGGTTGATTGCGTTGATTACAATGTTTGCATCTGTTGTTTGTGTTGTTTGTGTTGTTTGGATTGTTTGTGTTTCTGAAGTTGGGATATATCCCTCCTTTTCTATTTTATCCTGCCATTTGCGTCGGGTTTCGGAAATGCATTGCTGCAGCGGGGTCGTCTCGTTCTTTTTGCCGAGGTTCTTCCCCTCCGTGTATTCGCGGCTCGTCGTCTGTTTCTTGCCGTCCAGCTGGCCGTACTCTATTTCCGCCGTGGCGAATCCGTTGAGTTCATCGCGGTAAATGCGCGCGGTCCAGACCTTTGTTTTGCCGTTTTTGTCCACACCGTAAATGGTGGGCAGATCTTCAATGTGTTCCATGGATTGGCGCACATACAAGTTAATGGAGCACCGCGTTTAAATGCGTTTCCTTATTGCATTTTACCAGGTTAACATAATTCAAATGCATCAACATAGTTGGGTATCGGCATCATACGCGCAGCCCTGGTATAAAAGCCGTTGCGGCTTGCAGAACGCACTGAAATCGTACGGCGTAATCACTGTCCACGGCACCGTCTTGTCCAGAACCCCGGCAACCACGAGCACAAATGAAATCAGCGCACTGCACCAAAACGACGTGGTCTTTTGATTGTGGTTATTATTGGATTCAATCTGTTTCAGGGTCTTGTGCTCGTCAAAGTAGCACCGGATCCAGTCGCACGGGTTCAAGTCATAGGGGCACGCCTTCACCTTTGCGTAAGCGGCCTGGATGCCATTCACGAGTTTTTCAGCAGCGGGTTCTAAATAGTGGATGCGTCGCACGTACAGGTGTCCGTAGCCCTGCGTCGCGTACTCGGCCCACACCTTGGACAGCGGGCACACCTGCACGCCGAATTTAAAATCACCCGACACGGCATCCGGAAACCGTTCGCTTCCACTCTCCAACACGTAGTACTCCTCTTCACAAAGGGAGGGGTCCAGCCACGTGGGGCGGTGCAGCACCATGCTCACGTGGCTGTAGTCCGACGACGTGAAGCGCTCAATGAGTCGCGAGTACCAGTACTTGGTCGTGTTGTACAACAGGATGTCGCCCGTGTTGAAGTGCGATTGCATAAAACGTATTGTTTTGATGGTATTGGTTTGATGTAGTGTGATGTTTAATAGTTTACAAGAAAAATAGTTATAAAAAGACCATATCTATTACCATTACCATTACCATTACCATTACCATTACCATTATCATTATCACTTGTCATTGTCACTTGTCCATGGCCATCCCGTTCATCAACAAACACCAGCCGCTGCGGTTCCCCGAGTTTGAGCAGCTGCCCCCCGTCATGACCGACCTCCTGCTTTCGCTCAATGAAATGCACGAGTTGAATTTGCTCATCGTGGGGGATTCCGGCTCCGGCAAAACGTCGCTGATCAACGCCATCATTCGCGAATACTATGGCGACCGCCACAACCCCGAAAACATCATGGTGTTGAACAGCCTGAAGGACCAAGGCATCCAGTACTACCGCGCCGACATGAAAATATTTTGCCAAACCCGCTCCCTCATTCACGGCAAAAAAAAACTCGTGCTGCTGGACGACGTGGACACCATCAACGAACAAAACCAGCAAGTGTTCCGCAACTGCATTGACAAGTACCGCCACAACGTGTGCTTCATCGCGTCGTGCACCAACGTGCAAAAAGTCATTGACAACCTGCAGTCCCGGCAAATCATTCTGAAAATCAACCCCATCAACGCGGAGTGCATGGCCAACATCCTGCGCAAAATATGCGCGCGAGAACACATTGAAATGACCGATGACGCTGCGCAGTTCACGCTGAAAGTGTGCAACAAGTCCGTGCGCATCCTCATCAACTACCTAGAGAAGTTCAAACTGGTGGGACTGCCCATTGCGCTGCCGCTGGCCAACCAACTCTGCACCAACATCGGGTTTAGCAAGTTTGACGACTACACCGCCGACTGTTTGTGCCCCGGTAAGCCCGTTGCCCGCTGCATTGCGCATTTGTACGAGCTGCACGATCAAGGCTATTCCGTCATGGACATTCTGGACAACTACTTCGGCTACATCAAGCACGCGCACCTTCTCAGCGAGTCCATGCAGTATCGCACCATCGCCATCATCTGCAAATACATCAGCATATTCCACAACGTGCACGAAGACGAAATTGAACTCGCGCTTTTCACAAACAACCTGTGCAAATTGTTTCGTGCAAGCCCGTGAATTTATAATGTGCGCAAATAATACCCCATAAAAACTTGGTTGGATTGGAGACCTCGCTTGGCTGATGTTCCAACACGAGCAACCTCCACCGCATAAATCGCACAAATTTTTCAAGTCGGACATCCCGATTGAACTGATTCATGGTTTCATCCGGAAAATTTCATACAAAATTCCAAACACGCACGCCCACCTCATTGACATGAATGCATACAAAAAAGCGGTTTACTGCTCGGAGTCACAGACGGCGTCACTGCTCGCGCAATTTTGCAGCGAGCTGCTGCCATTTTATTGCAAAGAAAAACAAGTGTTTTTGACAAGAAAAATGTCGTACAACAACATGAACACCATTTTAAGGCAGGTGTGCCGGCACTGCGCAATTGAATGCAAGTCCGAACGCAAATACGACAAATCCAAAACCCAAATCGTGTATCACGTTGTGCTGGATGAGGCTGATGCCGAGGCCAATAAGGCCGAGGAACCCCCGATTTAATTATATTTGCATATATCAAACACCATGCTTTCCGTCAAGCTCGTCCTCTTTTACTTGGTCCTCATTCTGGCCGGGGTGGCGTACAACCGCTACAAAAAGTCGCAGGAGGGCAACAACATCAGCGACGACTACAACCTCGTCAAAAAGTACTTGCTCAACGACAAGTCGCTCGCCGACACGCGCAAGCCCTTCCTCTGGATTCACATTGACTACGAGGTGAACGCGCGCAACTGGTCCAGCTGGGGCTCGCGCAACTCCACCAATTTGAACCAGCCCTACATGTACCTCTGCATCCGCAGCATCGTGGAGCAGTGCGGCGGCTCCTTCAACGTGGTGCTCGTCGACGACGCCGCATTCCAGCGGCTGCTGCCGACTTGGACCATCCAGGTGCAGAGCATGCCGTCCCCGCTCAAGCAGCATTTAAGGGACCTCGCCATGGCCAAAGTGCTCCACAAGTACGGCGGCGTAACCGTGCCCGCCTCCTTCATCTGCCTGAAGGATCTGAAACCGGTTTTTAGTAGTTTATTAAAAGGCGCCGGGAAAACCATGTTTGCCGGCGAATTCGTGGCGCGCAACTCCGCGGCCGCAAGTGCGGCATTTTTCCCCGACAGCGCGCTCATGGGCTGCACCAAGGAGAGCCCCGTCATGCAGCAGTACATTGCGTACTTGGAGCCGCTGGTCACCAGCGACTACACCAACGAGTACGAGTTTTTGGGCCAGAACGACCGCTGGCTCTACAAGCAGCTCGTCAGTTCGCCGCCGAAGATGTCCATGCTGTGCGGCACGCTCATCGGCACCAAAACGGCCGATGGGAAGCCCGTCGTCATTGAAGCGCTGCTGGGCGAGGAGGACGTGGACTTTGCCAAAGGCGCGTACGGCATCTACATTCCCGCCGACCAAATCCTCAACCGGTTGGCGTTCCAGTGGTTCGCGCGCCTCTCCCCGCGCCAAGTGCTCACCTCCAATACCGTCGTCGGCAAGTACTTGCTGCTTTCCAACGACAGGTAAGCGCTACGCTTAGTGCAGCGACTGTCAAAAAGGAGGGGTGCGGGGCGAAACGCAGTGCCTTGTGAACGTAGTTCCCCGGTTCAGTTCTCTATCGCGTTGAACTGCGCCATCCACTTCTTGTTCAGGTCCCGCACGATTTCGTCCTGCTGCGCCAGCTTGAATGCCCGCCGCATGTCGTCCTCCGTCTGCAGCTGTTGCGACCGATCCAATGCTGTTTGGCTTGCTTTTTCGGAGTAATTAAATGTCCGACGATCTATGTCTCGTGACATTTGCAGTTCGTTCATGTTTTTGTATTTGCGCACGGCTTCGTAGTCCTCGTGCGTGACGGGAATCACCGTCTCCGTGTGCGCCTTCTTCAAGTCTTCGTAGGCCAGGGAAGAACTGGAGCCAAAGTTTAGGCCACTGGAGTGCTCCTCGGGGCACTCGCGCGACAAGCCGTACCCTGCGCCAAAGGAATCAAATGTTTTGACCTCGCTGCGCACCACAAGCGCTTGCTCCCGTAACTTGGTTTTGCGGCGGTCCAGCTGCTCCATGCGCTGGGCCCAGGATGCGCCCTCGCCCAAATCTTCATTTGCGTCTTCGTTGTCATCATTGTCTGCATCATTGCTTTTTAGCCAGTCGCCGTAGCCGCTATCTTGCTCCTCGTCGTGCATCCGATTCTGTTCAAACGTTTGGTTGAACCAGCGGTTGAACTCGTCCGCATTCATGCGCTTCAGCTTGTCGGAATTGGCGTTGCGGCGCGCGTCAATGTCCTCCTTCACGTCGTCGTATTTTGCATCCTTTTGGCGCGACAGCCCGGCGCGCACTTGGTACACCTCGTGCAGAATTTTATAAGCTTTGGAGAAAAACAGGAAGTATTGTTTATCTAATCCGGACTTGTCGGGGTGCGTGCGCATCACCATGAGCTTGGCCTCGCGCATATGTAAGTCCGTAAACACGGACGGCAACTTGAACAAGTTCAGAATGTCGCGCAACTCGTAATTACGGATGTCTAAATCTAAATCTAAATTTGTGTCCATGATTTTGAGAGAAAATGGTTCAAATGTTAATAATAATACAACCTTGACGATGTTTGTATTATTATTTTTATTATGTTATTATCTTATCTAATGAACCTTATTTTATTTTTATTGTTATAATCATTTACTTGCGGTGACGGCGACGGGAAACACGGCGACGGGAAACACGGCGACGGGAAACACTGCGACGGGAAACAACACGGCGACGGGAAACACGGCGATGACGGTAACCGCCAGAATTGCTTGAAACGCTTGAAATTGGTAAAACTTTCCCCGTTGAATCACGAGGGTACATTGACCCACTCCAGCTAGGATCACTCGCAGCTGCAGTTCTTGTCAATTCTTGGTCTTTGAAATCGTCTTCTTGTGACATTGTAAGTTTATGGTTATATATTATCCTAATATTAAAATTTTAAAAAACTGAAAAAAATAGTATCATCGTGATATTTGATTCATGCAATTTTGCCGCGGCTAGAACCCGTAAAAAGAACGCGTCTAAATCTTTAGTGCTAGCCCCCGTGACCGACAAGTCGCTAACGACGGATGGATGTCGTGCAACTCGTAGTTGCGAACGTCTAAATCTAGATCTAGATTCATGGATTGAGAGAAAATGGGTTAATAATAATACAAATATTGGTATTTGCATTATTCGTTTTATTATGTTATTTTCTGAAACCATATAGAGTTTGTTTTCATACCCATTTTCAACATTTTCAACAGCGCGATAAATTTGTTTATAATTTTATAATTTTATAAATTAATTGTGCGTTTAGTGCGCCTAGTGCGCCTAGTGCGCTTAGTTCGCTTGGTTCGCTTGGTTTTTTTTCCGCCTTCAATGGCGTCACTGGGTCTCTCGACGGTAAAATTGTGACCTTTATGAAGTTCTAAAAACGCGGCAAGCCTATCGGGGTCCCAATGCACAATTGCAGTGTGTTCTAACTCACTTTCTGTATACAATTTTTCAGTGTCATCACCTACCTTGACCGTATAACAAGGTGCCTTTGCAATGCCAATGTTGTTTTTTTCATCAATTAGGAATTGTCCTGGTTGAACATTATGCTGTGTAAACATATTATCAAACCTAGTAGTTTTTTTTGGTTTTGCTTGGGCATTACTCTCGTTCGCCTTCTTCACATAAACAATATTATCAATTATAGAATGAATGGTCCCTGTAGTCTGGGACTTTTTTATTACTACTTGATCACCCACTTTAAATGCGCCTGTAAAAATACTCATGCAATTTGAGAAATTTGGTTATAATATATTATTACAACAAAATAAATAAATTACATTACTCGTTTATATTTTTGCCGCGGCTATAACCCGGAAAAAGAACGCATCTAAATCATTTACTGATGCTCCCGTGACCGACAAGTCGCTAATGAGCGTCGCGTTCCCGTTCTTGTAAAACAGGAACACGGGAATGCCGTTCACCATTTTCTTCTGCTTCAGCGAAGCGTACAAATCAAACGACTCGTCCACGTCGCACTCAATCAGGTCCACATTGGCGGGCAACTGCAGCGACGCCTGGCGCGTGTACTCCGCAATCTGTTTGCACGGTCCGCACCACGTCGCCGTCAGCTTCAGCACCGTATGGTTCGGCGTCTCGGCCAAATTTTTGAGAAACATGGCGCGATCCGCGACAACGTGCTTCACCTTGGTTACGCTGTGCAAAGAAGACATGGGTTGTGCGATTTATATTTAATACGCATAAAAAACGTTTAAGCGCATTATCATGCATTGTTTATATTGGATAACAAATATGAACAATGACGATGAAAATGAAACCAATGAAACCAATGAAACCAATGAAACCATGACTTCCAACGAGGAAGACATGACCGAAGAAGAAGAAGAATCGGTTGATTGTGTTGGTTGCGAGCACTACGTGCGCCGATGCCGATTGATTGCCCCGTGCTGCGACAAGGCGTATGTGTGCCGCCACTGCCACAACGACGCCGAAGCGCACGAGATGGACCGCCATGCAGTCAAAGAGGTGGTGTGCGCTGAGTGCAATGAACGGCAGCCCGTGTCTAACACATGCTGCAACAATAGCTGTGGCACCCAGTTCGCCGCGTATTTTTGCGCCGTGTGCAACTTCTTTGACGACCGGATTGAGAGAAATTACTACCACTGCGACAAGTGCGGCATTTGTCGCGTAAAGGGCGCGGCGGAGTTGGTGCACTGCGACACGTGCCGCGCTTGCGTTTCATCTGCCAATCATCGGTGCAAGGCCGAACAGTTCCACGCCGACTGCCCCATCTGTCTGGAGAATTTGTTCCATTCCACGAAACCCGCGCACGTGCCGGCATGCGGGCACCCCATTCACGTGCACTGCATGATGAACTGTTTGCAGCAGAACCGCATCGGCTGCCCGCTCTGCCGGAAAACCATGCTGTCCCCCGAGAGCCTTCAACAATACAATGAAAACATGGACACATTGATTTCAATGTATCCGATGCAAGAAGAGCTTTTGGTCACAATTCGGTGCAACGACTGCGACTTCAAGGGCTCCATTCAATTCCACCCTTATGGCATGAAATGCGGCGGCTGCGGGGGCTACAACACCGCACGATAAGCGAAGCTTGTCGGTCGCTTCGCTTATCATCTGCGCATGGATCTACGACGCGCCGAACGTTTGGACCCATGCCTCTTGGACTTCCTGGACTTCTTGGATCCACCGAACGTCTTTTTTCTTAGATGAACCGAACGTGTAGGTGTGATAGGTCTCATGATGCAATGATTTGATTTATAACTATTACACACATTATTATTTTTTTCTATATGGACACAATCTGCGCAAGTTCTTCTAAATCCAGTTCCGGCAGGTCGGTGTGGCACTCCCAGAAGTACTTGCAGTACGCCCATTTGAAGTTGGGGCTGCCGTCGTCCGTGTATTTGGACCGCAGATTGCTCCGCATCAACGCGCGCTCGGCCGCCGGCGGCAACAGCGCATGGCTCGCCCGAGGCAGCACGTAACACAGCTGCACCACGTCCCGGATCGGCTCCTTCGGCTTCACGCTCAAAAATGAAAATGCATTCATTTGCGTTTCAGGAATGTCAGACATGTATTTTGCTAAATCCGCAAGCAAGGGCGGGTAATGGTTCGCGTACGTCCACTTCCAATCCACGCACCCGGTCGTGTAGTACCGGAACGTCCACTCCATGCCCTCCAGGTAATTCCGGCACAGCGACGCGATTGCCTTATCATCATGGATGTCGCACAGCGCAGCGTAGTACCGCCGCTCCCACCCCGGCTCAAACGGGTTGATCTGGCGCTCCACATCGCGCTGCGTCATCGGCAGCATGAGCACGTCGTGCATCACGTCGTCTTCCATGTCGCTGTCCCGCAAGTGCCGCGCCTGTCGGTCACGGGTCGCGTGCTCCTTGCGAATCAGCGTCAGCTCCTGGGCCGCCAAATGCGCCACAAATCGCCGGTAGTTCGGCCAATGGATGCTCCAAGGACTTGATATAGATGTATGCAGTTGTATGATGGTTTCGCCCGGACCAAATGTGGCGCGATACGCATCCATCAACGTGGCAATCCCCGTCGTGCGAATGTTAAGCGCGGGGAAATGCGGCATGAAGTCGTTGCCCAGCATGAAGCACATGAAAATGTAATCCTGGGGGGCGACAGACGCCCCCCACACCCCCATTGGATCTACTGCGCTGACTTGGGTTCCTGTGGCGCGAGGAGGGTTTACGGGAACCCAGGTTCCCGTCGCATCAGCAAACTCGGGTATGTCCATGTAGTACTTCTCCTTTTCGTCCAGCGCAACATGGACCGACCCCGCAAATGCCGGAGTCTCGCGATACAAGTAGATGTTGCGCGAGATGTGCAGGTGCGACATGCACAGCATGATCAAGTCCGCGTCCAGACCGTAAATCACGGAGGTCTTGTCCGCGTGCTCCGACGCGTGCTCCCGAATGTACTCAAATATTTTGTGCTCGCCTTCGCCGGGCTCGTTGCTGCTGCTCACAATGATTTTTGGTGTGGTTGTTGTGGTTGTTGCTGTTGCTGTTGCTGTTGTATTGGGGTTGTAATGCTGGGCCAGCTTCGCGTGCAATGCGCACATGAAGTTGGTGCCCGGCGTAATGGCCGACGTGTTCCACGCGGGTTTAGGCGCGTCCTTATTGTTTCCTTTGTCTTTGTTTCCCTTGTTTCCTTTGTCTTTGTTTCCCTTGTTTCCATTGTCTTTGTTTCCATTGTTTCCCTTGTTTCCATTGTTTGGGCCCTTGTCTTGGCGTCGCTGCCTCTCCATTTCACCCAAGTACCACGACTTGTAGCGGCGTTCGCGCTGCTGGTTCAACTTGGCCACCGGCGCCACGCCGTCAAACGCAATGAACACAAGGTCCGACGGGGACAGCAACGCAACGCACGCGTCAATGCTGTCGCAAATGCGCTGCAGCAGCTCGGCCTCAAATGAGTCCTTGTTTTCGGGCGTGTACTGCATTTGGCGAACCACTTCGTATATCATGCCGTTGCTGTCCAGATACAAATTGTGAATGCGCTGCAGCTCCGACAGCCGCTTGATGACGCGCGGGTATTTTTTCAACACGTGCGCGAAATAACTGGGGATGCCCATGATTTAAATGTAACGTGATGGGGTGTGTTCCGAATGGGGTGTGTTCCAAATTATCACAATTTTATATTTAAGTATGTTATACATAAACATATACGATTGAATTCATGTCTGCCCAAGTACTCGGGGATTCCAGTGCCAGTGCCAGTGCCAGTGCCAGTTCCAGTGTCTCCGTCATGGTGGGACCATACAACCAAGCCATTCCTCTCATCATCGCGTCTGTGGCAGTTGGAACAAGCATTGTGAATCGCACGCCCATTAAACTGGTCGGACACCTGGTCGGAGCGCTCATTGTTGGATTGATTGCTGCATTGGCATCCAACCGGTTTGTCTCTGCATTTTTGGGTTACACCGTTGGGTACGTGTACACATGTTTCAAAAACGGCATACCCGATGCTTTCATCATCACCGGCATTTCGGTCGGATTTGCAGTTTTACTGGGCCTTAATATGGCGACATCTGCAATGTCGTCAGGTCTCGGCAGCGTTTACTTATTTACGATGTTGGTTAGCATAGGGCTCGGAGTTGGAGGCGTGTATGCCGCGGCAGCGTTATGGGGCTCCCCGGGAGTGTATGATTTCAAGGGCTGCTCGTGCGATGACTGCGCCAACGCAAATCAATGCCCTAGCAAAAGTGGTGACGGCAGTGGTCCCAAAATGTTCGCGCGACGCATTTCATAGATCTAGATCCAAATTCAATTGCTTATTCACTGGGATTGGTTCATTTAGTCTAGGCGCGTATGAGTGAGGTGTGGTTGCAACCACGCTTTGATGCCTTGAACTTTTAGGGAGTTTCGGTTCGTTCGTGTCCGGTTTTTTGCTTGGAGTTCGTAAAAAAACATTTGGATCATAATGCCCTTCATGCTTATCACGAGTTTCTACAAATGGCGATCCGAATGACACCGGAGATGAAAATTGACGGGTTTGTGGGTTGCGATATGGCGATGGTTTTTTGGATGTGGCCTTCATGATGGCGTCTGCGGCTTGTTTGGCCTTGTCTGCGGCTTGTTTGGCCTTGTCCGCAGCGTCCACCGGATTTTCTCCAAATATTTTTTTAAGGGCATGTTTAAATGGACCGGGTCTACGATACATTCCTCCCCTTTTAGAGGAACGTCTCTTTGATTTGGTAGATTTGGAAGATTTGGTACATCTACGCGATTTCATTGAATATGTTAAATGTATTAAATGTATTAAATGTGTGATACCATAACCACATATTTAATTTTGCTAGGGGGGTAAATGCAAATTGCTTCCAACGAGATTCGAACTCGTGTTACTGGATTCAAAGTCCAATGTGCTGACCACTACACTATGGAAGCAAAACTAAAATCGTGTCCAGGAGACTCTCACCCATTCGGATTCCACGGCATGTCTTTATATCAAAATGGCGCTGAATGATATAAACGCATGTGCATATCATCATGGCGCGGAATGATATAAACGCAACGCGACCATTCAACTCAATTCATACAATCAATGTCGTCTCAACTCGGATCATTGACGTTGCCAGTACTCACGTTATCGGGACTGTCGTTAGAACAGCGCATCCAGCGCTGGGTGCAGCTTGACAACCAGGTGAAGCAGCTGAACGACGAGGTACGCGAGCTGCGCGAGTCCCGCAACGACGTGGAATCCAGCATCCTCGCGCACGTCACCGACCACAATCTTTCGCACGCCACCGTCCGCATCAAGGACGGCACGCTCAAATTCGCGTTCAACGTGAAACATCCGCCCGCGCTCACGCTCGCCTTCTTGGGCGAGGCGCTGGCTGAGTGCTGCCCGCCGCAGCAAGCCGCCGCCATCATGCAGCACGTTCGCGCCAAACGCGACGCCGCCGCGAAACTGGTGCCCGAAATCCGGCGATCCTGCTGACCCTGCTCCTGACCCTGATCCTAATCCAAACACCGCTTCAAGGCATGGGACAAACGGGTGTGGAACGCGGCCCCCTCGTTGCGCCAATTGCCGCCCGCCCGGTAATGCAGGAACACGCCGTCGTATATCTCGCAAAAAAACTTCCCGTTTGTGTTTCGCGGATCCGTTTGAAAAAACTCCACCAGCCGGGTGTTTTGTTTTAAACCGGGCGGCAGTTCGCTCAAGTCCCACGACCCCGACCACAAGTGCTTCATGAAGTACACGCTGCGCGTGTGGAACTCCTGGTTGGTCCAGCGGATTTGGTCGGTGTCGGGCATGGCGCCGCCCACCGTCACCCTCAACCACTGCTGCATCATCCCCCCCACGTCGCAGTTCGGACAACAGTTCCAGTTCAACAACCCCGCGTGCCTCATTCGGGTCGTGTCAAAGTAGTAAATGCCGTTCCAAATGTAGTGCATGCCGCGCCGGCTTTGCAGCACCACCGCGCACTCGTATCCCGCGTACTTGGCGACGTCAAAGTCGTCCACCAAAAACATGTCGCTGTCCAGGCACAAGTACTTGCCGGGGTGAGTTTTTTGGTACTGCAGCATGTAGTTCATGGAATCGGCGCACCGCTTCGCGGCGTCCCGGTTTTGTTTGTGCCCCTCGTTCGGCACGTCAATGCACGCAACGTTCAGCGCGCGACACGTGTCCTGGATTTGGCGCTTCACCGTCACGTCGTTGCCGTTGGTGAAATCCGGGAAGTCCTTGGCGTCGTTGAACACGATGAACTCGTAGTCGCCGCCTTTGAAATGCTTTTTCAGCGTGTGGTGCTGGAGTTCAATGAACACCGGGTTGTTCACCACCGCCGTAACCACTTTCACCATTGTTGTCATTGTTGCCATTGGATTGAGGATTGACCCTGTGTGTCCTGTACCCTTTATCTTGTACCCCCGGTCACCAGTTTAAGTGCATTTTTTCATGTTTTGTTTTTTTTGTAACATGAAAACATATACCATGCACTCGTCATCGTTGCTTCATTCATCGTTGCTGTTTTCCATCGTGGTGCAGGTTGTGACCGGCGTCATTGAACTGCTGGCGTTCTTTGTCAAAACCCCGCCCGCCATGGCGCTCATCCGGCAGCTCCTGGGCTTGGAGCTTGCGGTGCAGGCCGTGGAAGGCGCGTTTTATGTCTGGCTGTATAAAAACATTGATCGCGTGAAAAACATCACGCCCAAACGCTACGCCGACTGGGCGATCACCACACCCACCATGCTGGTAACCCTGGTCGCATACATCATTTACGTGAACACGGATAAGGGTGAGGGCAATGATTCGCTTTCCTTAATCCAAATTTTGAGAGAAAATGCCGTGCCAATTGCACAGATCCTCGGGCTAAACTGGCTCATGCTGTTGTTCGGATATTTAGGCGAAGTGGGCGTCATTCCACTGGTTACTGGCGTTGCACTCGGCTTCGCGCCGTTTATCGCTTATTTCTACATCATCTACGAGAGATTCGTTGCAAATGATGCAATTCATAATAATGGCAATAATGTCAATAATGATACTACAAGCCTGAAAATTTACGCGTATTTCCTGGTGTTCTGGTCCTTGTACGGCATTGTTGCCGTGCTGCCTTACACCCTGAAAAACACGATTTACAATGTGCTGGACCTGTTTGCGAAGAATTTCTTTGGCCTATTTCTCTCGTACTTGATTGTTTCAAACGCAATCAGTTAAGAAATTCAATGACGGCGTGACTTATGGCCGCTTCGCTTATGGCTCTTACGTCGCTTATGGCTCTTACGTCGCTTATGGCTCTTACGTCGCTTATGGCCGCTGCGCTTATGACGTTTACCACCTGCACTCTGGAGTTCTTCCATTTCACCTTCTGCTGGCATACTCCTAAGGACATTCGCCTTGTCTTTTGGATTACATGACCACTTTCCGGTCATTGCATTACCTTTTAATATTAACGGCTGATCCGTATTAAGAATGCTAACAAAATTATTGTAAAATTCATTGTTATTCATCATTATATGAATTTCAAGTTCACGGTCAAATAATGCACGGTTTTTGAAAATTTTTATTTCAACTTCTTTATCGTTTTTTTTGAATGCCTTAAAACCGAAGGTGTCAATACCAGTATGCCAATCGCCCGTTATGATGGGTCTTTTAAAAAACGACATTGGTGTGAATTACGGTTATAAAATTGCATAATATTTTTTTTCGTCATCAACTTAATAATTCAATGGCCTGCTTGCACACCGGGCACTCGCGCGGCTTAATCAGCTTCACGTAACACGCGCTGCACGCAATGTTGTGCGCGCACGGACCAAACGTGAGGTTCTTCGCGTTTTCATAGCACAGGATGCACTGGTCCTCCTCCACGTTCGTCTTCATTATGCTAATCAAAGGCGGCAGCTGTAATGGCACCGCGGATGATGCAGTGTATGAAGGCATTGGCTGAATTAATTGAATTGGTTGTTGGTTAAAATGCTCTACGATTTCATTAAAAGATGGTGGCGCATATGAAGTGACTGGTTGCTGCAGGGGCGGCGTAACAATCATGCCTGTGTCCATGGTGATGCGATTGTAAAACCCGCGGAACCCGGCACGCGCGCCCTCGTGGTCGCAGATCCGCACCCGCGTGCCGCGCGCGTCATTTCTCTCGTAATACACACTCCCGTTCTCGTTCCGAGAGATGGAGAAAATAATGTTGGGCTGCAACCCGTCAATGTCAATGTCGGTCACATTCCGGTTGGTAGATCCTCGCTGGAAAAACAGGTGGGACGAGTACTTGGACGCGTAAAACTTGCGCTCGGGGCGCGCCGGGTCGTAAATGAAGTCGCGGAAGGCCCACATCTGGTAGTTGCGCGCGGGGTACCAATTCACCGGCTCCGCGTCCTGCAAAAAGACTTTCACGTCGGCGCAGTCCATTATTGGATGCACGTCTCCCGTGTCCGAGCACTGGATGCGGGTCGGCATGTAACAGTTGTTTTCCTCGCGATAAACGAGGAACCGGTTTTCGTAGTTGGAGGGGGCCTCTTGGCTATAAGCGGGTCTGGATTTGTGTTGCATGTGCGCGGCGGCCCAGTCCGGGGGAGCCGGCACCCACTGGATAGATCCGTTGATTATTTGGATTGTCCGAATGTCGTGCATGGCGTGATGTATGTATGGTCATACATGCAAATTTTTTATATCGTTATTACATGTAATTGAACATGAACATGATGCGCTCAGACCAGGTTGCCGCGGTACTTGGCCGGTTACCCAATAATTTAGAACCACGTGCGTTATTGTCATCACTCAATTCAACATTTGGCAAAGGCGGCATGGATAACAACACTTTGGGACATGCGTATTACACTCTTTATTATGGTCACGTCAACCAATTCGCATCATATGTCCGCCCTGAAAGCATCGCTCTATACGGGTTGTATGCTGCGACACAATTGGCACACCAATCTGCAAAACCTAAGTCACTGCATGTGGTTGAACAAACTGACCCAGCCGTTTACGCGTCGTCGGTTTGTGATGCCATTTTGCAATACAATGACGTGGTTCCCCCGGACGTGTTTTGTCAGGCAATCCGAAATGTGCACCCGCATGAACTTAAGAACGACTATTATCATCGTGACGAAATATGCGGCTTCCCGTTTGATGCATATTTGGGAATGGTGAACACTAGACTACATGCATACTTTTCGTCCAATCTCAATTTGGACGATGTATTGAGTGGGATCAAGAAATGTTTGTGTTTGAGAATGCTATCCAATAATATGTATCATTACAGGGACCATCCTGCGGGATTAGTCCTAGACCCCGCAATTGTCAAACTAATGCAATTTTACACATTGACCGGATTTCTTCATCCGTCGTCAGAAGAGGCGTTTGGCAAGCATGCGCACATGATTCGGAAATACAAACAACTACAAAAAATAATTGAGGAATTAACAAGTCCCAATTCCAAAAAGCATGCAAAGGCACGTCCAATTGATTCCATTAGCATTGTCACTGTTGAACCAGCCCATTTTGAAATTGAAATTGGCGGGCATAAATATCGCTTGACCCAGGTGCAAGATCTGCAGGCATTCATTCAACCACCTCGTTCCAGGTTCATCCCCGTCGTGGCGCCTCGCATGTCTGGTAAAGAGATGATTCACAAAATGGATGAATACATGCATCCTTCAGCTGCTCGGTTAGCATTCGACGAAGGAATTCGTTTTATGACAGTGTTGATGACGCGGTTGGACACTGAAAAGAACAAATTACACCCTCGTGAATTATATGAATTAATTCGTGAATTAGGCAAGCTTTATGAAATTACATTAGAACAGTTTATAGAACTGATGAAAACCAGAGCGAATACTCTGGCTGATGATGAAACCATTTTTAGAATGATGGAAAAAATGGATGAATATGACGCACAATATCGTCCAACCAAAACAAATCCCACGAAGAGATATTTGAAAAAATTGAGTAAGCTTCATTTTCCTTCTTCTCCTCGTTCTCCTCGTTCTCCTCCTCATTCTTCCAGAAAACGCAAACGTGAAGAAGGTGGTGGCGCCAGGTCCAAAACCAACAAGTCCAAAACCAGGAGATCCAAAACCAACAAGTCCAAAACCAGGAGATCCAAAAGCTAAATCAAATTCTGAAATAAAAACATAAAAATATGCGTATTATAATGCAATCATTATAATATACGACATACGAGACACACTATCAATAAACGATGACCGACATTAAGCACCTGATTTCCCCCTTTGTGTTGGTACCTTCTTCGGTTTCATCGCATGCAAAAGCGCCTCCAAGACCGGCACCCCCGTGCAACTGCGACTCCGATGACGAAAATGACTTCGGTATGGCACCCGAATGCGCGTTCATTTGTGACAAGAAACGCACAATTAAGCGCACAACCAAAAAACGGCGATCACATACGCGTTCGACAAGAACAAGACGGAAATGATTTATTTCATTATTTCATTATTTCAATTTAAAAATAAAATATTACATGATGTCATAACCCCCTTTGAACCCCACACATAATAACCCAATCCAATGTCTACCTCTGCCTCTGCCTCTGCCTCTGACTCTGCCTCTGCCTTTTCCTTTGGATCCGAGCCCAAACTGTTGGACGGAAGTTTCAACAACAACACAACCAGCTTCGGTGGAAAGGCCATGTTTCGTGGCAACGATGCCATCAATATCCATAGTGGAAGGCCGGTGCAACCTGCATCCAAGCTGCTGAACAACTGGTTCAACGGTAACAGCACCCACATCAATATTGGCGGCCCTCGGCCCAAGGCTGCAGATGTGCACATGCACATGATAAGGCCCATGTAATATATAATACCCACCATCGTTTCAAATGCATCATGCACCAAGTGCATAATGTATTGCATTATTTTATGCATTATCATTCTAGGCGCTCCACACGTCGTTGTTGAACGGCGACACCAGGATGTCGTTCAGCTTGGTCTGCCAGTACGCCACCCGCTGCTGCCTCTCCATGTCCTTCATCGTCTTGGGGAAAATGGTGGCCGTCTTCATGTCGTCCGCCTCCGCGGCCGTGATTTGCGGCTTGAACCCGTAGCAGTTGATGCCGAACCGCACGTCCGGGTTCGCAATGAAGCCGCCGTTGATGCCCGGCCGTCCGCAATCGTTTTCGTGCCCCTTAATCTTTTGCAGCCGTTCCCACGTCTTTTTCTGCGTGGGGAACAGCGCCATTTGGTTGTCCGACCACCCGTAGCTGCACCACTCCGCGCCGTTGTTGTGCGCCTTCTCCACTTCGTCGTACGCCGCCAGCCGCGCGTCAAACGCCTTGCACACGGCTTTCGCGTCGTCGTACGTGTACTCGTTCCCCGGCACGTGGAACACTTGCTTGAAGTACCGCAGCTCGGGCACGGTGGTTTCCGACCCGTCGTCCGGCTTCTGCACCGTGATGTCAATCTTCGGCTTGTCGCTGAACAAGCCTTGCACGCTGGTGACAATGTTCATGTTGAAAAAGTACTGGTACCCGTTGACCATCAGCAGCACAATGAACGTGCCCCACATGATCACTTCCAGCAACTTGGCGCCGCCGCTGGAAGCGCCACTGGGACCGCTGGTGCCCGTGCCGCCGGGCATGGTGGAAAACACGATGTAATAAATGAAAATGGTGACGGTGAGCGTGGCAAGCATCATCAGCCGGGTGTTGGTGTCCGTGTTGCTGGCCGCGTTGATGAATTCCAGCGGGTTTTGCCCAATGCCGGTGATGGAATCGTACGACACGTTCATTTCGGGGTGTGCAATTGTGCTATATATACTATATATAAAATACCAAACAAAATATTATTGACTGCTGTGCACTTTGCGATAAAACAAGCAGTACGGCAGATTGCTCACAATGGATGCGCTGGAATCCAGGGGCACTTCCTTCACCAGCGTGTCGTTGCACGCGTACCACTTGCCGTTTGCGTTCTTGATGGTGGCGGTGTAGTGGCCGCCCATCGCCGACCCGCCGTGATGGTTGCACACGCCGAACAAGTCGTACACGTAGCTCGCCGGATTGTACCCGTGCACGTACTTGGAGAAATCGGCGCGGTTGCACGGCACGTCCACCGGCACTTGAATCTTGCGCACGTGCCCGCGCGCGTTCATTTCAAAGCGCTTCAAAACCACGATCAGCACGTTGGGCAGGCTCCAGAACGACAGGCGCTTGTGCACGTCCTGCTTCTCGCCCGCGGCTTCGTTGAACCACGCGTTCTCCCCGCTCAGCACCTCCGGCGCGCAGTGGTGGTCCAAGCAGTCAAACAGCGTCACGGCCGCTTTGGGCGGGATTGAAATGTTCAGTATGCAGAAGGGTTCCGGTTTGGTGCTTAACGCCCTTGCGGCATCGCTGGCCACGGGTTCAATGATTGAAACCTGCACCCCATAAAAAATGTTCAGCACTTCGGAGTACTGCTTCCTGTACATGGAGGCCATCATCTCGTAGCACTCCTGGGCCGCGCGGTCGGTGGCGTTGCGCGCAACCCCGCGCACCTTCATCTCCACCTCGCGCGACAGCGCCGTGTGAAAGCAGTCCAGCAAAAACCCGATGAACTCCGCCACGTCGTTCTGCTGAAACCCGGAAAACAGGTCCATGTTTTTGAGTTTGGCGATTTTCTGCATGGAAGACACAAAGCCGCCCGGTGAAATGATGCAGTTGTTGGACCACATCATCGCGCGCAGCTTGTCCCACTCGTGCAACAACACGGAATCCACCTTGCTGTTCAGGCGCGCCTTGTATTCGCCGCTGTTTTTTAAAAGAAAATCGTTGAATTCATACGTGTGCGACAGCAGCTGCAGGCACGCGTTCACGTAGCACGTGTTGCCCATGTTGGCCAGACCGCTCAGTCCCTTGCCCTTGTATGCGTCGTGCATTTGGGGTGGAAATGTAGAATGCATGCATACATCCACATGTGTTTATGCGCATTTTTTTAATTTAATAATATGTGCTTCACCCCCCCCCAAATTTACAACGATGATTTTCTCTCTAGGACATTTTGCGATATTCGCGCCGATGCAATATTTTCGCACCATCATGGTCAGGGTTTTTTCGTCCCGAAAAAGTTCCGCAAAACGCCTAGCGCCGCGCGTTTTTGCGCAAAAGTCTTTTGTCGATTCGATTTTTGGACATTTTTTTTGTCCATTTCCTGAAAATTTTTCGAGTCTTGTGCAAAGTAAATCGAAAAAATAACAAATTTAGATCGTGTAATAAATGTGTAAATTATGACAGCATAATGCAGCGCTTAAAAAAAGGCACCACGGCGGTGCATTTTTCGGCCCAAAAAAAACTTAAAAAAAGGCACCAATGTGTTGAAAAAAACGTTCTATGTATTTTGACTTTTTAGAACGAATTCTTCAACGGTATAACGGTTTTTTCAACGCGAATAGAACAACGCATTCAACGCATTCAACGTTTTTTTGAGTTATGTAGTCGTGCATCCATTCGCATTGATCTCATTTGACACGTTATATGATGTGGCATTTGATTATGCAAAATGATAGAATAACATAGAACAAATTATTAAATGCGGTGAAATAATATAAATATAATGTGCATGAACAATATAATAGTAATTCATCATTGCATTGGATTGCATTGTGTGATGGAGAAAGAATCTTTTGCATGCAACAATTGTGGAAAAGTGTATGCATTAAAGAACAGCTTGTGGCATCACATGAAGGCATGTGCTGTTTCCCCTGTTGCCAACTACAAATGTGACCACTGTCCCAAAACTTTTACAACTCGGTCCGGCAAATGGTATCATGAAAAAAAATGCGAAGGCATGAATTCAAAAAAAGCATTTGAATGCCCGCATTGTGGAAAGGGATACGACGCCCGAAACAGTTTGTGGTATCATGAGCAGAAGTGCGCGCAAAAGGCAACATCTTCAAAAACAACGGAACCAACAAGCAGCCTTGCAATCATGTGTGAAATGGACGAACAAATCACCACCACCAAGTGCATAAAAAAACTGAATAATCCAGCCGCATCAGCCTCCGCATCAGCCAGTGCATCCACAATGACCGCCGCATCATCTGTGGTGTGTGCCCCAACCCCAACCAGCGATTTCATGATGAAGATGGTGGAACAGCTCATGGAGCAGAACAAAACGCTGCAAACTCAGATCATAGAATTGAGCAAAGAGAGAAATACGGTGATAAATAATAATACCACCACCAACAACCAGCAGTTCAACCTACAAGTGTTTTTAAACACGGAGTGCAAGGACGCCATTAAACTCAGCGATTTTGTGAAATCTCTCAACATAACATTGGAGGATCTGGAATTTACGAAGAACAACGGCCTCATTGAAGGCGTGAGCTCCATCATCGTGAACAACTTGCGGGGCATGGACGTGCACAAGCGGCCGATCCACTGCACGGACGCGAAGCGCGAAACCATGTACGTGAAGACGGATGAATGGATCAAGGACGACGACTGCGCCAACATCAAGAAATTCATTTACCTGACGTCGTGCTACCAAATCAAACGCATTCAGGACTGGATTGACGCGCACCCGGGGTGGGAAGCCAAAGAGAAACTGCAAACCGAATATTTGGCGCTGTGCAAGGAGCTGTACAAAAACATTGAGAACGATGATGTGGCGCACAAAAAAATAATAAAAGGGTTTATCAAAAATATTCAAATTGATAAACACAAGGCATAGGCATGTGTATGGGGGGGGGTCATCCAGAACCAACCGGATTTACCTCCATCATGGTGGTGACATCCGACATCTCTCCGCACATGTTTTGAGTTAATGCCGCCCTGATTTGTGCGGGCGGCATTGCGGGGTTGGATGCCAAATACAACAGTTTGCAATACGCCGCTTCCAGCGTCATGTCGTGCCCGCTGATCACGTTGTATTTTTTCATGAGTTTTCCGGTCACGTAATCGTCCATGTTTATGAACCCTTCGGTGCATTGGCTCACGTTCATCACCACGACGTTTCGTTCCTGCAGCGTGGCGAGCAGGTGCATGAAATCGGGATTAACCACCGGCCCATCTCCGATGCCGTATGTCTGCAGTATGAAGCCACGCATGGTTGGACTGTTGGCAACCACTTGCTCCATGGTTTTAAAATTGCAACCCGGGGTTATGATTGCAATGAACACTTCCACGCGCGGGTCATAAAAATGGGGCATGGCTGCACTTCGGTGGTGCGCTGCACTTCGGTGGTGCGCTGCACTTCGGGGGTGGTTCAATACGGGCAGTTTTGCGTACCCAAACGCTCCTAAATTTGGGAAATTCGGACATGCGAATGCATTCAATTTATTGGAACTTATTTTTTTGCATCGGTTGCCCCGCATGATCTGGTTTGCAAAGACGACAACGACTTCGTGCACCGAATCCGCAAAATGGGTTGCAAATATGAGGGACGCCATCAAATTGTCAATACCGTCGTTTTTTAATTGCTCCAACGGAATTTGAGACCCGGTCATTACCACCAGTTTATTCAAATGCTGAAGTGAAAACGATAACGCGGATGCAGTGTACGCCATGGTGTCCGTTCCGTGAATGACAATGAAACTCTTGTATTTGTGCGCCACGGACATTATGTCGCGCGTTATTTTGTTCCAGTCATTGCATGACACATTGGACGAATCAATCAATGGATGATATTCAACCAAATGGAATCGTGAAATGGAATGCCTGGGTTTCATTTTTAAGGCATTGTTCAAAACCTTTTCTAAATAACCGGGTTTGGGCTCGTTTCCGCCAGGGGTGTCGACCATGCCAATGGTTCCGCCAGTGTATACTATTAAAATTTCGGCGTTATCATTGTGGCGTTTTCGCCGACGCGTCTGCATGATGTGGGGTATTTACTATCATCGCATATTATAATAAACCGTCATATTGACATCTTGATACCTGGACATCTGGACATCTGTACATCTTGACATCTTAATATACCCATTACGCTGCTTGTGTTTCAAGCAGTTAGCAGTGAACGTGCATCATGGCTTAGTGGTTTAGCGACCATCCGAGTAGGTTGACATGCGCAGGTTCAATTCCCAAGAGTGCCACTGCAAATTTTCTAACACCGGTGTAGCTCAGAGGCAGAGCGTCTACAACATCGTCGGTCGTATCCTTCGTCCTTGCATAAAGGTCCGAAAGACTGATGGTTATCGCCTTATAAGCGGAAGGTCGCAGGATCGAAACCTGTCGCCGGTATCTTTCAATTCGTGCGCTTTACAGAAGCGCATAAGGGGTTCCACCCCGATGTCATAGCTAAGTGACGTAAAACGCAGCACACATGTCACCGGTGTGGCGCAGAGGAAGCGCGTCTATAAACATCGTCGGTCACATCATTCGCCCTTGCATAAAGGTCCGAAAGACTGATGGTTATGCCTACAAGCGGAAGGTCACAGGATCGAAACCTGTCGCCGGTATCTTTCAATTCGTGCGCTTTAAAGAAGCGCATAAGGGGACCACCCTTACGTTAAGCTGGACGTAAAACGGATCATCCATACAAACCACCTCCACGGCGGACGTTAAACATCGTCGGTTACGCATTTGACCCACTTGGTCCGAATTACTGATGGTTATCTCTCTTTCTCATTAAAAGAACGGCGCGGGATCGATACCTGCGGGTGGTACAACAACAACAACAACAACCTCGCACAGGTGCATTTAGTGCACCAGAGCCTTGTGTATTACACAAAGTATTCAAATTCAACCTGCATAGCTCAGCGGAAGAGCACCGGGGACCCCCACATCGTCTGATCAACTAAATTGACAATGTCCGCTTCATTGCAGACATCGTCCGAATGAACGGATGGTTATCTTATCTCGGAGGTCGTGAGATCAAAACTCACTGTAGGTATTTACCTTTTTGAATTTGCAAATATCAAACATTTAGGAGGGTTTTATTTTCAAACCATATGAAATTATAGTATCATAGAATTGTATAACCTATACACGCGTTTGATAAACACAAATGCCAAAGTCTAGGAGGCAACAATATGCGGATTATGATGAGAAACTGGGATTGAGACGTCAGGCAAAAGCGCGTGAGCATGCTCGCTCACACCCGTCCGTTGTCTCCCAAGCATGGTCCACCGCATCCGGACTACTATCTACTGGAATCAACAAGCTAACCGGTGAAACTGCCAGAAAAGCTGCCAAAGCTGCAGAATGCAAAGAGATTGAGAGAGTTTTTAATGAGGGTGTTGATATTATTAACGTGAACTGGAACGGTACGAGCGGCATGTTGGACGGTGTTCCGTATTTAATTGGTGAGATACAAAAAAACATGATTGGTATGGGCATTACGAATGAAGGCATTAAACAATATGATCTTACTAACCCACAATATTTTAAGACTATACTTGGACAAGTATTACAAAAGGGGAATGAACTACTGACACGCCCGGATAGTATGCAAGTTGTGCATGTGTTTAATGAACAGGTTGAAAATGCGTATTGGTGCACTGTTCATTTTTGCAGTTTAATTGAAATGTATAAGAAATGTCTCCCATTTTTTCAATTTATTGATAAATTTATGGTTTGGAAAAAATGTCAGTTCGAACATACATTAACGGACCACATAACACACATAATTGGGTTGCGCAAACATCTACGGGACATCATTCAGTACATGGACCAAGGAGTAATGCCTCAACTGGAAGCCCTAAAACAACTACTGCGTGCTGCCAATGGTAAGTACAATCCACCATATGATGGTGGCAAACGTCGCACCCGTCGTCATCACAGTCGTCGTCATCGCAGTCGTCGTCATCGCAGTCGTCGTTGTCGCACCAATTAAATAGCAGAACGAGTTGACAATTATGGTTTTATAATTTTTTATAATATCATTTGTTTAGCGCTTAAAAAAATGACAATAAATTCATTATATACGCCATGCCACGGTTTCGTCGTAATGATAGAATAAATCATGAGCAGTCCATTAATGAAAACTACATTCCGTTTTACAATGCCAGATTGTTTGCCATGCACGAAAGCTTGATTCAAAGCTACGCGCATTTCACGTATCATGCAAATTACATGTTCAATGCATTGGGGCAGTCCCTGCACGGCGTGCGAAATCCACAACCTTGGTCATTTATTCCCCTATCACAGCCACAACCACAACCACAACAGCAACAACAGCAGCAACCACAGCAGCAGCAACAACAGCAGCAGCAACCACAGCAGCATCAACCACAACGGCAGCCACAGGCACAACGGCAGCCACAGGCACAACGGCAGCCACAGGCACAACGGCAGCCACAGGCGTACAGCGCCAATGCCAATGCGAATGCGAATGCGAATGCGAATGCGAATGCGAATGCGAATGCGAATGCGAATGCGAATGCTAACGCCACTCCGTTAAGTGCCAATGCCGCTCCGTTTAGAAGCAACGCGCTAGGGACCAGCATTGTGAACACATTGATTGGCATGTTGTATCAGCCCGAAGAACCACGGCTCACGCAGGCCGAGTTGGACGAGAGGGTTGAACTCGCGCGGTTTGAAAACATCGTGAATCCGCTGAACACGACATGTTCAATTACGCAAGATGCGTTTGAACCATCGCAACAAGTTGCACGCATTCGTCATTGTGGACACATATTCAATTCGGATAGTTTGGCACGTTGGTTGCGGTTGAACAACACGTGTCCGACATGCAGGCACAACCTTCGCACAAGCACAGCGCCGACAAGCACAGCGCCGACAAGCACAGCGCCGACAAGCACAGCGCCGACCAGTACAAGCACAAGCAGAGCACCGACAAGCAGAGCACCGACAAGCAGAGCACCGACAAGCACAGCTCCAACCAATGCCACAACTAGTGCCCCGACCAATGTTGCCAATATACGACGCATTTTGGACATTCCGCTTGATTCTGAAATTGACATCAATGCTGTTTACAATGAGCTTATTCGCAACAGTGCAAACATTCCTGGATTTGAATTGAATGCGGTGGATGATGATTCACTCGTGTTTTCATTTGATTTGATGAGTGACAGACAAAATGGACCAAACCCAGGATCAGGACCAGGACCAGGACCAGGTCCTAGAAACATCGGCGATGTAGATTAATTGCGGCGCATTTTCAGTGTTTTTTTGAATTTTGATCTTTTTTTCATTGAACCGCCCGCATCCGAACCAATACTGCCATCCCAGCTCAATGCATCATCCTCACTTAATGGATTAGATCCCCAACCACTAAAAGCTGCATCTGCATCATCTGCAACAGCTGCATCATCTGCAACAGCTGCAACAGCTGCAACAGCTGCAACATCTGCAACAGCCGCAGCGTCGCCGGGTGACATTGATGACGACGCCGATGAAGTTGCACTTGTGTAGTCTGAAGTACCTGGGCTATCGTAAGGTTGTTTAGACGGCAGCAGTGAGCCGATGCCACGACACACATATGCAATCACCGCAGTATTATCCGGAAAAATTCCGGTTTGTCCGAGCACGTCGGAAAGACGAACCGGCGTTTTATCTCTTTTTAGTTGATATTGGGTGTTGAATAAAAATTCTGTATCATTACGCCTAGTACCAACCACCCTGCCATGAGTTTCAGTTGGTTCAATGAACGATTGCAAATATATCGCGGTTTGTGCAACATACAATAATTCAGGGTGGGTTTCAACTAAACGCGTAGGGTTAACCGTGAGCACATTATGGTTATACGATGGATCACACGGATTGCCGTTGCCGACTTTAAACAAATAAATGCCATCAATCCTATCCAGATTCTTAGTATATCCTGCCCGAAACATATCCAAATTCGGAACATTAGAACCTGCGTTGCGTTGTTTTAAAATAGTGGTTTTAACCAATTGTCCCGCAACACGTTGTTCTTGGTCAGATCTAATTGTGGATTGCAATGCATCCATCAATTGCACGCCAGTGAATGGTTGAGTGGGTTGGGTGCGGCGGGCATTAATCATATTGCAAAGATGGCTGTGCACCGATTGTGGTATGCCATGTGTAGTTACAACACTTCCATGAGGTGCAACAAAAACCAAATCATAATTGGTTTTGAACAATGGGTATTCTTCAATGCGATCACCCCTCATACTGCTCATATCGCATGATTCCCCGTGACCTATGCAGATTGCAACATATTCAATCTGTTTATTTGCAAATGCAGGACTGTAAACAACTTGGCCTATTCCGGTGTATGGTCGTAAGTTTCTTTTTCTGCGATATGTTTTTTTCAATACACCACGCCCCGGGAATGTTGGTGCCGGTTTAAGTGACGGGGGTTTGATATATGTCTTGCGAGTGTGCTTGATATATGCCCTGCGAGTGTGCGGATTAATGTGCAATTTAAATTTAGGCATGTTTACATTTATGTAATATAAAAAACATCAAAAAATATTACACAAATACACAACTGTTATTTTTATTTACTCGTTTTTGGGTTGACACATTCATTTCTTGGCATTGGTTTTGAAGAACTCCGTTATGCTCTTATTTGATTTCGCCAGGTTGTCCGCCTGGCGCAGGTAGTCTTCAAATATGAGCTCCTTCACTTCGCGAAAGCGCAGGTCGTCCAGCTTCTTCTGCAGCTTGTCGTCGCTGTCGGTCCAGTTGCTCCGCACGGATTCCAGCTCTTCCAGGAAGCGCGCCTTCTTGCGCCGAAACGCCGTCATTTGTTCTAAAACGAGGCCGAACAGCTGCGCCACGGGCTTCATGATCTGGTTCGTGATGTAGAACGAGTAGTTCGGTTTCAGACGCTTGGCGCGGATGTAGTCCGGCGTCTCAATGCGCTCCCCCTGCAGCGCCTTCTTGTCCGCGTTGTGGATGTACACGAAGGGGATGCGGTCCCCCGAGCTCGGCTTGTTGCCGGGGTCGCGCTTGCCCATGCGGTCGGCCAGCACCTTGTGCGCAATTTGCTGCGGATTTTTATAAGTGGAGCGCAGCGACTTTGTGATGATGAGCTTGTCCATGGGCACGCGCTCGTCCACGAGGGACTGTAGTGACTCGCGCACGAACTTAACCGCCGCCTCCAAGTCCTGCTGCTTCGTCAGGATGTCTATCAGGCCGCCGTACACGTCCTTCACGATGGGCGCGTTGTCGCGGCGGCGCAGCACGATGCCCATGCTCTTCGGCTTTCCCTTGTTGGGATCCGTCTCGTACAAGATGCCGAAGTAGCGCTTCTTCTGCAGCAGGCCGAACGGCATGAGCGTCTTTTCATACACCCACCCGTGAGGTGCCTTCAGGAACGCCGACGCCATGTCGCCCACCTGGCGCGCGAGCTCAATCGTGATTTCCAGTGCTGGCTTGCCGCGGATGGGGGTTCCATCTGTGTGAGACAGGTTGAACGTGTAGAATACACTATCCGTGTTGTGCACAATCATGTTTCCAATCCCAGCCGCAAAATGATGATTGTCGGTGGTCAAATCGTACACATACGCGTTTTCTTCAGACGGCAGCGGCAATGTTATTATTTTCTTGACGGAATCGGGACATTTTCTCTGAACCCGGGTTGTCATTGTCGCTCTGTAAATGTCCATCTTGTCTGAACGCGTGTTCAATGATGTTTTCCATCCAAGACTTTGAGCCAACAAACATATGCATGCAGAGCTAATTTGATTTTTTTGGTCAACCCGAATATATCCATGTTTGTCTTTGTCGCCGTCAGCATCATACATTCCGTTCCAAAAACTCTCACGAACTTCTCTTGTATTATTGAGGATGCTGGTTGGGATGATTTTGCATTGTTTGTAATACATCATGGACCTGTAGGATCTTACAAATTCCACGATGCTTCCATATTTTTTTGACTTTGGAGTAATTTTGTACACGCCCGAGCTTTTCAGAGTATCATTGTAGACCCATTCCAAATCCGGATAAGCAATTTTGCAAAGCTCAAGATATTTTTGGATGAAGTCCATTGATGCATTGTTCAATGCCCATGAACACTTTTTACCAGAATCACAATCATACTCTCCGCAACTTCCATCTCCAAAGAAGAACCCCATGACTCTTGCTTGTTCAACCGACACCGATGACATTGTTACCACCGACGCGTCTGGCTGCGGCAACGCGGAATGCAGCAATTTGGTTCCAATCTCCACATTTTTTGGTGAAATTTCTTCGCCATTTGCCAGAATCAACGAATGGTCGTCCGTGACATCAACAATGCCCGTGTGAGTAACAATCCTCATCATTTTTTTGTGGGGGGCAAGCGCGTGACGAATGACGCGATGCAGACGAGTCCATCCATTTTCTGACCACGTTTCCACCCCGCACATCATTTCGCAAACCTCTTTGGTTTGTTTTCCTTCTTCTTTGCATTGTGTCCAGGTATTCGGACTGGCTCCGTATTTTTCAGCAAGCGCTTCAATGGGACAAACGTCAATGATGCCGTTCAACCGAACATACACTGGAGTGTGTGCCGCCACACTGTCTCCATACACGTACTCCGCGCGCGTGTGTACGATGCCGTATTTGCTCGTTTGGCATTCGGCGTCCCCGTACACCTCCTCCACCATGCGCTTGGCATACGTGAGCAGCTTGCGCCCGGTGGCGGTCGTGGACGCCGCCACATCCACTTCATAAAACGAGCTGGTCTTGGCGCCGCACTGGCCGTACAGCGAGTTTGCCGTGACCTTGTAAGCCAGCTGCCGCTTGTCCAGCACGTTGGACATGAAGGGATCCGACTCCTGCTCCGCCAGCTTGCGCGTGGCCTTGCGCGCGGCCAGCAGCTCCTCCAGAATGGACGGCAGAATGGCTTTTGTTCCGTCCTTGAACTGTGCAAACCGGCACACCTTTTTGCCGCTCAAGTGCTTCTCCATCTTGCCACGCGGGTTCGGCTTCCAGCGATACGTGTCGTATTCCACGTCCACGTACGTGTATTCCGGCAGGTTGTCGTACACGTGCTGCCCGGTTTTCGGATCCTTTTCGCCCGTCTCGCGCACCATGGTGCCGTCCAGGTTGTACTCCTTGGTCCACACCTTGCTGTCATGGGACAGGTTCTCGCTGATCATGGAGGACGGATACAGCGACGAGTAGTCGTTGCAGGCGACGGGGTTGTCCAAGTAGAGGCCGCGCTTCGGGGGCAGCACGATGGCGCCCTCGTAGCCCTCGCCGGATGGCCCCTTGTCAATGACGGGCATGAGCGTGTTTTTCTCGCGGCACTTTTTGGCCATGTAGCTGGTCAACTTGATGCCCTGGCCGCGAATGACCAGGAAACTGATGGGCACGCTGCAAATCTTCGCCATCTCGTTGTAGCCCGTGACGACGTCCACCTTCCGCATGAGATGGTGCACGAGGTTGCAGTCCTGAATGCAGTACTTGGCAATGACGGCGCGCGGACCCGGGCCCTCGTTCGTCATGCGGAAAATGTCCTGCGGGGTGACGTCGTCCTTGGACACACCCCAGCGCACGTGCTTCGTCATGTCGGGTGTCTCGTGACCGATGATGTCAAAGTGGCTGGCCGCGCGATTGACTGCGACGACCTGGAATTTTTGGCCGTCCTTGTAGGGGTCGGTGGAATGCCCGGTTTCCTCCAGCTCAATGTAGTTGCCGACTTCCAGGCCGACGAGGTTCTTGCTGAAAATGCGGGTCACCTTTCCGTCGGGTATTATTGAATCGGCGTCGGCTTCCACGCGGTGCTCGACCTTGACCACGTTGTCGCCGATGAAGTAGGAGCCGACGTAGTCCAGCTTGTAGGACGTGAGGTTGTAGTCGCGGCGGAAGTAGTTGTACATGTCAATTTGGAGACGGCCGGGCATGGCAATGTAGTGCAGGTCGTACTGGCCGCTGGCGAGGGCGATGCTGGTTTCTTCAATGCTTACGCGCCCCGTTTTGAAATCGCGCTTGCCGCAAAACTCGTCCGCGTTGCGCGACAGCTTCAGGAACTCGTCTTCCACGTGGTTTTCCAGGGCGCGGCGGAACATGAAATTGTAGTCAAATCCGAAGATGTTGTAGCCGATGATGATGTCGGGGTCCTCGCGCTGGACAAGGGTGGTCCAGGCTTGCAGCAGCGCGCGCTCGGTCTTGCAACTCACGATTTCGGCGCTGCGTACGGGGTTGCAGGTGCCGAGTGCGAGGCAGTGGTTCAAATAGGGGCGGTCGTCGCCGTATCGCAAGAACGTGGAGCCGATGAAGGTGACCTTGTCGCCCTCCACAGCCGGAAACACGGCCAATAACGCGTCGTTCATGTGGTTGATTTTGGTTTCGCGGTCCAACGCGGACGAGCGCAACATGTCGGCAATGGATTTGTCGGTTGTTATGGCTGTTGCTGTTACTGTTGCGGTTGCTTTTTCCCAGGGCGCTTTGCTGACTCCCGTCATGGTCGTGAACACGCTTTTTGTGTCGGCGCAGTCGTCATCGCCTCCATCGTCGTCATCTTCTGCTAAGGCTTCCGCATCCGCTTGTGCATCCGCTTGTGCATCCGCTTCCGCCTTCAGTTTTTCAAACATGCTCTCAATTGTGTTGACCTGCATGATTTCGGGGTCGGCTTCTTGCACCAGCGTTTGTATGGGCGTGGACCACATGCGCTCAAACATGGCGTCCATCTGCTTCAATGCGGGCACCGTTTTGGTGTAAATGCGATCAACGTCGTCATACGGTGTAAACAATGGTTCGCCTTTCTGCGGGTCGTGGAACGCCGTGCGAATCATGCGGTGCACTTCGGACTGGGTCGCCGCATTGGCGGGATCCTTCAAGCACGCGTCCACGATGTTGGCGGCGAGTTTTTTGTAGGACTTCACGGGGACGGGGAAGTCGCCGTGACTGCTGCTGGCTTCAATGTCAAAACTCATGATCTTGTAGGGGACGCGGGTTTCCTTGTCGGGCTGCGGGGCGACGTCCTTGTGCCCGACGCGGTACTCGTACTTGCACGTGGTCTGCTTTTGGGTTTGTGTTTCAATGGGTTGGCCCTTCACCTGAACCCAGCCCGACGGGCTGATGTCCTTGATGTGGAAGTAGCGCAGCAGGGGGGGAATGTTGGCCTCGTAAATTTGGGTGCCCTTGTAGCCTTGCCGATTCAGGCGCATTTCATCACCTTTGCGCTCGTACCACAGCGCCTTCGCGCGGTTCATGGTGGCCGTGTTTTTGAATTTGATGAGGAGGAACTTGTGGTCCTTGCCGCCGTCAAAGCCGTAGAGCGTCTTGCGCCGAATGAGCTTGCACTCGTCCATCAAAATGGAGTCCTCGTTGAATTTTCCGACCGCTTTTTTCAGTTCGGCGAGGAAGAGCGCCTTGGCGTCAAAGCCCCACGTCTCGGGCACCTTGGCGTAGAAGAAGGGTTGGTGATCGCACACAGTCACACAGCAGGTCTCGCCCTGCTCGTTGATTCCAAACATCTGGATGACGAACTGTTTTTTGTCCTTGCTGAATTTGCGCTGCCCGTGTCCGTGTGAATCGCCGGATGATGAGCTGGAACTGGTGGGGCCGCTGCCGCACTCGTCCCTCGTCTGAAAATCAAATAGGCGGAATGATCCGACTTCCGTTGTTGCCATTGTATCAATTGTTGCCATTGTATCAATTGTTGCCATTGTTGGTATGAATGTATGTATTACTTGGAACGTTTAATTGTTTTCATTCCGCAATTCAATTTTGCCGTGAATGAAAACAATTGATGACTAATTATTGCGTTTTAATTTTACATATTCGCTGTACCCGCCAATGAATTTTGTTCCCACAAACACAATGGGAATGGACGTGTATCCGCGAATGCGGGGCACCACGTTCTTTCGGAATTTCGGCATGTTGCGGAACGTGATTTCCACGTACTTGTCGCGACCTGGAACAAGCAACTGTTTCATTTTGCTGCACCAAGGACACGAGGCCTTGCCATACACGGTGACGCGCCCGGCAACCGGCAACGGCATGATGGTGTTAGACATTGTATACGATGTTTTTTATACGTATACAATGAGTGTGCGATAATAAACGCAAAAACGATTCATTTATTTTTTATGTTTCCTGCATTTCCTGCGTTTGGTGTGCGAGCGCTTGGTTTTGCGTTTACGATGGGTTTTCTTTCGGCGTCCTCCAATGGAGGGAACTTGCGGCGCTCCAACAATTACATTTTTGTCGTCCAAAGGGACAGACTTATTATCTGGAGGAGGAAGAGCAGGAGGAGCAGGAGGAAGAGCAGGAGGAGCAGGAGGAAGAGCAGGAGGAAGAGCAGGAGGAAGAGCAGGAGGAGCAGGAGGAAGAGCAGGGACTGGAGGAAACGCATTTGCACCAGGTGTTGCCGCTGTTGCTGTTGCCGCTGTTGCCGCTGTTGCTGTTGCAGCTGTTGCTTCGGCATCGGAAGAAAACAAAGGTTTAGTCAGCAGGTTTGTGAATGATGAAACACCAGCACCTATTGCGGCGTCAACGCCTGCAACATTGTTTTTAATCTTGTCTATGACCGAAGGCGCGGTTGAAGCCGACATGTCTACAGGAACTACAGGAACCGAAGAAGGCTCTGTGACCGACGACATATCTGTTGAAGGAACCGAAGAAGGCTCTGGAACCGACGACATATCTGTTGAAGGAACCGACGACATATCTGTTGAAGGCTCGGTTGAAGGAACCGACGACATATCTGTTGAAGGAACCGAAGAAGGCTCTGGAACCGAAGGAGGAACCGAAGAAGGCTCTGGAACCGAAGAAGGCTCTGGAACCGAAGGAGGCTCTGTAGCCGACATGTCTGGAACCGAAGAAGGCTCTGACATAGAAGAAGGAACTGAAGACATATTATTCAGATCATCGTTCGCGGGAACTATTTTGATTTTTAGTCCATGATTGGAGAGAAATTTTTCAATAAATGCCAAGTTGTTCGGCCCGGTGTGCTCTTTGGGGGAGCGACGATCTTCGTGAATCACCATGACCGTGGGCACTTTGTCCACGGGGGACGAATAATAATGGTCGTTCATGTGTTTAGTGGCCCGTGGCCCGAAACTGGCCGAGCCATACTTTGGATGGTTGGACAAGCTGTTTGCAATGGCGCGCCATGCGGGGTCAAAATCCGTGCAGTGCGGGCAACTGTTGCTGTGATGCCTCACAACCAGCGGGACCTTGCTTTTCATGAGCGTATCCAACTGGGACACGTTGAACTTGTCGTCGTCATCAAAATCGTAATGCTTGCCATTACTGTAACTGTAACTGTAACTGTTCCTGCCTCCGTGTTTTTTTTTATTTGCTCGTTGCGTCTTGTTTCGCTGACGTCGACGGTTGTAACGGTTCAACGTTTGCATTTTGGTTATTGATTATTGATTGGTATACATTTCGTCAATATTTAATTTGGATTGTGCAAATTTAATTATATCCCAAACATATATCATACGTTATAATGCAACCACCCATGCAAATGCGATGGACCACTTGGGCGATTTTAGCCATGTTCATCATTGGGCTCCTCTTCACAATGACGTACACCAGCAAAAACGTGCACGAAGCGTTTGAAGGCAGCGAACGCCCTTCACCCAACCAGGACCGGTGTCCCGACATTCTCATCCAAAAGGGGAGCAAGCTGTACTTGCACAACAGCCGGCTGGCCAGCGTGCCCGGCGTGAATCCGCTTAAGTTCAACAATTTAGAAGAGTACGTGGAATTCACGGACTGGCAGCGCGGCCAAGGCATTCGCTGCCCCATTTTATACTTGCAGCACTCGTTTGACGCGCAGGGCAAACCGGTGTACAAAATCAGACCGAGCCCCTTAAACCTGCAGGGCGGCCTGCCGCCCGTGGCGTCTTCCGGCATTAGTCCGAGTAATGCGAATGCCAGCTTCATTGACGACGCCGACAAGCCGCCCATGAATGCGGGGTCGTACCCCGCGTTTGACCCCATGGAACCCAATGTGGGGTCCGCCAACGGCCAAACCAGGAAGCTGAAGGGCTTGAGCGCGAACCCCATGGACCCCAACTGGGGCGGCGACGCCTACACGCAGGCCCAGATTGATGCCGGCAAGTACTCGGGGGATGAAGTGGACATTTTCATTCCGTAATTCATGAGCTGTCCAATGTTTTAAACGCGTGCGGCACAATCGCCGTTTGAAACTGCATCATGGTGTTGATCCCGTTCATCAGCGCAACCGTTTTGTCGCTGGGGGGCGCCATCATGGCATTCTGGTCGCTGGAATCCGCAATCATTTGCGCGGCAACGGCATTGAGGGACGCCAGAACCTTGGCCTGTGTCCAAGCGTCCATGATTTCAATCAACCCCTCGTACGCGTCGCGGTTGGTGTCAGTTTGCAGCATGTTCAGCATGTTTTGGGTGTTGGTGGTCAACACATCCGATGAACTTTTCGCAGTCACGCCGGGCGTGTCTCCGGAAGAAGACGAGGACGATGACGAAGACGAATCCGACGATCCAAACGAAAACCCTTCACGTAGGTTACGCTTGTTGGCGCTTCTACTGCTTCCAGTAACCACGTAGTACCCCGCAAATACGAGCAGGGCGATGATAACGCATTTAATGACAGTGCTGACGTCCATCACGGGTTGATATACATTACGCCATTAAAAAATTATAAATGTTATGAATGCATTGTTTGCTTAACTTGCGCTGCGTTTCCAGTCGGATGTCGGCCAGGCAACCGCTACTTTCTTTGAGCGCGTCCATGAGGGCGCGCATCGTGGGGTATTTTTTCACGATGGCGGCCGCCGTCTTGCTGCTCACGCCCGGAATGTTGCACAGCATGATCTCCGCGATGTTTTGCGGCGTGATGTTCTCGCACTTGACTTGCTTCACCTTGAGCACGCCACAATACGACGCCTCAACATCACCAGTCGCATCGGCCACAGTCGCATCGGCACCAGTAAGACCAGGTGCAGGTGCACGATGGTGATAGTGCCCGTACGGCACAGGAGATGCGGCCAGCTTGTTGGCGTAGCTGTGAACGATTTCGTATGTTTCCAGCACGGACATGGTGTGCACCACGCTGAACCCTTTGTAATAATTCAGCGAACACATGGCCGACTGCAGCGCCCCCTTCCCAATCTTGCTAAAGCGCTCGTTGTATCGCGCAAAGTCGCCCTCTATGATGTACACCACGTTGTGATTGGACACGTTGGGAAACGCTTGGAGCCGAAGGGATTGCTCCTTGTAGCGGCCGTCGCGAATGGAAGCCGCCAAATCAGCCAAGCTCTTGCGCTCAAACACGATGTAGTCGGTTGCGCCGTCGGCAGAGGAAAGAATGACGTCGCCGACGGGAAGCGCTTCGGATTGCAGCGTGTGGGTCGGGCCGACCAAATTAATTTGAAACAGGCTGAACAGCTCCGTTTCGCGCATGTCCACGCGAATCAACATCTCTAAGAATGAATAATGCAGCAAGTTGATGCTACAGTTGCATAATTACCGTTTAAGTAATTATGGAATAACTTAGGGACGTGCCGTCCCTAAAACCCTGGAAGGGACTCCGTCCCTTTAACCCTGGAAGGGACTTCGTCCCTTAAACCATGGAAGGGGCTCAAAAGGAGGGGTGCGGGGAACGTAGTTCCCCGGTAGGAGGGGTGCGGGGAACCTATGGTTCCCCGATTTAGTACAGACCAGGTCGGGACATGCTAGCGGGCACACCACCGGAGCCCACAGGGTTCATGGTCAACAAGTTCTTGGCCTTCAAGTAAGCCAGACCGGCGATGCAGCCCAGATTGGTTTGGACGCAGCAATAAGGCGCGCGGCTGGTGATGGCGTTGCTCAAATTGGGGTTGCGTCCCTGCATGGTGATGAGGCCGCCCTTCTTGTTGCCACCCAAGTTGCAGATGTTGTTGGTGATGGAATCGATTCGCTGACACCTCTTAGTGGTGGATAAAACCATTTTATGTAATTTGCTTGTTGTTTATACTATGTCTAAATATTTTATTTTTGGTTTCATTCACGTTCGTTCGTTGCGTTCATGCGTTCATTGTTGGGTCCGTTAAATGCATTTTCAAACCGGCTTAAAGCCATCTCGTGAACAAAATGTATCAGAATGCAAACAATGCAAACAATGCAACAACAAGCAACCCACGAACCAAAGGAACCAAAAGACCGGTCCCCGCAGCGCCAGGCTCTCACTTCTAAATTGATGCACGCCGAGGAATTCATGCCGACGGAAGACGGCGGCTTAATATTCAACCCCTACAACCCCGAAAACCGCGAGATTACATTGAGTGAAATTCAATCTATTCTCACCGCGTACGGCGTGCCCGACCCCAAGGTGCACAACCTGGAGCTGTACAAGCGCGCGTTCGTGCACCAGTCGTACACGCGGCGTCCCGAGTTTGAGAACGCGGCGGAAGCCATCAGCGTGGTGGACAAGCCGGCGGACTGCATGCCGCTGCGGTCCAAGTCCAACGAGCGCCTGGAGTTCCTCGGCGACGGCGTGCTGGAGTGCGTCACCAAGTACTGCCTTTATCGTCGCTTCCCGAAGGAGAACGAGGGCTTCATGACGGAGAAGAAAATCGCCATCGTGAAGAACGAGACCATCGGGCGCATGGCGCACGAGATGGGGCTGCACCGGTGGTTCATCATTTCGCGGCACTCGGAGGAGAAGAAGCTGCGCACGAACCTGAAGAAGCTGGGCTGCTTGTTTGAGGCGTTCGTGGGCGCGCTGTTCCTGGATTACAACAAGATCGCGATCCGGGACGAGGAGCACTGGTTTGAGCACGTGTTTGCCACGGGGCCCGGGTTCCAGATGGCGCAAATCTTCATTGAGAACGTGTTTGAGAAGCACATTGACTGGATTGCGCTCATCCGCAACGACGACAACTACAAGAACATCCTGCAAGTCAAAATTCAGAAGGAGTTCAAAACCACGCCCGACTACATTGAGCTCGGGCGTGACATGGAGGTGGGCTACACCATGGGCGTGTACTTGTGCCTGGGGCAACAAATATACGAGACGTCGCCCTCGGCCGCGGTAAAATTCTCGGACCTGAAGACGTTTGAGGCGGTGCACGCCGCGTGCGAGGCGGCGGGCGGGCGCATCCTGGTGTTCCTGGCACAAGCCTCGCACAAAATCAAGAAGAAGGCGGAACAGCTGGCGTGCGACAGCGCCATTCAATTCATGCCTTAGTAGCGCCATTCAATTCATGCCTTAGTAGCGCCATTCAATTCATGCCTTAGTAACGCCATTCAATTCATGCCTTAACTTAGATTAATGGTTTCGGCGTTTGGTTAAGCTTCGTTTGACTCGTTTGGATCGTCTTGATTTGAAACGATTGACTCGTCTTGATTTTCCGCCCGTCCACCCCTCCTTCTTGTGGATTCTACGAGTTGGAGTGACAACCGGGCGTCTGTTAACCTCAGCAGGGTTCTCATATTGGAATATCATTTCATCAAGTTTTTTTATGGCACTCTTTGTACCTTCTGCATAATCCTGATAATCCGTCCTAATACCTGGATTATGATATTCGTTTCTTAATTTTTCCACCATTCTTTTTTCATCCGCAATCTCTTCTTTTGTTATAGGTTTCCTCCACTCTACTTTTTCGAGGACGCGCGGTGTAGCTCCTAGCAGCTTTTTTGATACTCGTTGTGCGATTTCTGCTTGTCGTTTTTCGTGTTCGTCGTATTCTGGGTCTGGTTTATTACCAGTATAATCACGTTCCTGGCGTCGCAGTTCAGCCGCATACATCAACTGTGCTTTATGTATATCAAGAGGTGGTTTTGTTTTTGTGATCACACTTTTTAATTTGCCAAACATTGATAATGGGGTTGTTGGAATGTCCATTCCAAGTGTCTTCTGGAACTCACGATCAAACTCATGGAATGGCATATCACGAATATGTGCTGGAGCAGGTGAATGTGCCTTCTTCCAATGTGGATGGGTTGGATCACGGTTTCGATCAACAGTACTCATTTCAAATTATGAGTTATGAATATATATGAGAATGAGAAAAGAAATAGAAATAAATTAAAATCATATAGTAATATCAACCACATGGCAGCCATTTTGGACGCACTGCGAAAAAAGCCAGTGGCTGAAAAGAAGAAACAATTTTCGGTTGCTTTTTTTGTTGCAACTAAACCAAAAGAACGACAAGAGGAAGGGGACCAAGAGGAACGACAAAATGTTCAAAATGTTCAAGAGGGCCAAGAGGACCAAAATGTTCAAGAGGATCAAGCGAAACGAGTACACAAAAAGCCTAATCCCACCGTCAAGATCGTGGATAAATCCGGGCTAAAGCTGGCGAATCGCGAGGAGATTTTAGCCAGGATTAATGCCGCGCGCGGGATTGTCCGGGAGTCCGCCCCCCATCCGTTGAACCTTACTGCAGCTAAAGTGGTGAGCATCGTGGAAGAAGCCCCGGTTCCCAAGCTTAAGGGGCGCAAACTGCAAAAAATAAAACTGGTGCCCGTGTCACAATCCATAGAAAAGGTGACCTTGCCGGAAGTAGTAGATGTAGCAAATGTAGCAGATGTAGCAGATGTAGCAGATGAGGAGGTTCTGGAACCATTAAAGAAGAAACGCGGCACTCGGAAGCGAACCGATAAGGAAGCCAATAAGGGTAACGATAAGGAAGCCAATAAGGGCAACGATAAGGAAATTGCAGTTGCGAAAGTTCCCGCAAAACCGATCGGACCGCTCGTTGCATCGGACTACTACTTGAACAACCGAGAGAAATTCGTGGAATTCATTAACAAGCTGTTCCACAAGAAGTACCGCGCCGAAATCGTGGACGAGTCCGCCGTGGTGAGCTGCGAGGACCGCCGCAGCGCCGACCAGTTCGGCCTCCTCACGCACCAAAAAATCGTGAAGGATTATTTGAACCTGTATTCACCGTATCGCGGCCTCCTCTTGTATCACGGACTCGGCAGCGGCAAAACGTGCTCGTCCATCGCCATTGCCGAGGGGCTGAAATCGGACAAGCGCGTGTTCGTCATGACACCCGCTTTCCTGCGCACCAACTACTTGAAGGAGCTGAAAAAGTGCGGCGACGACGTGTACAAACGGCCGCGCCATTGGAAGTTTGTGGACGCCGTGGAGAAACCGGCGCTGATCCCGTCCCTCGCCGCAACGCTGTCCATTTCGGCGGACTACATCAAAAAGCACGGCGGCGCGTGGCTGGTGGATCCCGAAAAACCGAGCAACTACGGCGAGCTCAGCCCGAACGACCAGGCCGAGGTGGACTCGCAGCTGAACGAAATGATCCAGGCAAAGTACACGTTCATCAGTTACAACGGCGTCCGCGAATCGCGCATCAACGAAATGTCGTTCGGGTACACCGTGAACCCCTTTGACAACTCGGTGGTGGTCATTGACGAGGCGCACAATTTCGTGAGCCGCATTGTGAACCACCTGAAGAAGGCGCCGGACGACGCTGTAAAAAAAAGCACGAAAACAAAGGCTGCAGTGTTGAAACCGGAAGATGCGCCCGTTGCGCTCAACTTGTACCGGTTCCTGCTGGACGCGATCAACGTCAAGGTGGTGCTTCTGACCGGCACGCCCATCATCAACTACCCGAACGAAATCGGCGTGCTGTTCAACATCCTGCGCGGCTACATCAAGACGTGGTCGTTCCAGCTGGCGTCATCGGCGCAGGGCGTAAGCGAGGCGCGGCTGCTGCAGCTGCTGCAATCGGCGGACGTGATGGACTACGCGAAATACCGCGCGGCCGACCGCGTGCTGACCGTGACGCGCAACCCGTACGGGTTCATCAACGCGCGCAAAAAGCTGTACGAAGGCGTCACCCTGGACGAGCACGGCGCCGTGAGCGACGACGACTTTATCAAGACGGTGATTGCAGCGCTTGCGAGCGACGGCATCAAGGCCACGCCGACGGCGGCCAGCCCCGTGGCGCACAAGGCGCTGCCCGACACGCTGGACGGATTTGAAAAGCACTTCATTGACGCCGACACGGCGGAGCTGAAAAACATGGACGTGTTCCAGCGGCGCATCCTGGGGCTGACGTCGTACTACCGCAGCGCGCAGGAGCAGCTGCTGCCCCGGTACGACGCGGCCACCGATTTCCACGTGGTGCGGCTGCCGATGAGCAACTACCAGCTGAGCGTGTACCAGGAGGAGCGGTTGGCGGAAATGAGCAAGGACCGCGAAGCGAAGAAGCGGAAGACGATGGCGCCCGCGCGCAAAAAAAAGACGCTCACGCTGAAGGAGTTGTACGCCGAGCCGTCCAGCTCGTACCGCATCTTCTCGCGCGCGGCGTGCAACTTCGTGTTCCCGAGGGAGATCGGACGGCCGAAGCCCTTCGCAAGCGGTGCAAGCGCTAAGGACGAGGCCTTGGACTTGGACGAGGACAGCATTGACGCCGACAACACGCTTACAGACGATGTGCAGAAAAAGACCACAACCACAACCACGGACGCGTACAAGCACTACGAGACCCGCATCCAGGAAGTGCTGGACGTAATGAAGCGCAACGAGGAAGAGTACTTCAACCCGCGCGCGCTGTCAATTTACAGCCCGAAGTTCCTGAAGGTGCTGCAGAACCTGCAGGATCCGAAGCACGTGGGGCTGCATTTAGTTTACAGCCAGTTCCGCACGCTGGAGGGCATCGGCCTGCTGAAAATGGCGATGGAGGCCAACGACTACGCGCAGTTCCGGATCAAACACAACGCGGCGACACAGCAATGGGTGTTGGATGAGCGCCCGGAAGACGCGGGCAAGCGCCGGTTTGCGCTGTACACGGGCACGGAATCCGCGGAGGAAAAGGAGATTATTCGCTGCATTTACAACAGCGAGTGGGACCAAGTGCCGTCCAGCATCCGGGACGCGCTGCTGCGCGTGTCGGGCAACAACTTTTACGGCGAGGTCATCAACACGCTCATGATTTCGGCGTCGGGTGCGGAGGGCATTGACTTGCGCAACGTGCGGTACGTGCACATTCTGGAGCCGTACTGGCACCCGGTGCGCATTGAGCAAGTGGTGGGGCGCGCCCGCCGCATTTGCAGCCACCAGGACCTGCCGCCCGAGCTGCGCACGGTGGAAGTGTTCCTCTACTTGATGGTGTACTCGGACGCGCAGCTGAAGCCGCTGTCCAAGGCGGAGAAGGCGGCGGCGGACCGGGAGGAGGCGCTGCTGGCGTCCACGGACCCGAAAACGGTGGTAGACGTGTCCAACGCCGCGCTGAAGTACGTGCGGGTGTCGCGCGAACTGCGAGAAGGGGACACCAGCGCTAAAACCGATGAGCCCATCACCACGGACCAGTCGCTGTACGAAATCGCCAACCGGAAGGCAGCCATCAACAACAACATCCTGCTGCGGGTGAAGGAGACGGCGATTGACTGCGCCATTCACGCCAAAGCGGGAACCAAGGAGACGCTGAAGTGCTTCACGTTCGACAACCCGGAAAACAAGTTCGCGTACGAGCCCAGCCTCCAGGACGAAGTGATTGTAACCGAAGAACAATCCAAGGCTGCCAAACCAAAGGCCAAACCCAAAGAAGGTGCCAAAGACGTAGACGTAGAACCCGCAACAACGGCAGTTCCTTTGAACAAGGAAATGCGCAAACTCAAAATCAAAGAAATTACGCATGAGGGCGTGAAGTACGGCATTGACATTGACACCAATGACGTATACGATTACGAGAACCTGAAAATCGGAAACCGAGTGCTGATCGGGAAATTCGTGGAACTTGCACCCGGTAAATTCAAGATCGTCTAAGGTTAAGGGAACCGTTCCCCTATGACCCCTCCCTTGCTATTTAAATGTTCCATAATTTCTGCATGATTTGCATCCATGCGCTGCTCCAGTTCAAGCAGCTTAGTATAGATTTGCTGCATTGTGATTGGGGTGTCTGTTGTGCTTGTGCTTGTCTTCATCTCCGCATCTGTCGCTGTCTCGCTAATTTTTTTGAATTTTGAGAAAATGTCCATGTCCGTGTCCATTTCTTCAAAATTTTCATCCATGTCGTACTCCTCAGAAAACGACACCGACTTTTTTGCAAAATTGTTTGATGGAGGCAATTCAATTTTAATTGGGTTGTTGTCAGTAGTGCCAATCCACTGCTGCGCCCGTTTGATGTCCTCGGGTTTCAACTGCACCAGTTCGCGCTCCCGAACCGCCAGCTCTTGGGCAATGAGCCGCGCCATTTCATCGCCGATCGGCTTGTCATCCGGCACGCCCTTGTCTTTGTCTTTGAAGCTGACGTCGTTCGGTTTTTTCAGCGTGAGGAACGAGTCCATTTCGGCCTGCTTCTCCCGCAAATTGCGGTCAAATTCGCTGGCACGCTCGTTTTGCAGGTCTTCCGCGCGATAAACCAGCTCAATGGGCTGAGCGAGATGAGCGGGCTGCTGAGCGGGCTGCTGAGAGGGCTGCTGAGCGAGAGCGGGTTGCCCAGGTTGCCGTAGTTGCTGCAGCACTTGCACAAATTCGCGGATGATGCGCTTGTTGGCGTCGTTCAACGACATGGAGGAAGAAAATCGGGCAGCCGCGCTCACGGTCCGGTCAAACGCCGACTGCACGGGCTGAAACTGGCTTTGCTTGAGTCCCGCAAAGGCGCCGGATTCTTGCAGCGTGTCCCACAACAGCTCTTTGTTTTGCGGGCTGTCAACAGATGGCGATTGCATTGGATTGATGTGCAACCATGTGTTTATATTTCTATATGCATTTTATCGGTTAAATTCAATTAAAGGCATGGGCTTGAATTGAATAGACAAACAAACATGAACGACAACGGCATCATTTTGTGCGGCGTGTGCAAGAACGTTGCAAGCACGCTGCCCGTGATTCGCGCGGCGTTTGAAGAGCTGGTGAGCAAGGCGGGGGTGCCGTGCTGGGCCGTATTCTACGAAAACAACTCGGACGACGGCACGGCTGCCGAGCTGTTGAAATGGGCATCCGAGGCACCGGACCAAGTCATCGTGAAGTGCGAAAAATTCACACGAGACGAGGAGCTGAGCCGGTGCGTGGCGCGCACGGTTGACAACCAACCCTGTCGCATGGAGCAAATTGCGCACGCGCGCAACAAGCTGTTAGACATGCTAGAGGGGGGACATGCGTCCCCCCTTACCCCCGGACATGCGGCGGGCACAGGTAAGTGTAACGAGGGAGGGGTGTGGGGCGCAATGCTTGGCACCGTAGGTTCCCTAGTCATGATTGACACGGACAACCCCGTGCCGTTCCCGGTGAATGCCATTTTGAAATGCATTGCGCGCGACCCCGACGGGTTTGACGCCCTCGTGTGCAACGGCCTGAACTCCTCCGGTCAAATTTACGACACGTACGCGTACCGCGATGCGCAGTTCCCGTTTGGGCCCGAAATCATGCGCGACGCGTTTTGGTCGGGGCATCACCAGTACTACATGCGAACCGCAGTGCACAACCAAACGCTGTTTTTCAACCGCCAGTTGCGGGAAAACCCCGGACGACTGCCGTACGTTCCCATTCTGTCGGGGTTCAACGGCCTGTGCATTTTTCGGCGCGAGGCGCTTATGGGGCTAAGATACTCGGCAGTGCCCACGGCGGAAATGAACGCGGAGTACGAGGCGCTGTACTCCATTCCCCCGTTTTCCAACACGATCGTGAACGGCGCATCGGTAGGCATCCACCTGTTTCCAAATGACAATGACACTCCCAAAGATGACAAGGACAATGGTATCTTCTACTTCCACAATTCGGGCTACAATTTTCCCGTGGTGTGCGAACACGTGCCGTTCTTCGCGGCCATGCGCGCTCGCAATCGGCGGCGCATTTATTTGTGCACCGACCTGGTGTGGAACTGGATTTGACCATCAGCTAGGTCTAACGGTTAGGTGCAAGTGTTATTTCAGGCATTAACCACTAATTTCTTGAAGAATTATTGTTGAAGGAGAACTATCGTACTGAACAACAAACTCGACAGTATTGTTTGGATTTGAAAATTGAGTTTTATATGTTAATGCGGAGGTTGAAGCAGGAGTGTCTAAATAAGTAGTTGAAAAACAACCAGTAAGTCTTACCGCACTACCTTGATACAAAAATAAATTTCCACTCAAGTTTTTAATATCCGTGCCATTCCTAATTAAATGAATAGTTCCTCTATTTTCACTATTGTCAGCTGATTTTTGACAACAATTATGATTTATAGTCACCAGTATTTTGCTTGTTATGGATGTGGGTGTAATTGTTGCACTCAAGGTTGTATCGGCAAGGATATTTGTATTGTTTGTTGTCTGGGTTGTTGTTTCTGCATATACGGTTTGCAAAACAGTTTGTGGACTGGTTGCGCCTGTTGCGCCCGTTGCGCCTGTTGCGCCTGTTGCGCCTTGAATGCCTTGAGGGCCTGTTGCGCCCGTTGCGCCCGTTGCACCGGTTATTCCTTGAATGCCTTGAGGGCCTGTTGCACCCGTTGCGCCCGTTGCGCCTGTTGCGCCTGTTGCGCCTGTTGCGCCTGTTGCGCCTGTTGCGCCTTGAATGCCTTGAGGGCCTGTTGCGCCCGTTGCGCCCGTTGCACCGGTTATTCCTTGAATGCCTTGAGGGCCTGTTGCACCCGTTGCGCCCGTTGCGCCTGTTGCGCCTGTTGCGCCCGTTGCGCCCGTTGCGCCGGTTGCGCCCGTGTTACCATTGTATGCAGCTTGCATGTATGTGACGATAATGGAGGGAGATTCTGGATTATTATTTGGAGGAGTACCGCCTGCTGGTAATGCCGTCAACGAAACATTGGACGAGGTCGTGCATTTCAAATAAAATTCAATATACTCTCCCGCATTTAAATTTAATACGTAATTCCAACTTGAGATACTTCCACCAGCTTTTGTCGGAATGCTCACTTGTCCATCTGTATAAGGCACGTTTGTTCCACCTTGCTTAATCCAAATATTAACCAAATCCACGCCATTGCCAGTGGAAGTCGTTGTAAATTGAGCCGAAAATTGTACATTGTATATTCCCGCATATGTGTTATAAATGCGAGATGTTGGCGACCCAATGTACACCCCATTGGTGGCGGTTGCATCGGTTGCATTTATGGGAATTGCATATGCGGTGTTTATTGTGAAGGGTCCAATGGAAGCCGTATCATAAAATGACCCATAATATCCGGTAGCACCTCCTGCACCTTGAGGTCCCACTTGGCCGGTTGCGCCGGTTGCGCCTTGAATACCTTGCGGGCCTGTTGCGCCGGTTGCGCCGGTTGCGCCGGTTGCGCCGGTTGCGCCCGTTGCGCCCGTTGCACCCGTAACACCTTGAATGCCTTGAGGGCCTGTTGCACCGGTTGCGCCAGTTTCGCCAGTTGCGCCACCTCCTGGGCCTACTGCTCCAGTGGCACCCGTTGCGCCTTGAATTCCTTGAGGACCCTGAGGCCCTGCTGCACCCGTTGCGCCCGTGGCTCCACCAGTACCACTGCTACTAGTTTTAGAGTTGCAACAACAAATTGCGCGATTGGCTAAATACGTATTGTAATTAGAATATGACATTTGCATTAATGGCACATTTTAACTTACTACAAAATTTAAAAACATATGTTGGGTTAAATCAGTTAAAATATTATTATTTTATATATAAAATGCCGGTTTATTCAGTTTCCCGAACCAGCCAATACACCACTGTAACTGCTCTTGAAACAAAGACAAATCAAGATGGGTTTAGTTGGAATGGATTTGATTTGGATGGGTATCATAGTTTCTTCGTGGTCACTAGAACCACCGTGTGTCCAGATGCAAACCGAACGTGGAATTATGCGGTTGCCGCTTCTCCTACGTCCGCCTATGTGTGGTATCCGTATTCTATAACGTTAACCGTTGCTGGTGGAAACCCAAATGGTCTCGGTCAAAGACCAGGCATCGCATATTTAAAATTATATAATTCCGCAGGATCATATCTGATGGGTTCTTACACGACAAACGGACTTCAAACCAGTGGTGCAACAGCAATTTTTTTAACCACTGGTCCATCCGTTCAAGCAACCACATTTACCATTGTAAATTCTAGAAACACATTGACACTGACCGCTGCTAGTACAACATTTGGAACGGGGTTTGCAGCTCCATCAACCAGCACTGCATTTTGGAATATTTTTGCTAGAACCACTGGTCAGACCGGACAAAATGTGTTCACGTCTTCCTTTAGTAGCACGGTGAATGCCGGAACCGGCAATATATCGGGTGCGAGCATCTCACACGCAACTAATTCATTGATGGGGTTTATTACTTACAATGCATGTCCACCCCAACCTACTACGTTGGTCATTACAACAACTGCCACTGGAATTAGTATCACATGCCGAAGCAATGAAGCACAGAGTCTTGTGTCGGCCACAGTGGGTGAGGTTGTGTATGTGCGATTTTTTTACTCAAAAACCATCGGGGGAACCTACAATTATTTAGGGGCAGACACTACTATAACAAGAACTCTAATTTCAGGAACAACGTATCAATACACTGCGACCTTTTCAGGAGGGGTCACGTTGACCCAGGGGGAAAGATATTATTTTAAGGTCGCAACAATGAATGATTTGTGCATTGCATATGAGGCCGAAAATGCGGGTTCAATTCCAGCTAGCGAACAAAGCACCGCCGTTCTGGCACAATATGGAAGAGCGAACATAATTAGTGTAAGAAACCCAACAGACACTGCATGGACAAAAATTGATGTTAAAGTAAGAAACGCTGCCAATTCGGCATGGACAAATGCAGAAGTGGCAGTGCGTGATGCCACAAACACGGATTGGGCATACAATTAAACTGCAGTGGTATTGATCCAAATTGAACCTGCTCCTACGGCTCCTGGATCAGTTGTCTGAACATATATTTTAAATGGTCCACTTGCAGTATTTACTGAAAAAAAATTACTGGTTATTGTGAGATTTGTGCCAGTGGTTGTTATTACTCCTGGTGTGGATGTGTCCGCAGTGGTTGCCCCGGTTCTATATAAAAATGCATTATTCACACCGGCAAATGTTCCAACTGGGCCTGTTGCGCCCGTTGCGCCTGTTGTGCCTGTTGCGCCCGTTGCGCCTGTTGTGCCTGTTGCGCCCGTTGCGCCTGTTGCGCCTGTTACTCCGATTGCCGTATTTCCAGCCGAATATTTGATGTAGTAACGCATGACAATGTAGGGTTGTAGGTTTGTAAAGGCCGTATTTGTGGTTGTGTTATTTGCGTTTGTTATTGTAATACCGGCTGTGTTTCCTTGTGTGCTTGTGTATGTTGTTCCAGTGTTTGCTAATGTTTGATATACCACTGATGTATCAGTTCCAACATTTAAAGCAGCTACATTTGATCTTTGTATTCCATGTGAATGACCCGGATCAGTTAGTGTATTTGGATGACTATGTGCTGGAAGGTTGTTTGCGGTCAATGTGGTGGAACCTGTGCCGCCCGTTAGGCCAATTGCATTAAAATTTGCATCGGTGCTATTATAACCCGATATGACACGAGATTGAATGTTTGGTAAATTAAATGTGGTCAAATTGTCGCCTATGCCATAGGTTGTTCCAATTACGGCAAATAACTCAGAATAAGTTGAACGTGAAACAGCTGACCCATCGCACACCAAATATGGCCCAGTTATTGTGGATGTCAGCGGACCTGACCATGAAATGATTGTTCCTGCGGGTGCACCATCGGATGGACCCGTTGCGCCCGTTGCGCCTGTTGCGCCTGTAATGCCTTGTGGACCGGTTGCGCCTGTTGCTCCTGTTGCACCGGTTGGGCCTTGTGGGCCTGTTGCGCCTGTTGCGCCCGTTGCGCCCGTTGCGCCTGTTGCGCCAGTAGAGCCCGTTGAGCCAGTGGAGCCCGTTGCGCCAATCGCTATGAAACTGGTGTGAATGTGCGAATATGTGCTTGCGCTTTGAAAATATAGTAGGGCCGTTCGGTTGCTTGTATTTATATTCGTTGAAGTGACCACAACCCACAAAAAGTCATACGGAGTTAATGAAATGACGGTCGGTATAATCAATGAAAGTTCAATTTTCAAAGGAGTTACATGATCGTACAAAAAAATGAGGTCAGACCCGCTAGGCTCCAAATTTGTGTAAGTGCTTGTTCCCGAATTGTATCCAATCAAATAGTATCGCAATCCAATGCGATCTACATCACCGCTGCCGTTCGCCTTTGCGTATATGTTCATGTCCCAAGTGCCGGGAGGAATGGTGCTTATGTTCAAATCGCTGATTTTGACCGCAAATTGGACAATTGGAGATATGTTGTTATTTACTCCATTCGGTGTTACAAATGTGAGCGTGGTTTGTGGCAATGCCAAATTTGCAGTTTGGCTCAGCAAACTAACATTTGTATTTTGCGTCGGGTTATATGTTATACTTACTGGATTAACCATGGTGACACCCGTGATCGTTGAAACCTGCGCAGTTGTCAATGGGGTCAAGGTAGGCGTCGTGGATTCACTGTAGTTCATGTACAAAATGAGTCCGCCTGATGTGCCTTGTGACCCCTGTGGGCCCGTGGCGCCGGTTGCACCGGTAGCGCCTGTTGCGCCAGTAGAGCCCGTTGAGCCAGTGGAGCCTGTTGCGCCAGTGGAGCCTGTTGCGCCTGTTGCGCCTGTTGCGCCCGTGGCACCTGTTGCGCCGGTTGCGCCAGTGGAGCCCGTTTGACCAGTTATTCCTTGAATGCCTTGTGGACCGGTTGCGCCTGTTGCGCCTGTTGCGCCTGTTGCGCCGGTTGCACCCGTAGCGCCTGTTGCGCCCGTGGCACCTGTAGAGCCCGTTGCGCCCACGGGCCCGGTTTGCCCCACGCTGACAATGACCAAAATGATCGGGTCGTTTTGCGCAAACGCTCCACCCGCGGATGTTTTCAGTGTGACGTCCCATTGCACATAGGGGGCAGGATTAGGAGGGTTTGGAAACTGCGTTGCTGTGGTTACTGTCCACACTTGATATTGCCCGGCATTGGTCTGGCTTTGTAAAACCACGTCATCGCCCGCATTCACCAAACTCAGCAAAACCGAAATATCCGTGGGTGGGACCCCGTTTTCAAAATAGGAAACGTACAATTCAGTGGCCAACGTTTGTGTGGCATCGTTCCACCGGATGTATCCCGATGCGGGCGCAGGTATTTGGGTGGTTATGTCCGCCAAATAATTGTAGTACGACACGGACTGTCCTGCAGGGCCCGTTGCACCCGTTGCCCCTGCTGCGCCTGATGCGCCGGTTGCGCCGGTTGCGCCCGTTGCGCCCGCTGGACCCGTTGCACCTGCTGGTCCAGGATCGCCTTGCGCCCCCTTCGGACCCGGCGGACCTGGCGGCCCCTCCACCGAATTGGCGCAGCAGCAAATTGTTTTATTCGCTAAATATTCCGAATACGTTGATGACGACGATGACGCCATTCGGGTTCGGTTTATTGGAGTATTACTGTAATATATTCATGCGCTATAAAAAATGCACAGTTTTAACAATAACATACTGTTAAAATTGGGTTATTGTGTCATCAATCGGTTTGGATCCAGACGAATGTCATACAGGGATGACCCATTTTCAGCCGACTCGGGACAATTGAAATCAAACCGAATGTTCTTGTAATTGAATGGGCTGAAATGCACGTGCGCGATGTACTGCACCTCGGGCGAATAGGTGGCTCGGTTCACACACAAGCACGAATCCGCCCGCATCATCGTGTCGCAGAATTCGGAATCGTCCCACATTTCGGCACCCCTCATGCCGCCAGTCTTGATTGCCGTGGCTAGTTCAAACAAGTGGTCCATGGGTTCTTGCGTTCCAATGAACAGCGTGTCGGACGACCCCAGCACCGTCCGTGCATCGGCAGAACAAATCGTCAACTTATCTATTTCATATTGAACCCGTTTTTCAATGCATGTTTGTGTTGAAAGCGTCGTTGTGAATGCCGGATGCTGGATGACGATGTCAAACAACCGACCAAACACGTGCAGATCCATGTCAATGTTGTGCTGGCGGCAATACTCGTTTTTGATTTTGTTCAATGCGCGCTTGCGATGTATCAGTCGGGGAATGAAGCCATCCTTTTCATTGGCGCACTGCACGGTTTCAATGTAAGCCTGGTGCGTCGCACGCTCTTCTTCCGCATGACTGCCGTCCAAATTCTCAACGTAATCAAAAAAACACACCCGGAATCCAAAGTCGGAAAAAATTTGCCGGATTCGGGTTTCATTTTCGTCCGAATAATTCCCCGACGCCAGTTTGTTGCTCAAAACAAACACGTGCACCACTGTATCTCTGAATATCGGCGCCAGCATTTCCAGATTCTCTCTCAAATTGTCCGCGTAGGTTCTGAATTCCCCGTAAATCATCAGCGCAACCTGCTTGATTGGCCACGGCGTTGAATCCAATGCCAGTGGCGCACTGCACTGCACCCAAGACACGAACTCCGTCAGTTTGCAGCATTCCGCGTGGTACAAACTTGCGATTTCATGGTTCCCGTTCTTGTTTTGAAACAGCACCTGGTTTTGCGCGTTTTTGACAAACTCGGTGCCCGGTTCAAACTTCAAGAAATGAATCTTTGCGCGGGCGTGCAGTCCCTCTTCCCCCACGAATGACGCGGTTTCGTCCCGGTTCATGTAGTCGTTCACGGACCGCCCTAAAATGCCGGGCCCCGAAAAATCCAGTTTGGAGCCGGGCACGGTCCCGGTTTGCACGTTGCGCACAATGGCTTGAATGCACCGCATGAGCGCCGGATGCCGGGGCACGGCGGCAATGAACCCGCACGCCAGGTTGTGCGTGCCCTCGTTGGCGCTCAAATTCAAGTCAATCGGAACCACCAGTTCGGCGCCCGGTATTAAAAAGTCGTCTAGGGATCCCAGACACAGGGTGTCAATGTCGGCATACACGCCGCCCTTGACCCACAAGTAGCAGTACCGGAACAAATCGGACTTGTATGCGCCGGGCACAATTCGTTGGTACGCGGTTATTACCCCGCGTTCAAAATGCGCCCGAATGAACTGCTCCCGCTCCGCCGCATCCATCAGCACAAATTCATGGCGCGGGTTGTGCGTCTTCCACGTGTCCACGATGGCTTGAAACTCGGGATTCAACTGCTTGTGCTCCCACGTTTGCATGACGCGTTTGGGAATCGGGGACAACAACGATGCCGATGAATTGGGATTCTGAATGCACCGGTCAAATTCCACTTCAGCCATCCGCGCCAGTTCGGCCCGTTCTAATGCAACTGCGCGGATTACTTCATTTGTAATCTTTGCGAGAACGATGGGATCGGCCGAGCTCAAGTCAAACTCTAGTGCCGTTTTGAATTTGTAAATGGAATGGTTTGTTTTGCCCATTGCGATCGGGGTCAGCGTGGAAAACGCAAGCGGGATTGCGCCAGACATGCTCTTTCCCGCAATGTGGTCTTCGTTGTTCACGTCAGTGATGACGTAGTCGCACGTTTTCAGTAATTCAATCATGTCGCTGGCGCACAACCGTCCGTGCCCAACAAGCTCAATGCAGTCATTCAATTGGGTCAAATCAATCGGTATGCGGTGCGGCATCCAGCGCGCACCGACGCAATGCAGCTTCACGCGGGTTCCGTTTAAACCCGACATTCGGTTTATGAAATTGGCGTCAATGTTGCCGTGGTCACTGTGTCCACCCACAATTGCAACGTGAATTGCTTCATCCTGATTCATACTCATACAGCTCATTTTTTCGGCCGCAGTTACGATGTCATAGCACGGAAGGGCCCAGCGTTTATGCAATCCCTGCCCGAATGCAAATGGGCGCACTGCAATGCGATGATGATATTCGGCACGCCTCTGCATGGGAGTGTGTTCAATCACAATGAAGCGTTCATCTATCCATTTGGGATTTATCCCCATGTCATCATCGGTTGGGATAAAGATAACATCAAACTGTTTCCGCGTTTTCAATTCACTAAATGTATTGAATTCAGCGTATTCAACCTCCACCCCTGTTTTTCGGAAGTGTTTTTTGTAAAAATCCAACCATCCCCAATTATTCCCATTGGTTTCAGTGAAAATGGACACTGTGCTCATGGCATTTGTGCCATTTGTGGCATTCGCTACGTAATGCAGGATGTATCCAAACATTTCATAATGACACTGAAGAGTGTTGACAATTGCCACACGCTTTTCAACATCATAACCCAGCAATTTGACCCACTGCTGCGCCCGGTGCGTCCACGTGCAGCCCTCGGCGTATGCGCGGCCCTGCTCTCTTTGCTTGGTTTGCTCTGTTTCATCCGAGGTTATTCTGCAGAGCGCCTCCAGCTCGGACCCCGGCGCAATCTGGATGCCGCACCCGCCCATCGTGTCCGTTAGCCCCGCGACAGGGTAGTACAAGCAAATCACGCCCGACATCAGCATTTCCATGGCCGTGATGCACGACGTCTCGGGCCAGTCCGTGGGATACAGCCAGTACTCCGCCGCGCCCATTTCGGCGTACAGCTGCGCAGGGTTGAGCTGGCCCAGGTGCCGAATGCACTCTTTGCCATGGGTATCATTGAGCTGCGCAATGCGGGCCTGGATTCGGCGCTCGTCGTCGTTGCACGGGAACGGCACGTAGGTGGAGATGACGAGCGTGGCGTCCGGCAGCACCGCAACAATGTCGTGCCACAAGTCCAAGATTCGGCTTAAACCGCGCTCCGTGCGCGATGTGTAAATGAACCGGTTCCGCACCTTTGTTCCAATGGCAGGAAACATCGTCGGGTCAATTCCATTATTAATGATGTGCAGTTTGGATTGTAAGGTCGGGTACTGGCGCGCGTACTCGTCCGCATGCCACCGCGTCTGGCACACGCACCCGTCAATGTGGTCCGACCATTTTTCCAGGATTGCCGTGTCGCTCAGGTCGCACCCGTACGCCAGCAAGTGCGTGTCGTGCGCCCATATGTAGAACTGGTGCCACGACGCGATTGCCCCGTACAGCTCCAGAAACGACACGTACCGCGAACAAACAATCGTGTGAAACGGCGTGGTGCGCAGCAGCTCCGGCAAATCGGCCAGTCCCACGTACTTCACGCCAACACTGGATTCGTCTTCAAAAACGCCGCCCGAAACGTAGACGGTGTATCCCTGGCGACACAGTTCATTGGACAGGTGCGCCACCGCGCGTTCGGAGCCGCCCAATGCGCCGTGCAACATGCTGCTGTGATTCCACGGCGCGGGGCTGTACCCCGCATAAAACAGGACGGCCTGACTCTTCTTACATTCAGAACGAGAGAAATTCGGGGAAATAATTAGACTCCGAACCGGGGGTAATAAATGAATTCCGTATGCAGCATAATTGAAATCTTTTACAACGTCGTCAAACGTGCTCACCGGCACCCCGTTCTCTCGCAAAAATCGCAAATATTCGTTCGTAAGTGCCGCAAACTGCGACAGCGTGATTGCTGCACTGTTGGACAATTCATGCACGGAACCAACGAATTTCAGGAAGAACCGCAGGTTGAACATGAGGTTTCGCAAGTGCCATGCGCTGAAGACGCGCTGCTTCCGCGTGAAAATGATTTCATACATGCGAACCCCGCACGCGCGGTCGCCCACCCGATCTGCCACAATGATCATGTAATACGGCAGAAAAAAGTTGGCCTTGTCGGGCTCCAAAAACAGCTTTGAACCTTGGCCTTGGCCTTGTAGTTGCGCCCGCTCGTAATGCGACTGCACGATGCGATAATACCCGTACGCCACGTCATTGGCGTTATCGCAGCAATAATGCACGACTAGCGGATACAAGCACTCCACGCGCTCCAAATCATAGTGCAGCGCCTTCACCAAGTAGAAGAATCCGTGCTCCTTTTGTCCCAGCGCCTCGTAGCATTGATGTATGTAGAGGCACGACAAGTACTTCTCCTGCGCCCAGTTGTCCTGGGCCAGCGTGACTTTGTACCAGCGAATGGCGTCCTCGTGCCGGCCGCAGTCGCGGTAGCTGTTGGCGCAATAAAACGCGTAGCGCTTATGCAATGGGTCGCCTTGGGATAAGGCCTCGGCGTGCGCCGCTTCCAGCAGCAGCGCGTCTTTCAAATACTTATCGGGGTCCTGGTTGCGCGACCCGCTGCGCCCCGACACCACGTAGTAGTCGCCGCTCAGCACGCAGATGCGTAGTTGCTCGTTGGGGGATGGCTCCAGGCAGCTGATGTACTCGTGCACGACCGAATAGTACTGGAACCGCTTGCGGTTATTAATCAGTAATGTTCGCGTGTAACTAATCCCGCCCGCGTTGGGCGCGCCGAATTGGAGGTGGTACTCGTCGTGCGTCACTGCGGATGGCATCGTAATGGTGCCGTGAATGTCGTCGTCGGCGTCAAACACGAGCAGCAGGTCGGTTTTGCCGTGCGCCCGATTCAGTGCCAGGGTGCGGTTGTGCGCGAAATTGACCCACTCGTCGCAGTGCAGCTCGCCTTCAACTCGGACCTTTTTAAAGAACTCCTGGATAATCTCGCGGGTTGCGTCGGTGGACCCCGTGTCGCAAATGACCCAGTAATCAAACCGGATCTTGGTGCACAGCATTTCCAGGGTGCGCCGAATGATGTGCGCCTCGTTCTTCACGATCATGTTCAAACACACGGATAATTGTAATTGCATGATATATGGTGTAAATATCTCATGCATTGAATCCGGACGGTTTGTTTAAATGCGTTTCGGCACAATCCATCATCCAGTTGCAATTAACGAAACCTAACAGGAGTAAAATCTGTGGTTAAACCCGAATTTGTGCGGAAATCCACATAATTGGTTACTTGTCCTACAACCCATACACTTATGGGTTGATTGAACGCAGTTGCGCCTTTGAACATGCTCTGCATATTTGTAACATTTGCGGTATTCCATGACCCAATTGGTTGGTTGAATGCAGTTGCGCCTTGGAACATCTCGGCCATGGTCCCGCCCATGGTCCCAACAGCGCTCGTGTTCCATGCGCCAATCGCTTGATTGAATGAAGTAGCCAATGCAAACATTCCACCAATATGAGTAACCTTTGACGTATTCCATGAACCTATATCTTGATTGAACGCGCTAGCAATAAAAAACATTAAATTCATATTTGTAATATTGGATGTGTCCCATGACTTAATTAGTCCATTAAAAGATGATTTACCCAGGAACAATGCATTCATGTCCGTCATCAACGTTGTGACGATGTTGTTCCATATAACGGGAACCGATTGCCCAGGTGGGATGAACGGCGCACTGGTTCCGCTGGCATAGTTCGTAATCGCAGTTTTCATGTCTTGTTTTACAACCGCAAACCATTCCATGCCGGTTCCTCTTGGGTTTGCTTGAATGAATTTGGGTGTGGACGTGGGAACAGTTGCGGCAAGTCCAGTGTATTGGATTGTCACGCCATTTGCTGCAAGCATTATTTCTGGTGGCGGTGGTGCGGATGCAATCACGGTCGGCACCAAGGGCGCCAAGCTGTACTGCGACTCCAATGCCGTGATGCTGACATCTCGCTTGTTTGCAATGTAGTAATCTACACTGCCGGCGTACACAACGGAGAACGTGTAGTTGTTGCTGGCATCCAGCACCATGTTGTTCACGGTGGTCGTCAGATTGTCCACGCCGCCCGTCACCGTTGCGCTCGTTTGGTCCTTGTCAAACTTCACGGTGACCAGGTGGGTGACCGTTGTCGCCGCGATCGCGAGCGTGCCGCTCACCAGCGTCGGGTTTTTCAATCGGTTGACCTTTTCGTTGATGGTGCCGTTCGCATTCGTCAGCCCCATCTTGATGTAAATCTCCTTGGTCCAGTTCTGCAGGTCCGTCAAGCTGATGCTGTTCACCGCAACGGTGTCTGGGCTCACGTTGGAGCCGTTGGCCTGCAGCGCGCTCAATTCCGTCACCAGCGCGACAATATTATTGTTCATCACGGCGATGCTGGTGCTCGCGTCGCTTGCCGACGAGTTGTTGGCTTTTGTCGACACCACGGTCGCGAGCGACGTGAAGTCGGTCTGGTTCGCCTTCAGCGCCAGGGCGTCGGACAACGCCGACACGTCCGCCACGGCGGCCTTGGTTCCCAGCGCTGCCGTAACCGATCCTGCAAAGTTGTTTTGATTGTTCAGTGCGGCGGCGATCTCGGCCAGCGTGTTCAGCGTCTCCGGCGGTGCGCCGCCAATAAGGTTGGATATTTGGGTGCTCAAATACGCGGTGGTGGTTTTCAGCGCGGCTTCCGACGACACCGCCGCAATGGAGGCCGTGGTCGCCGTGATTGCGGTTTGCATGGCGGCAACCGATGCGGACATGACCGATGCAACCGACGTAACGGCCGTAGCGCACGCCCCGTTTTCGGCTGAAATGTTCGCGTTCATCACGCTCTGCACCGACGCCAACGACGAGGTGGCCGTGCTGAGGGACGTGGAAAATGTCACGAGCGACACCGCGCGGGCCACCAGCTCGGCGGAAATCGCGGTGCTCAACGCAGTGTCGGCCGCGGCAAGCGACGTAGACGCGGTTGCGAAGGCGTCGCCGACTGCCGTAACCGACGCCGCGCGAACGCTCGTCTCGGTCGCCAATCCCGCTGCAGTCGCGTTGGTTGACGACGTGATGGCCGTCGACGTGGTGGCAAGCGACTCGGACACCGACGCAACGTGTGCGCCGCGGGTGCTTACTTCGCTGCTCAGCGCAGTGCTCAGGCTCACATCCGCCGATGAAAGCGCCACAACCGACGAACTCAGCGCTGCTGAAACGGACACGATTGCGCTCGCGCGATTCACGGTTTCCGTGGTCAGCGCGTTGGACGCGGCGGTGAGGTCGGCCATCACGCTCGCAATCTGCGTCAAACTGGGGTTGGTGGTCAATGTGGACGCGATTTCGGCCAGCGTGTCCAGCGCGGCGGGTGCGCTGCCTTTCAGGGCGGACATTGCCGCGCTCAAGGCGATGGTTGCCGCGGACGTCTCGTTGCTTATCAATGTGGACAGATTGGACACAGCTGTCAACAGCGACGGCAGTGCCGTGCTGAGCACCCCCGACGAAACGGATTGCAATTGGCTGTCGCGCACCGCCACTTCCGTGGAAATGACGGTGCTCAGTGCGGAATTCGCGCTCACGAGCGAGACGAGCGCGCCACTTGCCGCAACGGACAGGGAGCTGACCTGGCTGCGCTGCACCGACTGCTCCGCCGTGAGCGCGGAGCCCAGGCTGGCATTGGCCGACGTGAGCGCGGACGCCGACGCACTCGTGCCCGACGACAGGGCCGCCACCGACGAACTGAGCGCGGCGGATTCCGCCGTAATTGCGGCCGAAACCCCCAAATGTGTCGTTCGCAGAACCGAGACGGCGCCCGACACCGACGCGGAAAGCGACGTCGCGGCGGTCTGGCGCGTGCTGGTTTCCACGGTCAGCGCAGCGGTCAAAGACGCCGTGATTGCCGAGACCGACGACGCTGCGGTGCTCACGGTGCTGGAAACGACCGACACGGACTGGCTGCGCGCAACGGATTCGCTGGAAATTCCGGTGCTGATGGAAACGTCGGCTGCAACGAGGTCCGACCGGCGGGTGCTAACCGCCGTGGACAGGGACGCCACATCCGAAGTCCGCGTGCTGGTTTCGGTGCTGAGCGTCGTACTGAGACCCGAGTCTACTGCGTTCAACGAAACTGACGCCGCGCTGACGGCCGTAGACAGGGACACCACCTCCAAAGTCCGTGTGCTGATTTCCGCGATGAGCCCCGTGATCAACCCCGAGTCCACCGCGCTCAATGAAACCGACGCCGCGCTCACGGCGGTGGACAGGGACGCGGTTGCGATGCTCCGCGCGCTGATTTCCGTGCTGAGTCCCGTGATGAACCCCGAGTCCACTGACAAGAGTGATGCGTTGGTCGCGCTCACGGCGGTGGACAGGGACGTAACCTCTGAAGTCCGCGCGCTGATTTCGGACGCAATGGAATTCAACAGCATCGTGTTGCCGTTCGTGATGGTGGCCGTGAGCGACGGGTCGTTCCCGATGGCGGTTGCGATGTCCGACAGCGTGTTCATCGTGGACGACAGCCCGTCCCCCGCAATGGCTGCCGTCTTGACGTTCACGAACGACTCCGTTGCAATGACGCTGGCGTTGAACGTGGGCTGCACCGTGAAATCCCACTGTCCCGTGGTGGTGACGCTGCCGTCCGAAAACACGGCATTCCCGGAAACGTCCAGCCGGGTTGTAATGGTGGCGGTTTGCAGCACGGCGGTTTCAAGGGTGGCGTTGCCGATGTTGGCGGTCGCGATGCTGGCAGTCGCGATGCTGGCGATCGGAATCGTGGTAATGCCCGTGAGCACGGCGTCATTGACGGGCGCTTTCAACAAGTGCAAGACGTCGTCCGCGTTCTTGCGGGCCAGGATTTCTTGGTTCAACACGGCCGTCAAATCCGACAAGTGGGACACGACGTCCGAATTCGTCACCTTCCCAATCACGATGTTGGTCATGAGGGTGCAATTGTAAAACGCCATGGTGCCAATGCTTTCAACGTTTTCGGGAATGGTGAGCGTGCCGACCAGCTTCACCGCCATGAACGCCTTGTCCCCAATGCGCGTCAAATTGCTGGTCAAAAAGGTGGGCGTGAGCGTCGTGTTTGAAAACGAGGTTTTGGACTCAAACGCAGATGCGCCGATTTCGGTGATTTTGTATGCATTGGCCGCATTTCCGGCGCCGTTGTAGGTGGCGTTTGTCCCTGCATACGTCAGCGGAATCGGGGGGAAGGTACCCCAATTAGCGAGTGAGGTTGGATATCTGGTGGGATTCACCCCCACAATGGCGAGCGTTTTGTTGGCAACCGACAACACCGCGTATGTGAAATTCGTGTCGGTGAAGGTTGTCATGGGTTGGGGAGCGATGATTTGTTATTATATCATTTATTTATATAAAAATAAATGGAACAAAATAAATGGGGACAAAATAAATGGGGACAAAATAAATGCTGAATGCTAAATGCTGCCCCCTCGGTTAAAGTATTCCTTGCGAAACTCCAGCATGTGGCGGTCGGGAATTCGGTCGCCGCGCATGAACTCCTCCGGGCTGCGCGTGCCTTCAATCAAGTTCACAATCATGAAGAGCGAGTACATGCCGCACTCCGTGTTGAGTTTTTGGTGCTGCTTTCGGTTTTCGTAGTACTTGAACCGAATGCCGAGGGCGCGCCCCTGCGCCGTGACCGTGTTGATGAATTCGCGGATTTCTTTCTGCGGGCGGTACCCCGTGCTGTCAAAAAAGAAAATGTAGTTGTTGTCCGGCGCAATGTTGATGAAGAGCGACACCCAGTGCGAGCCGTCTTCCGTGTGCGGGTCCGTGTTGAAAACGACGCCGATTTTGTGCGTGCCCGAATCCATGTACTTCTTCAGGCTGAAGTTGCAGAGCTCTTCCCACACGCACACGCCGGCCACCTTGCGCGCGTTGTAATCGCTGGGGGACGGCCCCAAAAATTCAAACGCGGGGAACTTGTCTTCGTACTGCTTCATCACGGTCTCAATGTCGTCGCTGGTGAGCCACTGGTCGGGGTCCCGAGTCCACGAATTCGGAGCCTCGGGCGCAAACGCGTTAAACCCCGCGGGTTCGGCGTCCATGATTCGCTTCATCCAGCACGCTTCGTTGCGGCACATGCCCTTCATGCGGTCCTTCAGCGCCGTCCATATTTCTTTCGGGTCGTTGGTCTCAATGCGCGCGTCGGGGTGCCGCACGTTCCACCCGTCCCTCAGCTGGTGCAGCATGTCGTTGTCGTAGCACGTGAAGTAGTTGTCCTGCACGGGACCGCACTTCAGCCGTTCAAACTCCTTTTTCATTGTGGATGAATGATGGCGACGGCCTTGTTTTTGTTTTTGTTTTTGTTTTTTTTTGTCTTTTGGGTTGCGTTTTCGGGTTTGTTTGGATTGTTTCTTCATTTTCATGGGGGCATGTTACTATTGCATTATAAAAATAAAATTAAGTTCGTTTCACTTATCGTTTCGCTTCTTCGGCTTAAGGTCTTTTGTTTTGAATTTGGGATCGTCCAGGTTTATCTCTCGTTGCTGGGGGATGGGCACATTATTTTTAATGGTGGGGGTGGGTGTGGTTTTAATCACGTACGTGTCCAGCGTGGGCATTTTCTGCGCCTTGTGCTTGTCAAACGACAGCAGTATCTCCAGCTTTTTCTTGGATGAGTCGTTTAGATTGTTTGCATCATGATCATCATCATTATTGTCATCATCATTGACGCCCTCATCATTGTCCGCATCATCATTGACGCCCTCATCAATGGGGGGCAGATACCCGACGGCAACGCACTCGGCGACGTACTCCTCCTGCAATGTATCGTTTTTATCCTTGTTCCTAAAGTGCGTGATGCACGCCTTCGCGTACGCTTCAAACGCTTGCAGCACGAAAATGTCGTTCACCGTGTCCCCCTTCAGCAGGTCGCGCGTCATTTCGGTAATTCGTTTCTTGTAGAAGCGCTTGGCTTTTTCGTATTTCCCGCTCAGGTCGGCTTCTTTCGCGCGCAGGTACCTCTCGTACTGCGGCTGGTTCACCATGAGGTCCAGCGTGACGTGATCCACCTGGTCTAAATTCAGGTTCATTTTACAACAACCAATCAATCAATTGCATATTATGTGTGAATATGCAAATGCGGGGCATTTAGCGCGATAAAATGCAATAAACAACTATCCATCCTATCATAAATTCACCTATTTTGATAAGTGTATGGACAAATGTATTACCATTTTCTATTTTCCATTGAAATAAAAACACTCTTTTATTGAAGTATAATTGACCAAATTGATAGATAAAATAGACGATTCCCAGCGTGCGGTAATAATACGATAATGCACCAATCAATGCATGAATGATTGCGTAATAAAATGGCTTTTCGTAATACAGTGTCATGCTTATAAATATATGAATATAAGGAATGTAAATAATTTAGACACATCCGCTGAAATAGCATAAAAAAGCAATGAACACGGATTCGCGCGAATATCACATTCTCTTAAACGCGGTTGCGCGGGTCAAGGACGTGGACGGTCTCACCTGCGAAATCGGGGTGCGCGAAGGCGGCGGAACCAAACTCATCATGGAAACGCTGCAGAGCACGGGGCAGCAAAAGGTTCACATTGCGATCGACCCCTTTGGAAACATTGAGTACGAACACTTTGAAACCCGGAAGGAACGGCTGGATTACACCAACGCCATGAAAAACCGAATGCTCGCAAACTTGTATGCGCTGTGCCACAGCACCGGAATGGAGTGCCTGTTTTTCCCGTTGGAGGACACCGAGTTTTTCAAGCGCTACTGCGACGGAATCCCAATTTACGATGAATACAAACGCATTGTAAATAAGTACGCGATGGTGTTTTTGGATGGCCCGCACACCACGGAGCTGGTCCGGGCCGAATTTGATTTTTTCAACATGCGCATTTCGCTTAATGGCGTCATCGTGTTTGACGACATTGACCAATACCCGCACATGGACCAGCTGGACGGCTACATCCGGGCCAACGGGTTTGCAGTGCTGGAACAGGGGGAGTGCAAAATCAGCTACGTCAAGCTTTAATGACGACGACGGGATCCACCGCTGCGCTTAGATCCGCTGCGCTTAGATCCGCGACGGGACTTCTTGGACTTCTTGGACTTCTTGGACTTCTTGGACTTCTTGGACTTCTTGGACTTCTTGGACTTCTTGCCTCCAATGGGGGGGCGGCGGCCACTCATACTCATCCAGCCAAGCCCATCATCATCATCATCATCATCATCATCCATTGCTGCTGGTGCTAGTGCTGCTGCTGGTGCTAGTGCTGCTGCTGGTGCTAGTGCTGCTGCTGGTGCTAGTGCTGCTGCTTCTCTTGCTTCTCTTGCTTCTCTTGCTTCTCTTGCTTCTCTTGCTTTTCTATTTGCGTGTTGTTCCATCAACTGCCTCACACGATTTGTCCAATCCTCGACACTATACATTACAGGGTTTGGGTTTTTAATCTTACCAGTTTTGGCTTGTGCCAACGCTATATCATTCAAATTCTCATCAAATAGTTTAGCATAAGACATTTTGTTTATAAATGGTTATACATTTAGTTAATATTAAAAAATAAAATGCAAAATGAAAAGATCATTGGGTCAAGAAGAACCTTGGTTAGAGAGGTGCGGAGCCATTCTACTGCGTTTAGGAGAGGTGCGGAGCCAAGGTACTGCGTTTAGGAGAGGTACGGAGCCAAAGGCTACTGCGCTGAACCTTGGTTCTCCGGTTGGTTCTCCGTGGTTTAACCTTGGTTCTCTGCCGCATACACGTCCTTAAGTAAGCGCGCGGACGGATCAAGAACTCCCTCGCAAAACGGGTGCCTCCAAAAATACGGAATGGTCTCGGCACGTCCTTTTCCAGGAAAGCATTTGGCGAATATAGTCCGGTAATAGTAGCTCTCCTTGTCGTACGGCGCGTTGTGCTTAAATTTATGCAAGTCGTTTGCCTCTACGTCGCTCACGCGCGTATCGACATATTCCTTAATGATTTGCACCCAGGTGCGGTCGTGCCCGCTCACGCCGTCGCTGAACGCCTCCTTGCGCCGCCACATCACGTCCTCCGGCAGCAGCCCCTCAAACGCCGTGCGCAGCAGGTGCTTTTCCACCGCATGCTCGGCCCCTTCGCCGAACCGCTTCATCCACGGCGGCAGGCTCATGACGCATTCCAAGAACGCCTTGTCGGCAAAGGGCACGCGCGCCTCCAGCCCGGCGCCACTGATGCTCTTGTCCGACCGCAGCAGGTCAAAGCAGCGCACGTCCCGCACCATGCGCACATTCTCCTGGGCAAACGCGTGGTCGCTGGGTGCCTTCGTGAACCCGCGATACGACCCGAAAATCTCGTCGCTCATGTCGCCGCAGAAAATGACCACGTTGTCCGTGTTGTCATAGATGTACTTACTGACCAAGTAGTTCCCCACCGACGCGCGCACGGTGGTGGTGTCGTAGCTCTCAATCTGGTAAATGGTGGCGTCAATGGCGTCCAAAAACTGCTGCTCCGTCAGGCACACCTCGTGGTGCCGCGTGCCCAAGTACTCGGACACGCGCCGCGCCCACTTCAAGTCCACGGAACCCTCCAGGCCGACGGCATACGTGTCCACTGTCGTGCCCGGTGAGTGCTTGACCACCAGCGCGGTGACAATGGAGCTGTCCAGGCCGCCCGATAAAAGGCAGCCCACGGGGCGCTCGCTCATGAGCCGCTTGCACACCGCCGATTCAAACAAGTCGCGCACCAATCGGCATGCATTTTCTTCCAGCACCGCCGGGGGCGCGTGGATGTCGTCGCCAAAAGACGCCGTGCCGAAATTGTAGATGTACGGCACGTCCTGCGCCTCGTCCACAGTAAGCTTCGGGTAATACGGCTGCATCTGCGTGTCAAAGGTCGTCGTCGTCTTGCGCACCGTCATGCAGCACCCGCCGGGAAACTGCTCCACGTGGTCGCAGTGCTGCAGCGCCTTCATTTCGCTCGCAACCGAGATGTCGCCCTCGTAGTCGCTGGAACTGCCGATATAAAGCGACCGCACGCCGAACGGGTCGCGCGCAACGTGCACCAGGTCGCGCTCTTGGTCAATGAGCACCAGCGAAAACACGCCGTCCAACTCGCGCAGCGTGGCGCACATGTCGCCGTTGAACAACTTGTACAAATGAATGATCACTTCGCAGTCCGACCCGCTCACGCAGTTAAGCCCGTGCTTTTCAATGAGCTGCCGGTGGTTGTAAATCTCGCCGTTGCAAACCAGCTCGCACCCCAACAAGTTGAACGGCTGGTCGCCGGCGGGAGTTAGCCCGTTGATGGCCAGCCGGTGAAACCCGATGCAACGCTGACCCTGCACAACGGAGTGACTCATAATGAAGTGACTCACAACGAAGTGACTCACAACGAAGCGACTATTGTCCGGACCGCGGTGAGATATTTTAGCAAAATTTTGTTGCAACCCGTTCAGCGTGTGCATGGGAATACGGGAAGATCCAAACGCTTCGTAATAAAAAATGCCGCACATCACAGAGATCACAGAGACAACAGATGTGCAAACGAGAGATAACAAATAATGGGTTCAACTCTTTAAATGATTGTTTAAAAAATATAAATATTGTGCTATAACAATAATCATAATCATAATCATAATCATAATCATAATCACAATGACGCAACAGCAACCACGCGTGTTCATGCCGCAAGAGCCATTTTATGGGGTTGCACGGGGGGTGGCGCAGTGTCAGCAGGAACGCACGGAAGAATTGAGCCGGCGAATGCGCGACCGCAACGTTCCGTCGGCTCCGCTGCAGCCGCAGATGTGCGCGCGTCCGGTGCTGACCAAGTACGCCATGATGCCCATTCTGGACCAGCGCAAGGAAGCCACCGTGCCGCTCTCAACCTATCCGGTATTCAACCCGGAACAGGTGTTCAACCCGGGGAGCGCGGTTGCACCGTGGTCCGGCTACGCCACGGCGGTCAACGTGGAATCCACGCTGCGCAACCAGTTTTTCGGGATGCAGCGGTGCGAGCAGTCCGAGTACGTGCCGTCGTCCAAGAGCGACTTGTACAACGTCCGCATTGAATCGCGCCAAATTCCGCAAACCCATCCGCTCTTATTCCGAACCGAGCGGTTTGCACCCATGAACCCGGACTGCTTCAATTTAGCAAACCGCACATTCAACAATTCCACGCGCACCGAAATTAAAAATGTAGAATGAAATAACGTGGAATGAAATAACGTGGAATGAAATAACGTGGAATGAAATAACGTGGAATGAAATAACGTGGAATGAAATAACGTGGAATGAAATAACGTGGAATGAAATAACGTGGAATAGTACTTATTAAATTTAATATGTGGGCATTACATACGCACATATCATACCTTCAAACATGGCGGAGGGCCCTTATTTCAGCCCATATCGGGATGCTCGTGTGATAGCAACCCTCACTCCGTTGGTTACGTTGCTGATAAACATTGATGAGTTGGTCAAGCCCGCCAATTCAACGTTATCAGAAGTGGGTGATGTTGCCGATGTTTTTGAGTGGGTTACTCCCGATTTTTTTATGAGGTATGTCAAATCATTAGAATATGATATGAAACAAAAGAAACTGCTTGACAAGACCGACAAGAATCTACAAGCAGCGATAAACAAGTTAAAAAATGAAGATGCGTGGTTGCCATTCGGGGTTGACAATGAAAAAGACGGGTCTGAATTCGCCACCGCGGTTGGTGATGCCATTAGAGCTGCCAATACTGTTCTTGCTGCTCTTGCCATTGCTCTTGCTCCTCCTCTTGCTCCCAATCCGTTGGTTACAATTGATCCATCATCTACCGCGTATGTGTGCCATCGCGACCCATCAGGAATCATTCGTCAAACCATGTCCGATTCGCAGTATGCATTAGATACGTTGCATTACTTAACTCCGACGGGGTTTATGCCGATTTTGGAGGGTGATCCCAATCTTTATGCGATCCATGCCATGGTGTTGCATTTGAACCCATACCATTTAAAAACAGTTAGGTTTCAACCCAAGCATAGGTCTGACGATAACCCAAAATTGTCATTCCAATTCAGTGAACCAGTGAGCATGCCGTTTGTGGAAGCATCAGAATTGCATTTTTGCATTCCACCAAATCAGCAAGACGTTGCAATTCCAATTTCCTATCAGTCGGATTATGTCGACGTGTTACTGCCTCTCGTTCCAGCATCCCAATTGCGGGATGTGGTGATCATTGATCCAAACGAAATGATATCACAGTTCGCAGGAGACCTGCGGAACGTGCATTTGCATGCCAACTTGGGTCTGCAAGAATGTCCCATGGAAGAACTTGTTTCTGCTCGTGTCAATTTTGCACGCCTAACTGAACCCATTTGCTCATTTTTGGACACTTTATTAATGATGACTGCTGGATTGGAGGACACGCACCATGTAAAGTCTGCCACAAAAATTCCGTACATTTACAGCATCAACATGCAAACCATGAGTTGCACAAGAATTCCCATGTTGAGTCACGATCTTGGCATTCCTTTAATGCCTGCTCAACAATTTGAAGAACTCAACCAAGCCACCCAGATTGAAACGCATTTGATTCGTTACATAATGTTTCAAATGATATTGACTTATCGGAAATTTACATGGGATGATTTTCTAACTTGTCCAGATCACATGGTAACGTTTGACTTGTACCTTAGAAGAGGCGCAGGAGATGTCGGCTATCATTATGACTTAACCCCTGGCACCGTGGTTTCATCGGTTGGATTGTTGTACAGCATGCCTCACGGACATGTGAAGATGGGAGCACAACTAATTCCACGCAGATATCGCATAGATGGGAGTATTTCAGACAGAAATGTCAGACCAATGAACCCATTTGTCATGCGAAACACTGTCTTATTAATGAATAATTCAACTTGGTCACACAGCACTCCTGATTTACCAAACTTTATGGGTAGAACCCCGCATGAGGCAAGTTATGAAGTTAGAAACCAAAAGCACGAAGCCATTTTTTATGCCAAATTGAATGTCACGTACACCCCAATTCCAGTTCCTGAAATGATTCGTGCCAAACTACAGGAGTCGGCGGCGAGTCCATCCCGGACGTTTTTGCGCTCGTGGCACATTGTGACAATTTCCCAAGAACAACAACAGTATCTAGGACCCCGTGAATCAGTGACATTTCCAGGTGGAATGCAATTTGAAACACTAGCGAGAGGCACTTTGGCGGAATGTTTTGAGTGGCTACGAGCATCAAACTGCATGTGCATTGAAATTGCAGCGGATCCTATAACCGGAGAAATAGTTCCTCCGACAAAACTACCCGGACATCATGGTGGAAAGATCATGCCGGATTTGAAGCATTTTGACAAACAATCAAAATTAAAATCATCAAAAGCATCAAACTCGTCAAACTCATCAAATTCATCAAAATCATCAAATTCATCAAAAGCATCAAAAACATCAAGAACTCAGCATGTATCATCGCATCGTCCAAAAATAACATTCTCCGCTCGGGCATCCACTGCATCCATCTCCAATCTGAAACAACAAATTAGTTCAAAAATGAACCAGATTCGTGCCGTTCTTGAAAATCCGAAAAAGAACGTGGTTGTCATGTCCGGACGAATGCTTACCCGGGCACGTTCACATTCGCACACGCATCATGCACCTAAAAAGCGCAGATACACTCGCAAGGTGCGTTCAGCAATTTAATTTTTGTAAGATGTACGATGTAATATTTAAATTTAACTGAATTTTGGTAAATTTAAATTGTGTTAGCTTAAAGCGAGCCGAGCATGGCGCCCACGTAGCCCGAGGTGTAGTAGTAAACCACGGCAAAGACGACGGCGTGCACGAGCGCGACCACGTGCTTGGAGCCGTTGGGCGGGATGCGCAGCAGCACGTTGGGGCTGAGCACGTAGAAGAGAAAAACGAGGTACAGCAAACTGGCAACGTTGATCATGTTTGTGGGTATGGTATGTTTATATTATGTGATAACAAAAAAAAATTGCTAAATGGGATCTTATTTGTGGTCGTGGTCGTGTTTCATTTTCAACGTTTTGTTTGCATTGGCGTGATTGCTTTTGCGGCCGCGCTGTATTTTCAGCGACATTTTTCGCGCACCGTCGGCCTTCGTCTTTCGCGCAAAAAACAATTTCAGGTGCTCCATGATTTTTTTGCTGATGATGGCGTCCACTTCCTGCTCCAACGGGTTTTTGGGAACGTATTTTGCGCTAAAGCCGTGCATGAATCTCGCGACGCGGGCGCGCAATTCGGCGGGATTGACGCCGGCGGCAACGGTGGACCGGAGCGCGGGCGCCTGCATGAACCGGTCCAGCAGCGTGTCCACGCCCAGCTGATGCACGTACGGCTTCACGTTGATGTAGTACACGCGCGCATGCTCCATTTTGGCGTGCAGCTGGTCGTCCAAAAAACACACCTCCACGTTGGACGGCAGTTTGGTGCACCGCAGCAGGTCTTCGTACGTCTTGTCGTTGGTGGTGCGACCCATTTCAATGATTTCGCCGTTCACCTTGAACGCGGCCACGATTCGGTCAAACACGGGCTCGCCCAGCTTGGATTCAATGTATTTAGTGATGTGCTCCACCCAAATGCGGGGGCCGCAGTTGTTCGTGTAGACCAGCACGCCGGCGCAGTCCCGTCGCGTTTTTAAAAACTGCAGCAGTTCCAGAATGTGCGGGCGCAGAAATTCGGGGTACGCGTTCATCAACCGGTTGAAATGCGTGTACTGCGCGCTCGCGTCGTTGTTCCATGCAAATCGGGTGAGCGCGTCGCAGAAGACGCCCAGTTCCACAAAGTAACCCAGGGTTTCATCCACGTCAATCACCACGACCTTGCCCTTGGTTTCCAACCGGGTCATAAATTCGGAAATGGTGGGTGTGGACGCAGATGCCATAACGGATAAATTACAATACACAGCTATAATGAATCTAGATTAATTTTTACGCAACCAAAAACTTACTTACATTTTTTTATCATGGATTAATAGGTGTTGATATATTTAGGATACTTCGGATATTTAGGATCATAAGGATACTTAGGATACTTAGGATACTTAGGATAATGTCGTCGTTGTCGTCGTCGTCGTCGTCGTCCACCATGACAAAGTCCGATTATCAGAAAATTCTCTCGTATTACAAACTGCCGTTTGAGCATTTAAGCAGTCGCGAGCTAAAGCAGAAAGCCGAAACCATTCTGGCGACCAAGCTCTGCAAGTGCATCAAAGCCGTTCCCGGCGCCCAAAACACGATTGCGCTTTGCACCACCAGCATCTTTGGCAAAAAAGGGTTGAAGTTTTACGACATGTCATGCAAGGGGAAGGCGCGGCTGTTGCCTCGCAAGGGGTCTTCGCAAAAGCTTTCCAAAACACGCAAACTGGTGGGTCGCAAATAAATGCTGCGCTCTATGTGTCCTCGTCCTCGTCTTTGTCCTCGTCCTCGTCTTTGTCCTCGTCCTCGTCTTTGTCCATGTAGTCCATCGCAACCAATATGATGCGTTCCTGCGGCGTCAACCGTTGAAAGATGAGGGCTTCGTCCATGCTCACGTGAAACATGGCAGGGCTGGGGTGCGTTTTGCAGAGCAGCAACACGCCGTTCTGGCCGATTTTCGTGTCGCAAATAATGGCCCCGCGCGCAAGCGTCAGCCGGTCCGGACGCTTCAAATCAATCCAGCGAATGTACGCCCCGTGCAGGACGCCATTCAAATCGTCCACGTGACGGTAGTCCTTCAACTTTTCCATGTAATCCTGCATCACGTCGGGAGACAGCCCCAATTTTCTTAAAAAATGGAGCTTTTCGGCGTTGATTTTTCGCGTGGTTAGCGTGGTTATTAAGGCATTGTTTTCGTTTTCCAACGCCTTTTTGAACAAGGGGGATTGGCATACGGACATCAGGACATGTATGCGTGTATATGATACATTCCGGTTCATTTATATTTTTTACAAATTTAAACAATATAAACCGTAAACCACATTTGCATTGAACCCGTTGAATACATATCCCATGTTCAAACACATCAAACACATTGCGCATAACCTTGTTCAGACTGCAACGCGAAAATTGGACGCGCTTGGTCCCGCTCTTAGTCCCGCTCCGCTTAGTCCCGCTCTTGAGCCCGCTCCGCTTATTGCTCTTGCTACTCTTATTCCCGATACTCTTAGTACACTTAGTTCTGAGCCCGCTCCGCTTATTGCTCTTGAGCCCGCTCCGCTTATTGCTCTTGATTCTGAGCTTATTGCTCTTAGTTCTGAGCCCGAGCCCGCTCTTGAGCCCGCTCCGCTTATTGCTCTTGCTACTCTTATTCCCGATACTCTTAGTACGCTTAGTTCTGAGCCGCTCACGGTTCCGTACGAAAACAGCGAAACTGCGATAATTGAAAAATGGAGGGCGGCGGTTCATTCCGACGACGTTTTGCGCGCATTGATCGGAATGATTCAACAGCTTTGCATTTTTTCGGAGCCCGACAAACGGTGCGTAAGAACCTATGAAGTGGACATGGACGACGTCAAAAAAACAATTGAAAAGATCCGCCGTCGTCCGCGCCTCATGATTGACACGAGCGACATTGACACGCACGATCGCGGCGTGATGACCCGCATCCTGCACAACATGCGAAAAATGATTGGCATGTTTCACGTGCGAGATTTCATGGTGCGGGTGGAGCACGCGTTTGACAATTCGCAAATAAGCTCGGAACACTACGTGATGTCGCGTTTGGCGCACGCGGGTGGCGTGGATCACGCGAACCACGTCGTCGTTCCCATCCACATTCAAATGAATAGCATTGAAAACGTGCCGCCGTGGGCCCGCACGCCCTTCCACCACATTTCTTACAGCATTCAGCCCGTGGTGGCGCACTCGCAGACCATGGACACGTGGCATCGCCACGAACGCCCCTCCCGCGCACCCATTTTGGCACTGTGCAAGCAAATGGCGGAAGCGCTCGTGCATCTGCACGCTCGCAACATTGTGCACGGCGACATCAAGCCGGGAAACACGCTGGTTCAAGGAACGCGGCTCTACATCATTGATTTCGGCATGTCGGGTGCGCACAAAGCGGGCGAAGGCACCGGCGGGACCAAACCCTACTGCGCTCCCGAAACCGGCAACGGATGCAACCGTAAAACACGGGATGAAGCGGGGGCATGGTCGTACCATTGGACGCAAATCCGAATGGAAAATGACGTGTGGTCGTTCGGGCTCATGTTTTTCACAATGCTGGCACTGCGCCGCTGCATTTACCATCCCAACGAATACCCCGTTGATTTCTTCAATGATGACGGGCACATCAACGCGTCCTATTTTGACAACATTAGTGACGACTCCGTGCGCGAGTTGTTTGAGCGCACGCTGTGCCCGCGCAAAACCCGATGCACCGCTGCCGAATTCCTGTGCGCCATCAATCAGCTGGGTTGAGAGCGAGGGAGAGCGCTTCTGCGCTGGCGCTTGGTTCCCTTGTTACGCTGGCGCTTGTTGCGCTGGCGCTTGGTTCCCTTGTTTCAATTGTTGCATTAGAAGGCGCTATTTTCTTTTCTATCGCATCGCGTTTCACGTTTTGCTTCTGCAGCAGCCACAAGCACAACTTGTCCAATATGCTGACCGCATTCATGTAAGTGCAATACTTGAAGCAGCACAGCGTGGTTGCATCCTCCATGAACTGCATGCTGCACCACCAGTATGCGGGAATGTAAATGATTTGCCCCGCGCTTAAATTCACGTCCATCGTCTTCACTTTGTCAAAGTCGGCGCGGTGCTCGGCTTGCACTTGCCACGGGTTCACCGGCGACCGGAATTCAAAGTTGTCGTAGTCGGAGACGGGGCACAGGTACTTGCTGGCGTGCGGGGCAATGAGCCGCATTTTGATGGTGCCGTGCGTCACCAAATAGTAGTTGCGGTAATTCACCTCGTACCGCAGCGGCGTTTGGGTGCCGGGCGATGCGGACACCACGTCGTACGTGCATTTGGACACCATGGGCGGGCGCAAAAAGGCGTCGTTGTATTTGAACGTTTTCACCAGGCCCGTTTCTTCCAGGAAGTCGCCGTTGTGTTCGGTCACGTAGCGCGACTCCTTGTCGCCGCGGAACGTGTCGTCCACCGCGTGCAGCGTGAGCGGGACATACAAGTCGGTTGTGTCGGCTTCTTCCGCGGCGTCCTTCACGTTGCGCAGGCGCACGTCAAACGCGCCGTACGCGCTTCGCATCGCAGTGAGCGTGCACGACTCCATGAGCCGCTCGTTGGCATAGTCAAACAGCACGGGCTGCCGCAGGTCGCACACCTCTTCCAGCTTGTCCTTGGACGGCTGGTCTATTTCGTACACTTCCAGGTCGTTGCTGGTCTTCAAATGGAAATAAATGTGCAAATACAGGAACAGCACAACACAAAAAATGAGGACGGCAAACACGGATTGCATCTTGAGAACTTGTGCTACAATTAACCCCGGTCCAATTTTTAAATGCTTATTTATATGCTACAATAATTTCATATAAATTTTACGAAACGGTTTAAGCGTCCACCTCTTCGTCTGCGTCTTCTACATTTTCATCTACTACGTTTTCGGCATCTGCGTCTGCATCTGCGTCTGCTTCCACTACTACGTTTTCGGCATCTGCTTCTACTACTTCTTGACAAACGTTTTCTTCTTCTGCGTCTTCTACTGCTTCTGTAGCGACTGTTGGTGCAGCGACTGGTGTTGGTACAGCGACTGTTGGTACAGCGACGGTTGGTACAGCGACTGGATTGGGTGCTGCGACTACAACACTTTGAGAGAACAGTTTCAGCAACATGATGTTCATTTCGTTCATGGTTTTTTGCTGCGCGTAAATCAAGTCTCTCAGCTCCCGGTTTTCGGATTGCACGGCATCAATCTGCTCAATGATCTCGGCCAAATTGGAATTGGTCATGATGTTGTCCACAATGCCGTTGACAAATTCGGGATCCGACATGAGGTCCGACTTTATTGAAACAGAAACAGAAACAGAATCAGACCCAGAAACAGGTGCTCCATCATTGCTGGTTGAAAAATCTCCCACCCCATTTTCAATGCAGTTCAGCCGGTTCTTAATTTCGTCAATGGACTGTCCGTGCTGAAACAACAGAGTATCCATTTGTTTCATGACATAAATGGGCGGTGCGGGCCATGTCAGTTTCACCGGGACTTGCTGTTGTGGTTGTGATTGTTGTTGTTGAGGCATTGGCTGGGTCCGGTTCCCTTGAGGCTGTTGTTGTGGTTGTTGTGATTGTTGTGATTGTTGTGGTTGTTGTGGGTTCCGGTTCCCTTGAGGCTGTTGCTGTTGCTGCATTTGTTGTTGCTGTTGCATTTGTTGTTGTTGTTGCATTTGTTGCATTTGCGCTTGGCGCTGTTGCTGCTGCATTAAAAACTGCTGCCTCTGTGCAGGGGTCAAATTTGCTAAAGAGGGTTGACCAGGAGCCGAAATGGGGCGTTGCAACGGCATCGGCGAAGGCAGAGGCTGAACCTGATTTGCCCGACGCTTTTTCGCGGCAGAAATGGAAGCGGCGCTACTCATCGTCTAAAATGTGGAGTGGATCGTGGATATAAATGCACATGACACTATAAAATTGCATTCTTTGCGCATTACGGACGCATCGTCATCCGGATGGCGTCATGGCACGTGTACCCCTGCACCTCAAAGTCGCCCACTTCGTAGTCGCTTATGTCGTCGTGCATCGCCCGAATGGCGATTCGCGGGAACTCGTGCGGCTCCCGGGTCACTTGCTCTTTCAGTGCTTCCACCTGGTCGTCGTAAATGTGCGCGTTGCCCAAATGGTACACGAACTCGTGCGCGTCCAGGCCGCAGTGGTGCGCCAGCAGGTGGGTCAGCATGCTGTACGACGCGATGTTGAACGGCACGCCCAGCCCCACGTCCCCGCTGCGCTGGTACAGCGAACACGACAACCGGGTGCCATCCGTGACGTGGAACTGCGCGAGCACGTGGCACGGCGGCAGCGCCATTTCCGGCAGCTGGCACGGGTTCCACGCCGAGATGAGTAGTCGCCGCGACGTGCGCTGCTCGGGATCCTTAAGCGCGTCAATTATTAACTGCAGTTGATCCACGCCCTTTTTACAATTATCATTATTATTCGCAGGGTACTCGCCGCCGAAATTCCGCCACTGGAACCCGTAAATCGGACCCAAATCCCCATCCGGACGTCCATTGCTGTTGCCGTCCCAAATGTGCACGCCCTGCGCCTGCAGCAGCGCGTTGTCCGTTTGCCCCCGAATGAACCACATCAGCTCCTTTAGGCACGTCTTCCACGCCAGGCGCTTCGTGGTCAAAAACGGGACGCGGCGATTGCTCAACGTGAAGTGCATGGCCGCGCCCACCGCAACCAACGTGGCGCCGTTGCGGCCCTCTTCCCTGGTCCCCTCCGAGAGAATATCGTCAATTAAATTCAGGTACTGGTTCTCTTCGTGCCGCTGGGGGAATGTGTTGATTGGCGGGGGGATAGTTGTGTTCCGGTACTTGTTGTATTCAGACAGATTCTTCAACATGGGGTTTATTGGAATATACTTCAGTCGGTTGGTTGCATTTAGGTCGTTGTTGACAATATCATTTTATTTTTCTCTCGTCAATGTAAACACATGGACGCCATTGAAATCACGGCCAAGGACACCGCCTCAGCGGGCGGTGGCTTCTTTAAGCAAGTGTTCAAGCTGAACGAGGACGCCCAGGGCGAAGTCCTGAACATGATGCAGTACGTGGCCATCGGGCTTATCCCCGCCATCCTGGTCATTTACGTCATTCGTTATTACGTGCCTGATCCCGACGACGACAAGGGCAGCCTCACCATTCTGGCCGAGATTTTCGCGCAGACGTTTTCCATGCTGCTCGGCATTTACTTCATCCACCGCATGATCACTTACTTCCCCACGTATAGCGGCATCAAGTACGAGCGCTTCCACATCATCAACATCCTCATGGTGTTTGTCATGATCCTGTTCTCTATTAAGACGAAGCTGGGCGAAAAGGCGCAGATTCTGGTGGAGCGCGCCGTTGACATGTGGTCCGGCAACGGGAACAAAGGCGGCCCATCGCAAGGCCAGGGCCAGGGCCAGGTGCGCGTGACGCAGCCAATTACGGGCTCCATGGCGTCGGGCGTGCCCATGACGGCGCCACCCCCTCCCCCACAGCTGACCAGCAACCGGGCCCAAATGGGCATGGGCATGGGCAATGCCATGAGCGGCATGGTGAAGGACTTTAACGCCATGTATTCCGGTGGCGGCGGGCCGCAGCAGCAGCAGCAACCACAGCAGCAGCAGCAACCAATGATGGATTTCGAGCCCATGGCGGCCAATGAAGCGGGATGGGGTAACTCTAGCCTGTTTTAAAGGGGGACCAAGGCAGGCCGAGCCGTTGTGCCCCTCATTTGGCCCCTCCTTTGGCTGCGTCGCCAAGGCACGTCTCTGCCGAGCCGACCCCCCCCTTTATAATAAATATTTTATACACAATGTATAAACTTGTAAAATATTTATCACGATCATCAACAAATAAATGGAGCTAACTCCAGAACAATTACAACAACAAGCACGATTAATGCACGATAATTGGGAAAGAATACGTGTAAAGTTGAGCAATTGCAATGATCCTCATACTCTGAATTTATCAACACATTTGAATATTCATTGCGATGATTTTATGCGGATATTAATTGATAGAGGCACCGCCCTTGGGGAAAGTTTATATAAAGAAACACTTGATGGTGACGAAGAGACCCGTGTTGCCGCTCATTACGGTGTAGATGCTGTCAAATGGATACAGGTTATTACATTTTTGCGCGATTCGTTAAGAAGTCAATACCAACAACCGAGTGGACTTCATGCGCATGAAGATGCGTCGCGAAAATTAGAACCATCCCCAGACCCGCGCAGTGGACGACCAACCCCCTTCACGGTTCATGGAAGGGGCGGCACGGACATAGATAAAGCGTATAATTTTGAAAAAATAAAAGGTTATCTTGATCAAATTTTTGCAACAGAAAATCCCCACCAGTGTGATGTGTTGATTGATGCTGTTCTGGACAAGGAAGTAACCATTACACCTGATGAATATGAACGTTTATTTGGTGGCGCATATAGTACCACAACGGTTCAATCCTACGCCTTAAGTCCAGTCCACTTGTTATTAGAGTCATTCCACACACATTTTCCAGTGCTGGATGTAGATGCAGCGTTTAAATTAGCATGTCGTGCTTATCTTGATGCTTCCCCTGAAGTTATACACTCACTTGAAAGGGCGGAACCATACCCATTGGAAAGACTTTTTCTGATTGCGCGTTTGATGCATTCTTTTGCAACTACTAATTTTGACCGATCTGAGGGTGGCAAAAGGTCGCGTTCCAAGAAACGCGGTCGCAAGTTCATCCGTCGTCGCAAGTCCATTCATCGTCGCAAAAAGTCTGTGTACAAAAAAAGGCATTAAGGAGTTTCATTTGTGATTTAGTTTAGTTTAGTTTATCCATTTTTTAAAAAAATTGATCAACAATACACTACAGAATACAGAGTACAGAATACAGAGTACAGAATACAGAGTACATAATATGGTCAAGACAGTCAAGTTAAGCATTGCCAAAACCGGCGAATTAAAACAATCGGTTGGACGCGCCGGCGAGGAGTTCGTGCGTGACCACATCCCCTGCCAGACGTGCGGAATCCGCAAGTGGCACAATTTGAACAAGAAGAATCCCAATTTCCCGGGCGTGGATCTGAAATGCATGCACTGCGGCGGCTACGCGCAGGTCAAAACCGGAAAGCATCAACTGACCCCTCATCGCACCGGTTGGAAAATACCGACCTCCCCTGCAACCGTGCGCGATACATTACGAAAATACAAGCACAACGCGCGATACATTCATGTTGCCTACGACGCCAAACATCGGGTGTCCGAAGTGTGCGTGACGGAACCGCTCACATGCAAAAACATATTTCACACCGAGAATTGCATCGTGTCGTATGACCTGCACAATTGGACGCCGGCCATGCTGAAAAACATGTAACAATGCAACAATGTAATGTAACAATGCAATAAAATATAAAAAAATTGAATCGGGCGTGCTTTATCTTTTTCATTTGGCACTCATGACATCAACGTGTCTATTTGAAGTGGATAAAACCAGCATCCTGGTCACCCCCGTGGCGCGGGTTGCCAAGGCGAAAAAATCGGGGGCTCCCGACTCCCACCGAGACTACAACGAGCAGTGCGAGCGGTTCATGCGCGGCCAACCCATGTGCTGGGACGACGACAAGCACAATGGCACTAAAATAGGAGACCTGTTCGGGTTTTACAAGGGCGGTGACTGCGTGGAGATTCATCGCGTTGAGGCCGTGCATGACCCGTCGCATCGCCTGCCGTCGTGGAGCAACAACGTGGGCCAGTCGGGACGCAACGTGCTCATGCTGTCGTGCCCCCTATGCGTTGTGCCGTGGTGCGACTGGGTCAAGTTCGGATGGCACGCCAGCGGCCCGCTTCTCGGAACGCAGCGCGTCGCCAACGATCAGTCACGCGTCCAAATGATTCAGTACATCAACGATATGTTTCGCAAAGGGACTGAAGTATAATGGAAGTTTACTGTTTGCGGAAGTTTACTGTTTGCGGAAGTTTACTGTTTTGCGGGGAAGTTTACTGTTTTGCGGGGAAGTTTACTGTTTGCGGAGAAGTTTACTGTTTGCGGGGAAGTTTACTGTTTTGCGGGGAAGTTTACTGTTTGCGGAAGTTTACTGTTTGAGGAAGTTTACTGTTTCCGCACTAACACTTTTTTTCATTTCAATGTAATGCAAAAGTATTTCATCCGATGTCATCCCCAAAATGAATGCGTCCACAAAAAATTGATTTGAACTTATTTTTATCTAGTTGTTGGACAGGAATCAATCAATCAATACAATGGCATCATTCAAATCTTACAATTCAGACATCGGCAACAGAGATGCACGCATCAACGGATGCGGAATCAAACAAAAGGCAGTCAAATTACTTCATCCAGATGAAAGCGGAGATGAGCCACCGGCTCATGTTCTTCAGGTGGCTCGTTTGCGAGGAGCAAGATTCATTGTTCGCACGTTCAGATACAATCAGCATCCAGGAGCTTGGTACGTCAAAGGAGATGCCACAACGGATTATCCGGCGCTTGAGGCGTGCGTCGTTTCAAACAAACAAGAATTCTCTCGCAGAAAATGTTGGATCATTTGTGACAATTAGGATCGTTTGTCACAAACATAGTGTGTGTCATCATATTTACTAACACTTTTTTCATTTCAATTTAAAGCAAAAGTATTTTAATCCGATGTCATCCCCAAAATGCATACGTTTGAAAAAAAATTGATTTGCAACGTTCGATTTATAACATTGTTCAGCGACTCTCATTACGACATACAACATGACAACAACATCCAGTAGCATTGACATTCAAGGCCTTTTGCAAAATTCTCACAATTCCGGAGTGAGTGTTTCCGATGCTCTTTTTGAAAAAATAGACGACTCATTGTCTGCTGGTTCCACTGAGTTCCGTTGGATTTTGTCTCAAGAAGATGGTCTCATCTCATCCGACAATGGCCACGGAATGAGCAAGGACCATCTACAACAATCATGTCGTCTGCACAGCCGAACAACTTCAAGTGGCGACCGTCACGGACGATTTGGAATTGGCAGCAAAAATGCCGAATGGATACTCACGAATTTGGAAGGATCTGTTACAAAATTGTCTTCGGATGGAAATCGGATTTCGCAAGTCACCATCAATTACCCAAGCATCATGAAAAATGAGGAATCATACGAACCACGCGCACATGGAATTGAAGAGGAATCTCGTCCCATTTGGGACAAATATGCAATCAATCCACATGGAAGTGGAACAATCACGCAGATGGACATTCCCGATGCCAAATGTTCTGAATTGAATAAAATGGTTGCGAATAACAGCGTCACAGGACTTCGGTTCAATCTTGCAACCACTTACTGTGATGCATTGACCAAAGGTGTCAAAATCTCAATACAAATTGGTGACACCCTCTATCAGATTCATCCAATTGATCGTTTGTCTTCTTCATTGGTCGGAGTCTCACTTCCCGATGGAATTCATTACAAGCATCAGCATCAGACCGTTGACATTTTGCGCAACACGACAACTGGGGAAATTGTTTCACATGTGTTGTCTTCTTCTTCTGATGGAACAGTGACGCGCACATGTTTGGGCAAGTCACAAAAGAGTGTTGTTACAATTTCAGAAGAGTCAATGGGTTCATTGGAGCACGTCGGTCGTGCCAAATGCTCATTGGCATGGTCAAATGATTGGAACAATTCCCAAAAAGATGTTTTGAGGAAAAATGGAATATCCATTGTGGAGGAAAGAAAAAGTGGAATTCAACAATTCAGATCACGCACAAATGGCACAGAACTTGTGCGCAATGGGAAAATCATAAAACATTGCCAGGCGAAATGCACAAAGGACAAGGCTTCATTCAAAAAGTATTATGACGAAACACGAACCAGAATTGAGTTTGTCGCAACCGAACAAAATGATAAGATTTTCAATGTGCAGGTCAACAAATCACAGGTCAATGAAGAATTGATCAATCGCAATGTGTGGAAAACCATTTCTCGGATCAGAGACACGTTTGTCACTGGAATATTAGATGAAATGAAACCAAAACCAATTCAAAATGTTCACGCGCCGCCAACTGCGGCTTCAGAGGCCTCCCTCACCTTGCAACCTGATGATTCTTCGGATTCTGACTCAGAATCTGTGTCATCTCATCTATCAGCTCGTTCATATGTGTCATCTGTGTCAGTTCGTTCATCTGTGTCATCTGTGTCAGTTCGTTCATCTCAGCCCCAGTCGGCTCATGCAAAGGCTTCCAAATCAAAATTGACCAAACCATTGGTGTCGTCGGCTCCATTGGCCTTGTTTCCCTTGGTGACTTCGCATTCCATTGCAACATCCGATTCAGAAAGTGTTTCAGACAATGAAGAAGGGTTGGTGGGAGGAGGAGGAGCTGCAGAGATGCCAGACCTTGTCCCAGATTCGCGCGAAGTTAGACAATCGGTTCACCAAAGCATCACTCGTGCCCAAGGAGAAGCTGTACTTGAACACTGGTTAAGTTCAAACCAACACATGGCAACACTGAATGAAACTCTTGTTGATATGATCAAATCATATCAGAACCGTTGTGCACCAGATCAAACACATGACATTCTCAAATTCATGCCATCAATTGATGCAAGATGTGATTGCCTCATTGATTTCATCAAAAGACGACATCAATTACCCGAAGATGACATGTTCAAGGGCATTGAATTGTTTCGCACATATAGCGATGCATTCGGCACAAATGCGCATGTCCACTTATAAAAACAACAAACAACAAAATCAAAGTATAAAAATATAAATGTGCTTCATCTACTAACACTTTTTTTCATTTCATTTTTTTAAATTGAATGAAAATTTATTTTCAACCCTTCACCAATTCAAATCCATACATTTTCCACAGAACAACCGACGCGACACTTCCTGCGATGAAACCGTTGCCAAGTGATTCCAATGTCTTTCCAAATAAGAAATAAGCAATCGCGGGAAAGAGGATATAAGTCAGCACGGCGTAAAACGCCATAACACCGGTGTATTTTGTTATGCTGAAGCTCATCTTATTATACAGTTTATACAGTATCGGGAGAAATAAAAATGCAATAATTTTTGTTCGTATTGGATTTGTTAATTGGCATTCATGTTTTCACGTGAAACCAGCTAGAAAAGAAGTGCAACACCGTCATGCTCACCACGAAGATTAACGCAAACTGCACGGGCGCTTTCAAGAAGTTTTTCTGGTAGCCCGTGATGGCATGTGTTTCCTCTAAATACACGTCAAAATGGCTCAACACCAAAAACACGATGGTGATGATGACGGCGGTCGTCAGCGATTTATAGAGTAAGGGGTTCATGTAATATTATTTATTACATTATGCTGCCATTTTTTTTTAGGGCCGCAAAGTGTTGCGCATTTTTCATGACCAACCGGTGGCTCCATGTTGCTCCCATTACGTACAGCGCTGCAAGCGTTGCACATGTAATAACCCCCGCCGCGCGCAATTCTTCGCGGATATCGTACACAAATATCGTGAGTTTGAAGATGCGATAATACACGTACACCAGCATTTGAACGAATTCGGATGCCTGGATCCAGGCCGTGCGGTCCGGCCATTCCTTTTGTACGTGATACGAAACGTACAGCATGATGTTGGACGACTCCAGAATGGCGTAGCCCTTCATGATGGATTCGGCGCAACTCGGATCAACGAACGTCAAATGCAGCAAGTAGAGGGTGATTCCGTGATGCAGAATGTAGGACGCGTTTCGCCGGATGCCATCATGCAGCGCCATGTAAATAATGTCATACGAAAAAAACCCGATGCTCACGTGCACTGCGTGCTCCATCTCGTAATTATGCGCGTAATGCAGCAAGAAAATCAGCGTGTGCATCAAATGATTCATGTTTTTGCCGATGCGCGCCGGCTTGCGTTTTGAAATTTCGGTGAACGACAGGTGCCATGCGGCCATAATCGGAATGAGGTGCGTCGGGTGCAACATTTTTAATATTTGTCACTGCTGTACATTTGCAGCAAGGTGTCTTTAAATGCATTTGCACATGTGTCTGAGCGCGAATAGGAATCATAATAGTAATCCTTGTACGTCAATGCCGCCCCCAAGCGCGTGAAGCAGGCAGTGGCAGAATGTGGCACTTTTCACGTATTTTTTTTGATACAAATAAAAACTCGTAAAATATAACCCAGTTCCCGTAACAACAGGTAATGTGGTTAACCCCCGGTGGGTCGTGTAAACCGACAAATAAATGTGATATTGTTTATTATTTTTGATTATTTTACCGCTTGGGTTTAGGGTCATATGGGTTTCTTTTTCTAGTTTTACGCTTTCCACCATATGCTCTTAATGCTACCAACCCCTGTGATTCAGCAACCGATAAGTGTAATAGATCCATACCCGAGGGTTTCGGTGCATCATAATTTGTTCTGCACGATTGATCTATGATATTTAAAACGACATGTTCTCTTTCATACTTTTGTGAAAAAAAACGTATAACGTCACTTAGGGTAATTCTTGTCATTTGATTAGAATACGCGAAGTTGCCTGGATTGTGTCCATCGCTATTAATACCTTTCAAATGAGCTAAGATATCTAACATATCATTCAACTTATTTATATGTTCCAGTATGCGGTTCCTATTAGTTATATACACGTTGCGAGGAGTAGATTTTAGATAATCATCATCATCCTCAATGTTTATTGGATTGTATTTTGTCACAGCTAATGATAACTTAAAGTTACTAAAATATTTTATTAAACTAATATTCATAATCATACGAAATTGTAAAAATAAATTTTTTTTTTCTGCATAAATCATTACTAAAATATTAAGTAATATATTCACGGGCTCTAATTCAAAATCGTGAGTAAAAATCCCAGTGTCACCTAATAAATCATCGCTGTTAATCATGTAATAGTGTTCTACCACCGGATTTATAATTTTGCCACTCTTATCAAGATAATAGTCATTTTCTTCATTTCCTTTTAATATTTCAAAGACTGAACGTCGTAGACGATTTCTAGTGACGATTTGTTGAGTGTATCCATATGCACTATATACGCGCTGCAATATTTCCAAATATTCGAATGTTGATATTTTTTTGGGGTTGTCTGGATGTGGAGTTTCTCCACTTTTTATTATGCTATATCCGCTATTTATAATTATATTATAAACGTCTTCAATGTAATGACTATAATTACCGATCGTTAGGACCGATGTTTCGCCAGCAACCGACAATAATCTACAATTAACGTTTGGATTATGTTTTACGCGTTTAGTCAGGTCATCGCGACCGTGTAAACGAATGCTTATTGTTAATGTTACAGTGGGTTTAATGCGTTTTGTTGGTAGATATTTTGGCCGTCTATCCGATACCATGTTCGACAATATACCCCTAATGAATGTTTCAATCGGGATTTTACTCTGATTTTCACTGTCATTTACATATACTTTCTGCAATTCAGTAGGTTTATCATTCGTATACTCAATATCATATGCAACGTCTTCTTGGTTTTGGGTTATCTTAATTATAGCAGACCCGTTTTTTTTACCATTACGAATACCTCCTTCAAATAGGTAACTGCTATCATAAGTAAATAATGTACCCCGCTTATCACTTAATTTTCCATTTTTGAATTTTCCTGTATAATACGTTGGATTGACCACTTCTTCACTATCCGGAGCTCCAATATTTATAATTGCATTTATACTTCCGGGAGGAATACGATTATGAGAGAGTGCATAACTATCTGTTTCAGGATTATTTATAGCGTACCCATTATCATCCCTATATATAATTTGGCCATCAACTATTTCACCATGAGCATTTTTAAATTCATCTGGTGGTGGTTCTAGTGTTTGTGGTGGCGGTTCTAGTGTTTGTGGTGGCGGTTCTAGTGTTTGTGGTGGCGGTTCTAGTGTTTGTGGCGGTGGTTCTAGTGTTTGTGGCGGTGGTGATGATTTAAATGATTTAACCCAATTTGTAAATCGTTTAACCCTACCTCCACCTCTTCGTTTCGTTCGTTGTTTTTTACGAATTGCATGCATTTATCATTACATGTAATATAATATGATTAAATAAATAGAATATACACAATAAAAATGAATTAAACCCATTACATCATCAACGGCAACGAAAACGTGCTCCATTGTACTGGATTCCGACCACAGTAGGGATGCAATCCAGGGTAAAACCGGGGATCATAGAATAATGTGTGCATGCACTATTATGCTATTATCATAGTATTTTAATATATCGGCATACAGTATGCGTTAGTTAAATCAATGATTGTCAAGCACGAACGAAAGGGCGGCATTGACGTGTACCACGTCAAGAAAAATATTAGTGACGCCGGCATGGAACGGCACAAGCACCAGTTCGTGACCCCGGCTCTCATTGACATCATCATCAATGACGACGCCGACGTGTACACGGACGACAACCGCCTCCTCCTCAAATTTAGGAAGGGCAAGCTGTCCAAGGACAAGATTGACGCCTTTTACGAAAACATGATTGACTTTGCGCGCACCACGTCCACGAATCGCAAGCTGACCTCCGGACTCAAGACCACAAAAAAAGGGAATTCGGCCAAGCCGGACCTCGCCGCCATGACTAATATTGTGGGCTACTTTGACTCGCTCGGCCCCAGCCAGAAAGCCATGCTGAAAAAGCACGGCATAAAGCTGAACCCCGCCGTGCGCGAAACGCGTTTCAACATGCTGTATCCCGACAAATTCAAGATGTTGATCCCCCTTATCCGAGAGATTGACACTTATTACGAGAAAATCGTGCCGGACCATTACAAGAAGCAGCACCGCAAGGCCAAGCAGACGTATTTTAAAATCGCCGACACCGCGTTCACCACCGTCACCACCAACGTGAATTTCAAGACCACCATCCACACGGACCGCGGCGACGACGCCGAGGGGTTCGGCAACTTGGTGGTGATTGAGCGCGGCAAGTATACCGGCGGCGAAACGTGCTTTCCGCAGTACGGGGTCGGCGTCAACGTGCGCACGGGCGACGTGCTGTTCATGGACGTGCACGAGTGGCACGGGAACTTGCCCATCCGGCTGGAAAACAAGGACGCCGTGCGCCTGTCCATCGTGTGCTACTTGCGCCATCGGCTGTGGGAGAAAACGCGGGGGAAAACCAAGAAGTTCATGAAACGGCACGTGGCCACGTATCGCAAGCTGCATGATTTAACCCATAAACCCTCCTCCAATAAAGGTGGCGGCACGGACAATATTGTTGGTGGTGGAGAATTTATTGTGGGTGACAGCGCGATGCATTACTAAAAACACATATTGTACATTCAATCCATGCATTGTAAAAATTGATTTAATCCGGCCAAAACCCATCCGATGTCCTTCCGAAAATCCATACGTTGGATAAAAAATTGAAAGCTTTTAAATCGAACCTGATGTAAATTAGTGTTTCATACTCTCGTTCAAATCTCGTTCAAAACTCGTTACAAAATGTCGTCTATTCAATCGTCTCCCCCTTCTGTCCGTCGCAAATACGTCAAGTCTGGTGCTTTTGCCAATCGGTACACCAAGGGCAAGGACAGCAAATACATTCCAGTTGCTCAGCGTGCAGCTGTTGCTGCTGCTGCTGTCCAAGTCCAAGAAGCTCCAGTCCAAGTTGAACAAGAAGCTCCAGTCCAAGAAGCTCCAGTCCAAGTTGAACAAGAAGCTCCAGTCCAAGTTGAACAAGAAGTTCAAGTTGAACAAGTCATGGCTTACCCCAACCAGATTGCCGCCGCCAACAAGATCATTGCCACCTTCAACGAGGAATGCCGCTGGGCCGTTCTCGTTGCGTTCCCCCAATCCGGCAAGACCCAAACATTCTACTACGTCGCATGCCACGTGCTCTGCAATAATCCAAGAATCAAACACGTGAAGATCATTTGCGGCAATGCAGAAAGGGAGCTGTCGGATCAACTTCGCGCGTCCAAAACCGAGTTCATCCGTCTCTACGTGCAAAACGAAGCTCACGACCATCCGGCCAGGATGGAAAAGACCATTCGCCACATTGAGTCCAACATTGAGGTGTTGTGCGGCGCGGATCTCACTCACAGCGCTCCCCACCCCCAAATCGCCTGCAACACGCTCTTCATTTGGGAAGAGGCCCACTGCGCCCAAGACAAGACGAACCGCCCCCACAAATACTTTCAAAGTCAGCGCATCACCGCCGATGCCGATGTTTCCAATCTGGAAGGCGAGCGCAACAACTACGTGCTGACCGTGTCGGCCACCCCCTTCTCCGAGCTCAGCAACTACCACCATCACGGTCAATCCAAACGCATCGTGCGTCTTGAGCCCGCGCAAGGCTACAAGGGACCACGCCAGTTCATGGAATCCGGCGCCATCGTGCAGTTTGACCCCCGACTGTCGCAGGCAGAGGTGGTGGCGCAGGCCATTGCGGAAGCGCCCGTCACGGAAGCCCCCAAATACGCCATTGTGCGCGTGCGCGATTCCAATGGTTCCGACAACATGTCCGACTGCATTCGCACTGCGCACCAATTCGGATGGGCGCACCGCGTCTATGATTCTGAAACAAAATACACCCAGCCCGGCAGCATGCAGTCCATGGACGAACTTGCCGTCGCCCCCGACTGCAACACCGTCATCTTCATCCGCGGCATGTGCCGCATGGGCAAGCGCGTACCCAAAGACCACATCTCGTTCGTCGTTGAAACCTCAAAGGGTTCCAAAACCGACACGGTGCTGCAGGCGCTCTTGGGTCGCATGTTCGGCTACCACGACAACATGCAGATCCGGGTGTACATCAGCCGCAAGGTCAAGCTGAGCGACATTCAAAGTTACGTGGACATGATGGAATCAGCCGACGATGAATTGCTCGTCATGCCTCGCACTGGCAAGAATTTGATTGCTGGACCCAACCAATGCGTCAATGGGTGGTACTACAATGTGCCCGTTGTCATTCGTCACAGGCACAACAACAACCACCATGCTAATGCCGAGGCCATGGATCCCAATGCCGCCGAGTATGACCGCGATCTTGCGATCCAAGCGATTCAGGATGCGTTTGAATCCGGCGACGCCGAGAATCACAACTGCGCCGAACAAACCGCCGAAATCCGCGAACAAGTCACGCGTCTCACTGCTGAACCACAACGCATGAACCACATGTGCTTTGTCAACCGCACCACGGGTCGCCTCAATGTCACCTACCGCGACGTGCCGGACACGGTGCGCGAATCCATTGACGGCCGGGTTCCAATGAATCCCAACAGCCCGGGTTGCGGGTTTGAGTCAAATGAAGTGGACGGCCTGCAAATCAATGTGTGGCGATGCAACACGAACCAGTACAGCCAGTCGCACGGGTTCCACCGCGGAGACTTGATCGTGCACACCCGCACTCGTGTTTCCAGCCCCCAACAGCAGCTGCATGTTCGCATTCCTCACACGACCGGCTTGGAAACGTTCAGCACGCAGCAAGAGGACGGCACGGTTGTCGTCGGCAACGGCGGATACAGCATCCCGCTGGCAGTTGAAACCTCGTACAATGCCGTCCTCATGCAGAGGAACTTGTGCGACCTCATTCGCACATCGCAAATTGAGGACTCGTTGGAGCGCCCAAAGTGCGTGACTTCCAATCACGGGGCCATTAATGGAGTGCCCGAATGGAAGGGCATCATCGTCACTGTGGGAATCCTGGAAGCGCTTCAGCGCGGCGGCGCAATCTATGAATACGTGAAGCGCGAACACGGCGCAACTCTGAAAATCACAAAAGTGCTCGGACGCGAACTCAAAGCGCTGAAAAACTCGGGCAATGCACGCTTGTCCAAAATTGAATGGATCAATGCATAAACATGATAACCCCAAAAACCCAAAACCAATAAAAAATATTTTTTATTGTTTTTATTGTTTTTATTGTTTTTCTTTACAATTTTCTCTCTTCCCTCCATTCATGAAACCATTTTGAGTCCTAAATATGCAGAATTGGGCGAGTTGATGGCACCAAACAGCTCATTGGTGTTGTGCACCTGTATCGGCGGCGACCGGTTCTGCTGTGCGACGACCACGTGTTCCGCATCGGCCTCTATGACCAGCGCCACGTGCCCGTATTTGAGCTCGTCTGTGGGTTCAGGAACCCAGAACAGCATGGTGCCCGGGCGCAAGTAGTGCAGTGCATTCCGAACGTACGGATACACACGCGTTTGCAGTTCAACAGATTGGACTGCTTGACTTAATTGCATTGTTTTCATCGGAACCAATTCATGGATGCGGTAAAACATGTCGGTGGCGTCCACCACGGACGGAAACGTCAGGCCGCGCGTTTGCATGAAGTACCGGCGCACGAATTCCACGCATTCAAACGGAATGCCGGCATCCGTTTTGTACGTCCTTTCTCCTTGAGCCGATTTCACATGCACAACTACTGTGAAGTGTGAATTCATTCATTTATTTATTTATTTTATATGATTCATATATAAAATAAAACAACAATGGCAGAAGTGGAAATGACATCAATGCCAACCGCTTTGGATACAGCAAAGCATGCAGCAGATAGTGTCCTTGACAAATATAAAGCCAATGCAAACATTGCAATGACAATTAATAACTTAAGTGCAGGGACACAATCAGGAGAGTTTCAAGCTGATACCTATGCATATATCACTAAAGATGATTTTTATGCATTAAAGGCACTAATGGATGCATACAACACTGAACTTAACGTTAAGGAAAATGAGTATTACCGAAAACAATTGCAGATATTAACGGAATTATTGTCCGGCATTAAAGGCAACCATCCAGAATTTTCCGGTGGTTCCAAGAAGCGATCCAATAGGCGATCCAAGAAGCGTTCTAAGAAAAGCAGGAGCAGGCGCACCATTTCCCGCCGGCGATCAAGGGCAAGACGGTGAGTTTGACCAGCTTGAAGCTGCCGTCCAGCATCACTAAAGCCGCATCTTCTTCCGGCCCGTCCAGCGTCAAAATCAGAATGCACTTTAGCACAAAGTGCAGAAACGTGATGACCGTGTTGCTGTTCAGCGTGACAGAATTAGTATTAGTTGCGTCGGCCGAAAACAGCGTGATGCAGTCGTGAATCAGCGTCAGAAAGTGCGGCGCGTCGCTCATGTCAATCTTGCCGTCGGCCATAATGTTGGCAAACGCGGTTTGCATGACGGAGCCAATAGTGCGCCGGCTGCTGTCTTGCCCCGCGTACGAATTCAGCTGCTCCAGCTCTTGCGGCGTCAGCTTGGTCTGCAACTCGTCGTGCACCTTGCTGATTTCGTCGCCGATCAGCGACGGATTGTCCAGAATGACCTGCAACTTTGTGCGCAGGGCAGGCACATTTAAGATCATGGCGAAAATCACGTCCTGCACCATGCCGATCAGCGGGCCATTTGTTGCTGTTGTGGTTGCTGTTGCTGTTGTGGTTGCTGCGGTTGCTGTTGCTGTTGCTGCTGCTGTTGCTGTTGCTGCTGCTGCTGCTGTTGCTGCTGCGGTTGCTGCTGTTGCTGCTGCTGCTGTTGCTGCTGCTGCGGTTGCTGCTGCTGTGGTTGCATTAAGCATGCTGTTGCGCGTCACGGGTGCAGGAATGGAAATGCCCAGCACGGCATTGGCTCGCATCCCCCCAACCTTGTTTACTGCGTGTCGCAGCATGACTCCTCCACTGGGACTGATCGCACATTCGGCTTGAATGGGAACAAAGTGTTGAGGGTGTTGTTGTTGTTGCTGTTGTTGTTGCTGTTGTTGTTGCTGTTGCTGTTGTTGCTGCAACTGTTGCAATTGTTGCAATTGTTGTTGTTGTTGATAATCCATACTTGCACAGTTTGAATTACATCCCTTGCACATTTTTAAGTATTAATTCTAAAAAATCATAATAAAACATATGCGCCATAACCACTTATTCAGACGTAATCAGATAGCGAGAGATATGGCACACCTTCCGACGGACAGTTATCGCAAAACCGTGCCGTTTGAGGAGCGCAAAATCAAGGCATCGTTGATTTTGAAACAGCATGCGGATCGGATTCCGGTGGTGGTGGAATGCAGCCAGGAATTGCAGATCATCCACCCGCTGAAAAAAAACAAGTTCATCGTTCCGTTTGAACTCACGCTGGCTCAGTTCATGTTCGTCATCCGGAAGCACATGAAGCTGGAGGCAACCCACGCCATTTTTGTGTTCATCAACAACAAGCTGCACCCCACCACTGCAATGATGGGCGAACTGTATGCAAACGAAAAGGACGCGGACGGTTTCATGTATTTGTGCGTGTTTCAGGAATCCACCTTTGGACAAAATCGGACAAAAACATAATGCAAACTATTTAAAGCCGTCGCCGCATGATGCATTAACAACATAACATTAGTGCCGCTTTCATTAGTGCCGCTTTCATGACCTCCCTCTACCCCGTGTCCATGGACGATTCGCGTCTTTCAGAGTTTGACATTGATTACAATGTGCGCGACGGCATTGAGGCGGTCATCAAAACCACGCAGCAGCGCGAGTCGTGTGCGTGGACGTACTTGCGCGACACCCCTCCCGACGAATCAAGGGGATATATGTTCACGAACAATCCCGTGTTCAATGAAATCATGAATAATATGCAGGTGGGGCATTCGGGTACGTCGTACGCGTTTACCATGCGCAACCTGCAATACATTGCAACCCACGGGCTTGATGCGTACGTTGCTAGATGCAACCGCCGGCAATCATGAAAAATAAATAAAAATATAGTATTATATTATAAACATGGCAACCCGAAAACGACTCCGCACAAAAAAAACATACGCAAAGATGCGAAAATACTGGAACCGCGTGCACAAGCGCAACAAAGGGTCCAAGTGCATCATGCAGACCACCAAGAAATACCTCACGCGCCCTAGTCCGCCGTATCCTGCAAACAAGTGTTGTGGCAAGACGATGACTGGCAATGACGGTTACAAATACACTGCCATGCCGAGTGTGTCTGGAATATGTTCTTGGAAAAAAGAAATTTAATTGGCTTAAAACTTAAAACATGTGTGCACATGTATTATATTTTTATACTTTTAATAATATATACGATTACTGAATATACGATATACGCACATACATAACGATGTCCATCGCAACATTAAAGCGCAAGACCATGCGCGGAGGCAATCCGCGTCTGGACCCCGTGTCCGGCATTGGCGCCAAGGGCTTTTCTTTGAACGGCGGGTATCGCAACATTGGCGCGGTGGGCCAGTTTCGCATGGTGTCCAACGTCACGCGCACGCCGTTCCGAGGAACGCAGCCCATGGGTCACGGCGGGTTTAACGGCGAGTACTACGACGTGCCGTCCAATTCCGGCAGCTGCTGCACCAACGACGACGCCATCATTAAGCACTCGTCCCTGAACACGGCCGGCATGCTGGACGAGAAGTACAAGTGGACCAAGAGCCAGTACCCCCGCTACTGGGTCAAGGACGATGACAACGCGAACCGCATGACCAAAACGCAGGGGCAGCTGACGGGAGCCAAGACGTGGGCAGCCGGCGCGTGCAATTTTGAGAAGGCGGCTAACGACGATCCGGCCAACATTTGGAAGTGCAACAGCAAGAGCAAGTGCGTGTACTGGATCGGCGGCAAGAAGCGGTTCTTGTACTACCCGTACGCCAAGTGGCTGAACACCACCAAGGTGCATTCACAGGGCGCTTACATTACGGCAGGCGGGGTGGCTCGCAACAACTGTTTGCCCACGCCCGCGTGCATTCAGCACTACCCCATGAAGCTGAATGCCAACGGATGCGATTCAAACGTCGTCACGTGGCAACAAGCGCAGGCACAGGGCTTTTTGCCGGCGGATTACTTGAACTGCCCCTAAAAGCGACAGCAACATAAAGGCCATAACCCCCAATAAAAAATAAAATCATGTAAATGCATGCATAGACATGATTATTGACCACCCAGAGGACTACACGCTCGTCGGGTTTGAACGGTCCCACGTCCGCGGCAAGAAGTATGACGCCATTCTGCGGCGCAAAAAGACGCGCAAGGAGCGCCGCGTGCCGTTTGGCGCCGTGGGATACGAGCAGTTTAAAGATTCCACCGGCAAAGGGCTGTACACGCACGTGAATCACGGCGACCCGAAACGCCGCCGCAATTACCGCACCCGCCATAATGGCGAGAACAAGCGCAAATTCAGCAGTGGCTACTTTAGCTGGAAGTACTTGTGGTAACTGGGGAACCTATGGTTCCCCACACCCCTCCTCTACCGGGGAACTACGTTCCCCGAACCCCTCCTACCGGGGAACATAGTTCCCTGGTCCGTAGGTTTTCTGAGGGAAAGGTTCGGAAAACCGTAGGTTTTCTGAGGGAAAGGTTCGGAGGAGGAGGGGTGCGGGGAACTACGTTCCCCGGTCCGTAGGTTCCCCGATTATCGCGGGATTTTGACCCCCAACGCGCTCTGGATTTTGTTGATGTGTGCCGCATTGTACACACCACCGCCGCGTTCCACCTCGCCGATGATCGCAACATCCATGTTGCACTTTTGCGCCAGCTCCTTTTGCGTGAATTTCTTTTCGCAACGAACCATACGCACTGCATCCGACGTGGCCTTGCTCACGTATTTCGTTTTTTTCATGTCGTCGTCGGCCTTGTACACGCCCACGTTGGCAAGCGAAGATGTCGTCGTGGCTACGGGTTTATTCGTGGACGCGTTTGCTGTGTTTGATCGCTTGTTCAACACCACCGGGGTCCAATCCTGGCAATCCGGTGCATCCTGCGTCTTATCATCGTATCTTGACATTGCAATTGAGAGATATTAAGTGTAATAATGAATGTTTATGTTCTTTTCCGACATACACATTTGTACATTCATGCGCATTTATGAATTTATGAAAAAAAATGTGTGCGGTGCTTGTGCTGTTCGGTGCTTGTGCCTGTTCGGTGCTGTTCGGTGCGGTGCTGTTCGGTGCGGTGCTGTTCGGTGCGGTGCTGTTCGGTGCGGTGCTTACCGGTTGAACTTACATGTGGTCATCCTCGTCATCATTGTCGTAGTCATGGTCGTTGTAGTCGTTGTAACTGTCGTCGGAATCGCTGGAATCATCCTCGTGGACAGCAGCAAGAGCAACCACGTTAGGAGCAGCGGGCATGAGCGCTTGGTAAGTGGCTTTCAACGGGCCAAACAGCGCGTCATCTTCACCAATCTCAATTTGAGGCGCCCGATACAAGTCCGTGGGATTCACGCAAACGTGCAGTTCGGGGGTCATCATTTCGGGGAAGTAGAGTCCCATCAAGCATGCCGCGTGCTCCACGCCTTCTTTGGACATGTAAACCAGACGGTCAATGTATTTATCGTACAACCGAGTCAGATTCACGACGAAATTCATGCATGGCTCGCGGAATATCCAGCCGACGCTGGACATCATGAAACGGTACAGCTTGATAAGATTCACGGATCGGTCAATCTTTTTCAAGCTGAGATCCATCACGTGTGACATGTAGTGCGAACATATTTTCTGGAAGCCAAACAGCAGGTGCATAATCCACTGGTCGGACAACACGTGCCGCGTGGATGCCACGATGCGCGAATGCGTGCGTTCATTGGCATACGCCGCACATTCGGCCAGAAACCGGGCGCGGTTTTCCTGCGTGTTCATCAACCCGAATTTCGCAATCGCATCGGGCATGCTCAATAGCACAAAGGGATTTTCAATGACCCCCGTTCGGGATCCCTTCGCCTGCATGTTGAATCTGCGCTGAAATTCGGGAATGGACCACCGCACATGCGCGCATCCGGCTTGATTGTTCGCGCGCCGAATCACGGACAGTGACTGGTATGTGCGCGAACGTCTCTTCACCCGAGTGGAAGAGTCGGACATGAGGCGAACCGACAGCAGGCCCAGCATGCCGCCGTGCACCAAGTTCCGCACCCGGCTGCTCTGCGTCACGTGTTTCACTCCAATCCGCGTGGGCATCACGGCAGGGGCGATGGTTCCCGCGATGTCCAGTCCAAGCGCGGTTCGTTTCAGAAACATGGCTTGATCCGCAGACATCGGCGCCAACATTTTGCACGCACACCTCCGCGCCATGTCAACGCGCGCTGCGTCCACATCCATGTGCGTCTGGTTGAAATCTTCTTCGTAGTCGTCCACTGTTTTCTTCAGTCGGTCCATTTCGTCAATCTGGTTGGTCGTAATGACAAATCCCTTGTAATCAATCGGCATTTTGCGCGGTGGTTGTCCTAGTTATCTGAAACAAACCGAACCATTTTCAAATGCTTTCAATTTTTCATTTTTATTGCAATAACAGCCAGCTTAAAAAAAGGCACCATTGCGGGATGTGCCAAATTCGGCAAAACCTTTTTCTGGAAAACATGTTTGCCCAAATTCGGCACATCAAGGTGCCCAAATCGGCGCAAACCTTCCGTCGGATGTGCCAAATTCGGCAAAACCTTTTTCTGGAAAACATGTTTGCCCAAATTCGGCACATCAAGCCCCCGATTTCGTTGATAATGTGCATTTTGGTTGCTAGAAGGTTTTTGCTTAATTTTATTTTTAGATTTTACGAGAGCATATATGGTCTTGATGCATCGGTGCCGAAAAAGTTCCGCAAATTACCTAGTGCGCGTCGAATTTTCCCAAAAGTGTTTCGTCGATCTCATTTTTGGACATCGATTCTTGTCCATTTTCTCAGGAATTTTTCGAGTCTTGTGCAAAGTCATTTCGAAATATAACAAAATTAATTTATGTAATAATCATGTAATTATGAGAGCATAATGGTCACAAAAAAAAGTGGATGAGAAAAAGTCATTTTTTGACGCTAAAAAAAACTTAAAAAAAGGCACCAACCGGTGCAACCGTCGTAAAAAATGTTATCAATAACAATGATAACAAAATGATAACAAAATGATAACATTTTCGCCGAATTTTACGAGCGGATTTTACGCACATTTTTTAACATGTCGTATGGTGTCACCTGGTTTGACCCGAATTCACGAAATCTGCTAGATGATAACAAAATGATAACAAAATGATAACATTTTGCCAAATTCGGCGACGAGATTTTTTCATTTTTTTGTGAGCATATTACGTGTCATACATTTATGCATGCTTGCATGTTATGAAAACACGCATAATATTGCATGTCCTGATTTGGGCAAATCATTTAAATTCAAAATAAGAATGTACCAAAAAGGGACATGCGCATAAATAATCCTGCAGGTTTGGGCCATTTTGGGCCATTTTGGGCCATTTTGGGCCGGTTTGGGCCGTTTTATGTCCCGAAAATGGACATTCTTGTTTTCCAGAAAAATGGTTTGCTCATTTTGGGACATGCCTCTGCCCCATTGGCGCCGATTGCACCCCCTGAAAAACGGCAAACCATTTATTTTGGAAACAAGGATGCCCCAAAAAGGGACATGCCTCCGCCCCCATTGGCGCCGATTGCACCCCCTGAAAACATGAAAAGCTTTTTATGAAAAACACGAACTCCTGTTTTTGGGACTGTAATAAATGATAACCCAATGATAACATTATGATAACACATTCGGCGAATTTGTAATCCGATTTTTTCATGAGGAGTTTAACACGTTGTATGCATGTGCAATTTGTGTCAAATGCAATGAAATGTATCTAGATGATAACAATGATAACATTTTCGCCGATGAATGTATTTATTTGATTTTCATTTAAATATAATGTATATATAGCATTGTATATTGTGTCATAATTACAATGGAGTATCATTGTGCAATATGTGACATTGCATGTGCTCATAAATGTGATTACGACAGACACCTCAACACCACTAAGCATAAAAACAAAATCAAAATCATTGGACAAGGATCAATTGTTACAAATACCATAGTGCATGGGTGTGACATATGTGGTAAAACATACAAGTTCCGCTCGGGACTGAGCATTCACAAGCGCACGCATGCACAAACACAAACACAAACACAAACACAACAACAAACACAAATACAGCCACAAACGCAGCCACAAACACAACCTCAGGACAAGCAGTTTTCGGATTTGATTGAAGTGGTGAAGGATTTGATGGCGCACAACAAGGAGGTCGTGTCGCAGAACAAGGACATGATCAGTCAGAACAAGATCCTGGTGGACGCGATTCAGACGAAGATGGCGAACGACAGTACACTGGCGCTCACCCTGGCGGGGTCGGGTGGAGGTATTGGTAATCGCATCACCAACAACACAAACAACATCACGAACAACACGCAGTTCAACCTGCAGGTGTTTTTGAACACGGACTGCAAGGACGCCATCAACCTGAGCGATTTCGTGAAAACTCTGAAAATCACGCTCCAAGATTTGGAATTCACCAAAACGAACGGCATCGTGGAGGGCGTCAGCTCCATCATTGTTAATAATTTGAAGGGCATGGACGTGCACAAGCGGCCCATTCATTGCACGGACTTGAAACGCGAGACCATGTACGTGAAGAACGACGAGTGGATCAAGGACGACCTGCACGAGCACATCAACAAGTTCATTTACTTGACGTCGTGCTATCAGACGCGGGTCATCCAGGACTGGATGAACGCGCATCCGGGGTGGGAAACCAAGGAGCGCATGCACACCGAATACCACAACATTTGCAAGGAGCTCTATAAAAACATTGAACACGACGAGCGCGCAAACAAGAAAATCATCAAGGCGTTCCTCAAGGAGGTGCATTTGGCCAAGAACGGTAGTGAATTAGTGTAAATGTGATTCATGAAATCATATTTGCAATGGCATTGAATTATTGATTATGCAAATGTTTGCAAAAAAATATTAAACGCAATCGGATGTTATGCAATAACTGCCTCTCCAATTATATCCACCTTTTTCTCTCGGATGTATGCATCAGGAACCCGAATATTGGACAAGTACGTCCTGCGCGATCGCATTGGGTCCGGTGCGTTTGGCGAAGTGTGGAGCGCGGACAGCGTGAGCACGGGCGAACCCGTGGCCGTCAAGATAGAGCGCATACAGGACAATCCCGCGCCCACCCTGCAATACGAGGCGCGGGTGCTGCAACTGTTTCAAAACATGGTTGGCATTCCCCGGCTGCGGTACTTCGGGCGCAAGGACGACATGGACGGCATTTTCATGGTGACCGACTTGCTGGGCCCCTCGCTAGAAACGCTGGCGACGTCGGAGCGGCTGGATTTGAATGAACGTGCACTGAAAAATCCACCACTGCAACATGAATCATTCATTTCTGCGATCGGGCGCCAGATGCTGCAACGCGTAAGGTCAGTACATGCGTGCGGCATGTTGCACCGCGACGTTAAACCAGACAACTTCTTGTTTGCGCGGACCCCTATACTAGACCTGTCTAGGAGGGCTTCCCAAACGCAACAACCAGTGCCGATTCCGCTCCTGTATATCATTGATTTCGGCATGGCCAAGCGCATCAAGGACCCGATTGATGCTGTGGAGAACCGCTTAGTCACGCTAATCGGAAGCCCGCGGTACGCCAGCGTGTTTGCGCACCGGGGCGAACCGCTGGGGCGCAGGGACGACCTCATCTCCATGATGTATTCGCTGATGTACGTGGCCAACGGCGGTGCGTTGCCGTGGCAGGGTTACAAGGATATGGAAATTTACTACATAAAGGACAACATGACGCCGAGCGAATTATGCGCGGGACTGTATGAACGACACGCGACCGGATGGGCGGCCATTCTGGAGCGACTGCATGCCATGAGGGCGAATGATGCCCCGGATTATGCGGGCATTGAGTCGTTGTTATAATTATTATATTTGTGAAATGTAATAAAGTGGTTTTGGATTACGAATATAACGATAAACGCAGTACCGATAAACGCAGTACCGATAAACGCAGTATGCCGCACGAAGAATTGAAGTTGTTGGCGGTGTACGCGATGTTCGGCATTCGCACCATCAACGACGCGAATTTGGAGATTGCAGCCGTGCGCCAGTTGTCGGCATCAACCAAGTCCCGGTTCGGCGTGTTTGTGACGCTGCGCCGCGATGAAAACGTGTTCAATGTGGACAAGCTGGATGAGACCCAGATTCACGGCTGCCTCGGGCACTGGACTCCGGCGTATGGGTCCATGACCCCGCAAGAATTGATTGCCAGGGTGCGGCAGCTGGCGCATGATGTGCGAACCAAAGACGAGCGCCGGCTCAATTTTGACACCGACGTGGATCAAGACGCGTCGGCCGTGATTGAAATCACGTTCATGAATTTGCCGCTGGGTGAGGTGGACAGCGTCAATGCCGGCGCATTCAGCAACAAGAAGCATGGACTGTTGGTGGATTCGGGCACGGGAAAGCGCGCCACGTATTTGCCGGGCGTGTTTCCGAACGCGAGCTGGGCCTACATCTCGCAGAGTCTGCGTGAAAAGGCGGGACTCGGCCGAACGGCGGCGGCCCGATTTTACGCGTACGAAACCACGTCGGTCGTGTTTCAGGTGCACAGCGTGCTGTTTTCCGCGCTGTCGGAATCGCACTTGCGGGCCGACGTCGCGTTTTTTTACTTGAACCATTACGCGGAGTTTGTGCCGTATGAATACGACGCGACCGCGCGCCGGGTTGTAACGAATGAAACGGAGGCAGTGCGGAACGCGGCTTGCATGGGGGACGTGGTTGTGCTGTCTCGTCCCTACCGCGCGGCGTTTGAGGGCAAGCCCCTGCTCTCCAATTTGGACCATTACTATCAGAAGTGGCTGCAACGCCCGGACGCGCACCGCCAAGCCTCCATTTTCTTGATCCGGGCTTACGACGCCATGGGCGTGCACGCGTCGCGCGTCCAGATGATGAGCGCGAACTTGTACGCAGCGATGGCCAAGAACGCGCTGGAACCCCAGTTTGAACTGGGCGAAGCGGTGACCGTGCTGGCTGGGGTGTCGGTGCCTCGCATGACCGCGCTGGCGGCTGCGTTAGACGTCATGCGCATCCGGGCCGAGCGCATGCTGCGCGTGGAACCCACGCCGCTGGACAACTTGTTTGAGATAAACTGGCAGTGTCAAAGCGTGCACAGTGTGTTTCTCGCTCAAAATCAAAAGCAGTCCTCCAAGTCCTCCAAGTCCGGGCAGTCCAGGCAGTCCAGGCAGTCCAGGCAGTCCAGCATGGCATACGCGGAACACGTGGCGATTTTATTTCGCGTGTTTATGAAAACGGTGCAGCGCAAGGTGATGCGATTAGAATCCTTGGAAACGAATTATTTGGCGGTAATGTACGAATTTCTCACAAACGCGGAAGCGGTCATGCGGATGGGCGCAATGGAACACGACGAAATACGGAACCAGCGCTTGCTGTATTTTTCCGCGCTGTGCAAGCGGAGGGGCGAGTACGGGCTGTATTATTTCAAGGACGGCCGCCGCGCGCGGCTGGACATCACGGGACACGTGATTTCGACATTGCACAATTAACATTAAAAATATAAATACAGCCAACAAAATTAACTTAAAGACAATACAGAGTTATTCAATCAGAACAGACACAACAATGAGTGCAACCGACGAGATCATCCAGAGCAGCAGCAGCAGCAGCAGCAGCAGCAGCAGCAGCACCGACATCCGGCTCACCGGCCGTGTCAAATGGTTCAACAACAAGACCGGATTTGGCTTCATCACTGCGCTTGAAGGCGAACACAAGGACAACGACATCTTTGTGCATCACTCCACAATCAAGGTGGCGCAGGACCAGTACCGTTACCTCGTACAGGGCGAATACATTGAATTTGTTCTGTCCAAGATCACCGATGCGTCGTCCAAGCACGAGTTTCAGGCGGCAGATGTGAGCGGGGTCAAGGGAGGCAAACTGATCTGCGAGACGCGTTGGGAGAGCCGGTCCGCGGGTGAGGTCGGCATCAGTGACAATGCGTCGCGTTTTAAACGCGGGGACACAACATCCAGATCTTCCAAGCCAACAGAAAATTGGACCACCATTTCCAATGAACGCAAGCCCTTTGCGCCCAGCCAAAGCACTGGCAATGGCGGTGGAAATGAGTGGCGTAGTGAGGGCAGCGCTGGTCGCGGTCGCGGTCGCGGCCGCGGCGGCAGAGGGATCAGTGCTCCCCCGTCATAATGGTAATGGTGATTCGTGTGATCGCGGGTTATTTTTTCATTGGCATTTCATTTATTCAAATGCTAATAATGCGGCGATTTAGAGCATGGACAGCGGCACTTCGCTAAAAAAGGGCAGCACCTTTTGCGGGTGTTTGGTGTGGTGGGTTGCATTGAGCACGTTACGGAAGTAGTACTGCACCAATTTCGTGAACTTGGCTTGGTCGTCGGGTCTGTCGTGCGGAACGACTTGCATCAAGCACACGCACGGAACGCGCGTTCGGTTGGACAGTTCCATGATGACAAACATGTCGTCATTCACAATCATGTCATCGTTCATTTCGTGGGATTCGGCGTGCAGCACGTCACTGGAGATGATTGTGGCGGGCTGCGTCGTGATCGCGCTGGTTTGAACCAGCGTGTGGTTGGATCGCACCATGGGGGCCGTCAATTTGTGCTTGCCGTGGTTGTGCACGTGGCACGATTCAAACTGCATGATGCTGCGCGTTGGATTGCGCGCGGTTCCGGCACAGAGGTGCACGATGCCGCCGTTAATGCCGTACTGTTGCATCATTTTTTCAACGTGGGCAATGAATTGGGGCGCCGTGTAGTGCTTCAGCGGGGCGTGTTTTAGAAACAGGTAGTAGGTGGTTTGTGTGCGGTACAGCATTTCGTGCTCGTTGTTGCGCAACTTTTCAAACTTGGTGGAGATGCATTTGTATTTCAATTCGTATATGACTTTAAAGTCCCATACAATGCAGATGAGGTGGGGGATGGCATTGGACACGCACATGTTGGGGGTTTCGGGCTGCAGGTTGAATTCCTTGGTGTGCGCGAACAAGTCCAACAGGCGCAGATGTTTACTAATTGGAGCCATCTTATGTGTCATTGGACTGTTGATCCAGCGGTAACACGCGGATTCAATGCGCGTGGGCGGCATGAAAATCAGCTGCTTGCGCCCCGTCAAAAGGTCAATCGGGTGCTTTACACCGTTCACGTGCAGGCCAACGTAGCACGGGATGTCCGCGCCGGTGTCGTTGTAAAAATAGTAATGTCGTCCATGAGGCGTCTTGACAATCACGGTGTCTTGCGGCAAATATTGATCAATTGGTTTCTCGTCCATACCGCCGCTGGCACCAGTCAAAATCAGCGGGTCATTGGAATCAATGTCAAACACGACGACGTTGTTTAAAAATGCGGCAATCGTGTTTTTGTTTTCAAACTGGGGTTCGGCGTCAGCGGAATTTGCGACATTGTAGTCCGGTAAATTTGTCACGATTTTTTTCTCGTTGATGTAGCCGTCAATCTCCATGTTGATGACCTTCCAGCTGATGTCTGGGTTCAATGCGCGAACCGAGTCGCCGTCGGTCAATTCATGGAAAGCGGTTCGTATCACGCGGTTTATGTAATAGTAATCACTGGTGACATACACGTATGCAAGAATGACGAAAATTATCACAATGATGCAGCCGTACAGTGTTTCCAGTTTCATATCCATACGTTGTACGAAGAATAAAAATTGATCCGATGTGATTTAAAAAATCACTGCAAATGAAAAAAATTGAAAGTATTTGTGTTTTGGATTTCATTTAGTTAGTGAATCCAAACAAGCGAACCATCGTTACGAACAATGCAGACCCATACCCAGACTACTACTACTCAGACCCCCAACATTCTTGATCAATTTTCAGAAATGTTGAAGACCCATTCCATCGTTGTGTCCGATCGCGACACCCTTCTCAGGCTCTTTGAAAACATTGCGGAACTTTGCACCCAAATGCCGAAGACGAAACTCAAGGCGGCTATCAAAGCTGCAACTCCGAAGCCCGAAGTCGCCACCAAGAAAGCCGTCGCCGCCAAGAAGTCAGTCGCCGCCACCACCAAGAAAGCCGTCGCTACCGAAGAACTCGTTGGACCCGCCGATGCGGGCGATTGCCCGGTTTTGTCTGATCTGTCCGATCTTTCAAAGGCGCCGCGCGGTCGTGGCCGTCCTCGCAAGGAACCCTCCTCCTCCCCTGCTCAATCGGAATCATCTGTCAATGACGCCGAAAAGAAAAAGCGCGGACGTCCTAAAAAGGACAAGACCGTTGTCGTTTCCTCCAACGACGACGAGGATGAGCTCATCGCCAAAATGATCGCCGACATGAAGACACTGCAGAGCACAACGCCTGTCGCCATCGCCGACCCCGATGATGACTGCGACACTCAATCCGAACAATCCGAACAATCCGAACAATCCGCGAATTCAATTTCCCCGGTTCACATGACAGTTCATTCCGAAATCGTTCCCGATGTCGTTGAAGCGGACGTGGTTGAGGACGTGGTTGAAACGGCAGTGGTTGAAGAAAAGAAAACAATCAAACCATCAAAAGCACCAAAGGCAGCACCAAAGGCACCCAAAGAAAAAGCACCAAAGGCAACCAAAGAAAAAGCACCAAAGGCACCCAAAGAGCCCAAGGAAAAAGCACCAAAGGCAACCAAACTGACAGTTGATGTTGCTGCTACTGCTACTGCTACTGCTACTGCTACTGCTACTGCTACTGCTACTGCTACTGCTACTGCTACTGCTGCTACTACTCCGACAAGCGCAGCCCCGACAAGTGCAGCTACTGCAGCCCCCCCTCGTGAAAACAGGGCCCAGTCTGATGGGAAGTTCTACTTGATGCCCAATTTCCCGAGAGCGTCGTTCACGTTCAATGGAGCGACCTACCTTCGCACCGAAACGGACAACGTCTACGACCCACTCACATTTGAGCTCGTCGGCGTGTGGGACCACTTGAACCATGAAATCATCACGGCATACGATGAAGAAGACGAAGACATTTGGATGTCCGACGAAGAGTAAGGCGCGACGCGTGACTAATATGTGTGTTGTGTTGTGTGTATGAAAACAAAAAAAAATAAAAAAATGTTTTTTTATTGATATAAACGTAATGCGCATAACGGGTGTAAATGGCAACTATAACCACAGAAGATGCATTGATGACATTCGCGTGCATTGCATTGAATGTGCAGCCCCATGAACTGCAAGAAGGGGCGATGATTCCGAGAGACATGTTACTAGATCCGGATAAATACGAGAAACTTAAACCGCATATTTCCATATTGAAAAAAATATTCAGCAGCAAGACGATGACCAGTATGCACTCGGGCGCCGAAAACACCCAAAAATGGCCGGGTCTTAATTTGGTGAGACAGGTGTTGAAGCGCATGGGGTACGACATTCGCCCCGAGCGAAGGTGTGCAGGGCGGGACGAATCGGGGAAGAAGTTGTTTGAACGTTTTTTTGTCCTGCACAAGCGAGAGAAATGCAACGCAATATCCGAATCGGAACCCGAGGTAGCATTGGGTTGTGTTTGATCATGATGTGCCGGCAGAAGCCATGAGCGCTGCCACCCTTTGCTCCAATGCCGCAAGCCGGGATTCGGTTGCGTTTGCCTTGTGCAGTGCATTACCGGAATACACAAATATGAGCAGGGCGTGCGTGTGCTCAATGGGTTGTGCCGATGCTTGGTTCGTCAAAGTGACGCTGAATTCCATGCAGTTGTCGTGCGCCACGGGATCGGCGTTCAATGTCCATTCTTGCGTGGTTGCGTGGTTTGTTTTGGATTGGACGGTGATCGTGTCGTTGCGCTTCAGCATGCTTAAAAATGTGCGAATGTTTATGCCGGAATGATCCACCCAGGACACGTGCAATTTGGTGGATGCAAGTTGATTTGTGTTGTTCCATGATATGTAGCTGGGATTCGCGGCTACATTTCGGTATGTGTTCCATCCAGTGGACACGGTTCCAACACTCGGAGCCGGTAATTCCGACCGGGTTGTTGCGCTCGTTATGGGAAACAAGTAATGGCATATAGTTTGTCCGGATGCCCCCGTCGGTCCAATCAATCCAGTAACTCCGGGTATGCCTTGTGCGCCTTGAGGTCCTTTGTCACCTCGGTCACCCCTTAATCCGGGTGCGCCGGGTGGTCCTTGTACTGATGATCGCATTATACACATTAAAAATATATAATTTTCGCATTTCATCTGCGAGCTGGGCCCTATTTTTTCTTGCGTATGATCTTCTTGGCCGTGGTTGCAGGTGCAACGAGCAAAATGTCTGGAACGTGGTCATCGTATTCATTGCGTTCATTGCGTTCTTCTTTTGCTTCTTTTGCTTCTTTTGCTTCTTTTGCTTCTTTTGCTTCTTTTGCTTCTTTTACAGTTGTCACTTTTTTTCGGATAATCTTTTTCTTCACAGGTTCATCCACAACAACGGGCACCTCTACCACAACAGGCACCTCTACCACAACAGGCACCTCCACCACAACGGGCTGTTTCTTTTTCACAATTTTTTTGATTGCTGTCATTGGTGTGGTTGCTGGTGTGGTTGTGGTTGCTGGTGTGGTTGTGGTTGCTGTTGCTGTTGCTGTTGCTGTTGCTGTCACTGTTGTTGCTGGTGTCGTGGGCTCCTGCAGCAAATATCCGAGCGGATCGCTGGGATCCAACACCGGATCCACCGCCATGTTTTTGAATTCGTCCGATTCTTGGATTGTTTGCATGATGTCGTCTTCTGGAATTCCGTATTTCTTTGAAAAAGCTTTCACGACACAAATGTGAAAATCTGCCACATGCTTAAATAGGACATGCAGTGTTGCCGCGTATGCTGTCCGGTGATCCGTAATTTCCTTGGGGATGTAAGGCACTCTTTGTCCATTGTGTAAAATGTAAGCGGGTTCCGACATGATTGTTTGTGGCTGCGTTGTGTAGTTGATTTGCATGCATATCGTTTGCAAATCAATTTTTACATTTATTGTTGTGGTGCGCGCATGGGAGCCCGCAGTTTCTGTAGGATGGCCGCATCCTTAAACAGTGGTTGCATGTATGCCGGCACGCGTTTAAAAAATTTGTCATGGTGCGTAATGACGTAATCCACGGTCTTGTCTTTGGCAAGGGGGTACACCAACGTTTCGTACGCGTCGCGCACATCGGGGTGTGATGTGAGAATGGCAACCACGCGGGGATCGGCATCAAGCGCGTGCAATTGGTCCACAGTTACCGGGGTGATGATCTCGTACGGTTTAATTCCTTTGTAAACGGCCACAACCGAGAGATGCGACGATAACTCCTTCCAAAAATCCTCCAGGGGTTTATTTTTTCCCCAACATGCAGGATCCAACGCGAACCGTCTGGACCGACGCTGACGACGACGGCGGCGGCCTTGGGTACGTCGGGTTGTCATCGTAGTATGCGCATATATAACAGAAGAAGAAAAAAAGGTTAATTTTATGGTTTATTTGTGTAGGTTTGTGTATATTTAAGCGAGTTTGAATTGAGTGTGGAGGATGAGAAGTGGTTTAGATTTAGATATGGATTTGGAGGAAGAGAATTCGTGGTGAATGAGGTAGAGTTGTTGGTTAGCATAGGCGATGAGGTTGAGGAGTTCGGTGTGGAAAGTGGAAGTGCGAGCGAGGAGTGAAACGTGAGAATAGGCAAGAATTTCGGCATGGAAGCGGAAAGCGATGTCGGTGGTGGCTTGAATGACGGCATGCAAGAGGGTGTGAACGGCATCGTGCTTGAGTGCGAGAATGTGGTTGCGGCGAATGGCGAGCTTGAACTTGTGAAGGGAGATGGTGTTTGAAACAAAGGCCTTGCGATGGCGAAGATTGAGGGCGACGCGGTCAACGGTGACTCGGGGAAGATCGTAAAAGCGCAAATGGGGAAGAGAAGCGATGAGATTGTAGACATCGGTCAATTGCGGGAAGCAATCGCGATTAGCAGTCAAAGCAGCGCGAATGTCGGAGTGCAAGCGAGAAAGGAAGTGCGGATCAATCTCGCGCCCGCACAAAACATCGCCGGGTTCGCGTGGCATGCCGGCGGAATTTTCGCGCATCCACTGCAAATAATGTGGATTGTGTCCGCGAACCTCAAATCGGCCGGTGTTCCAAGACCAAAGACGCTTGCATTGAGTGCAGAACATTTGATCGCATCCGTCGGTTTTGTGAACGAGAACCTTGCAATTGGGGCAGGGCTTTGTGTCGGCCTTGAGAAGGGCGACGGAAGCGACAGTGTCGGTATTGCAAACATGTAGTGGGTCGTCATGTGCGTCCTTTAGTTCGCGGCAGTGCGCACAAGTGTGCTTGTCACAGGTGGCACACTTCCAAGCGGAAGACACGAAGCCGTTGCAGTCAGAATCGGCACAGCGATGAATGAACTGAGGTTCATGTTCTTGCGCGTCGTGTGCGTCGTGATGTGCTTGACGCATGAGATGATGTTTGGTGGCGAGTAGATCGTTTTTGAGAGCGGTGAGTTGCTTGATTTGTGCATGAACGTCCTTGATTTGTGCGTCAATACCTTGGACGAGGCGGTCATGGGCGACGGCGGCTTGTGCGGCGGGAAGCATGGCGCGTTCTTGAGCGAAGAGAATGTCCTCCTGGTGTCGTGCGAAGGGGCCATAAAGGAAGGACTTGGTGAGACCGAGGTGCTGAATGTGAGAATGGGTAAAGGCGGTGTTGCAGAACATGCACTTTGGAACGGAGACGTCGTCGCCACAGAGGAAGGTTTCGTAGCAAGTTCTGCAAGCGGATTTTTCGCAGGTATGAAAGGGGCAGAGAATGGGTTTGCGATTGGAGACATTGAAGGAGTCGCAGCAGATGGTACAGGTCATAATTGTAATGGTTGTTTGTGTATGGTAACTAAAAGGAGAGATGTGAAAAAAGCGGTGAATCAATTTTTCTGAAAAGTAATGGAATTAAGAGAGTAGATTAGATGGTGTGCGATGTCGCGTGACTGCGCGCAATGTGTCGCGTGACTGCGCGCAATGTGTCGCGTGACTGCGCGCAATGTGTCGCGTGACTGCGCGCAATGTGTCGCGTGACTGCGCGCAATGTGTCGCGTGACTGCGCGCAATGTGTCGCGTGACTGCGCG